CAAGACTATGAGAACGATAGAACAAATGCAATAAATATCATTACGTTGATATCCGATGTAGAACCTACGATCTATGTGCCTAGTTCATATATCGCTGGCTTCCCTACAACTACTAATATTCCGTATAGTCGATTGGTTATGTCAATTGATCTAGGGGTATTGCCAGATGGCTTAGACTTAACTTCAGTAATGAGTGTGATTCAATCGCAATGCTCAGAAGTTATTGGTCAGACAGCTACGGTAGATTTGCACAAGGTATCAATTGAGAACTCTATCAGCGAAAGCCAGCATGAGCAGTTAGAAGCTAACCGCTTAGCCGCCATTGTTGAGAGAGAAACTCCATATGCCGCGCTGCAAAGATTAACGAATGAAATAGCTGCCCTCAATACTCGTATAGGCGAGATGGCGACGATCATTCTTAATCAGCGAGATGAGATAGAAGCGCTGACTCCGCCTTAAGGCAAAAAAATAAATAACCCTACCAGCACGAGGCTGGTAGGGTTATTCTTATGCTTCTTTCGTTTTCTTTACTGAATCGCAAAGATATTCAAAAGCTCGATCTTCAGACATTTCAAACCGATTGCCTTCTTTATCGATAACATGAACACAGTCAATGTTATCATTAAGAATGAACGATAGACGACAATGTTTTAGATGGAGATAAAGGCTTTTATCTTTATGCCACCCAATAACAATATCGGCTTCTACGCGCGGACCTTCGGTTTCCTCATTAAGGCTTTTGGCCCAATAATAGATATTGCGATCAGGAGTACATTCAGCAGTCTTAAGTCCGTCGGCTACAAGATCTGCTATCTTATCTACAAACTGCTCGATATTGACATCACTACCAATGGAACCAGTTTTACCTTCCACAAATGCCATTATGCCATCTACGGTTTTATGATCGACAACTACATCTTCTTCAATCTTGTCGTTAATAATGAAGAACTTGGTTTGTTCAATGTACTTCATCAATAACTGCAGGTGACCTTCACACTGAACAAGATCTTCATCTTTAGCGTCAATTGCAAAAAGGCGACGAGCTTTAGTGAACAACATTAGTTGCTCTGCTGCTAGCATAAGTAGTTCAGTGATGTTGCCTAAGCGCCCCTCGCTCTTTCTTTCCAGAGTCTTATCTCGAAGGTGGATAAGAGCATTAAAGATCTTATCTAGTTCATCACGATTATCTTTGGAAATGCCCTTTAGTTTTTGATAAAGAGTTTCTAGTCGCGGTACGGTCAGTTCGTCTGCCGGCCGATATGATTTAAGGTTACTGAAGATATAGTCTTCAAACCCTTTTATCTTTTCTTTTGCTGGAGTCATTAGTGACAAGTCCTTTTAGCATTAATGAGTGAGAACACGTCCCAATCATTGTTTTTTAGTAATTCCACAGCTGCCTCTACATCGTCTTCCATAGGAGCATGTGATTCTAAGTCTTCTGCCTTTTTGTTATTCAGTATGATGTAGTCATAGACATTAGCTAGAGCTACCATACGAGCAACCGCCTTACGTACTACTTTAGTATAAGGAATGGCAGAGATGTCGTCTTTCGCTTTTGCAAAGCTAGAAGCACCAACTAAGGAAACAAAACAGCAGAGAAGATCAATAGAGACATCAAACAACATAGCGGCATGACTACCTGCCAACTCGTCTTTAATACGAAGAGTTCTACTACCAGCCACATTAGTCGACTGAGCTATCTCTTTAATAAAAGTAGCAATGTCTCTTAGGTTATCTAGATCATCTGCATTCTGTAGATCATTTATTGATGAGATAAAAACCTTACACGGAGAATCGCCACTGCCGTTCTTGACAATGACTGATTCATATTGACCTAAGTTATTTAACACGCCTAAAAACTTACGCATGGGTTCTCCCTTATTATAGTAAAAGGGAGTAGATTAAATATCTACTCCTAATCACTAAAGTAATATAGAATTGAAAAATCCTAGGCCGTTAATACAGGTTTCCCGGCCGAGAGAACAGGCATGCCCGCTACAAGCCCAGAGGCATTTACACCACCACAGGTTATAGGTCCAGACATCTCAGCGGTAGCGCCAGATACTCCACCGCCTCCTGCCATAGCTGCCGCACCTCCACCTGCTGCTACTGCAGCCGCTGCTACAGGTCCAGTAAAGGTAGCATTAGCAGTACCCATTACAGGTCCATCTAACGTAATGGTGCCTGCTTTAATAGTTGCCGCACTTCCAGCATCCATTGTAAACATACCCGTCTTAACATCAATACTGGTACCAGACTCTAATGTCGTAGTATTGGTTTTAATGTTAATAGAGTTAGAAGATTCCAAGGTCGTATCTTTAGTTGTGATATTGATAGTATCTTCAGACTCTAAAGTGGTAGCCTTAGTTTTAATGTTAATGGCTGTTACCGCTTCTACATTAAGCGTATCAGTTTTAGCATTAATAAACTCTTCTGCAAACATAGAAATGACTTTCTTGTTTACATCAATAAAAGACTTATCTACATTCTCTAAATAGAAACGAGTATTCACAGAATCCATAAAGAGATGATTACCTTTCTCATCATGGACCTTAAATTTACCTTCACCCGGATCTACTTGAAAAGTAAACTGAGCTAACTCCCCATTCATTGTGGAGTTCTGGAAAGTAACTATTTTCTCATGAGTATTAACCTCAAAGAAATAGCTGTTCTCTGGAGTAGGGGCGTCCTGATCATCATTATCAGGGTTACCACTAAAGGCAAAGATAACGGTTTCTAAGCGACGAAGGTTTTGATCCAGTCCGTGTGTGCGCCAATAGAACTGATTACTATCCTTAGCAGTATAGAGCATGACCCGTTCGCCACGACGTACGTCAGGAGGTGTAATCCGGTTACTATCTGCCCCGCCTAACCACTTAGCCGGAATCGTCGTCCCTACCTTAACACTAGCTTGGTATTCTTTAGAGTCTCCGTCAATCCCCTTTGTTTCCAATTCCAATGTATCGGAGGTTAACTCCCCTTCCATGGTGGGAGTCATTTCAATAGGCCATATCTCAACTGTATCTGAGGTAAGGTCTTTATTCTCAGCTACCATACCTAACGAGTATGGCACAAAGCAACTTATTTGCATTCTTTATTCCCACCTACAAAACGTTCCCATTCCATCAAGACTTTAGGGCTAAGTAATTTAGCCATATAGACCTCTTTAGGAAGAGACACTTCTTTAATCCACTTACAGCAACCTTCCCATAACGAGGTTGCTCTACAAAACCCTTCTGTAGTTCCTTCTATATAAAGAACCTCATGAAGGTTCCTTCCAAAACCAAACTCGGAAAGACTTCTCTTTAAAGCACAAAATTGTTTCTTGTTATTGTAGCGATAGTTACGAATAACTTCATTACTTCCTACTAATATAATTTCTAGATCGGGTTCCAAAGAGACCAAACGATTAATTTCGGTTATAAATTCCATCAAGGTTCCGGGTTCAGGTACAACCTTAGAACCGTTATCAGAGAAGAAATCTACATCTACGAACAATACTTTTTTATTATCTATCATGGCCTTAAATCCCTTAAAACTAATATACAAAATAGAGGGATCTAGTAATACTAAAATCTAAACGTGTTAAGATTATGTTAATTACAGATTCCGAAATAGTTGGCTATAAGAACTTTAAACTGGCCAACATAAAATCACTTAAGGTAACGTTCACTGCGCCCCTTCAACTTATCTTAGGTTCGAATGGTTCTGGCAAGTCTAGCTTTATGTCTCAGCTCACTCCAATGCCTGCTGTAGCATCGGATTTTGAGCCTGGCGGCTATACTTACATGCGAATTGAAGACAAAGGGAATGTCTATGAATTACGTTCTGACATTACCAAAGGGGCACATCATTCCTTTGTAAAGAATGAAGTGGAAATGAATGAGGGAGGTACCGCATTGGTACAGAAAGACCTAGTCGAATCCGAACTAGGTTTTACTCCCAGCTTACAAAAGCTCTTAACGGGCAAACTAAAGCTTTCTAATATGGGCCCTACTCAGATTATGAAAGTATTGTCAGATGCTTCTGATCTGAATCTAGATTATGCTAACTCTATCTTCGATAAAGTAAAAGAAAAGTCTAGAGACTCTGCTGGAGCTTTAAAGCATATCCGTACTAAGATAGCAGATGTGCAAACTCGACTTAGTCAATATGAAAATATTGAAGAGTTAAATGCAGAAGCTGAGTCTATTCGCAAGACAATCCAAGAGATGATACCATTAATCTCTTTTGACCTAGACCCTATTAGTGAGGGCTTTGCCTTGGACAATACTCTAGGTCCATACGGACAGATCGTAGATAATGTTTATTCGGCACTTAAGAAGGATAGCAGTCTTTTAGACGGGGATCAGATTAAGGTTTATAGCGAGAAGCTAGAGAAAGCCAAAGAAGAGTTAGCTGGCACAAATGCTTTAATTAACCAAAAGCTTTTGGATCACGAAGAGATTCTAGATTCTTTAGGTCGCCTAAAGGACTTGCCTAGCAATGGTAACCTTGAACAGATTAATGAGCAACTTAAACTAGCTAATCACTATCTAGCAACCAATATAAAGCCTACTATGGATATTGAGAATCCTGCCGCTGTTCAGCGAAACGCTCTGGATTTAAGGAATAGAATAGAGGCTGTCTTAGCCAATTACTCTTCTACAAAAGTGTGGACCCGTACAGAGGCTGAAAGTCTAGAGGCTGACCATAAACTGCTTACTGAAGACCGAGCAAAACTAGATGCTATTATTAGCAAGATAGATGCGCGACTAAATCTTCACAATACTGCCAAGGCCGGCAATGTTACTTGTAAGAGTTGTGGCGAATTAAACTATGCTGAAGGTAGCTTGTCTATTTCAGATTGTAGTTCTCTAGAAGAGAAGAAGAAACAAGCTGGCGATAAGTTAGACGAAGTTCTTCAAAATCTTTCTTCATTAGAAGAGCAGCTATCCGAACTAAGATCCTTTAAAGAAGTCTTTACTCAGCTAAAGGGACACTTCCAGCTGTTCCCTGAAGAAGTTAGAATAGCGGATATCGATATTCAAAGAGCTATTAATAATAGAACTGCCTGTTTCGATATTCTACAGAGTATTTCTATCACTGCTGGTCAGTTAGTCGATTGGAATGCTATTGTTAAACAGAAAGAAGATCTAGAGGACGCTAAGCGTTTAATAGAGAACTCCGGAGCCTCTGCTATTAAAGAGAAAGGCGATCGTTTAACGATAGAGCTAGAGAAACTAACTGAACAGAAAAGTTTGTTAACGACGGCCATTGAAAGTTATCGTCAATCTTTAGTTGTTGCTGAGAAGCTGAAAGACGCTATTGGGAAAGTTAGTTCGGAACAGACTGGGACGAATGAAGCTATCTGCAAGTTCTTTGATTCCATTATGTCAAATGCAGTTAAGGAAGCAATGTCGGCTAAGGAAACTCAGTTGGCGTCTATAGTCAGTGTAGTGAACAACTATTCCCATTTGGAAGATACTCTTAAAGACCTCCAGAAGGACGAAGCGAACCTTTTAGCTAAGAAGCGTACGTTAGATATCCTGAGTAAAGAACTATCTCCTAAGGTGGGTCTGATTGCTCAGCAGATGCGTATCTTCTTAGAGGGTTTCTTTGCCGAAGTAAACTCAATCGTAAAACGTATCTTTGATTATGATATCGAGATTCGCATTGCGAAGTCTGAGTCTGCTTTGGATTATAAGTTCCCTATCTTCGTTAACGGGAAAGAGTCAGGAGAAATTACAACTGCCTCTGATGGTCAGAAGGATGTATTTGATTTAGCTTTTACTCTAGTTCTGATGTCCGTTATGGATCTTCAAGGTTACCCACTTTACTTAGATGAAATGGGAGCTACCTTTGATGATGCTCACCGAGAGAACCTAGTTAAGTTTATTAAGAGCTTATTAGAGACTGGGCAGGTAGATCAGATCTTTATGATTTCCCACTATACAGAGGTAACAGGTGGGTTAGCTAATAACGAATCATTAGTGTTACATGCAGACAACATGACGACTGTCCCTAGTAATGCTAATCGTCACGCAATATTGGAATGATAATGAAAAGCCTGAAGCAGAAACTAAAGGATGATTGGAAAGAGGTATTAGTAGGAACGCTAGTAGCATTTAGCTTAGTAGCTTTAGTCTGTTCTACTATACGCTTACTTAGAGCAATAGAAGGATATGAAAATGCGGTACTTTGCGGAATGCTTAAGGACGAGCTGGAGGTGCTTACTACACCTACTGAGGATAAGGAAGTTCCACCTAATATCGAACAGACAGATAAATATCGCTCGTTACAGGCATCGATTAACCGACACTGTAACAGAGATCGGTTATAGGCCGGGATACATTTGTACTAGATGTCATCAGACGTTTATTACAAGAGATCTTAAATATCTGTCATATGAAGAACGCCTTTGTAAAGGAAAAGAAAATGGAAGACCCGAGAGTCCTGAAAAGCAAACGGTATCTGGAATTGAGAGAAATGCGAAAGGTAGATAGCCTCACTCCTATCCGGTATATCACCTTCGGTACAATAATAATGGCATCTGCCTTACAGCTATTTGCCCCTCTTGCATGGATTAATTAAAAATGATTACAACAATTGACGGTAGGTACATGAGAGGCTTGGTCGATCTTATTAATAAGAGACCGACTCCATGGACCGTGATTCAAAACCATGATCGTCAAGGTGAGTATATTGCGGTTCAGGATGCTACTGGGCGTCTAGTTCTGACTGCTGCTGCAATGCCGTTCGAACAGGCTCTTGTTTTTTATTCGATGATTGTCGACATGGTAAATGGTATCGGGAAACGCCTAGAAGGTAAGACCTTTACTCCAGAAGAAATAGGAAGTGCACATACCCAAGCTGGAGTGCCACACCTAGACCTTGCTGATTATAACATTGAGCGTTGTAAAGGTAACATCTTAAAATTCACCTCAAAAGTTAATGAGGGTGAGTCGCCTGATATCGCCAATCTAATTTTTAAAGATGGCTACGACCTTTATTTGAAACTAGATAGCAAGTTCGGTACCGAAGCCGTAGAGGAATAAAGCATGAAAGAACCAACCAAGTTTGATCACGCTACTGCTCGTGAACTAGTCTTAACTGGGATACTTTATAAACGACGAGGCATTGTAGTCTCGGCCGATTGTCAGGTTCCCGGTAGACTACGAGTAGTTAGCCCTATCCACCAGACGGATAAGCAGGGACGGGTATATCTGGAGGACCAAGACCTTCCTACATTCCGCCATGTCGAATGGTCTCATTTACAAGAAGGGCTGCGACGTAAAGAAGAGTTGTTTCATCGCTTAGTTCGTTCTAAGTTAGACGGAGATGATGAAACAGAACGAGAAGAGATCGTTTCCGAATATGAGGATAGGGAGCATATGTACGACATGCTCCCTAAATCTAAAGGACCAGACGCTCTTGATATAGATAAGCTTTCATTTGAAAATGAGGATGATTTCGATGAATTTGATTTTTAGTGTCTATGACCTCTTTTCAGGCATAGAGAATGGGGCATCTAATATCTTTGAGATAGATTACCCGGAAGTTATTGCGCATGTAGAAAATACTTTGGAGACTCATGGTCCAGCAACCACTCTCTTAGTTATGCTAGACGTGCTTTGCTCAGAGAGTTACAACTTAGGTATGTCTAACTTCGATATGCGTTTGCTAAATATAGCAGACTCTACAGTTGGACATGAAGCGTCCATCTTCGAGCTTTATCGTGAGAAGCGTATCTTCGATCATGCACTAGAAGACTCTTCCCTTACTAAGTTTGTTAGGCAGGACTTTATTCCAGTTATGCGTTCTTTAAATGTAGTTCGTAATTCATCTGGAGAACGAAGTGATACCTACCTAAACGCATTTAGTTCTGGGGCTATGCTTTTATTCTTCAATATCTATCGTTTAGCATTACGGATGGATATTAATGTCGATCTAGCTTTTTCACGAATCAGAGACAAGTTCCTTACAATAGGAATTTTAGACGAAGTCGAAGCAGATGCCCAGATTGAATACTTCAGAGATGAACATGGTATTGAGTTGTTTAAACGGCAATTTGAGAAGAAGGGGATCAAAGGCTATGTCCTTTTGATCAAAGAAACCTTATATACGCCAGATGGAAAGATTTTTGAGACGAAGAACATGCTTGTTACTAAGCAAGACCTACAGGAGTTTTTAGATGCGACAGTTCTTTCATAACGCCGATTGTGTTGCCAATATGTTAAACATAACTGGCGTTAAAACAGATCTAGATGAAGCAGAATTAGAACTTAAGTTATTGGAAACTACGAGAAAGCTTCGTAAGACCTTTAATGAAGACTTAATTCCTTCTGCCGATTTTGAGAATCTGGATAGCGTTATGGATGCTCTTTTGTTTATGCAAGTAGATCTTTATGGTTTACTTGTTTGCGCTGGAATTGAAAACGTTCCAGCCAAATTAAAAGAGCTTTCTATTGTAGACGAACATCCTTTATATGACTCTCTGAGTGTAAGGGATGCTATTCTACAAAGTTATATGGCAGATGGCCTAGAATTTCAGGATGATATCTTTACTAAGATTATTCCTAAAGAGGGCGGCCTTTCAGACAAGCAGTGGGATATCTTTGTATCTGAAACACTTAAAGGTATCGAGAAGTATATTGAAGTGATCGAGAAAGAGACTGCGGTAAATGGCTATTCGTCAGATATCCATGAACCAATCTATGAGTTCATTTCAATCATCTACTATCTCTCCACTATTCTTGGTTATAATTTTGATTACTCTATCCCTTCTATGGTAGAGATCTTCTTTGTGAGTCATACGACAAGTAAAGATGATGCATACGCCTATCGTCAACGTATGGCAGAGATGGGGGTTGTTAACCGTTTAGTGGAAATTAGTAAAGGGCGCTTTATGGTCTTTACTCCTGCCGATATGTCCGCCGGTCCGGATCAAATTGCCAACACTCCTATGTGTTTTGGTAACCACCACAAACCGTGTCATCGTTTCCCAGCTAACTTGAGGTTTGAATCATGTCTAAGTACTTCTTAACGTTTCTATCCCTAATTACCGTTACGTTTACCATAGACGTTTGGGGCAAAGGTGTAGGATATGCGGATTGCCCTGAAGGACAGATCGATAAGTCATTTGTTTATGAGCTGCAGAAGGTTGGTATAGCGGGACTCTATTTCGTTATGGAAGACGGGACCAAGTTCCGTCCCGGCGCTAGCTGCGATGTAACTTACAGAGAAGTAGATAACGCTACCTACCAACATGTTAAGCAGAAGCTTGAGCGTTACACTTTTGAAAAACCCTATATTTATATCTTGGATAACTAACCCATGAAACAATATATTGAACTCGGAAAACGCATTCTAGAAGAAGGCGTTATGGTCCGAAATGAACGAACTGGTAAAGGTTGCTTAACCGTAATCAATGCCGATTTCGTTTATGATGTTGACGAAGGGAAGTTCCCTATGTTAACTACAAAGAAAGTCTATTGGAAAATGGCAATAGCTGAAGTACTTGGTTACATTAAAGGTTTTGATTCGGCAGAACAATTTCGTGAACTGGGCACGACTAGCTGGGACGCCAACGCCAATGCGGAAGTATGGCAGAAGAATCCTGCCTGTAAGGGTAAGGATGATATCGGTCTAGCCTATGGAGCAATTGCTCGTAATTTCCCAGTAGAGCCTGTTCCCGAACACGTAGCCATGAAGGCCTGGCAAGAAGCTCTTAACAGCCATTTGTATACCATCGAGGAACTAATGGCTATCCGTAAGTCATCCGAGCCGGGACAAACTATTGATCTAGTGCAGAAGGTTTATGATGACCTACGTCAGGGTATCGATAACCGTTTTGAGACAATTACCTTCTTGCATCCGGGCGCTTTCCATTTGGCTTGTTTACGTCCGTGTATGTATGAACACCAGTTCTCTATTCTAGATGGTACACTGTACTTAAATAGTACTCAGCGTTCAGTTGACGTACCACTCGGGCTCTGCTGGAATATGCTCCAGTGCTATTTCCTTCTAGCCGTAATGGCCCAGATTACTGGATTAAAGCCGGGCAAGGTTTACCATAAAATGGTAAATGTCCATATCTATGAAGATCAAATCGAACTCTTCAAAGAGCAGATGGCGCGTGAACCTATTGATGCCGATATTAAGTTCATCATCAATCCTGAAATTCAAACTCTTGACGATCTAATGGAGGCAACCCTTGAAGATTTCTCAGTTGAAGGATACGAAGGTAATCACCATCCTGCAATTGCATATCCATTCTCGGTTTGAGGTATTTAGACGATGAGTAACAACGAAGAAGCAGTAGCTGAAGCTACTATGGATGTTAACCACGATACCGTTGAAAAACTTTCGTTCCTAGAGCGTATCCGTAGACGGAAAGCATACTGGGCCGGCTCAACTATCCCATGGTGGTTTCCGTGGCCAAACAAACACTTCACTCTCTATGGGAAAGAATGGACGTCCTATCAGGACTGGGAAATTCCATTTGAAGACCCTGGATGTACTCCTGAGGTACAGATTAATTTCTATATTAATCGCCATAGCGGCTTCCATTTCTCGGTTCAGGTAAACGGCTATAGTCATGGCGGTCGTAATCCGATTCGCTTAGTAGTTAAGCAGCTACGAAGACTGGCTAATATCGATGCGTCTCTTGATGCTCTTAAAGGAGAGTGTCGTAGAGGCCAAAACCCTTATTAGTAAAAAAATAAATAAGGCTATACTCCCATTGGGAGTATAGCCTTTATGCCGTTCTATATCTTAATAGTAGCTTTAGACTGGAGATCCAAATAAGTAAGTATCATTTTAAACTCCCTTTAATTTACCAAGTAACTTTTCAACAAGGTGCTTGCCATAGGTAGTCAAAAGAACAGCCTTTCGTGCATCGCCGCTATCAAGCTTACCGGATTTAGTTAAAGGAGACTTACCCAAATAAGTACCTCGTTGGTTATCCCTATGAGTCATCTGCATGAACTTAGCAGTTAGGTTTTTGGTAGGTAATCTATCCTTATGCTTGTTAGCCATATCAGTTAATGATTCACCTTCATCAATAGCAAAGGTGGTTAAAGCAATTGCCTGATCGATCGTCTTAAAGTTTTGGTCCTTAAGACAGGTTAATGCGGAATGGAAACTTTCCAATTTCTTTTTATCTGCTAGTTTCATTTTTAGTATCCTTTTAAAAGGTAAATTATTTATTTACTCTCATATAAGTAATATAGAATCTAAAAGTTCTATGAAACAAAAAAACAAGTTCGATGGATCTTATCCAGAGGACCCCATTAAACTCCTCCCTATCAATTACCATAAGGAGATTGGACATGGTACTAGTTTAAAATCGACCTATGAGTCGTCGGCTATATTAGTGACGTCAACTATAGTACGTCAGCCGTGAAGACCTTTACAAATATCTCGTTTATATAAAGACTTTTAATAAAGTCTCAGATCTCGCACCTCCCGAATGATTACTCGTCTCTAATTTAGGGGCTGCAAATAACATGGCATGGAGTCAGTGATTACGAGAAGACCTCCCGGAACTATAAGTCCCAAGAAGAATACCGGTTACTTGCTTGGGTAGATAGTTCGAGGGAGGGCTTTACTTTTTTGCCGTCAAAATTTACAAATCGCCAAGATTATATATTAACGAATAGAGGTTTGGGCTATGAATACAACACTTAAGAAAGTTACTTTTATCGCTGCCTTAATCGCCTCCTCGGCAGAGCGGCCCGGCTCAACTGACTTTGGTGGGATCACTACTCTCTCCGATACAAATGAACCCGAAACTCAACGAGAGAAGTTTCTTAAAGCAGAAGAGAAAAAGAAACGTAGGCTATTTGAGCGACTACAAAATCGTAAGTTCAAAGGTAAAATATAATGTCAGTCCAGCAAGAATACATCTACCTTGTCTATCAAGCTAATAAGGCAGCCAAGGCGTATTATAGTGATGATGATCCGATAATGTCTGATGCGGACTATGATGAGATCTTCAGAGCTATCCAGAAAATAGAAGCTGAGAATCCTGATCTTAGTCACTCTGATTCCCCTACTCAGAGAGTAGGATATTTAACAAATTCTCCATTTGCTAAAATAAAACATAGTCGACCTATGTTGAGCCTAGATAATGTCTTTAATGAGTCAGAGTTGTTAGACTGGTTAAAGGGTATCAAGGGTAATGTTGAGTATTCAACAGAACCTAAGTATGACGGCCTTGCACTTTCCCTTGTCTATGAGAAAGGTATATTGAAAACAGCTTTAACTCGTGGGGACGGGGAAGTAGGTGAAGATGTTACCCATAATGCAAAGGCAGTTCAGGGCATTCCTACTAAACTAAACGCAGGGCCATACGGCACTCTAGAAGTTCGTGGAGAAGTTGTCATTACGAAGAAAGACTTCGAGACATTTAATAGACACCAAGAAGAAACCGGTGGGCGCATTTATGTTAATCCTCGTAATGCAGCTGCTGGTTTAATGCGTCGTTTAGAGCCTGTCAAAGAGAAGGTTTTATCTTTTATTCCGTATGAAGTAGAAGATTTAGATGATATCCAGAAACCATCTGAAGCATTACGTTCTCTGAAGGAGTATGGTTTCGAGTTTGCGGCAGAGCCAAAAGCCATGACCGAACACATGGGAGTAGTTGAGCAATATCTATCTATGCTGGATAGACGCGAAAGCTATCCTTATGACATTGACGGTATGGTAGTTAAGATTGACGACTATCATCACCGAATGGATATGGGAATTAAATCGCGTACTCCATATTGGGCTATAGCAGTTAAGTTTCCTGCCGAAGAAAAAACCACTAAACTTGTTAGTGTAGACTTTCAGGTAGGTAGAACTGGAGTAATTACTCCGGTGGCTAAAACAGAGCCTATCTTTGTAGGCGGTGTAACAGTCTCTAGTATAACCCTCCATAACCGTTTGGAAATTGAGCGTCTAGGAATAGGTATTAATGATAATATCATTGTCCGTCGTGCAGGGGATGTAGTTCCTCAGATCGTGAAGGCAATTAAGTCTGAAGATTCTGTCGATATACAGCTCCCTACTTACTGTCCGTGTTGTCTCAGTACGTTAGTTTATGAGGATACCTATATGCGTTGTAATGCAGGCATTAAGTGCAGTGCCCAGAAGATTGAAATCTTTAAACATCATGTTTCTAGAAAAGCTATGAACATTATGGGCATGGGTGAAAGTTTATTAACCGACCTCATTGAACTAGGGAAATTAGATAAGCTATCTGATATCTATAATTTGACTGTTGCAGATATCATGGAACTGGATGGTTATGAAAGTCGTTCTGCCTTTAATGTCGTAAAAGCCATTGAAGATGCAAAGACTACGACTCTCGCTAAATTTATCTGTTCGTTGGGTATTCCTGAGGTAGGCGAACGATTATCTAAGGTTTTAGCCAATCACTTCCTAACAATTGATGAGCTACTTAATGCAACGCCAGATGACCTAGTTTCTGTTCAGGATGTAGGCGAGGTAATCGCTAATAACATCCATAGCTATTTCTCTGATGCAGCTAATAAACATGATGTTTATAAGATGCTGGAGCTAGGCGTCAACTGGCCTGAAGTCGTGAAGCCAAGATACCAGCCTTTAATGGGTAAGACTGTAGTCGTAACTGGTAGCTTTGAGGGCGGTAGTCGAGAAGAGATCAAAGATTACTTCTCTAGTCTAGGCGCTCGCGTAGCAGGTTCCGTTAGCGGTAAAGCGTTCTTCGTAGTAGCAGGGAAAGGAGCAGGCTCTAAGAAACATAAGGCTGGGAAGCTTGGTGTTCCCGTTAAAGAAGCTGAGACCTTTGAAGAAGTCAAAAAAATAATTGACTTCCTAGAGAAAGAGGGGAGCTAACTCCCCTCTACCTTTATTAACTTTATCTATTAATGGAGAACCAACCTAATGGAAACTGATTTCCTACAATTTCAATACTTCAGGCTTAAAGGCTACGAAGATTTTCCCGATAAAACAATCTTTAAACCCATCGAATATAACGAAGACGGCAGCCTAAAAGTACTTTATCCAAATAAGGTAGACGGGACGTTAGAACTAACCCATCTGGAAAACCTTAGTCGGTACGAAGTTACTGCGCTGACTCAGGATGAAGTTACGGCCATTCAGACCAACTTACATTCAGCTTCAAAGAAAGCCCATCGAAAGTTGGTAGAGGCTAGAAGGCTATTTGAAAAGGCCCAGAACGAATTGAGCCTTTCTGGAGTGACTTCTCTTGACGAGAGTCAGAGTATTATTCTTGTTAACTTTAATGCAGGTATGTCGCTATGAAACTTTCTGCGATTGTAGCCTGTGACCACAACGGCGGTATCGGTAAAGATAATACCTTGCCTTGGCATTTCAAAGAAGACTTTAAACACTTTGTAGCCGAGACCAAGGGCAAGACTGTACTGATGGGTCGTAAGACCTTTGAGTCTCTTCCTAGCGGTCCTTTACCTAATCGTCATAACGTAGTGGTAACTCGGGATACTTCTTTCAAGAATAAAGGCGTAGAGGTTGTACATGACCTTGAAGGCTGGATAGAGTCTAAGAAAGAAACTGAGGACGAAATCATGGTTATTGGGGGCGCTGATATCTATCATCAGTTAGGTCCTAAGTTAGATGAGTTTATCATTACTCGTATCTTCCATGAATACGATTGTGATACCTTCTTGGATGTTAACCGCATGCGAGAACATCTTGACCACAGAAGTCAGAAGACCCTTCCGCATCATCCGGGTGACCCGATGATCATCGTTAGTTATTATGGACACAGTTATATCTAACGCTAAGGAAGAATTGATTGCTCAGGGTTTAGATCCAGTAACGACCGTTGTTAATATTGCATTGGAGCCTCATGATGTCTATATAGGTAGACGAAGTAAATGGGGTAATCCATTTAAGACGGGAAGGGATGGAACTAAGCAAGAAGTTATAGACCGTTATAGGCAAGAGATTCTTCCTACTTTAGCTCCTTACCTACACGAACTTGTAGGTAAGCGTTTAGGGTGTCACTGTAAGCCTGATGCTTGTCATGGAGATGTATTGGCTGAAGCCGTTAATTTAATATGAGGCCATGCGGGTAACCCGCATGGCCTTTATGCCGTCATTCTATGTATAGACAGAGGGATTGTTTATGTTAAGATCACTAATAACAACAATTATATTATCGTGTTTATTAATAGGAGTATGTCGTGCAGATTATTCAATTGAGGTAGGATATATGACAGAAGCCAAAGGCGGTCTCTATTCGGCATGCAGAACTTATCAGGCTACACTAGATAGCTCTGGATTAAACGTCTACTTCAAGTCCAAAATCAAAGGGGCTAACATTAAGACTATATCTATATCCCCTAAGTTAAAGACTTCTCCATCTATTCTTAGCCTAGATACATATACCAAAACTAAGTGTTGGACTGGACCAATACTGACCTTCTCAAGATCTTTCTAAAAAAAAGAATAAACTATACTCCTAGGCATTAACCTAGGAGTATAGTAGTTATGTTGTCTTAATAGCGATACGTAGGCTTACCGAGATGCCATTGCTGAGGCGCTTCATGATGCTCGTATGCAACATGTCCATGAAGTCCCATGGGTCTAGGAGTATGCATATGAGGCATTGGCGCTACTGAACTACCAAAATCTTGAAAGCCTTCGACTATACTTCCAGAATACTCAACACCATTATTAAATTTAATAATGAGTAAGTTTCCAACCAATTTTAGATTATTCGGTTTGAATTTCCCAAGTTCTTCAAAAGTAGCGAAGCCCAATGAGACTTCGGCTGAACTTCGACACGTAGGCTTTATTTCTACATAGACATCATTTAGCCTAAAGGATTTATTCGAGAACAATGAAAAAGAGAAACCCATGGGCAAACTAAACCGTTTCTTCAAATAGAAATTAACAGAAGGATCATTGGTACGACCACCTTCTTCCTTAAGTTCATCTTCTTCATACTCGGGAGGGAAGGACTTAGGTTTATCCGAAGTTCCATCGCTAATATTGAATAGATTACAATAACCTATTCTACCCTTTCCAGCTTTATGTAAAAACAAATCTAGTTCAGCACTAAATTTAACATCCATACTTTTATCATAGTCTTCTTCCTTAATTCCAATGTAAACGGAATTTTTCTTTCCTACATCATTGAACTCTTCCGTAACTATACAGTAAAAGGCTTCCTGCACTTTAGCTCCGAATTCGTCGATAAAGGCCATAGTCCCTTCGGTAGGTACTGTTGCCATAACACTATCGGATATTTCAAGACAAGATCCAATGAGGGGGATAAGTTCCAACTCTTCTACTCCGTCTATTTTATCCGCATAAGTAATAGCTACGCCATCCTGCTTAACTATTAGGTGGTGATCTTCACACACCAAAGTTAGATTATATCCAAATTTATCTTCTGGCATCTTTAATTTAATTAGAGCTAGAACGCACCCATCTATATATCTAAATATAACTTCACCAGAAAAGGCAATGTCCGAACCACGTAAAGTAATTCCGGTACTATTGCCTAGAATAAATGCTGGCACTGATTTTTTAACTTTAAATAATTCATATAAAAACATTTTCTAAATAACCTTAAGCGAAATATGTTTCCGCATTAAACTGAAAAATAAAAAAAGACATATACCGGGAACTGTAACCGGTATATGTCAAAGATACACGACAAGTGTATCGAGGGTGAACTTCCTTTAGGCTGCTAACCAATTCGAATCGTCAGATTTAGAAGCCTTCAATCGAAGGCCCTTAATCACATCGTAATCCGATACTTCAAGTTTCATCACCTTGAACTCTTCCGTAAATACACTATAGATAAACAGGTAGTCATGGAATTGAACAGTTTTTCCTAGTTGTAGTATCTTGGCATCTACATCAACAATCTTATCGATTATCAATGCTTCCTCGGCAGTGCTGGCTGGGGAATTATTCCAAGATACCTTTTCCACTAGATCTATTACTGCTCGATCATAGGGATCAAGTAAGAGGGGTTTGTTACCCAGTTTTATATTCTGAGTTTCAAGTTTCCCTCTTGTTAAGATATGGTGAGTCAAAGACTTACCACTAGTTGCTTCGCTCACGACTATCTCCTTATCAAACGAAACGATTTAAGCTGAGTGGCTAGCAGCCATTGGCTTTGCAGAAGGCGACTTGTGCATTGAAATTAGCATGAGCTTCATGGCCACCATACCAATCAATAGAACAGCTACGATTGCCTGTCCATTACCTTTAATCACCGTGTAGACCAAGCCATAGAAAGCAAGTTCAAACGCGGCGAGTAGGAACCACTGACCAGCAGTGATTGTTTTACCTTTAAGGTTCACGTATTCATTACGCTTAAATTTCTCTAAGCGTTGGAAAACAGCAAACACAGTTAGGGCAACTGAGAACAACATTACTGCAAGTACAAAAGTTTCTAAGGTCATTAGTCTCTCCTTGATTACTTAGAAAGTTAATAAACTACCCAACCTGCTCAAGAGGTTTGGTATAGGTACGACGTTTCTTTACTACAATTTTTACTTCTTTTTTCTTTTCCTGAAAAACTTCAGGGTGATAGGCCTCCATTAAAGAGGACCGTCCAGTAGGAATAGACGCTAGGTTGGCCATTTTACAAAGATGGTCATCCATTAAATCTTCCCAGCTTTTAAACCCATGTTTTTGGGCAGTCCGGTCTAAAGCTACGCTAGCGCTAATGCGGCGGCGGCGTGCTTCAAAACGAGCTTGTTGGCGAAGTCGATTTAATTCGGTCGTGGTGTAAATTTTATTTTTAGCCATTATTATCTAACCTTTTTTCCTTAGGGTTATTTTTATAGGTTGGCTGTTAGACAATATATTTATCTAACATTGTGTTTGTGAGGGAAGGAAACCATACGTCGGCCCGACTGGAAAAGATGGCCCTCCCCTCACTATTGTTTTATAACACGCCTGCAATTTTCACATCGATGGATAGAGACCCATCTCCGCGATTCGATGTAGTACGCATTATAAAGCAATTATCTTCACGCCATAGAGTGCAGGCATCTAAAGTACCTAATGCAATCTCGGCATTTAAAAGAACGTCGGTAGCCTCGGCGGCTAGTTCGGCATCCTTCTCTTGAATCGTACGGATTCCCTGTAATAGAAAGTAGCTTCTCCGTTCAGAGATTTCCCTTTCCACTTGAAAGTCATCCTTGTGGATAAGTACTTCTACTCTGTCCCCATAAGAGACGGAGTATGCTTCAGCACCTTCCTCCACTTCCAGTAAATCAACAGCTTCCGACATAGTCATTTCCGCATTAGAATTTCTAGGTCGATAGTCAGCTAAATTAACTACTGATGCGGCTGCGGTCATAATTGAACCCCTTCCTTATTGTTATCGGTTTAGACACGTTTAGTGCGCTAACCTCATTCCTTGTTCCATATCCCCCCTCCTTCTTTTAGGGTGTATTGTTTGCACGGTTGGTTTCTCCTTAAGCAGGCAAGCGGTTGGTTCTCGTCTCTTAAGGTCTCGGTATATCACCTCGATAAACATGGCCGCAATTTCTAAAGATTCGAGTTCTTTTGATGCATCTGGACACATCGTATCAAACTCATTACGACTCTTTAGGTTGCATAAACCGGTTATATCTTCAAGACTTCTTCTGTAAAGTTCGATCTCTGTTTCAAATCGACGTTTAACAGTCGACATGAAATCCAAACGAAACTTCTTTTCCATCTCTGTAAACTCGAAGTGACTATTCGGACGCATCAGTCGGTTAGACTTTGCTATCCGTTTAAAAAGTATTAGTAGTTCTGTATTGAAGCTAAGCTTAGCTTCAATACTTGCTAGTAGTTCTTGCATAAGTCTTTTTCTCCCTTTATACCTATTGTCCAACAAGCGAGGCACTTGCGAATAGAACAAAAGGTACGAATAGTAAGCTAATTAACAAACTTCCCAATGTATTAAGGTAAGACTTCCTTATTCTTATTATTAAAAATCCTTTCAAAACTCCTAGGACGATTAGTGCGTATATTGCCCATTCTAAAGCTTCCAGCCATAGTAAGGATAACCACATTACCGTCTCGATTTGAATAAGCCATAGATTTCCCAATAATGACTTTGTGGTTTCAAGTCGATCCACAAAACTACTTAGTCGAATTGCTCCGATCAATTTCCGTCTGAACAAGTAGCCTGATAGAGATACGTTAATAACGATAAGTACCAACATAAAAAGATCCATTTTATATTCTCCATATAAATATTTTTAAATTGAAACTCTACTATCGTTTTTATTATTAAGTTCCTCTATGCATGTATGTAATATAGAACCTTATAGTTCTAGAACACGGCAAAAAAAAAGAATCCCGATTAAGGGATTCTTTTAGAGTAGCTACTTGACCATATAGGTTATACGGACAAGGTTCCACATATCGGCACCATACATAGCTTTCTGTATAGGGTGCGCCTCATGCTTGGTTTTCTTGCGTTCGTTCTCATATTTAGAAAGTTCAAAACGAGAAGAGTCAGAAAGGCCACGATATACAGAAAATGCACGAGGCGTTTTAACGCTCTTAAATAGAGACGTATCTGGAGTATGCTCAATCAAATGAAGTCCAATTAAAAGAATATCATCTTTAACTGGCTCTTTAGAGATGATGTAACCATCTTGAGATAACCATTTACGAATGGCATCTTGTCGCTTCAATACTTCTACTGGAGTAACGCCTGCCGCTTCTGCAATCGCACTAGGAGACATCTTGGCAGCAAAGTTAATGCCAGGGTGATTTGTACGCAACTCAGGACGTGCTCGATCAGCGTACTCTGAAAAGGTGCGGATATCCTTACCTACTGACTCAGCTATTTCCATTACCACTAGGGCATTGATCATAGCGACTGAGGTTCTTTTTACTAACATGGGTTTCCCTTTTTTACTTTTTAGGGCTTACTTAAAATTTATTTTTAAGCAGCTTCTGGTTTTATTTTTCCGATTACTTCGCGGTTGGGACGAAGTTCATCCATCATACGACAGATCTCTGGATTGAATGCTCCAGCTTTACGGAAGCGCTGGATTACCGTTTCTATGGCACCGTCTACATCTGCGTTAATAGAAGGAGACATAAAGTACCCAGTGGAGACTACATCAACTCCACCATAGTTACCGATGCGATGACAGAAGTCTACTAGCATCGGATTGACTTTATCACGTAATTCATCCTGCATTAGGAAATCGTGAATAGCCACTTCTTCTGTACGTGTAGTTTCTGCTCCTGTTTCTTGGTCATGTCCAAAGATCATTAAAACTATTGACCATTGGCGAGGCTGACTAAGAATGAATTGTACGGCTTGCTGCGAGCGAATAATTCCGCCCGCCTGTACTCCGTCAATACAGTTCCCGTTAAGGAACCAAGCTTTCTCAAGATTGGTTCCCACGGTTGAGGTCAAAGTACCTAGAGGATTGTATTTTTTCTTAGGTCTTGCCTTTGTTTTCTTTTTTGCCACGTTTAGGCTCCCGTAAATACATGTAACCATTTTTAGATGCACTACCACAACGGTTACGAATATTAGTTTCATCTATGCCGAGGATCATAGACGCTTCCCGGACAGAGTGATATTCTACTCCGTGTATTTTTACTCTTAAGGGTTCTTTAACTCCCCCAGTAGATTTCTTCTTCTCGAAATCTTCTAGGTTTTCTTTGGAGTTATTATCCCCGTTTAACTTCCGTATCGTTGACGCGTTTGGCTTGAACAGCAAGCTTGGCTTCTGTGACATAAACCTTACCCTCCGTTAGGAAAATCCAATCTTCCCATCTATCACTGTTACAACGCATTCGAACTGTAGGGGGACTAACATTAAAAGCTTTAGCCGCATCCAAGGTAGTTTCAAAGCGTTCCCCTTTAATCTCAACAGGACGAGCACGGCTATGGGGCTTAAGTTCCCCTTTGCATTTTTCCTGCGCGATTGGTTCTTTAGGTAATTCTCTACCTAGATTTGTGTACTTCTCGAACATAGCTAAGGGTGGCTTAGCTAGAATTGACTCAGCAGTTAACATCTTAAACGTCCTCTCTAGAGTTAACTTTTTTCCATGTAGGCCAGTCGCTTGATTCTAGGCGACGAGCGATGGTGGTCTTTGCAACATTATGATGCTCTCGAGCTGCTTTCATAGTAGGGTAATAGACACCATCTATTTCTACAGCAGTCTGAGACTCTTTTCGGCTCCCGCCCCAGTTTTTATTCTTAGCCCTGCCTCTTAGTTCGTCTGGTTCTTTTGGGTTATACTTACTAAGAACATCAGCACTAGGTTTAAATAGCAAGGACATTTTGAACTTCCTTATTCAGATCAACATAAGACTCAGAATCAAACAAACCGTCTTCTATACCACGGTCAACTAATACTTCTTTTACTAAATCTTCTTTAGCTTTCTGTCGACAAATATATTTTGTCTGACTAGATTGATTATTGCGGTGAGTAACCCATTTTCCATTAGTGGACAAAAGTACCCAACCTAAAACTTTGCCTTGCTCTACTAACGCAAGCATGCCATAAAGTAAACGAAACTTCATTAGTGATATTCTCCCTATTCTAATTATATATAACGTTATTTAAACCCAGTCGAGTAAGAACAATGAATCTTTTAAATGCAATGTTTCCACCAAACCTAAGAAACCAACAATTGGCTTTTGTTGGTATTGCCTTTTTAGTCCTAATGCTAGTAGTATTTGCGGCTGGATTCTTTGCTTTACTTTTCATGGGTTCTCCTATGGTAGATGCAAATACACTTGCCGAAGTTACTCAGCAAGTAGTATCTGAATCACCAAAGATTGATATGCAGAAATACACAGATCTTCTACAACGATACCAAGAAGGTAGACTCTAGTATTTGTAGATACGATCTAGATTGCCTGCGACTACAGGCTTATTACCCAGCATATCGGATGACACTTTGCCGGCATCTATTTCTTTAATAGAATCCTTAAAGGTTCTCCAGTCACACATAAGTAACTGCAGATGTCTTTCTGCAGGTATCGCTCCTTCGTTATTAAGGTACTTCATAGGAGCATATAAATCAAACTCTCCATTCAGACCACAACGAATAAGTGTGCGGCATTGAGACAAGAAGTTTCTCACAACCATTTTCTTGGTACGAGTGACTTCTTGTTCTGTCATAAGTTCGACATTCGTAATGTCTTCCCCTACCCCAGTTGTCTCCTCTAAAGACTCTTGAGTTAAACGCACCAATAAGTTATCCAGAGGACTAATGTCTTCCAGCTTAGTTGGTATGTTATCAATGAGCATCTGTCTAAACACTTTCACATTATCGACATCAATCTCATAAGCAGCTAGATCCGTTAGATACTTTCCTACGAATTGTAGTGGTATCATCAAACAGCAACCTCTCTTTCTTTTTCAAACTCCCCTGCTAATATAAGGTCGTTTGGGTTTTGGCCTACAGGAACAGGATGGACAACGGCCATGAATTTGCCCTCCTTATTTTTAACTAACTTTTCTTGAGGATAGATTATACCCTCAAGCGCATACAGTCTCCCCACTGAGGTGTCGTTGTAGCGTCTGTAAACTTTCACACCCATTTTTCATCTCCTTTAAAAGGGTTGCAATCAAAGTCCCGTTTTCTTGAAAGTGATCTTTATTCTCAGCAGCATCAAATACTTCTAAACGCATTTTAATAAAGTCACTTGTTGTCATCTTCCCGTCTGCAGTCAGAGGAAAAGTTTCTGCAATAGCCAAAGAAACCAGTGCCATATTCTTAAGTATACTGTAAGAACCTTCAGGACATTCTTCTTCATCAACTAGATACGCAGCCATATCTAACTGAACAGCAGCAGAGATTAGATTACTACAGTGGCTATATTCATAGTCACGTCCTTCTAGAATGTCTTCTACGAAGAAACGTATATTACCAATCGCATCAATGATCTTTAGAACCTCAAGTGGCTGACGACCACCTAATTCATTTAGTCCCATCTTCTTTAAATTGCGAACAGCAATAAGTTCACGATATTGATGTTCGATTGTCTCACCATAATGACGTAATGCACGATCAGCAATCAGTCGACGTTTCTTAGACCAAATCCGATCTTTCTTTTCCCACTGTAATGTCATAGTAAACATTATTAAGTCCTTTTAAGTTTATTTTAAATTAAAGGGATCTCAAGAATGATATTTTCATTCATTGAAATTGATTTTAATTGCCCAGTCGCATGGAAGCAGTAGTTAAACCTAATTTCGCCAAGCGGCTTAGCGTTTTTATAAATTAAGTTGTCGCGACAATCGAACTTAAATTCATCGACAGTCCCATCGCTATACTTCTTCTGAATAACTTTACCTTTATCATTACGAATCTTTTCCCAGCCATGGCCGTACGAATCAAACATTCTGATAGACTGATTATTATCGTCATAGTGTTTGATCTGATAAAAACCACTCGGCCAAAAGGTTAAGATTCTGTTATTATGGGCATCGTAGACAGCTTCTTCGTACTCGTCCTCGCCATATTCTGTTTTTATGGCATTGCCGCGCTCATCATTGACATACTTTATTACCTGCCCATTCCATACTACTTTGCTTGTAAAGCCATTGGAGTCATATTCGTATTCATATAGACTACCGTCACTTCCTTTGATTTGCGTACATTGTCCGGCATCATTATAAGAATAGGTCTCAGTCTTGCCGGTTAAGCGACAGCGTGTCGATAATAATTTTCCATCCGGCCCGTATTTACGCGTCTCTCGCGGCACCTCATACGTACTTCCCTCTCCTTCTCTATAATCTAGAAACTCAGCAATACGGGTATAGTGCCTAAGTCTAATGATGTGATTATTATAGTCGCCTTTTATCTCATCCAGCTTAGAATGCGGAAAACCTAAAAGGCCATTGTTAATAAACCATTCTTGCTCGTCTTTCAGGTATCTAGCAAGCCATTCTTTTGTTATAACTTCTGACATTATTTCAATCCCTTTATTTTAAGCTAAAAGGATAAATTATTTATTTATCCCATCTCATTAAAATAATATAGAATTGTAATTTCCTAGAATAGGATAAATTTACATTTAGGTTTTATTGCATGAATCTAACTATTACGATTGGAGTAATAAATGAAATACATACTACCTATGTTGTTGCTGCTAGCCGGCTGTACTATTTCGCCTCTGAAATATGAACAACCGCCACAACCTTCCTGTCCGGATGTTTATGTCGAACAGCCAGTCATTAATGTAGAGATTCCTTCTGTAACAGATTTCTGTCCGGCAGTTCAAGCCCCAAAGACTGTTTATCGCACCAAGAAGTGTTCTATGCCAGCTCTGATCGCTTTAACTAAAAAGCCTCGTATAGACGTTACTCATTATGCCACTAATCCAGATGCGTTGATTGAGCGCTTACTAAAAGACGTGGCTAGTTACGAAAAGATGGTTTCCAAGGCATACGTGGAGTATATGGAATGTCAGTAGTAGAGATTTATACAGACGGCGGCTGTCGCGAGATAGCTGACCGTTTACATGCAGGGTGGGGTGTCCATATTGTTGATGGAGATCGCATCCTACAGGGACGTGGAGACGCGTCTATAGACATGGATGGTAATAAGTATCCAGTTACCAATAATGTAGGGGAATTGCGAGCCTTTATTGAAGCGGCCAAAAAGACATTAGAGAGTGGATGGAAGTCTGTTACGTTTAATGTGGATTCCCAATACGTTATTAAAGGTACTGAGAAGTTTGTTATCGGCTGGGAAAAGAATGGCTGGATTACTACCCAAGGGACCGAAGTTAAAAACAAACCTCTTTGGGAAATTGTAATTGACTTAAAAGCTAAGTTAAATGAAGCTGGTGTTAACTGGTCATTTAAATGGGTTAAAGGTCATAGCGGTATCCCGGGTAATGAAGCAGCAGATGCTTTAGCTACGGCCGGCATTACTTTCTCTACAAACGGTATGCAGGATTTATGGGAAACTAAGTCTCCTGAAGAACCTAAGAAGAAAGTTAAGGTACCTGCAATTAGCGGTTTGGTCTTAGGTAAGCGCTGGATCTTTGTTACTGACAATGAAGAAGCAGAATCGGCCTCTAAGAAAGAACTAGGCGGCCTAACGCCTTATATGTTCGCTGACTTTGAAGATAATGATGAACTAGCCGGTAAGTATTTAGGGAAGCCTAATGCGGCAGCCACGTATAGTATTGTTGCTACCAAAGAAAACATTGCTTACTTAGATCTTGTTAAAGAAACTCAAAACAAGCTTTCGGCCGGTAAGCTTAAGATGCCTGTTATGGGTCAACTTGATAAGATTCATAACAAAAAGAATCTAACTGAAATTGTTACCCACGACGCTAACTGTCTAGGTAATAGTAAAGGTTGTGTTTCTTTATGGAACGATGCTTTCTTAACTCGCCTTTGTTCGCCTGCTTTATTGTCTAGTTTTGCCCTTCGCTATCTAAATAGCTTATGGGATCGTTTAGTCATGTATAAGCGAGACGGTGTAAATGAAGACGCAATTGATATTACCGATGAGTTATTCAAAAAGAATGATAAAGGTAAATATGTCCTACATGATTTCATTACATCTCAAACTAAAGCTATTAAAGTTAAGTTGGGTCATATAGATCGTCCATATACTTTAACGCTTACTTTAGGTATAGATATTCCAGCTCGCAATGAGCTGAATCGACTAGCTAAACAAAGTACAGAAAGTCTAAAGGTCTATGTTCAACGTGAACAGATTGAAGCAAGAAGTTTCCGTCACTATCAATTAATTGAATCTGATGGCGACCTAGCTATCTACCAAGCAGTACATTCTGCATTCAAACCTGTCCCATAAGACAGCAGAGAAGCCTATCCCTAGACTTCGCGTCTAGGGATAGGTAAGTGTGCCGTTAGTTGTCGTTTGGCGCATAGATGTCCAATGAGAAGGCCCCGTCTAGCTTTTCAGGATCTAGAGGTTTAGCGGCACTTGTACGAATATTACCAGTTAGTTCTCCAGACTCTTTAGCGATGAGTTCTAACTTACGGTTATCAGTAGTGCCAATTATTACTTCGTCAGGACGCTCTTCTATGATGGTGTAGTTTAACAAACGACCATCTTCACGGAATACTAATCCGTTAGGGCGACGATAGAAAGAATAGCGACGGTTTAGCCCGGTGGAATAAACATGCTCTTTCTTGAAGCAGGTATCGTAACGATCGAAAGAGATAATAAAACTATCCCCTTGACTAAGTAGACGCTTAGCATCGAACGTATGGATATCAATTGCATCTGGATTCATGATAGTGTCAATATAAGGACTGCGGTCAGAAGTCGGACGCTTAAAGATATTATCAATTTCAACTGAATGACGAATAGGTAAGAAAACAGTGTTCTCAGTTAACTTACGAGTATCATACCCTGGCTGCTTAAACATACCCGCCACAACTACCATATAAGTTTTATTAGCTAGGTTGTCATCTACCTTAACACCGCACTCTGTTAAGTAGCTACGATCTGTCTCTACTGTACGTAAACGAACTTTAATGTTTTCTTCAGTAATACGGTTGATAGTTACATTACCCATCTGACTAAAGTCTACTACTGAAATAACGCCACCTGTAGGGTTCTGTAGTTTCTTGGCCGCGCCAATAATAAATAGTCGACCATTGATTAGCATAGTTGCATGGATAATACCATCTACCACGAACAAACAATTCTTGTATAAATTAGTCGTGCTATGTGGATCTGAAATACTTAATTCGTTTTCGATTACGATATCAGTCTTATGGTGCTTGGGCACTACCTTATCTTTACCGTAGTTTGCATTTCCAATATAGACGTCAACTTCATAGTCCCAAAGATCACGCATAGTTACCATATCGACACTATTTAGAAAAGTACGGTTACTGACTACTAGGTCGGCATACTCGATAGAGCTGATATAGTCTTGCACAGTAACTGTTTTATCAACTATAGCGTTAAAGGCATCTAGGTTCTGGGAGCTGCGGTATTCAATGAGCGGGGTATCATTTGCTTCTGTCGCAACAATACGAAACTCTTCATAATTGGCTAGGATATCTTCGATTGTTTCTTGACGGATATCTTTACCGTCCCAATTTCCATTCGATTTTACGATTGAACTGATAAAAATCATGTTTATTAATTCCTGTTAATGGGTTAGAGAGAATATCTCAGGACATATAATCGGTAGAGAAAAAATAACGCCTTATTGTCAGGTAGGGCTGAACTAATCTTATACAAAGAACCCACCCAATGAGGTTTATAAAATGCCATATAACTTTGATCCGGTTGGAGATAATATTGATAATTTTGTCTCCAACGAAGAGAAAACTATCTCAAGTATTAACGGGACGGCCGTTAACTACTTCTTTTTAGACGCTGCTCCGTTCTATGCAGACAGTGTCGTTGTTGTCGATAAAGCTACAGGGAATGCTTTAGATCCTAAAACGGACTTTACCTTTGGTCATGAATACGTATATGGCTCAGCTCAAATAGGTAAAAGTATCTGGGGTTCTGTAGTACTCACTGATCCAAACCGTAGTGGTACTTATAGTATCTCTTACCGTACGGTAGGCGGCGAATTTGTTAATGATGCTAACCTACTGTTAGTAGATGGTCTGGGTATTCTATCTGACCTTCAAAATATTAAATGGGAAGAGGTCGCTAATATCCCTAGTGAATTCCCGCCTACTCCTCACAATCACCCTGCAAGCGGGTTAGACGGCCTTTCAGAGGTACTTGGTAAGTTAACTGAGATTTCTAACTTATTAGAATCCTCTACAACTCAGATTCAGTTTGCAGATGTGGTTGATTTAGATATCAACTTTGTTAATCCGTTGATTGCTAATCTAAGTTCCATTGCTTCTAAAATAGAAGCAATTGCCGTTGGGAATTCTCATTACTATAAAGAGTATTCTACAATCGGTGCTTATAAAGAAATCGCTACTCCTGTTTTAGGTAACTGGAATCCTACTGATGTTAGAATTGATATTGATGTAGATGGCACTTTCTTATTAATGGTTAGCGAGTATTTGATTCCTACATGGACAAGTTCAGAAGGTAAGTTGCAATATCGTTGGACTTTAAATGGCCAGCCTCTACAAGTCTCTTACAGCCGAACTGCAATTGTAGCAGCTAAAGCAGGCCAGTACTTACGCCTTGAAGTTCGTACAACCGTCGCTAATGCGGATAAGATCGTTTATTCAGATTCTTTCCAATCTAGCTCTATAACTGCCCTACGTGTAGCTAACTTTGGAGGTTAATCATGGCAGCTTCAGATTATACTTTCGACCCTAGTGGCGTAGCGCCAGAAAACCTAGTGGAAAACGAAGCCCATACGCTAACAGACCGTGGCATCTTTCCATTAGCAAATGCTTTCTTTCGCGATGGATTAGAAGTAGAAGGTTATTCTAATTCTACTTGGACTCCACTGGAAGCTAACAAACATTATACATTCTCTCCTTTATATGTAGAGATGGCAGCTGCAACAGGTAAAGAAATATTTACTTACTTGGTATTCAGTGGTGAAATGGCAACTTATAGCCGTGTACGTTTGAAGTATCAGGCAGTAGGTCAGTACTATGACCGTAGTCTTTTAAACCATGTGGCTTCTACTTCTTTCGATAGAAACAGTATAAGTGCTTGGTTGAACATTAAGAATATCTTTACCGCACCTATTTCTGTTCGTGACCACGAATTCCATAATAAACAAATTATGGAAGTGATTAACGGACAGTTGGCTAATATTTCAGCTGCTTTGACCAATCTAAGTAGTGGTGGTACAAGTAACTTTCTTGAGCGACTACAAGATCTGGATCAGCGCCTACAGCAGCTTGAACCTTAATTAATAGGAGTCACTAATGACCGCAGAAGCTATTAATCAAGAGATTGATCTTCTTGAACAAGTCTTGAATGGATTGGCCGACCGCGCTAATGCAGCCAAGTCAACAGTAGATACTGGCGGTAGTGCAGGTCCTTATGATGAGGCTTATTTGAATGCGGCTATCTCAACGATAGATACAAACATTACGAATAAGACTCAGGATTTAGCAAACTATCGTCTAACCGAAATCCAGCAGTATTTATTTACTACTCTTAAGTTCTTTGATCTTTACAGTATTGTACCGACTACTCCGGGTGGCTTTACAACGTATACCGTTCCAGCGGACTCAGAAGGCATTATTAAACTTAATGCAGCTACCGAGACTAGATTAATTCTAGAAACGCCTGTAGAGAGCGCTAGAGTGTTTGTGGTTTACTTTGGTGAGTACATTGCTTCTTCATTTAATTTGATGATACAAGAGGCGGATGGTACAACTAACCGTGCAACCATCAGTATGCACAATAACAGTACTGTAGCCATTATCATTGTAGGGACTGACGGTTCAATTCAGCATACTGGAGCCCGCACTTCTATCTTTGGTAAAGCCTTGCCGTTTTTCCATGATCAACTTATAGAAGACGACGTTACCGATAAACCAAATATAGGTAGTAAGACACGCTCTATTGTGATTGGAGATAGTAGTCAGAGAACCGACTATCAACGTAACGAACTATTCGGCACAATCGCTGCTGATAGTGCAACTTATAACCCGCAAGGAAGTGCGACATTTGCAGCCGCTGACCATTATACTCTTATTTCAGATATCTTGGCAAATGCCGATAAAGACTTAGGTTTAATTGTTGGTAATCAGTACGGTACTTACGACACCCTTTCGCCTGAGTATGAATTAATCTCTACAATAGAATGTGATCGTTCAGAAACCATGCTTTCCTATAAGAAAGATGGGAAGGAATATGTGATTACCGGCGGTGCTCAATTTGGTATACCTTCTCCAGTAGAACAAAGCACTCGAATTAATTTATTCGAACATCAAACTGACGGAAGTTTATCTCTAGCAGATTCCCATCCAAGCTATGGTACGGGAGCATTGATGTTAGTAGTTCAAGATGGTCTATTGCGCCTAATTGAATTCGAGCATCGAGTAGGCACTTCCCTTGATGCTCCTGTTCGAGTGTTTAATGTTAATACGACTATTAATAAACTTGAGTTGGTAAGTAGCTCCAGTGTAGCCTATGGCTCCAAGGGAGCTGAACACTTCACTTATAATGGCGTTAACTATTTCTTCTCATGGCCTTACGATTCTTCTTTAGGCTCTAGTCTTTATCAGTTGGATTCTAACGGTATTCTGTTGCGAATTACTTTACCGCAAGAAATTGAAGATCTGACAGATATAAAGGTATTAGAATACACTTCTGAAGGCCTTCCTGTTATTTTTGGTGTGACTAGTACCGAAGTAGTTCAGAGTTTTGTTGGCGAGCCTGATGCGAGTCAGGGCATTACGTTCAATACAACTCCAAGACTTACATTCCAGCCGGGTGTGGGGGACGTTCCTGCTGACCAGACTAGCGAGCAGTTTATTAGTTTCAGAGGCTCTGATGGTGATGGAGTAGTTCTATCTTCTCCGATAGCTAAAACAGACCCTCCTCCAGTAACTGCTAAGAATGTTATGGTTCATACCTTCGGTTCCGTAAGTATCACCGAAGTCACTACCACTCTAGGTACGTATTCGGTTATCCGTCCATTTACGGCAGATGGGTATACCTACTTAGCGTGTCTAGAAACAGGGCCTGGTGGTAAACTTGAGATTGTACGTCATATCTCAGGAGCAACTTTCGAGAAGCTATTGACTATAGACCTTTCAAACCCAGTGGATGTAAGCTATAGCTATTCTAACTTCTCTCATCTCCTTAACGTTGTTACAGGTACGGGTACTCAAGTATCCACGTATGAATTTAGAACCGATAAGCGTATGCTTAACTGGATTCGTACAAGTATCCTTTAAAAGAAAAGGAAAAGAAAATGAGTGATATTTTACTCGAAAAAATGCAGCAGTATGTGGACGAAGTTTCTTTGTCCCTTACTTCTCTAGATGAAAGGATGAGTAGCCTTACAGGTGAACATGTTCTTCCTAACGTACAGGCCGATGAAGCTGTAGCGATGACCGAAGAACTTACCTACGCTCTTGTTCAGAAGCAGATAGAGGTTGGCATCTATGACGCCTTCATGGAAGGACTGCTTATGAATCCAGAGCCATGGAAAGCAGGCGATCCGGTACCTGTGTATAACGCACCTAATATACCTGTCCTCGATGTAGATACTCGCCTTGGTCCATGTACTATACATTTTGATTCTGCTCCTGACATGAGCGGGAATGGACATATATGGTTTATTCGTGACGCATTTGGGACCTTTAAAGAGAATCCTTGTACAATCATTCTTGGCCCTAAGAAAGCAGGTGCTGTTATAGATGGTACATGGGATCTCTTTGGTCCAGGTGACGAAGGTACACTTGCCCGCTATACCCTAGAAAAGAATGATTTAATTACCGCAGTTTCAGTAGGAGATTTTTATATTCCTACTGAAATAGGTACTCCACGCGCCGCAGTAATAGAGGGGGTAGGAAATCCGGGGATGGACTACGAGAATAAATATATCTCTAGCCTAGCCGGAATTAATGGCCGTGCTATTAAGCATCCTGATGGCGATCTGACTATCTATGGCCGTTCTAAGGCAGATGGTATTTTTACAAACTGGCCTACCGATATTGGTAATCGTGAACTTTCTTCCTTTATAGTAAGTTCTGGTGGCATCGATAATGTGACTAATATCATCGATCCTACTACCCGCTCAGGTAAGAATCGTTGGACTGTAACTACGGACTTTGATCTTCCGTATGTAAATACCGAACCGTATTCAGCCGACCGTATGACAATCAATCTACAGAATGACTATAAGATAGAAGTAGATGCTCGTAAAGTTTCTGCTTTAGGCGATATGTCTTATGTTGGTATGAATGTTTACAATACGAACGGTACGCGTGTTCATAGTACTCCGTTTATTACCATACCGGGTACTCCGGGAGCTAACTTACCTAACACTAGTGCAACTGGTGACCGCATTAAGATTATTGGTGTTTATCCAACTATCATTAATGACCCTAGTTACCCGGGTGCGGTATATAAGTTTAAGATTGTCATTTTCTGTGAAGTAGAAGACACGGATACCGGCCGAACGGACATTAATCTTATTCATGGTGAATTAGAAATCGAACATGTTTCAGTTCCTGCTAGTTCGTATAGTTGGGTAATTACTGACCCTGCTCAATCTTTAATTACGCTACGTTCAGATGACTTAAGTGCTATTAAGCCTTATATCACTAATACACTACAGAGCGATGCAGGCGTTGAATTTAGTATCGTCGATAACTCTGGAGCCGATCCTGTCATTGATAGTTGGGTTTATAACTTTAGTACTGGGACATTCTTCCAGTCCGCTGGAGCCTACGGTTCAATTACAGTGACTGGCCTAGCCGGCGAGATTTCGCAAAGTTCTTTAGCTAGCTGGCATGCCGGTTATAACCATTACTTTGTCCATGAAACTTCTCATGCTGCATTGGTTATCAACGACAACGGTACTCTGAAATATCTGCGCCGTAGATATACTACCACTGCATCCGAGGATACTGCGGTAGAGCACGGAATTGATGCAACTTTATTTGACATCAATACGGGCCTGGAGCTTACATCCATACTAAAGGATGGCGCTAAGAGTCCGGGCGTTCTAGAAATAGATACTGGGTTTGTTTCTTACCACTATCTAAATGGAGTTAAGGCTACGATCAGTCTAGCTGATATTTATGATGCAGATGTTATTCATGGCAATCTCAATGATTACCTATTTATCCTAACTAGAGATACGTTGTCTAATGAGCGTTTGTTCATCTATATGCTTCCGGATTATAACCCGGGTGCAGCTGGCGACATAACTCCTCTTTTACTGGATAGATTAATTGTTCCTAAAGACAGTGCTCTGCAGAAGCCTAGTTTGCTGAACGGAACTGAAGGTAATAACGGTAATATTTTTGGACCGGACCTTTCCGATACTCTGGTAGGACAAAACATCATTGTCGAATCTGACAGTCGGGAATTTAATTACCGTGCACACTTCTCTAGAAAAATAGGAGATACCGATGGCATTGCAATATAGTGATCTATTTAAACGAGTTACGGACCTAAGTACTCTTGCTCACGCTAAGCTTCGAGAAGCATTTGAGATTCTAGAAGGCCTTGACCCTAACTCTGTTGCTAACCGCCCATTGGTTGTTGAGATAAAGAATCGGGTAGCGCTACTGGAGTCTTTACTCAGTGACATCAAAGAAGAATACGTAATTCGAAGAAGTATGTTCATTCTTCCTGAGTTAATGACCGAAGGTGCTTCAGAGAACCAAACTGCTTTCTCCAATATGCGCTATACGGTTACCAATGCGATCAATAACGTTTTCTTGCCGCTGGCTCCGCAAGAAGGTGATGTGGTTGGTTTTGTACTGGAACTAGGTACTTCAGAATCCACTATCCGCATTCGCGGTGAACAGTTAGATGAAACAATCACTCTATCTGCCGATCGTTCTCAGGGCTGCCATTTCACATATAGCGGAACTAAGTGGTTATTTGTACCGTCTAACTTTGATATCAAAGAAAGGCCGGAGACAGGTAAGAATGCTAAGGGTCGATATAGAAAAACCGGAAGTAAGATTGAACAGATGCTAGAAGTGCGTTTGGGAGAGACTGGTGACTGGCCTATGCCGTGGCCTGACGACTACCAGATCGTTAGTAGCATTGTGAGTCGCCAGCCTCGTAATACTGCCAATGAACGTGGGTTTGTTATCTATCCGGATAAGACCCGGATATATCTTCCTGATATTGTCGGCGGTGACAACGAACCTACTGGTAACGTTAATGGCTCCTGTACGTTCTTGCACGACAACAAGCTTGCCTTTGTAGCTACTGCTACTGACACAGTCCTAAATGTTAATACGGATGCCGGCTTGGTGCCCGCTACTGAGATTGGCTTGAATCTATATAAGGTGGACTCTGATGGCACCTTGGATAAGCTGACTCTGGCTGGCTATAGCGGCAAAGGACTTAGCTTTTCTAGCGACGTAAGCTATAATGGCAATAATTTGTTCCTAATGGAATCTGGGTATGATCCTTTGAATCCTGGGTCTAAAACCCCTTCGTTCCTTAAGTTCTTTACTTTACAATTGGAAACGAGTGAGGGAGGACCTATTGGAAGTGGTACTGTCCATAGTATTTCTACAGCTACTTCATACGGTGATCGTCTCGAGACTGTTCGCTATAATGGAGGAGAGGCGGGGACATTAATTGCCATTACGGCTAATCCTTCTAAATACTCTCAAGCTATATCCGTCAATGATCAATGCCAAATCTTTAAGTTGGTAGACGGCAACCTTATTGCAAATGAAGTAATCAAAGTTAATAATAGTGAAAACTATAGTTATACTGATGTAACTACATTTACTCGCGGAGACTTCGTTTATTTTGTATTCTCTAACGATACAGATCAGATGCTTAAGGTAGAACGTTTCACTATATCCACTGCTTCCCATAGCGGCTCGTACTTGTTACAGATGGATGGTAGTAAGACGGGCGGCATTAAGAAACTTGAAATGGTACCTCTCCATGACGAATATTATCTAATTGGTCTTGGCGATACTGGATATGAAAACAGCAGCATTATTCGCTTTACATTTGATATTAGCGGCGTACCTTCAATTGGTCCCGTAACGATTAATACTCAGGCAGATATTGCAGTTGAAGATGTGGATGGTATCCATTACTTCTTCCAAGGCGAAACGCCTTACTTAACCTATGTATCGAAAGAGCGCGGGGTTAAGATTGGTAAGATTACTGGTACTGGAGATTCTCTAAATATCTTCTTTGGTGAAGAGTACTATTATCCATATGCTAGCGACGTAAAAAGCTTTGTGCATAACGGAACTCGTATGCTCTTCATTGACTATGATGCTTCTACTATTATTGGTGGCGTTACTGACTATCGTGAAGGTAAGAGTGATCTTGCTATCTTCCAAGATAAGTTAGGTAAGTTAGACGCTCTTGTTACTGGTATTCGTTATGATACTACCGGTGTAGTTCCACGTTAAGGTTTGGTGAAAACAAATGTATTATTTTGATGAAAATGGCAAACAGCTTATTTTAGGAGAACATATTACTTCTCCTGAACAGGCTGCTTATGCGACAGACGACAGAAACTCTTTGGTATTCAAAAGTGTACCGAAGAACAAAGCCATTAAAATTGTTAATGGCGAACCCACGTATGTAGATGTAGTAGTAGATCGTGCAGGTCTATTAGCCTATAACAAAGAACGGCGTGATGGCCGTATCCGTTCCGGCATTAGTGTAACTGCTACTTTCTATGTAAACGAAGAACTTAAGACTTCGCATACTGAAACAGTCCGTATTACGGATCGCTTAAAAAGTGATGTAGAGTCTATTGTAGTTCTGTTTAAGAACTGTCCTAGCTTTACTGGTCCTGCTTCATTACAAGTAGCGGATGATATCTACTTAGTTATCTCTAATGCTACTGAAGCAGAGAAGCTTTTCGTAGCGGGTAGTGAACATATCTTCCTTTGTTATGTTAAAGAACGTGAAGGTAAAGCTATGATCAAGACTGCCAGTGAAGCAGACTTCGTTCAAGTTAATCGTGATCTACGTCAGCATTGGACTCAGTTCGAGACAAACGTAACGTTGTAATTTACGGGGTGTTAATCACCCCCTCTTACTAGAGGGAATTAAACATGAGTAAGCCTCGCTTATCATACGACAAAACTGGCATTAACCCTCAGAACCGTATACCGAACGAACTGCATGACGTTGCTCTAGGCGGCCCTCGAATCATAATACTTAATGAAGGTAGTTACTATCTTGATTCTGTTGAGATTCGTGCGGGTAGTACCAGCGCGCCACTAATTAAAGGAACTGATTGGGAAATGACCCGACTGGATCTTGATGTTAGTGCAGATACCGGTAAGGAAGTTGGTTTCGGCATCTCGATTACCAACCCTACTTATCAAGGTGATACGCTCGTTACTTATCAAGCAGTAGGCGGGTATGAGGGGAAGGGACTGGGCTTCTATGAGGAATTAGCCAAGCTAATTACTGCTATTGGCACTGGACCTATCAGCTGGGAACGAATTAACCACCCCAGTACCTTTACTCCTGAAGAGCATACTCACTCAGTTAAGCAATTAACTGAATTGGAAGCTGTCTCTAATGCGTTAGACGGCTTGCGCGATGCGTTTCAGAAATCCCATTCATTGGGCATTACTGGTAACGCATTGGAAGGTAAGTCCAATCGCATACTGGCGTTGATAGCGTCATTACGTTCGGATATCAATAAGATTGCTTCCGGAGTAGTTGCTTCAGTAAGCGATGAGGATATCGGTAAGATTGATACGGATCTGGTAAACTTAGCCGCCCTTAACGCAGATATGATGTTAAGGATGCTGTATTTTGAACAAGAGCAAGCAGAGATTAAAGACATTCTAAGTCGACTAATGACTCAGCTTTCTGAAATGTTCCAGAATACTTCTGATACTATTAGTGTCAATTAATACCTAATACAAAAGTACTTCATGCTTTCTTCTGATTGTCTAGATACCTTAACGGGTATCTAGACAGTCTTTTTATGCTTGGAGGTATTGACAATGAAAACGCTAATGGATACAAGACTAACTAATCTGCTTCATAAGGCGAATATGTCGTTGACGAAAACAGCCAGTAGCATCAATGAAGTAGACGACGATACTGATAGTAACCAGCTATCTATTCAGGATGCCGTAGTTAGAATCTTGGCCATTGAAGCTATATTAAATGGTGAGGCAGGAGACCTACCATTTATCCATTCGTCTAAGATTACGAATGACCTTACTGTACCTACTGCCCCAGCTACAGATACTGTAGCAGGCGCTACTGAAGTATGGGAGATGCGTAAGAAGCTTTATGAGCTCCTAGATGCTTTAGCTAACTTTGATGGTAATGCCGACCCCAATGATTATCTTACTAACCTTAATCAGGTTATGGCATGGGCAAATGCTAACACAGACACTCTAGCCGCAATGGAGCCTGCTACTCCTACAGCAGCAGGTTTTATGTCAGCCCTGCAGGCCGGTAAACTAGCCAGTATACAAGAAGAAGCAAATAAGACAGTAGTTACTACCGATATCAACTCTACGTCTGGCACAGAAGCAGCTGCCGCTTCTATAACCAACCAACTAAAGACAATGATAGAGCAACAGGCTCTTAGTCAGGTAACAGCTGGGGAAATAGATAACCCGACCGCAATCACTGATGCTAGGAAGTTCTCACCTAATGACATTCTAGATATCATCAAGAAGCATGCAGTAACTCTTTTAGATGCCTCTAAGTTTGAGCGCACTATCTATATTCCGGGTGAAGTATTGGTGCAGGAATTTGGCACTAAACTAAGTGTACCTGATGGAGATTGGAATGGTAAGGTACATACGTCTTCTTCTAACTCTTCTGGTACAACTATTGTTAAGTTGACCCATACAGATGCTACTGAAGTAACATTAACTCATTCGGTAATAGCTCAAGAGATTTCGAATGTAACGCTTAAGGGCGGGACATGGACTATAGCAGTAACTCAAGCAAATCCAGTTATTGCTCAAGACCTTACTTTACTTTTCAGTCTAATAAAGCAATAATAAGGAGTCTAGTATGTACTATAGACTTAAACCTAACTTTACGGTAGGGAGTCTGGGAGGCTCTATTGGTACCGATATAGCAAAATGCTTATGCAATGAAGTTTCTGATGTTGATAGCTCTGCCCTTGAAAAGTTCACATTAATTGATTATCGAAATGATATTCCCGGTGGATGGACTAGCCGATCTGGCTCTACAATTAGTAAGGCTGACCCTTATAGCGGCGAAACTATAACACTTACTAATGCGACTGGTGGTAATGAAGGTAGTTTCACAGAAACTAAGTTTCAACTTGCATGGAACGGAACTACCACTACTATCTCCTTAAAGTCCGTTGGCGCGCCACTTAACAATTTTTATGAAGCAATTGGAACCGGAGATGTTATTCATATTTACATGGATAAGTGGTGTACTATAGTAGTCCCGACTAAGGCCAGTTTTGAAATGTCAACTGGAAATGGATTTATTCTCCTACATGGAGATGCCTTCTTTGAAAACGATGATTTAAGTACAGCGTACTCGTTGGCCTTTATAGGCATAAATGGCAATGGCTATGGACCCTCTAGTGGTACTAAAGGGCCAATACTAGACCTATCCACCGGAACCATATCATTTTCAAAAATAAGTTCTCCCGTACAGCTTTATACAGCAGGCACTAAGATCCAAGCTTTAGAGGAATCTGACATAGAGTATTTCTTTTCAGATCCCAATATAGTTATGGGGCTTGACATTTCGTATTGTGCCACTCCAGGGGCGGGAGTTGAGTCAGGCGGTGTCCAGAGAGTCTGGCCCTTAGAGTCTCCTGTATTCTTCCAGCCTGGAAAAAGTAGCTTTGGAAGTTCTGGCACAGTTGCTACCTATAATGGAATCGAATACCTAGCCTTAGGTTATCAGGCAAGTCCATCGCAGCCTGAAGAGGGAGTTAGAGTAGAGATTCCACTAAATACGGATGACCCAGACATAATTAGACCTAAGTTCACTTTTATCCATATCCCTTTTGCATAAGGAGACAAAGCAATGTTCTTTAAGTTTAGGGTCAATCCTAGCACCCCATTAAATACCTTTGGCTCTCTAGTTCCAGATTTTATAAAGGCATTTAGTGGAGAAACTGACCCGAGTGCATTCGACAATATTACGTTGTTGGAAGCTACCGGTAAAATATTCCCGGATAATTGGGAATATAAACTGGAAGGTAGGACATTTAGTATTTACGGGAAAGATCCTAATAACCCGCAAGGCTTGGATTGTAAAACTGGTATTACTATAGATCTAGGTATCAACGATGCCGATTTTAAAGGCAACTACGATATAAACCGTTTTGATAACGCCGGCAATATTATCAAGACTCACATGAGCTATAACCTTCAAGGGAATACAAATTTTAATGCCCAGGCATTAGCTCTCGCCAACGTTTATGCAGACTATTGTTTCTATATAGATGAAGAGACCTTTGTATTCCTTCCTTTAGAGTGGACCAATACCAGTCTTACAACTACTACTTATTTTTGGGGAAGAAATGCCGGGTTCTTTATGGGATTCTCTAGTCCATTTAACCCTTCTGCAGATTATAGTCAGTCGACTGGTTTCTTTCTTCAGTCAATAACTGGGGATGTTTATGCGCCATCCATAGGTTTTATTGATGATTATCCCGTTTATAAAGACCATCCATATTCATCAAAGAGGTTTAATCCGGGAGGGAGCTTTACTAGATTTTATTGGAGGTCTTCTGTAGATAGATTTATGGCTCTTAATGCCGATGTAACTTCTTTGGAAGCTATAGTTAGGCATCCGTCTGATAACAGACTAGCGAACGCTTGGTTTGTTAATAGCTATCGGAGCGGTATAAATAACACGAATACTCCATCTAACTGCTACGTATGGAAGGGTAAGCGAGTTAAGAAATGGATGAGGTTTGTTCCGGCAAACGCTCTTAGGAGAAAGGTGCAAATGGATGGCAAGAAAGGTTACCTCATGGCGCTACCTATCGCAGAGCTACCCACTAATGGGTCAGTGGCGACAACAATATCTGAATATTATTTAGATAAAACAATTATTATTTTTATGCCTATAGAGGCGTGAGGAAATAGAATTATGTTTATGCATCTAAAGCCGAAAACTACGGCAAATATATATCCCCATCAAGCAGTGCAAGATATCTTTGATATCGTAGAAGGTGAGACTTTATCTGAAAATTTAACGTACTATAACATTGAAACTCTAGATAGCCGTTATAGTACTACAACATGGAAACGTATTATCGATGGATCTTACATCCATATCATTTCCCCTGATCCGGATGATCCAGCCGGCAAATGGGGCGGGTTCTCCCTATTGACTACTACCAACGGAAGGATGTTTAGCTGTCTATCTGATGACGGGGTGACTGCCACTTCAGGATCGTCTTTTATTACAATTGCAGGTAATGCCAGTTATTGCCAGTTTAACGACACAACGGCAACTGAACTATTTGTCTATATGGACGAGCAGACTTTATTAATTATACCTACAGACGCATCCTACTTTACAGGTAGTAATCCAGGCTTGTGGGCCACTCATTCAAAGCGGCTGGCATCGGATGACCTACCTGCTAACTACAGTACCGTTAGTACTACATATTCGGTAGTAACAACTACCACTTCTTCCGCTAATCCAAGAAGTATTTGTTGTAGCGTGCCCGGGTTTGGTAGCTATAAAACACACGTCAATGAGCAAGCCGTCTTTAGATACAACGGCAAAACAGTAGCAACTCAATCTTCAGTAATGACAAATGCTCCGGGCACTGCAGATAACATGGTCGTTGGTGGACTTTACCTCGGTAGTGACACAACTGGATCGCTCCCGGTTTACAGAACTCTTAGGGATGATAGTCAGCTTCTTATCCAGCCAGTAACTGCATCTGGCGCATACGTCGGCCAGACTTTACTGATAGGTCCTTCTGGTAGTGAGAAAGAATATATCTGCCTTGGGTTCTCTATGTCAACAAGTAATAGCTCAGCGGCTACCACTTCTATACTGGCGTCAAGGAGTGGTCTACTCTTTATGTATTTACCTAAGGGGTAGAGTATGGCGGAATATACAGCAATATCTCTAAACTATTTGGAGTCACTAGTATCGTCACTGAATGTAATAGGGGACCCGGTAAGTCCGGGTCGACTTGTCGTAAAAAAGGGTACCTATACTTCAGAAACTATTCCTGAAGTTAGCTTCGTCCCTGACGGACTAAATAATTCATTTAAAAGTCTATCAGATTCTAGTCTAATTATCCTTAATGGTAATTATACTGCTTACGACGTTAGTAATGAAATATTCATTTTAAATCCCGTTTTAGACTTCAGAACCATCGACGGAGTTCAACTGATAATCTTTCCAGATTCATTTGAGTTTGAACCTGTATTAATGGATCTTCAAATGAAGCCTTCTGAGATAGTAGGTTCTAGAGCTATAGTCTTTAATGGACAGGTTCAGCCTAACTTTAAAACTAAACTAGAATCTACGGCGGCAGTTACTATAAATGGTATTAAAAGACTAACTCCTACTTTTGTTCCATTTGGTGCTGAACCGGATAAAGAGATAGTAGTAGATACTGATATTGCAATCATGTAAGGAAAAGAAATGATAGAGAAATTCATAACCTCTAATAGAGAGGCAGGCTTTGTCTTCTCCAAAATAGAAGGGGAGAAAGGAGACTTCTTTATTCACGAAGTTCCTGAAGAACGTGATATGAAACCAGTCAGTATTCCTGTATTGGTTAAAGGTGTTATTGAAGGGAATCGTAACGGTAAGTCCTATGGCATCATTAAAGCTAAGGATACGTTCGAAAGCCAAGATGCGATGTGGGGCCCTAGGTTCTATAAAGCTGGTACTTACCATATGCGTATCAAAGAGCCTACGGTCCATTACTGTATCTATTCGGTTAAAGATAACAAAGTAATTGTTCAAAAGAACTTTGTTATCCTAAAACCCGGAGAATCTATTCGTCAGTTTATGGGTAGTCATGTAGCCGTAATAGGCGGCTGTACTTATAACGATAGAGAGTATGTAAAGACTCGTGTATTTCCAGTAAGTGGAATTGGAAGCGATATCTTAAACTCTACTGAAAAACCTATTATTGTAGTAGCTTTCTCGGTGGAAGATGAAGATAAAGTGGAAGTAGAAACTGATTTCCCAGAAGAACTTATTATCTAAATAAAGACCTACTATCCTTAACCGGGTAGTAGGTTATTCTGCTGTTTCTGATTCTATGACCTAATACTAAAGCATTAGAGAGAAAGAAATGAAAGACTTACTCAATAACTTATTATTGAAAGTTAATGCTGCTAACAAGAAAGTTGCAGATAGTATAAATCTAGTAGACGACGACACGGATCTGAACGAGTCTGCTATTGCAACAATCCAGACAGAATTACAGAGTATCTCGGATGCTCTGGCGGGAACTAGCGGTAACCTTTTATTTGAAAGTGATGTACTCCAATCCTTAGGTACTCCAGAAGCTCCTGCTGCAGGTTCGGTAGTCGATGCCTCCTTATTATGGCAGATGAAGAAAGACTTAGATTCGCTACTGACTTCCTTTGCTAATTTCGATGCTGATGGAAACCCTAACGACTATATAGACAATCTAAATACAGTACTTAGCTGGGTGGATGCTAACAGTGCATTCTTAGACGCTATGTCTCCAGCTACCACTACTCAGTCTGGTTTCATGTCTAGTCTACAGGCAACTAAACTAGAAGGTATTGAAGAGGGTGCTAATAAGACAATATTAAATAGTGATCCTTCAACCAACAATGCTAATATAGCAGCCAGTACGGCGCTGACATTTGCCCTTAGAGAATTGATAAATAATCTTGAGCTAAATAAAGCCGCTGCCGACCATAGTCATCCAGTAGCAACTGACATTGCTGATGGATTAATGTCAAAAGAAGATAAGTCTTATCTAGATTCTTTACCTGCGGTTATCTCTGAACAAATAGCTAATAATTCTAGCTCTGGAAATTTTGAAGGCTTAGGTATCTTTAGAGCAGGGGCGATAACTGGGGGACATCAGCCTATAATTTCAGAGACTTATTATGGCAAGAACTTCTATATAGCCAGTAGAGATGGAACTAGACGCATTGCCTCTACTAATACTCATAGTACTATGTATTATGAAATAGGAGACTTTAAAGAAGGCGTTGTTACTGAACGCTTGAACACGTATGAGTTATTTGGTGATAATGTAGGCACCTTGGATAACCATTGCGTATGGGCAAATGAGGACCTCACGCAGTTATTAATAGGTTCTAACTATAATTATGGGTTCTTCTTACATCTATGGAGAAACGCTACTGATGATGGGTGGGACTTTAAGCGCTACGACAGACCTGCTGATTTAACCAGTACTGAATTCAGCGGTTTTGGATACGGTATGGCTGCTACTAAGGATATGTCTAGGATTGTTGTTGGCACCAGTGCTTCTGGCAATAAGATCTATTCTTTTAGCGTTTGGGAATGGAACGGTAGCGAATATATAGAGTCTTATAGAGAGCCTTTTACTTATAACTCTTCTACTCGTAATCATGGACTAGGAACGAATTTCGAGATGTCTGATGACGGCAGTATTCTATTTGCCGGCAATATGTACTCTACAAATAGTACGGGTCAAACCACAGGCGTAATTGAAGTCTATAAATGGAATGACGACACAAGCCGCTATGAACACTACGATACTATCGAGGGGCAGAGTACGAACTCAGGAAATAACTTTGGCGCGCAAACAAACCAAGATATGTTTAGAATTACGAATGATGGTACTGAGTTATTCCTAGGTGATCGATTCCAAGTAGTAACTGGTTCCTACTCCCGAGGTTGCGTAACTCGTTTCATAGACAATGGTACAAGTTTTGAAAAGGTAAGTGATGTAATCACAAATAGAATTCCTAGTGTTAATAGTTCCGGGTACTTCGGACAAAGCTTTACTGTATCGGAAGATAAGCAATATCTTTTTGTTATTGATCCATACAGACGCTTGCAGATAGGTTCCCATTACTACAACTATATTTCTTTCAGCGTTCATAAGCGAACAACCAATAGCGACTATGAAGAACTCTCTATGATGTTCATGTCGGATTTCGACTTCCCGTCAGTAATTACAGATTGGAGTATGGGTCAGTCTTTACCTTTTGCACAAGGTGCAGGATTTGGAATGGACTTTAAGGATGGTAAAGTATTTATGTCTGCCTATAAAAACTATGGCGGCTATAAAGGCTATACTTTCCAGCTTGAAACTTCCACAGACTGGAAAGAATCTGGCCCGGATAAAAACTTTACAACTCTTGTAGCGAATACCGGTTATCTAGATAGAGGTCCCGGCCTATGGCGAGCTAGATGGATCTATGAAATGATCTTGCAGTACTCCTCTGCTTCTAGTAGCGAACGGAATGATATAGCTACGGCTTTACAGAATTCTTTATTCAATAGTAATGGAACTACCTTCTCTCCCATGCATGCCGAAACAATAGGCTATGAAAACTTAAAGACAGAGAAAGTATTAGAATCTTCAAATACGACTCCTTATGGAGATATGTTGATTCCTGAAATTATCTACAAGAATGGTAAGTTATTTGCGTGTAGTTTTAATGGTCAGAATCCATCCTTGACCAATAAGTCAGATACTATCAATATCTTTAGCGTAAATGGCAGTGAGTTTACTCATCAACATTCCATAGGTGTCAGAGATGAAGGACTAAATGATCTCGATACCCTCCATTTTGTGAGTAATGATCACAGAGTTATTTGCGTAAGAGACAATGCCAACTTCTATTTCTTCATTGATGATGATGCAGGAGGCTATGTATTAGCACCGACTACACTTACTTTAACGAGTAGTTCCTACTCTCAATTCTGTGAAGTGAACGGCAAGGTCGTGGTCTTCTCTAGTAATGAGGTAGTGGGTAATTCCAGTAACCATGGTAAATTATTGGAAGTAGTAGTTGACTATGTAGGTAAGGATGTCTCGGTTGCTGATTATTTTGTGCCTCCCGAAATAGCCTCTAACTCACTTTGGGGACGTTCAGGTAGAATCTCAGAAGACGGTTCTGTCATAGTAGTTAGTATTAAAAACGGACGAAATGATATTTCTGGTAACCTTCTCATATATAGATGGAATGGTTCTGGTTATGACCAGATTCACGACTATGTTTATGACGATGTTGTCGAAGGTTATAACTCTAATTCTAGTAGCTATAACGGCTGGCCCTATAACGTAGATATGACTCCTGATGGAAAAGTCATTGTAGCAGGTACTATTCAGGCTAGTAGGGAAGTAGGCGAGTTAGTTGTCTTTCAAGATAATGGTACTACGTTTGATAAAGTCTGCAGTTTACCAGAACTGAAGCTTTACGAATACAGAAATGGAGAAGGTTTAGTTAGAGGATTTAAGATATCTGATGATGGACTTACCATAGCCCAACATACTCTAGCAGGTACGTTTGTATGGGCAAGGGCTAGCCTTAACGATGTCTTTGAAGCAACTACTTGGTTAGTTGATGCAAACACTCGTATAGGTGGCCAGGAGTTTATTGGTAATGATAAGTTCCTTTACCTTCGTACGCCTCGTTATAATCGACAAGACTATGCTCTGATAACGGCCGAAAATGGCTCATTTGTACCATTGAAGGCAACTGGAAATAAGGACATCCTAACAGCAGGAGAGAAGGACAATAACTTTATACCTTCCAGAAGGAAACTTAGAGATGATATAAAAGCCGTTGTAAGAGAAGAAGCTTTAGCCCCAACTATAATTACTAAGAATGGCGTTAAGGATTACTCTCGTAGTAGTAGTGGGAAGTTTGCCTATTCGACTAAGTATGATAGGGATATCTATTTAGCCGGAAGCAATACCGTTGTTTATCGTCCTTCAGACTTAACCACTTTGAGAACAGTACCTAGACCGACTGCAAAGTCAGTCTGCTCTGTCAACATTATTGATCAGGATAGATTTGTGATTACAGATCTATCTAGTACGACAAACAACGTTCATGTCTATAGTTACGTTAGCGATAGCTTTACGACATTTACTTATCCCGGAAATATAATAGACTCAACGGTAGATACGGAACAAGAGATACTTTGGATTCATGATCAAGATACTAATGTAATTTCTTCATTAAGACTTAGCGACGGAGGTGTACCTAGCGACATAACGTTTACTGTAAATACGTCTACATCTAAGCTTCTTTATGTAGGAGGTAATACTGTCTTACATATTCCTAATAAGTCGGATGCTGAAGATGCTCGTTTACTAGATGTTTCTTCTGGGAATGTTTTAGTAATTGACCCTAGTCATAAAGACGCTATGAACAATAACTTCAGTACGCTTATTTATGATGAAGGATACATAGTTCTGATTAGCAGCGAAGGGACTCCTGAGTTTAAATCATATGGTATGCAGGTTAGTCGATTACTAACCCATGAAGAACTAGGGGGATTTGATGGCAGGGAATCGGCAGGTAATGCCATTGGGTCTTTACGCCCCGGCGAGGTTTACCGTACTTCCACTCAACTTTCTTCTTATGAGTCGAATACGTCAGCTACAAGAAGTAGTATTCTGTCAAGCTTTGTGTCGAGAACAGAGGCTGGACATAGTACGGTAATGAATTCTCAATATTGTACTACTCAGGGATCATGGGGGAGCATACTAAGTTCTAAGGCTACTTTATCTGACGATACCTATTCCACTACATGGGGCTACCATGCAGCAGAGACGACTCCGACAACTGCCAATGCAACTGCAAGAATCGACTCTAAGACAGGAATAGGACATTTTTCAGGAGGAACTAGTACGACAGGTGCTGACTATGCAGAATACTTTGAAAACTTAAATGAAGAAGAAGTAATGGTTGGTACTATTGTTACATTGGAAGCGGGTAAGATAAGGAAGGCTACCGAAGGGGATGATATACTAGGTATCATTTCTGCTACAGCAGGCGTGGTCGGTAACGATGCTCCAATTAGCTGGAATAGTCGTTATCTAAGAGATGAGTTCGGACGCATAATGACTGAGAAGGTTACTATGGTTAAATTTACTATAGGAACTAAGGAGTTTGAAATGCCAAGAGCGCAGACCTCTGTCTTACCTGAGGTATATGAAGAGTATGTTGTTGACGTACCTTTAGAAAATCCAGAGTTCAATCCGGACTTAGCTGGGGATTATATCCCTCGTTCAGAACGGAAAGAAAAATGGTCTCTAGTGGGATTACTAGGGCAGCTTTATGTACGAGTCAATGAGGATATTACGACTCGCTATATAGGTGCTACAGGATATGGTTCGACAAAGAAAACGTCATTACGGCTAATGGAAATGACAACACCTTTCGATCTTACCAAAGGCTATGGAGTGGCCAAATGTTATTTTAAATAATTAACACATTTCATAGCAGAGGGTACGGATTTCCGTACCCTCTTTTTTTGCCGTTAACCGGTAATAATAAAGTATTAGTTTTGTGTTTTTTACGCACTACAAAAATTCTGATCCTTTGTAGAAAATGGCCACAGAGTCATTTGAAGTACTACCCTTCTAAGCTGGATTTTTAAGTGTTACAATGGATGTAGTTTAGTTGGAACATTGTCCTTTTTTGCGACAAATAGTCATAGGAGACTAGGGTATGCACCTCTCTAATCAACTCGAAACCTTGTTAGCCAAAGCATCTCAGGCCTTACAGGAAACGAGCCAAAGTATAAACTCCGTAGATTCTCAGTCGGATAACAACGTTGTTCAGATTGCTACACTCACAAACCAAATTCAACAGGTTTTAGATCTTCTATCTGGTATTACCAATATTAATGAATTTCTTTCTGACCAAGATATTATCTCGGACTTGGATACTCCAGCACCTCCTGAGAATAATAAATTGGTTCAAGCCTCAACAGTTTGGCAAATCAATAAAGAGCTAGAATCCTTACTAGATACTCTAGCCGCTTTCGATGGCGATGCTGATGGCGTCGATTATGTCGAGAATTTAAATTCAGTTATGACTTGGGCTCGGGCCAACAAAGACATACTGGATGCGATGGCACCCGCTACGCCAACGCAAACTGGTTTCTTTTCAAAGGAAGACAAAGCCAAGTTAGATGCACTTGAGCAGGGCGCGACTGCGACCAATCTTTCTGACGATGAAACAACGAATGATTCAGCTACCGCAGCTAGTACTGCATTGACATTCAAATTAAAAACTGCCCTAGATGACCTTGCTCAAACTGTTAGTGACATTCAGGCTAATGGCGGAGGAGGCGGTGGCGGAGGTTCCATTACGGATGCTGATGGTGCCGCAATCGAATCTGCTCTAGATGCTCGTTATAACAGTACAGCATGGCGTGATGGATTGTCCGAATGGACAAATACATTACCTACTATAGTCGATATTAATCAGACTACTAAGGCAACTCAAGACCTAATTATTAACTTAGATAATTATGGTTCTGATCCTGACGAAGGTCAGACCTTGACGTATACTTGTTCGCCAATGACTAATGTCACATTAGCGGGTTCCATACTGACTTTCAATAGCCCTAATGTAGGTACCGAAGTATTTACTATTACGACTGACGATGGAGCAGGCGGTGGCGCGAGCGCAACACTAACGATAACGGTTACTCGTTTCGGATATGTTGAAATAGTAGATAAGACTGAATATGCTGTTCAGGGAATCGCCAAAGTTATTACACTTGGCCCTACTCATGACGATGAGAATGATCAGGCGGTCTATACTGTTACCGGTAGTACAGATTTCGTAATGGGCCCAGGTACTAACGAAATAACATTCACGGGTACTACTGTTGCTTCCGTTCCTCTTTCTGTACAAGCAGACGATGGTAATGGGAATATATCTAATGCTACTATTACCGTTGAAGTAGAAGCGCCAAGTACTAATCCTTGGCCTGTTGTACAGAACGTGTCACCGCAATATGTAGCTAAGGGAGCGACCTTTAGTTTAACGCCAGTAATTACTAACCCAGCTACGGCTGGTGAAGTGAACTGGTTTAAAGAGTTTGGGCCAGATGACCTAGAAGTTAATCCTATTACTGGCGAGATTACGTGGAATACGCCTTCTGATTGGCAAGCAGAATCTTTTCACGTTATTATCAGGGCAGTTAACTTAGATGCAACAGATGGGATGCTTGAATTCATACTACACTACGGAAAGACTGCCGGCGATGTAGTTATGGTTGGTCCTAGTCATTCCTATAAGACATGGCAAGAAGCGCATCCTAACCTTGTTTCAGGACAATCTATCATTATTGAAGATGGTAGCTATTCTGATTTTGGTATGGGTATAGGCCGTTTTAATAACGGTAACTGGTATCCGCCTTCAGGTACAGCTACGGCCCTGACATGCGTTATGGCAGAAACAGTGGGCGGTGTTACGCTAACTGGTGATGCAGGCGTTTCATTTGTTCTCTGGAGTGCGGGAAAGAGTGAAGCTCAGGACATATCCTTTAGCGGGTTATTCGTTAAAGGCGGTCCGTCCATCAATTTCAATGGGGATAGTAACGATAAACTAAATACTCGTGTTAAGCGCATTAAAACTATTGCCTGTGGTTGTGATGGCGATGACGCCATTCCCATTTATAGTCGTATTGCCGACGACATACTCATTGAAAGCTGCTATGCTTTTGGTGGAGGTCGCTATAAGATATCGACTAACGAGTCAACTCGTGTAGTTCAGCGTCGTAATTTAGGACGTATGGATAGAACTGATATGGATGGCGTAGAGGACCCCAAAGGCACATTCATGGCGTACAATACGTGGGAATTCTACTGGTCTAACCTTATTGATCTTGATGCCCTAGATCGTTTCCGTTCCAACGGTGAGATAGTTGGGGCCTTCGGTACCCCTGTAACAGGTACCGGAACTACACCTGAAGGTTCGTTTGGTATCATTACTACCTGTATCCACCTTAACTCTGAAAATCGTCTTTGTAACTTCGATTCCCAACTCTCGTCTGCAGGTGGCCATTCTGACGTCAAGATGGAACATGTTGCAAGTTTCAATATTAAACCGGACTGGGCCTATGGTTATTCATGGGGCTCTGGTTGGTTTGACCGGATGAGTATTGTTAATATTCAACCATTGGCTCCTGTTGACAGTGCTATGATAAATACGGGCGGTCGTTACTATTGTCGAGGCATGACTAACTCGATTATAGATCAGGTTGATATAACTACTAATGGCGGCACTGGTGACTTTTTCCGAGAACTAAATACTGGTCCGGTAGACATACCGTATAATGGCGGCGTATCCCGTACAGTTGAAAAGTATGGCGTCTATGGTAACAACATAACCAATGTCGATACGGCAGGTATGATTGGTACAGGCGCACAATACGAAATAAATACTACGACGGTTGATGTTTCAGCAGCCTTTGACTACTTGACTCGCGTAAATGACGACCATGCGCTTGCAGGTCAAAAGGGAGCCGAGGTACTTTATCTGAAAGGGAAGTCTGGGCGTTTCTTTGGAGACGCCGGATATGATGAAGATACGAAGATTCCTATGTGGCCGTTTCCACTTCAGCATAAGATGGCTGAGAAAATGCGTGAGTGGACTTACACTGGACCTACTTATAGTGGTTGGGATTACACTAACCGAACTGTTGGGGCTAGTGAAACGGCAGACGGTAATCGTGGCGCATCTGCAATTGGTGAGACCATTACCAATTACGTCTGGGGAGCCTTAGGAAAAACAGTACCTCCGTTTAATGTAAAGGCCGTTCCGGAAGACGGTGGCTGCACGATTGTTTGGGAGAAGCACGCCCCGATTTCTCGTGATACCATTACCGGCTATAGAATTTACGACTACAGTCAGGTAGACGGTTCCTTGAGTAATCCTCGCACTATTTCGCGAGATTCTCACAGACACCAGATAACCGGTTTATTGAATGGTTTTGATGCAACGTTTGTCGTGACAGCTATTGATTCTGTTAAAGGGGAGTCGGGATACGGATATCCGGTGACGGTTAGACCGAATGGTACGCCTACGGTCAAGCCTACTATAACTAATGTGACTGGCAACTTAAACCTAATTGAAGGTACAAACTTTACGTTAGGGGCGGTAGTTCAGGGTTACGAAACGCTCTCATGGCTACGGAACGATGTTGTTATCAGTTCTGTAACTGAAGAATCGTATTCGTCCGTAGCCGCTTTGGTCGATGATGGTGCAGTTTATAAAATCCGTGCCGGTAACCCGGTAGGCATTACCGAGGTCGTCATTTCGACACTCTCCGTAATTGCCGTGGATTCTACTCCTCCGTCTGTCACTATTGCATTAAATGGTGATACGTTAAACATTGGCTTAGTTGATAACCTCTATCAGAAAGCTGATATTAGCCTGCAGCTTTTTGCTGATGATACCCCTGTCGGAAACTCGTTTTCTGGCGCAGTAAGTTCCATAGATTTACTAAATGAAAATTTACCTTTGGGTAACCTTTCTTTACGTGTGGAAGCCACTGACCCGCAAAACAACACAGGGACGTCTAGCACAGTACAGTATACAGTAGGTAGTCCGATCTTTACTGATGACTTTACAGACGCAAGTCAATGGCTTGCTGGTATTTCTGCGGTAGGTAATATTGGTACTGTAACTGAAACTGCTAGAACCTCAAGTGACGTCTGGACGAATACGACCGGCTTTACGTTAAAGTGGAAGCAGAAGATCTTGGATCAGATGGGCGATTACGTCCTTTTCAATATGGATATAGGTATCGCTGTAGACGGTAACCGTGCAGGTTCAGTCCGACTACGTTTTTATAAACGAAGCGGAAGTAACTCCCTTGCCAGCTATACTAGCCGAGCGGGCGTCGCTACAGGCTTTACTGATACGTTTAATGCTGGTAACCCTACTTCGGATACTGGCGGTAACGAACCTTTAATTCAGTATGAGGCAACTGCAATAGGCACTACCTTCACGTTAAAGGCAGATGGTGTAGTTATTCTGACTGAAACCCTACCGGAAGACATCGGACCGTTCGATGGTAGAATTCAATTTGACCCGGATACTGCTGGAGATATTGAAATTTCGGATATAGTTGCATATGGAGAAGAAATTCCCGTTAATGCTGCGCCTACCGTAGATCCCCAAACAGTAAATGTAGGAGTTGGTCAAAGCCGAGTCATAACTCTCGGAGAGCTAACGGATTCTGATGGAGATACGTTGGTCTATAGCGTTACAGGTTCAAGCGACTTTGTTGCAGGACCGGGCGCAAACGAAATAACCTTTGAATCAGCTAGTGCCGGAGTCCATACGCTTACCGTGACTGCTGACGACCAGAAAGGCTTAAGTACTTCAAACACATTAACGGTTATTGTATCCATTCCACGTCCAGTAAGTCTAAAGTATGCTTTTAGCGGCTGGGCAAGTATGCAGAATAATCTAGGCGGCCAAAATGATGGACTAGATCCTTCCCTCTATAATCTTGTCGGTAAGATGATGACTGATAATGGCATTCTTGGCTACGTCAGTGATTTTGAATACCTTCCAGAAGGGTCTCCTGACATTGACGGAACAGTCGCTACTGCACACGCAAATTCCACCGATTCCGAAGTATTTATTATTTCGGCCTATCCGGGTTCTGACGGTATTTGTGCAGATCCTGCTACGTCATCTGGCGCTAAGGGCTCCGGTGCCGCCGGCTGGGTTCAGAGAGTAGTTGATATTGCTACGCTAGCTGAAAGTAACGGCATGCATCCCGTTCTGTTCCAAGCATGGGGTAATGAAAATGCAAAAGCGGACTGGGGCAATGCTAAACTTAACACCGATGCCATTCTAGGCATTAAACAGATTGGGGTTATTCGCACAGCAGAAATACTCAAAGCAGTGTACGACGATACTGCTTCATATGCAACAAACGTTGCCAATGGCAGGACTAAGTACGAACCTCCTGTGGATACCATGTGGTCTGGCGATATCTCAGATACAATTAATGGTTCTTATGCAATGCTTTATGCAAATGCGCTAGCTACCATGAAATATATTTCGGGAATAAGTGCTGCTGACAACGCATATGTCGTACCAGCGTACTACCAAATGCCTGCTGCATTAGTTAGTCTCATTAAGCAGAAGGTAGATGAGATTCAGGTAGAAACAATGAATGTCTACATACCGGTTGGCGTAGCGCCATCTGCAAACGACATTAATGTAAACGCATATCAGGGTGATAGCTATGCCTATGATTTAGAGGCATTAACGCTTATTTCTGATGATGTTGCGATTATACCTGCAAACTTTACGCTTTCTAGCGCCACTGCTGCTCACTATACCAGCGCTAATATAGCTAACGGTATTTTGACGATAGTGCCCGGGAGTTCTTATGAGGGCCTTTCCCCTATTATAGTAACTTATACGGATGCTGATGGAAACATTACACCTTTTAATGTTAACGTCAATATAAGTGCTAAGCCATCTTCAGATGCAGTAAAGGTCTGGATAGATTTTGGTAAAGGGTCGGGTAGTGCATTCGGAACCGACGGGAATCTTTATAACCACGCTACTGCACTCGATGGCGGCGGTGAAGTTATAAACCTTATTCGTAGAATGGACGCACTTACCACTCAAGGTAACCTACAGGACGTTAATGGTGTCGTAGTAGGGTCAGTTAGTGCATTGACAACGGATATGTACTCTCCGGGATATGCGTCTCAGACAGATCCGATTGTAGTTGACTATAACCCTGATAGTTACTTTGACGGCTCGTTGGCTACCATACCTAAAGGTACAACTGTATCTTTCTCTATCAACGGCTTAACGCCGGGAGATAAGTTCGTAGTTGGTATTGGCGGTATGTATCCATATGCAGATGCTACTAACGTAGTAGATGTAAACGTCAATGGGGTAACTGGCAGCTATAACTCGTCTCGTCTATCTAACTTGTTCAGTACATGGCAAGATATAGTGACGGTAAATGCAGATGGTAAAATTATCTTTGCACTTAGTCAAAATAGTACTGCCGATCGAGGAGGTTTGTCTTATGTTACCTTAGAGAAGCAGGCAGGTTTACCGCCAGCTACTTCTAACTATTCAGCTGGCGATCAGGTAATCAATCCTAATATGCCAACGGCCATGCCAGATAAATGGGTTAATGTTGAAGATCCGACTACAGGAACGCGCCTAACGCGTGTAACTGACTCTAGTACAGACATGCAACTATCTACCCAGGCGTTAAATGGCAGCTCCAGATGGAGTCAAGAAAATGCTGACGGCTCACTTTATATTGCCTTTGGAAGTGACTTATCGTCGTCTACCGTACTTAGGAAGACTACTGGTGCGGTTGTAGCCTATCTGGCGTCTGATGACTCAGGAGCCGATGCTAGCACTTTAGGTCTAGAGCATGAAGTGCGGTGGGATAAGACTGGTAATCACGCAAACAGGGTTTACTTCAGAAGCGGCATGAGTCTATATCAGATTGACGATGTAACTCAAAACGTTAATGCAGATCGTTCTAATCCGACTCGCTCAGTAATTAAGGACTTTAGTTCGTTAATTGACTGGCCTGCTGGAACAGAAGCGTTTGATAAGAAAATCTTCAATGGTCAGAAAGGGGATAGCTCTTTAGATTCCGACCATTGGGCATTTATGGCTGCTTACAATGACGGCGGTACTTGGAGAATTCGTGCTATAGTGCATTATCAGATTTCTACTGATACTACGCATATTCTTTATCCGTCTGACTTGATAGGTAGTAGCCTAGATTCTACTCAAGCAACTTCCGACTACTTCACTAGACAACCTAGTGCAGTAGGTATTTCTCCTTTGGCGACTGGTATTGTAGTACACGTTGCTCGTTCAGATACTGGCGTTTTCGAAGACTTAGCCGATACATGGTTGGATGGTACACACTTGTGGCCATTAGACTTAGATTGGAGGGCATCAAACCCATTTAAGATTTCGATTAGTGATACCAACTCAGGTTGGTGTTGGTCAGCAGACGGTCGGGAAATGTTTACATACCTAGATGACCGACGGGATATGTTGTGTGCCACTTATATATCTGGTGCATACAAAGGCTATAGCTTACCTAATACTGCAGTACCGGGTCAAGATCCGGGAGTAGGTACAATAGACTTTGCTAGACATATTGATCTTGCATATACAGAAATACATTTTAGTCAGATGCCTCAAAGTAAGCCGGGCTGGGTTTTATTATCCACCTACGATACTAGTGACGAATGGGCCGATGATCAACTAATGATGTTTGAAGTCGTTGACCATAACTCCTCTCCTAATTGGTGGAGGGTTAGTCCTATGTATAGTAAGTATAGCGGTCAGGCTTTTGATGAAGCTCCTGCGAGCATGTCTTTGGATGGTAATTCTATCTATGTGTCACAGAACTGGGGAACTAGTGACGGCGCATCGAATGAAGTATTCCGATATGACTTACCTGAAGATTGGCAGACTACTGCACCTACCACTAACAGTGGTGTTGTATATGGTGAAGTAATTGAAATAACAGGCGTGGAGGTTTCCTAATGCCATTTACGTACATTGTCGATACGAATCCTGCGGTACAAGGTAATGCGGATACATTCGCTACCTTTGATGCCTGCATGACTCATATCTATGATACACATGGCGTTTACCTCGATAGTGGTGGTGATGCCGGATTGGTTACGATTAATTTCCGTAACTCATCTGGCGTCCCATTAAACGAGTTTGTAGACGTTAATAGGTTCTTCCCTAACGGTACAAACCGTATTGAGATCGTTGGCCAAATGGCCAACGGTTTTCCTGCGGTTGTAGAAGACTGGGTTGATAACACAGAAACTCTCGTATTCCGAGTCTACGATGACTACATAGATGTTTATGGAGAAACTGAAGACTCGTTTATAATTCGAGGTGATTTAGCGGTAACCACCGGCAAGGCGCTCTTTTCAGTATCGAAAGATATGTCGAAGTTTGAGCGCATTTCACTTGACGGTGTAGATAGTAGCTATTACGCTGGTATAAGCGGAAGTAATACTGCCACCGGCTCTCATCTTAAAATTGTTCGTTGTAAACGTCAGTTTTATGGTGCCATTCGTGCAGGTAATGTTTCACTTGACCATTGTACCATAAATAACTGTCGTCTTATCCGTAGTTCAGGAATCATCACAAATAGTATTGTAGCAAACATCACTTCTCATTCTGAGAATGACGGCTTTATTGATGGCTCGGATTACAATATCTACGATGTTGATAAAGCGACTATAAAATATAACTCAAGTGTAGCGGATACTAGTCTAGTTGATGTAAACAGCCAGTTTAGTGTCGACATTGCGGCTAACTTCAACGAAGATACCTTTGGGGCTTATAACCTTAAAGCGGGCTCCGTTGCCGAGAATGCGGATTCTACAGGTACCGGTAACCCGGGTGCTGATACGGATGCGTTAGTCGGCGAGCCGCCACAATTAAGTATCTACTTAAATGGCGATACTCTAACTGCGGTAGTTTCGGATGACGCCACCGCTAACCCTAGCCTACAGCTTTATATAGACGGGGTGGCTCAAGGGAGTGCTCAAACAGCAACCTCTTGGGATATGACTCAGTTTGCTTTAGCTACTGGTGTTTATAGGTTATCGGTAGAGGCTACGGACGACGACTCTAACTCTGCCGTGTCTAACGAGCGCTACTATTCAGTGGGAGGGATACTTAAGGTACTTTTCTTAGGTAACTCCTTGACTCAAACACCTGTAGAACCCGCTGGGGTTTCTGACGCACTTTACCATACCGTCCGAAAAATGTTTCAGTCTGTCGGCTCCGACATTTTTATAGACTGGAGTATGATTGGCGGCGCTACATTTGAAGAGCATTATGGCAGTACTGTTTCAAGATCCAAGATCAGTTCTGGTAACTACGATGTTATCTTGATGCAAGGTGAAGGTAACGACTATGCCGATGATGCGTGGTATGATACCTGGTGTAAACCAATGGTTGACGATGCTAAGGCGGCAAATACCGACTGGGTTTTCTGGGCACACTGGCATCGCGAGAATGAAACTGATCGATATGCCGATCGACTGGCAAATCAGGTAAATGGCGCGGCACGAATGGGTTGTGACTTAATTGACACAATCTCTGCATGGCACAACATTCAGGCTAATAACCCTACGTTTGACCTTTATGCAGATAACACCCACCAGAACTTGGCAGGTGAGTTCATAAACGCCATAGCCATTTACCGTTACCTTACAGGTAATCCATCTTCAACACCGTCTTATGTCCAACCCTTACTTACTACTGATGTAGGTAGTGGTGGTCTAGGTTATACTACAGCTGATCTTGATATTATCCGAACTCAAGTAGATACGGACATTACAAATCAGTTTGTTAGGACTGGGGTAAATAGCTGTAGCGTTATAATTACACAACCGTCGGGCGCGATTGACGTCACTGTAGGTACTGAAGTTACTTTCACGGCAACTGCTACAGATAGCTCTACTGGCGATCTGTCAGCAAATATAGTCTGGAAAGATAATGACGGTGTTACTCTACATACAGGCAATACGTTTTCTACTACAACCCTACCTACTGGTAATTTGCTTATTACTGCAAACTGTGTAGGTAGTGATGGAAAGACAACTACTGCCGCACGGTCGGTGAAGGTTCGTACATTAGTCAATTCTGCTCCTGTTACTCAGAAGGGCTATAGGGAAGTTGATTACCAATCTCCGTTCACTCAGCTTAGTTTAGCAGCTTTGATGACGGATGATAACGATGAACTTGATCTTAATACACTGACGATTACTCAGCAGCCTCGTAACTGTACGGCTGTGCAGGACGGTCAAACGTTAACTACGTTAAATGTTGACTATTCTGGCACAGAGTTTTATGGTACGGATACCCTAAAGTATACAATTGCTGATATGGATGGCGCTGTATCAAACGAGTCTGTCTATGAGATTTACGTTAAGCCGCCACCTGCTTCTACGGGTACCCTTCGGGGCGGCCTGAATATTACAAGAGGCTCTGCCTTTGTAATTGATCTGGAGCGGTACTGGCCTAATGGCGATGCGTCTATGGTGGAGGTCTATGTTGTCGATACTAGTGATGGGACTGAATATAAGTGTACCGTTACAGCGAATGCTAAAAACGAGATTACTTGTACAGCACCAAACACAATCGATTTAACTACGACTTTGTCAAACGCAACAATTCGAATAAAACCGATAGCCACTCTGGGAAAGGGTGATGGCAGTAGTACGGCTAATACGAATGAGCTGCAGGATCTCAGCTTTAGTATTGCTGCCGGTGCAGATGGAATTCTTCGTAGTACGCATGAAAATGGTAGCGTACCTTCATTAATAGCGGGGCCATTAAATGTTTATCATTTTGATGGTTCAGTAGCAGTAGGAGGTTTGTTTGATAGGCCGGGTGTAGTAGTAACGGCCAATGACGCTACATGGGAAGTGATTGAAGAAGACGCCTTAGGTGGTAGCTTTGAGTACTTTACTGGTGGCGGTTATTCCTATAGTGCTGGTAGCACTGCAGGTATCGCTTACTTTAAATACCTTGTTCGTGACGGTAATGAAATCGCTATTGCAGTGGAACGCATTACAGTTACATAAATGGAGTTTGAAAAATGAAACGTTTAATCCAGCTTTTGGTTTGGTCTATTTCTTTAACCATTATGTCAGAAGCAAGTGCGCTTAAACTAAACTCCGGTAACAGTACCACAGTGGCCCGTGGGGCCACTGTATCTGTATCGGCCGGGAAAGTTTATTATGTTAGGCCGGGTGGAGGGAATGACACTCAATGTACTGGCCTTGCTGATGTTGACTATGACGGTAGTGGGACAGGAGAAGCTTGTGCTTTTTCTACTCCATTCTACGCCCTTGGGTCTGGCGACGTAGGCCTTAAAATGGTTGGGGGTGATACACTAATAATTGCTGACGGTAATTATGATATTGGGTACGGTGCAAAAGGTACTGAAGGCTTAAGTTGTAGTACGTCTTGGGCTTGGTCATGCCATTTAAGTGCTATTCCCTCAGGAACCCCCGGAAGGCCAACGCGAATACTTGGAGCTAACTATAAAACAGGTTGTGCAACCAGCCCTAAGTTTATAGGTATAGAACGGGCCGAAGCAATTCTTAACTTAGAGGATTCCAACTTTGTTGAAGTTCAATGCCTTGAGCTAACGGATGATGAAGAATGTGGACAAGGACATCTCTCTACTCCTTATGGAATTGGGGTCGCTGCGGCATGTGCAGGAGAGTATCCATTCGGCCGGTGGGCACGTAATGGAATCTATGCGGCGAGATCCGACAATGTTTATCTGAAAGATATCCATATCCACGGAACAGGCTCTAACGGACTCTATTCGCATACCCTATCAAACTGGCATCTAGATAATGTTGATATCATTGGTGTTGCTAGCGCAGGTTGGTCAGGTGATGCCGGCGGCAACCCTACCAACAATACGGGTTATTTTAGATGGTGGAATAGCGAAATTAGCTGGAGTGGCTGCATAGAGTCTAAAACACAAAATGGTTATATGCTAGATGCTAGCTGTACTGGTCAGAATGGTGGCAACTATTCAGACGGTATCGGTTTCAGTAAAACAGGCGGTAATTACCATTTTAAAAATATGCTAGTCCATCACAATGTTCAGGACGGCATAGACCTACTCTATCTTGACGGCGAAGTAGGGACTGAACTGCTCGTTGAGGATTCTTTATTTTACGGGAACGGTGGTAACGGACTAAAGTCAGGACCTACATATAGCGGACAGCTCACTCGTGACAGTACGATAATCGCTAACTGTAGTGAGATGGGGGATAGTAAACGCTGGGTAGCTGCCGGTACAAACACAATGTGTCGGGCAGGCGGTGGTCCTATTAGTGGACGAGGAGTTTATGAACGCGTCTCTATTTATACAAATGGCGATGGAATTTTCTCTACTCAATGCCGTTATGAAAAATGTGGCAATGTCCACTTTATAGACTCTATCTTATTTGCCGGTGATGAAGTAGACTGGACTGGTGGTGATGATACTAGGACAGTTGAGAAAGCGGCATTAGGCTGGAACGATGCAGCTGCCAACCCGGCCTCGGAATGGAGGTTTACGAATACCATAGTTTGGGACCCAAAAGGCACCCTAGCTAACGGAGTGGTGTATTTCGTAAATGGGGTAGAAACGACAATAACCGATAACTGTCAGGTATCTAGTTTTAAGGATGATACGTTAGACCTTACTGGCTGTCAAGACCCCGGCTTCACCGCATTCCCCGGAGGAGCAGATGGACCACTATACTGGAATGACGTAGAGTCTTTAGAGATAGATCCTAGTAGTCAGTTCTTTGGAAAAGAAATAGGCGATTGGAGAAGACAGTAATGGGACAAACACTTAGAGTCGGCTCGGCTCAAGCTCATACGAATATTATTTCAGCACTAACGGCTCTAGGTGATATTGCCGGTACTGGAGAAAACATCATCTTGGTGGATGCTGGGTATAGCACAACTGAAGATTTGGTTTTAGGTAGCTATATATCGAACTCTGGATCTGGAGACTTCATCCGTATTTCTGGAGACAGTGGAAGGTTTACCCTTACACCCTCCGTTGATTCGATTGAACTAGATGCTACAGATTGTATCTTAGAGAATGTCGATATAGTTACAGGGATAGCTAACCAAACGGCAGTACGACTAACCGGGACCAACGTTCTCCTTAGACATTATTCTATTACACGCAATGCAAATGGATATTGTATTAGTGGTACTGGGGGCTCCGGAACGATTGAAGACGGTATCCATTACGGAGATATCTCTTATCAAGCAAGGACTCTCCCTACAGCCAGAAGAATAACATGCGGCCCTTCCGATTACGGGCTTCATGTAACGACAGCCGAAGACTGTTTGGTATTTGATACGTCATTTAGTGACGATATAAATGCCACTACAGTAACCAACTGTGCGACGTCAGATACATCTGGTACATCTCCGTATCAGAACATAGTTCCGGCAACAGAGTTGGTGGACCCGACAAATAACGACTATACCTTAAAGGCCGATTCTCAGCTCATTGGTAAGGGTGTTACTGGGTTCAGTATCGGCGGAGACCAAACGACAGGCTATACTGCCCCAGCCACGCTCTCCTCTCTAACTATTAATAGCATTACCCAAACCACCGCCACAGCGAACTTAGATACAGATTTTGGAGACGGAAGTCTTTACTGGGTTTTAGTTACTGATGGAAGCAGTCCTTCAGTAGACCAGATTAAAGCTGGTACTAATGAAGACGACACTGTAGCAGCGTTAAGTGGTAGTCAAGCTGTAGGCGGAGTGGGCGCGCAAATTGTCAGTCTGACAGGTTTGACGCTCTATACTGACTACGTTATCTTTATCGTACATGCAAGAACGGCAGTCTCTAACTCTAATATCCTTACGGCGGCGTTTCAGAGCGCAGATACTCCAAGACCGGTAATATCTAGTCTGAGTGGCTCAGTTGTTGAAGGAGAATCTTTATTGATAACCTGTACCGCAGCCGGAACATCTAGCGGAAAGGTTACTATAGGGGGAGTACAACAACGCGTCACTAGTTGGAGTCCAACTTCTATAACAATTAATATAGCGGCTGGCGATCAAGCGTTTGGAGTAAAAGATCTTTTAGTGGAAGACGCTGGAGGTATTATATCTCGTCCTTACTCCGTAGAGTTAAAGCCAGGAGCTACCTTTACTTATACCGACTTAACCAATCCCGGGTCAGGTCCGGAACACCTATTTCAAGGTGCTTTCCCTGCAGTTAAAACTGGTGATCAGGTTATCTTTGAAAAAGTAACAAATCTGTCCCATGGCGTATATGTCGGGGAAGATGGCATTTTCTATTTAATGGGAGCAGGCGGGGTAGGAACTACCCAAACCTTTAAGATAAAGGTTTTCTTCAACGACTTATCAAGATGGTCAAATGAAGCTACAGTGACAGTTAATGAAGTAGTGGCACAAGTGGTTTTTGATAATAATCTTCAACACGAGCCAGTGGCGGTTGAAGGCTATGACTTCGAGTTAACACTGGATGGAGTTCAGGTATCATGAAGCGAATAATGAACATCAATGCAACTGATGTAGTCTCACCCGGCGAAGTTGTTGATATACAACTCGCTGAATGTAATCCGATAAAGCTTTACGGAGCTTTACGGAAAAATGCAACCGACTATCCGCTAGAAGAAATTAGCTGGGATAAAGCTAGTAATGTTTGGCGGGTACGTACGGCTGCAAATCTACCTATTGATACTGGTTATCAGCTACGAGTATGGTTTAATGATGCTAACATTATACCTGTTCCCGATGGTGGTCAGTACAGCGGGTTTGTAGGCGTAGACCTACAGATCCGTTTAGGTGACGTAGTAGATGGCGATAATGAAGCAGTTACTTATAGCGCTATAAGTAGCGGTGACGCATCACTATCTATTGTAAATAATATTTTAACAGTTAACGCTAATACGGAAGGTACTGAAACAATTACAGTGACTGCTACAGACTCTGTAGGAGCTTCTGGACAGAATACCATTACTCTAGAAGTTGTAGGCGAGGCGGTAACGACATTTGCGTACTTAACAAACGACGTAAGTGTTATTGCTCCGTATTATGACGCAGGGCAGCCTGCCAAATTAGGTACGGTAACCGACCCTGTTACTGGTGTAACTATTCGCCGTATGTCAGATTCATCTACTGACTTGCAGCAATCCGATCAAGGTCTAAATGGTTATTCAAGATGGACCCAGATTAATTCGGACGGGACTAAGTTGCTGATCTTCGGTTCGAACTCTACTTCGTGTACAGTCCTAGAAGTTTCTACTGGCGCTGTCGTAGCATATTTAGCTTATGACGACTCTGGCAATGGCGTGACTACATTAGGTATGGCCCATGAAGTAAGATGGGACTTATCTGGTAATCACCCCAATCGAGTTTATTTTAGAAATGGCACCCAATTCTTTCAGATTGATGATGTTACTCAGAACAACAATGCCGATCGATCTAACCCAACTAGATCCGTTATTAAAGACTTTGAATCATTAATAACGTGGCCATCGGGTAGTTCTGGCCATCAGATAGAAAATGATCAAGAAGGCGACTCGTCTAATGACTCCGACCATTGGGCATTTATGGCGACGTATTATGAGGCTGCTGGAGATACGACTCGCTGTAGAGCATTTATCCATTACCAGATCTCTACCGATACAATGCACATTATGTATCCTAGTGACTTAGCCGGTGCTCCTGTAGCGACCTTTAGGATAAACGATTCAAGTGATTTTGCCAGTCTTGATAGTATTAAGGATATGGATTATTTCCCTGCTCGTCCTAACATGGTAGAGATATCTCCACTAGGTACAGGGTTTGTAATCCATAACGGTCGGGCTTGGGACCCGGCTACAACCATCTCGGGTACTTGGTTCGATGGTCCTCATTTATGGCCTCTAGATTTAGATTGGCAGCGTGAAGCGCCTTTCAGAATCTCTATTGACCAATCTCACTCCGGCTGGGCGTTTGCTAAAGACGGAAGAGAGATGTTTGTTTATCAGGACAACAGACGTGACTTCCTAACTGCCACCTATATCAGTGGTGCAGTTAAAGGTTATAACCTTAATTCTGATGCCGGTCCTAATGACGTTACTAATGAAGGTAGTATAGATTTCGCTTATCATAGCGATCTATCGTGGACTGGATTCCACTTTGGTAAGATGCCTCCTAATCGTCCAGGATTTGTTATGGTATCTACCTACTCAGGCGGTATCGACGAATGGGCCGATGAACAGCTTCTTATGATCGAAATTAAAGATAAAGATGCTCCCACACCCCCTAAGATTCTTAGGATTGCTCCTATGTACCATGAGTATGAAAGTGCTTACTGGGATGAAGCAACTGCTAGTATGGACGTAACTGGAAATATAATTTGTGTGGCTCAGAACTGGGGTCTTGCAAATGGTGCTTCAAATGAAGTATATTTCTATGAACTACCTAACGACTGGCATGCGAAGTTATCTGCGCCGACGTGGTATCCTCCGGAATACTACCAAACCGTAATTGTAAATAGTGTAGAGGTGGTCTAGTGGCTATTAATTTAACTCTGGATACTGATCCATTACAGGCTAATGGCTCAACTATCTTTAATACATTTGAAGACTTAAAAGCATATATAACGACTACTTACGGCAATAGCTGGACCGGACAAGGAACATTAACTGTTACGTGTCAATCTAGTGACGGCCAGCCTTATGTAGGTGGTATTGTTGTAGACGACTTCGTCCCTAGTGAAACAGATAATATGATTATCCGTGCCGTTAAAGTGGGCAATACTCCATTCCGCCAAACACCCCCAGATAACTTTACTAGTTCTCTTATAGGTATAGCTGACGACTATGTTGACGTTATAACGGAATTAGGCACTTGGTTCTTGGATGGAAGTCAGGGAGCGATTAATAATCACTTCTTCTGTCACTCTTCTAAGGCGGGTGTAACTGAAGGGATTGTTCTTCTAGGAAATGGTACGACTACAGGCGCTGCGTTATATGCAGGGTCATATGCACGTACTTATCGAAAATGTATCGTTAAAGATTTTCATCGTCCTTTCTATGGCGCTTTCCGTGACGGTAGTACTGTACTGAATATTGATCAGTGTGTTTTCATAGATAATGTTTATGGCCGTAGTGCTAATACTATCTCTAATTCAATACTGATTAATACACCTATTCAGACTCAATACGGTATTCATAGTTCATCTAACAACAACGCATATACACAAAGTCAAACCATTGACATGTATAGCGATGCTGTTATGGGCGATGCGAATTCCGTATTTGATTTCGTTGCGGTAGATCATGTTGCGGCCAGAGCAGATGGCGGAGTAAACATTATTGTAGGTTCCCCGCTAGCGACGACTGCCTCTGACGGCGGACCTGTAGGCGCGGATGCTTTGATCATTACTCCTGCCACTATAGCAACCAATATTACTCGAGGCGCTAGTTTCGATATTGTACTGGAAGGTCATACGGCAGGACCATCTACCGAATGGGTAGATGTCGTGATTAAAGATGTGGCTGGTGATGGGACAGAATATCCTTGTACGGTAACTACCTATACAGATATTTTGATTCAAGCTACTGCTCCAGATACAGGGGCGATTGCAGCTATGTCGGGTGCTCAAGTCATTGTTCGTTATAAGAGCAAATTGGGGTACTTCGAATAGAGTTCTTATGATCGAATTCTATGTGATCAATACCTTTTAAGCTAGGACAGGGTCTCACGGCCCTGTCCTAGTCTATGCTTTACAAAAGGAAGTATGAATATGACAAACACATTAGAAACGGTATTTCAAACCGCTACCTCAAGGATGAAACAGTCGCAAGAGAAGCTTGCTGCTGACGTCAACCAAGTAGATGATGATACCGATTTAAATAAAAATTTAATTGACCAGCTTCGTAGTGACCTTACGGAAGTACAACGAGCTATTCTTAACCTTCCGACATACACACCTTCATTACCTACTGTTTTTGCGATTGTTCGTGACAATGAAGTTCAAACTAGTTGGCCGGGTAGTCATGCTACTCCGCTAGATGCCTCTATTAAAGTAGCAGATGCAAATCTAGTCTGGACAATGCGTAAAGAATTGAATGATTTAATTACATCATTCGATATGCTAGATGGTACAGCAGATGCAGACTGGAGAACTAACCTAAACGACATGTTAGGTTGGATCAGTACTAACACAGCTAATCTAGAAGCATTAGGTACAGCTAATGCTACTCAGAACGGTTTTATGTCTTCCACTCAGGCCATAAAGCTTGCTGGTCTCCCTGAACCAGAAAACGCTATGAGTAGAAATGGTAGTTCTACTTGGCTTGGTAATTCGACGACCAGTTTGTTAACAGTAAGTCCTACTCAGTCTGCGACTACCTCTTCATGGAATGTTGGCATTGCGTTTCAAAATTCTGAGTCAGGGTCAAGTAACCCCGGCCTTTTACGCGCTTTCGGTAATGCTGACGCGATCAGCTATTTACAGCTTACTACTAAACCGACAGACAATGGCCTTAGAGTCTATCCAGATAGGCTGCTCTGGAACAGCGACGAAGTTTATCATGAAGGGAATCTGCCCATTCAACCTAATAGCTACACGGCTAATGAGGGCGATTTACTTGAATCTGGAACTCAGACGTTAGGGCAGACGTACCATACTGGAGACCCGGCCTATAAATGGGAGACCGTTAATAAAGCTATACATCCTGGAGGCCTAGGTCAATCTAGACGTGCTTGCTTCGTAATCGGCTTCAATGCTTCAACGGTAGATGATGCCACAAATAACGTATCATTCGATCCAAGTGGTGTCAGGGGCATTCTTCGCGGAATAGACAGCAGTGGGGGCAGTAGCGATAGGGATATTGTGGAGGTAGAACTTGATGTTCTTTCATTTGGTCCATGTCAAGATCTAGATCAATACTATGCCAAAAGCAGCATACTTACCAACAGGCCAGATCTAGTAACCGGCCATTCAGTTAAATTATCTGACGGTCGTTTTGTTAGCCTTTTGGAATTTACGCCTGATGGCGAAAAGTATAATTGGACTTTCAATGGGGATATCATTCAAGGGGGCCCGGGGGGAGATATTGTTGGCACTGGCATAAGTAGCGTCTCTATAGATACCTACCTAGGTGACTTCGGTAAAATCCGAGCTACTCAAGAGCAGGTGAGAAGCTTCTTGGATCGTAAGAACGGAAGTATTTCCTTTGGTTCGGGTGGTGATTTTGCTACTCTCTATGCGGCATGGAATTATGTTACTCTTCTTGATTATTATGAAGGCGGAGTGACCATGGGGCCTACTGGGGCAATAACGTGTGATGATATTATCACAATCTCTAATAGAAACTTATCTTGGATAACTGTTTCTGGCGGCATTAATACCACTAACTGCATTAGTATAGGCGCACTATCAACACGTATTGTAGATCTAGGTTATAATAATAACACCCATGCCGAATACCCCCTCTTCTATACATCGAATGGTGGAACCGGCCCTAACTTGACTGGCTTCTTTAAGTTTACGGAATCTACCAGCGCCTCTATATATAGATCTCTGGCGGGCGTCGATGGCCCCGGGAGTACTCAGAAACTAGCCGTCGTTAGATTGGCGGGAGGTGGTCCGGGCAAACGCGATAAAGGCGTCATTTCTAATAATGGTGCGGCAATTAGATTGGAAGATGTCGACTTTGATAATCTTTATTTTGGTTATCAGGCCGAAAAGCTAGGTACTATCATATTAAGTGATGGGTGTAGTATTACTGACTGCTGGAGAGGAGGTATCCTTATAAACTCTGGAATTGTCAATAGTCGCCAGACGACCTATCGGGATAACAATGAAGATCTGATTATTATACGCCGATCAGACTACTACGGCTCCTCTGACGTTTTTAACAAAACAGAGGCCGGAATAAGCATCATGGTAAACGGATCTTCTCTAAAGTTAGCGTCAACGGTTCTAACGATTGCAAGTACGCTTACACCATCCTCTCCTCTTATAGAGGCAGATGATGGGTCTGATATTAACTTGGAGGTAGTTAATCTTTATACCGAGTCTTCGACTACACTAGCCCCCGTTCTAGTTGAACTAAGGGAGAAGTCTAAGCTACATTGTAAGCAGGTTAACCTTAAAGGGTTTGAGTCAGCCATCACTGCCTATGATGGATCTAGTATTGTATTTGAACTGGCAATACCTGCGATACCGAACTCTGGAGGCCTGAACGGTAGATTCTTCACTCTATATAGTGGAAGTGAGGCATATTGCAATTCCTTCACATCTATCGATAGGGTGGAAGGTATTGGAGCAATTACGCAAGGCTCTAGAGTATTTGAAAGTAATCTAGAGAATGGACTAGGCATCGGCTTCGGCTCTGGTATTTATGTTACGGGCAATCGGGACACCTGGTCCGTACACGGTATAGTTTATTCACCGAGTAGTATTGCGTAAAGCTAATTTTATGTATGGGAGGTTCGTCCTCCTAGACATAAAGCATCCTAGGTTTCTTGCATTTTGTAAGATTAGTATTTAACTGGCCTTGTTAGCTTTTGCTAATAAGAGGTACGGAGATAGCCATGGCTTCACAAGTAAAACGAACGTTACCCTACGTTCCATATGCAGCTGTAGTAGCAATTAATATTGTTATCTATTCGGCAAATGTATTAGCGGGGTAGCGTCGGTTGCAGTGTGTGACCCCCCATGCGTTATCGTAGTTTGCATAACCAAAGTCAAGCACGCAATTGAATGTTATTTCCTATATAAGAACTAGAGTAAGAAAGGTAGTCTATTCTAGTTCTTCTTTTAATTATTCGTCGTGCAGTTAATTTGAATAATAATAATTCTTAAGAGGGATTTAACAAATGAAAAACACTTTGCTTTATAATATTCCGATTGCTCTTTTTGGAGTATTAACAGCTCTCGTGTTCTACAAACCAGTTCAGCCTAACTATATAGTTAATATGTTCTATTTTGTAGACATTCTCATGAATGCTTTAACGGGCGGTAATGGTACTATTACTGTTTCTGCACGTACTGGCTTTTACGATAGACATAAACCTGCACGCCATGCTTATAGTCGATGGTTCTGGGACAAAGCTGCCAGAATTATTAACTTCACGTTCTATCCAATGGATGGACCGGGGCACTGTGAACAGGCTTATGTCTGGGCGCGCGATAACGTACTTCAAGGTAAAGATGATGAGATCGGTTTTATGCATGGACCTAAGTGGTCTTTAGTAATACTGATGTTAGTTATTATTTTAGCTTGTATAGTCTTAATTCCAGTTTTACGCATAGGTAAGTTATTTAAACTGTATTAGGACGATCGATTTCCAGTTAATCTTTAGGTTAAGAAGTCGATAAAGAATAACAAACGAAAAAGGATTTAGATATGGCCAATATCGATTATGTTGTCGAGTGGTTCTTCCAAGGGTACGAGATAACAGATCCCAAAGTAGTTTCCTTTAGGGAATTGCATTGGGAAGGGACAGGCTGTCAGTGGGTCGTACAGCGCTCCTCAGGAGTCGCTTACGCATTAGCCCTACTAAGTCAGCGTGTTGGACCAGAAGTGGCCGTAGAGAGCCTTCAAATAGCTCTCAACGATTTAATCTACGGTAAGATAAGTGTAATTGATGAAGACGGTGTCATGGCTCCGGTTGTGATTGCTCGTCTAGATAACATCTTGGCTTCATTGCCAGATGCAGAACCATTCATCATAAGCTTCCTTAACGAATTTTAAACAAAAAAATAAAGCTACCCTACTAGCCTGAGCTAGTAGGGTAGTGTCTTTATGCACCTAGTTCATATTCTTCAGATGGTGCCTTAGGTGATTCTTCATCATCCTCAGGACCATCGTCAGCACCTTTCATAAGTTGTTCATCTTCTCTGATTCGTGCAGTCTTAGAAGTGAAGTCTTTTTGAATGATGATTGATTCAGTAGGATTGAACTGAGCAAACAAACGACTCTCAGGAGCGTCTGAAATATCCAGTTCGTAATCCACTGAAAAGAAGTCAGATAGTTTCGTATCTTCATCCTGCTTATCTTTAATAAGCTGACGAATACGATAGACTTGATAGCTAGACTCGTCGTCTATTTCACTTACACTCCAACCGTAGTTATAGTGTTCAATGTAATAGTTGCCCATAAGGATGATGAAGTTACCTACATTGTTAATGACAATGCCGGGAGCTAATGCTTCCAATTTCATTACTACATCAACAAGCATCTTCTCAGAATCTACGGTCTTCCGTTCGATCCCTTCTAGTAATTCAGATAAACCGGGAATCTCATCAGGCTCGGCTACCAAAGGGTCTTTAGGGGAGCCGAAGTGCCTACCTAAACGAAAGTTCTCGTTAGCTTCAGACCATGCGTCCTGAAAGCTATGATACCAAGGACCTTCCGTAGCGAATATCCCTCTGTTAGCAAAGGCACCTAATGATGCTTTAACTACTAGAGTATTTAGATATTTAATAACCAAGATTAAATAATACTTAAGCTGATTCATGTTTGCCTAGCCTCCATTCATTTTGGAATCGTGTTTCAAAAACAACTAATGCTTCCCGTCCCTCTTTAATTTGAGAGGGATCTAAGAACTCTAGTTTCCGTTTTACTTCTGGTAGTAATGCACTGTTTATAAAGATATTAGGATGTTCAATATCGTCATATGCTTTATTGAGCAAATGCCCTACTACCGCACGAGCTAACGAAGTGCCTTTAGTCCTAACGCCATCCAAGCCATCATTGCTATCGCCTACCATATAGAGAGGGTTCTTGCCACTTCGAAATATGTTTAATTCGAAGTGGCTAATTAGCATCTCTAAATGAGCAGGGTTGTCAAATGGATTGAAGAATCCAATTGGTTCACTACGGTCTGCAGATCCCGCTGGCTCCTGCCCTTCTTCAGGAAAGAACCAATACTTATCAGCACCGCCGCTATCCTTAGGATAACGATGCCACCCAAAAGCCTGTCCTAAGAAGAGAACCATACTTAGATCAGTCATCAGCATCATTGCATCATTAACCTTCATCTTGGCTGTCTCCTTTATATTCAAAGTCAGTCGGGCCGTCATAGATATAAACAATGTTACCAGCGTCTACTATCTGCTTCACTTTCTTAGTGCCTTTAAAACGTAAAGTAAGACGGAAGCCTTCGTTATACTCCATGTTGTAAAAGGCTTTAGGTTTAACTTCCCAATCATAGCCTTCTACTAAAACATAGCTGCAGTCCGAATCCATATACTTACCGTCTACAACACGCCAACTATCGCCAGTGTATTCGTCAGTATCTAAAGTGCCGCTAAATTTATCATCGGCATAATAGACATGATGTTTAGAAGTAGTAAATGACTTAAGATAACCTTCTTCTTCGTCAAAGACTGCGCGGGAAAAGCGATTAGCGGGCTGGTTTATAACGTACTTACTGTTCTTGGTCAGCTCAATATACCGAGAAGCGTACCTCTGGGCGTACTTAGTTTCTGCCTTATGGTTACCATCTGGATCGCTGTAAAGCACTCGATGTTCTACTGACAGTTCGCCGTCAAGGAAGACCTTCGACAATTCGCCCTTAGCACTATACTCACGTAAAACATATTGAAAATCGCCAATCCATTCTTCCGTACAATTGTTATGCTCATCATATTTAACAATCTTGGGTTGAGAATTTTTTGAAGTTATTATGCACGTCTTACCGACTGTATCATAAGTTGACGTAAAAAATACGGTATCTGAAAACTGCATTGTACAAAAAGGATAGCTACCAGCTTTTTGATAGAGAGTAATCACTGTCCCCGGACTGATCTTAAAGACGAGTCTATTTCCAGAGTCTTCAAGTATTTTATTCGGTCTGATAGCTTTAAGGGATTTGGCGTATATACATTCTGGCTTGTAGTCGATTTGCATTAAATCTTCAAACGACATACCTTCTAAGCCTAATTGCTCTATAGCTGTTCTGTCGACCGCAGAAAGATTCATAAGAGCCATGGTGACGTGGTTAATGGTTGTTATCATTTTAATAGTTCTCCAACTATTTATTTCAACAAAAAATCGAAATAAGCCTCTGCTAATTTCGACGGCAAAAAAGTAAACAGAGACCTAGCTGAGTTTTGACATCGCAATCTACACTCTACAGTCGCAGTACCTCCCTAAAATTATTTATTTGCGGGAGGTTGCTAATGTTTAACTAGGTCTCTGTTTACTTATTCTTTACGCAGCGCTAGCGTCTAGCTGACGATACGCATCGTTGGCTTTACGGGCCACACGAATATTTTGCTCCAAAGTCATAATGACAATATCTTGTTCAGGTACGTCATTGGGATTTGGATTTACTTTTTGGATTACTCCGTAGTCAGCTACGAATTTATCCGACAAGCCAGCCAATAATTTTGTCTGTTTGTCTTGCAGTTTTTGGATCTTCTTTTTCTTGGTAGAGAATTGCTTACTCATTTTTGCCCTTTCTTTTAGTTATAGGCTTCGCTCGGCACGGAGAAGCGGATAGTTGTTCTATCGTTCTCATTCACTACCTCATTCACCTCTGCGAATGATGCGTGACGTATACCGAATTTCAGCTCTGCTTTTAAAGCAATACCAACGATCTGTTCCCATACATCAAGGATTGATACGTGAGTAAAGGCCTTATTCAAACACTCGAACCACTGCTTCAGAATGGAACATTCGGATTGAGAGTCGGAACTAAACAGCGACCAAGATAGTGTGTCGTCACTTTCTTCTAGCCCGTTCTCCGGCAATTCGTATTGTTTACTAAGTCTCAGTTCAACGGCAGTTACTTGCTGCATATCGTTAAACGAGATTGTAAAATTTTTTCCAGTTAATTCAGCCATCTGTTTTCTCCTGTTACGAAGCTGATTTAAATATGTAATACAAATACATAGCCATTAGACCATAACAGATAAAGGCATTTTCAAATACCCCTATCTCCTTTCCTGCTCCGGGATATTTATATATCCCTTCATCGCATACATCTTCTTCTAACTTCGCCATCCTACTTCCCCTTCTCCAGTTTCTGAAGCTTAACGAAGCTTGTAATGTCGGGAAGAGCCAAGTCTTCAGAAAAGGTATCGAACTCTAGTTCATATGGAGATACTGACTTATCCCATCTACAAAAGAAGACTGTCTTCTTTTTATGCACCCTCTCAAGGTCTTCCATTAAAAAGAAATCTCCGTCTGGCATAATAGTAGACATTACGAAGTGGGCAGATAACTTCATGATCATAGGCATTGCAAAGTTTGTTTGGTCATCTATCAGTAGAAAGATATAATTATAGTACACAAACGCTCTAGGCATCTTAACCGTTTCGTCTTCAACAGCTTTACCATAGATATAGTGAGCTGCCCATGAACCCCTCTTAAGGGTAATAAGATCAATATCCATATCTGGTTTATTAATCAGTTTCTTTATCGTAGCAATGACGTTACGTTCATCATCCCCTTCAATTGCAATGATATTATCAATCATCTGTCTTTTCCTTTTCTTGTGTTGACCACTTTACAATATAAACTACCATTATCATAAAGAAGAAGAAACCTATACTCATAACAATCACCTTTATCGGTAGAAAAAACGTCAAAATGATTGGGACGAATTTAAACAGAAAAGCGGTTGCTACTACAAACAGACTACAGAAAATCTGTAGTCTTACGAATTTCTGAGTTCCGTTCATTTTATAATTCCTTATTAAGACAAAAGAAATAAAGGGAGACTGCACCTGCCTCCCTTATCTCTAGTTAATACAAAAAGTCATCATCATCTTCCTGCGGACGACACGGACCAAAGATTCCATCAAGTTCTTTCTCAGTTACTTGATCTAACGTTTCTTTAGTTCGGTTAGGTAGTCTGTAAAGAAGCTCATCATCCTGGATGGCTTGTCTTTTACAATAACTGCCGTAGTATCGTACACGCTCGTCGTGTGAGATGTTTGTATATTCTGCAAGAAGCTCGTTAAAGTCTTCTCCATTACGTGCAGGATCTAATCTACTCATAGTAGTAAACCTCATTAGAGTCTGCGGGCCATATAAGTAATATAGATTTGAAAGGTTCTAGAGCGCGTCACTTTATAAAACTAGGATTTATCATATACCTTTCAAAAGGAGATTAAGATAATGCCTGTAAAATTAAATAGCAAGCCTTACGCGCTTATCGGTAACCGTAAAGACGTACATCTAGCTTATAGTGAAGAGTTAATCCGAATCGGTTACTACCTATCTAGTGTAGGAGCTTTATTCAGATCCGGTGGTTCTGGTACGTCAGATAAAAGCGGCGAGGCTGGGGTAGTTCGCTACTACGAAGAAAACGAAAAAGAAGTAGACTATGAAGTATTCTTGCCATGGAAAAACTTTGACGCTGCCACCCGACTAAGTCCACCAGAGGCATATAAAACACTAACAAAAGAAATGGAAGAATGGGCTGACGAAATTCTTATTGAAAACAAAGTTTGTACATTCATTAAGAATCTACCTAGCGGCATTGCTAATATGTTTCGAAGAAATGTCTGTCAGATAATGGGCTATGGACCCGGACAACAATATTCTAAGTTCGTAGTCTATTATGCAAAAGAAGGTTATCCCAAACGAACTATAAAAGGCGGCACACGTATCGCAGTCTATTTGGCTCGTAAACTAAAGATACCTACCTTTAATATTGCATTCGAGAAAGACAGAAAAGAATTCAGTCGCTTTACTGGTTATGAGTTCACTGTTCTTGACGGATCATTTTAAACAAAAAAATATCCCGGGAAAACAACCAGAAATATCTCTATGTATCAAAAAAATTAAATACATCGGATAGAGCATGTTTATGCTCATATAAGCAATATAGGATTGTATTTTTCTGGAGCACGTTAATTACCCCTACCTGCCTTTTTAGGTGGGTAGGGGTATTATGCTGCAAAAAAAAGAGGACCTGTCGCAATGGGGGTGCGACAGGTCCTCTAAAAATGCCAAGGCTAGAACGGGTGCTCCAGTCCGCTATTACTACCTAGTCCCTGGCTTCCTCAACGGTCGGTTTACTGCATGTAATATCCTGCAGTGAATTCTTTCTCTACGTCTTTAAACTTACTCGTTCCAAAGCGTACACCTAGGATGTTGTCATAGTACCATGTATTACCTTTCTGATACTGACTGTCGCCCGGTTTAAATTTATTACCGTCAACCTCAATTACAAATCCATTGTCCATATAGGTACGGACACGAACACTGAATTCAGATAACATTACTTTACCCGAGATTCTAATGTCGAAGCTATGGATACGTGTAAACGGACGAATGGAATTAATTACATAACTGGCAATAGCAGCTACATCCGAGTTAAAATCTAATCTTTTCGTTATCCCTTCATACGCTAAAGCATATCCGGGAGTACCTGCGTCTACTTTAACGGAGGTAGCAATTGACTTAAAGCTTTTCTCTGAAAGCTTGATGACAATCTTCTCGTCATTTGCTGTACATATTTTAAAGGACCCGTCTTCCTTAGTGCCGGCTAGACGAGCCCTTATAATTTCTTTCCCAAGTTTATCGAATAGTGCCACCCGATATCCATTAAGAAGGGCAGTAGTGTATAACTTCTTATTAAACATTTTACTTTTCCTTAAAGCTTCCTTTCTTAAAAATCGACGGCAGAAAGACCAATGCCAAACCCTAAGGCTTGGCATCAGTTTTATCTTTCAATGCAATTCTCGATGCGTCCCAACAAGTAGTTTTGCCGTTAGGTTCGTATGCCCATGTATGGTTACCATGAACTTCGAAACGGTCAAAACTATCTTTCCAGCAGGGTCTTGCTATCTTTTTGTGTGCCCAATAGTGGGTAGAGGCATCATCCAAACTAAAGTCATTACTTAGCACTCTTATAGAGATAGCTAAGATCTGCTTATAGATTTCTGCATCTTCCACTTTCCGTAGAACAACTGAGTTTGGAAGGTGATCATTGGTCCAGCTAAATGCTCCGGGTTTCCAGATAACACTACATACTGTATCTGGATATGAAGAATCATAGAGACGCTTCATGACTGTAGTACCAACTTTAATCTGACCAACCAGATCTTCACCTTGCGCTTCAAACCATATGTTCTGGGCCATACAAGTAACGTTTCTTTTGTTGACTAATTCGCCGGGCTCAAATGTTGTATTGAGCGCCATAGCCAATAAGTATTCCGCTAAACCCATAATTTTGCTTTCCCTCGCCAAGGCTAGAAGTTCTAACCCTAACTCTTATTTAAACATTAATTAGGAATTATAGATTCCTATTAAACAATAAGAGTTATTCGTTAATTGCTACATAGTCAGCTAGCTCATTGTGACGAGCAGCTAGACGTTGGCGTTGTTCATCACTTAGAAAGTCTAAGCTGAAGTCTTCAACGATACTAGGTTGTAGAATTAGACATTTAAAAATTTGCTGAGAAGATAAAGTTGTGGTATCTATCTTCTTGGAAAGTTCAGGGCTCTGGATGATAAGATAAGTCTTATCTGTGTTATTCAACAAAGATAGATCTACGCTATCTGCTAGGTATGGTTGGAAAGCTAAAATGTTACGCACTTCAGAGGAAGTGGTTGGAGTAACGAAGCTTGCTTTTCTTAATGCGTTCATGACTTAAAGTCCTCTATTTTAAAAGTGAGTTAATAACAACAAAATGCAAACATACATACGGCATATGGCATAAAGCCATGTATGAAATATGAATGCATTCTGTTTATTATACTATAAGGTAAGAGAATATTTTTTTATTCTCTTACCTAGAGACACTCGAGTATCTCGATATTTTTAGGGGCCTCTCGACCGTTAGGGTAAGTCACCTTATTCTTTTTCAAGCTAGGTGTAATGTGTAGCGAGTCCATTCCTTCCCGTCTACTCTTTGTTAGCAGTAGATTGATATAGTCCGGAAGATACTTCTTAAAGCTGCGGATTTTTCTTAAAGTACAAAGTACTACTTTGTAGCGGTCCTTACCGGAACCCTTTGTAAAATAAGTCACCGGAATTAATCGATCATCACCTTCTAGGTTAAACATAAAGTTTACCTGAGCATTGGTATTATGATCTTTTAATTGGGTCAGCTTTTTAATTCCGTCTTCAGGAATCTGGACGTCCTCGTTGTTTGTGTTAAGAGTGCCGTTCTTAGCCCAAACAGTGCAAACTGCAAAGTCGTCACTGAAATACGTTAATGCCGGAGAAACCAGCACGTTCGTTTTTCTAAACTTAGTAGGTCGGTGTATATCCACTTCTGGAGTGGAGCTAAACGTCACTATTAAGGATGGGCTCTTGTAAGCATAGGCTTCCCAATTGACCCTGACATTCTTTACAGTTAGTCCCTCTTCTGTAGTTATAGTTTCCATAGTCCTTTGATATGGTTGGTAGTTCATTAAAATAATATAGATTCATAGTAACCTAGAACACGGCATAAAGACTACTATCGACCGAAGCCGATAGTAGTCTTATAATTAATTAAAACTCGCCAAAGTCATCACTAGAATCGCCTAGGTCGTCAGTGGATTCTTCACTGAAACCAGAGTCGTTATCCTCACCTTCTGCTCCGGGGTCATCAGAACCACCTTCTTCAGAAGTGTCGTCTAAGTTGTCGTCTTCAGCTGGAACGTCATCATCGGAAGAGAACTCATCTTCCTCTCCTTCTGCTCCGCCCTGCTCCTCTTCTTTCTTAGCCAAACGCTCTTCTTCATCTGCGTCTAACTTATCTTGAAGATCTTCAGTTTTGTTGTCTTGTTTAATATCGACTTTCTTAATATCACGATAAGTATCGCCAATAAGCCCTGCCATCATTTCAACATGAGCCTTAATCTTATCTTTAATGCCGCCATTACCTTCAGCAGAAAGTAACTGATCAAGTTCAGGTAAGATATTTTGGCTACGCATCCAGTCACGGACTAGGGTACTGATCATCATCTCGCGGAAGTTTTCGATGCCGGTAGGCACTGTATCGCCTTCAAACATATCGGAAAGCATTTCGTCAGTAAGATAGTTATCAACTGCTATTTCAGCAAACTCACGGAATTTCTGCAGAGCCTCAGAATGTGCCTCAATCTTGGTCGTATCTGGTTCAGGGAAAGATACTTCGATACCCAGTAAGATATCTTCCATAGATACTTTCTTTTTACCTATTTCATAAAGATCTTTAAGAAGCTTACCAGACCATCGTACATACTTACGTACGTGTTCGGTTGACTGACTACCCAAAATCTTCTGATAGATACGAATACGACGAGCAAGTAGCTTGTTTGACGTTACGATGCCTGTGGCGAAATCGCCTTGGTACATCTGGTCAACTACTTCAGGAGGCATTCCCATGCCGTGATACTGAGTCTTCTTAAGCTGCTCTTCCATCTGGTCATCAGGACGAACTCGATCTCGACTATTGTCTTCAATCTCAGCTTTAGTAGACGGAAACGCAGTACCGCCATCAACATTAACCTGAATACCAGAATGCTGTAGGTTTCTAATCATGTCCGTTGGTTCATGATAGTCCCCTAGAGGTAAACCGTCGTTCTGCATCTTAGAGAATTCAGAAACGATCATGTGAACAGCTTTAACCGGATCTTGTTCGTCTTCATCTAACGTGATGTTTAGATTAGTACGACCCACCGCATTCTTAACTGAAGAAATCAAGTTAGAGAAAAGCACGGCTGAGCGCATAGAAGAATATAGCTTAGTTCTTTCTAGAAGAGATTCACCAATACCTTCTGGAGTATAACTGAAAGCAAAATAAGTAATCAGTTCTTTATCCACATAAAGCAGCTTGGTTTTCTTATGGGACAGTGCACGCCAGAACATGACGTTATACACTTCTTCAGAATCGGCTACTTCAACATTGCCGCCCACAAGACCATCTTTCAATGCTTCTTCTAAGTGGGTATTGATATGCTTATGATAAAGATTAGTTAGTTCCTTAGCACTACTTACTGTATTGCCACCCAAACCAAGTTCTTGAATGATCTTGTTTAGATGATTATCATTAGAAGCTGAAAGAGTCTTAAGCTTCTCTGTATGATCGCCATCTGTCACCCTAGATACTGGATAACCGTTCTCGTCGAGAAGTATATAGAAAGCTAACTGCTTACGAGGGTTACTTGGCTCATGAATAGGGATAACACAATCAAACGGTATGCGCTTAACTAAAGGAGCTTCGCTGGCATCGCTAGCATCAATTGGACGGATACTCAGAATGTTTTTATTCTGGTCTCCGTACATATTCTCTAGACCGGCATGTAAAATAGAAGCATTACTTAATGCCTTACTTCTTAATTCAGGAGCCGCTAATAACTCTAGGTTATCAGTTACTTCGATGCCTAGTTTATTCGCTTTGCATTTAACAAACGAAGGTGGCTTACTATTCATAACCTGAATCTGTCTAGTGAAGCTTTCCAAACCTGCCGTAGCATTAACAGAGCCGGTTACATTTTCAACAATAGGACGAGGAAGGATAAGGGAAGTATAACTACCATAATCAAACAGAGCCTCGCGAATAATAGTCGGAATCTCTTCAGAAATATTATAAACTTCGGTGAAGTGCTCATTAAGCTTAGTGGCAATATCTGCAGCTACTTGCTCGTCTACGTCATCAAGACTTACTTTAATCTCGATATCAGTATCCGTAAAGTCTTTAGGGTTACAGATACTAGACACTAGAATCTCTTCAACTAATGCAAGGTCAGGAAGTATCTCTTTAATACTCTTGGCTTCTGAACCTTTACGACTTAGTTTATTAAACGTGTCTTCTAAAGAAGCGGTATTAACTGTCTTCTTTTTCTTTTTATCTTCAACAATAATCTTTCTCGGAACAGTCGCCTTCTTAATAAGTGCGCTTTCCGTATTACTGCTGATCTTGGATACTTTTGTCATCTTTAAACCTCAGTGGGTATATAAATGTCGCGAAGGGCCGGGTGTCCCATATTCTTTAAGATCCCTAAAACATATACGGCAGAGTTACTGAAACTCATAAATTCCAGATCCCAGTTATATTTTAATTCGCCTGTCTTGGCAAACGCCTTATTGACATTAAGAGTTCTTAACAAAAGATCAAGCGGACAATTAAGTAGCTGTGACCTTAAGTTATCTTTAAAATGGACCGGAAAACCTTTACGTGCTAGTCGGCTATCCTCTACTTCTAGGATGTCGATAGGATGGAAAGAATATCTAAATAAAGCATGAAGTGAATCGTCGCTAATATCCGAGATATCAATTTTTAGATCGCTATAGAACTTCTTTATCTGAGCTGTCTTGATGCCATGACATTTGTGATTAATGCAAGCGTAATAGCCGCCAATTAACCTAAGGTCATGTTCACAAGAACTGCAGTGAGGCCTGGACTCTGTACCGGGATCTATGACATCTTTAATAATGAAGTTATCTTCTTTATCTTTGGCCATCATAACCATAGCCCCACGATTTAGTTTCTTTTCGGTCAAGAGAAGAGTGTCATCTAACTTAATTGTAAATCGCTTACGTGGAGACGAAACAGAATATATCTCAACTCCTGCAATCCCTTTATGGTTAGGTGTGAATGTGAGGTCTGTAAAATTTACCCGAATGCCTTCCGATTCGGCATTAATAAGATTCCATTCAAACGGATTCTTTCTGCCCACTGGAAGATTTTGATCAAAAAGATATGCTTCGCGACATTCTCTAAAATCTTCGGCAAAGTTTAAATCAAATAGTCTATCGGCATTAGAAGAATACGGTTGTAGATCAGACCCTCTAAGAATAGTCTCAGGAATCATTCTAAAACCTAGCTTCTTTAAATAGACTCTTTGGGTCTTGTAGTCGGAACTAATGGTTTCTGGATCAAATTTAAAAGTCCCATAAATGAAGATATCGATTAACTTAGCATGATCCTTATCTTTAACCAAGTAGTATGGGACCTTACTATAAATACTCTTCTCACCAGAATGTCTTATCGTAGCAACTCCTCTCAATTCCATACTAGCAAAGCTAGTAAGTTTCTTCGGAATTAAATTTGCTTCTACTAAATAGGAAGTAATATCTTCTCCAGAACAGCCATCGCCAAAAGTAATTGCGCTAACTAAAGTTCCGCTAGCGTATTTAGCCGTAAATTCGATTCCTAATGGCCGAGGAATAATGACATAGGACTTATTTAGATCTATATCTTTACAAAACTCTTTCATTGGCTCCTTTGTTGTAAGGATTGGACCAAAATGAAAGTTGTGTCTGATTTTCTGTGTTATTAATCTACTGTTTTCCAGTGACTTCAGAGGGAATTTGAACTCGTTCTTTTCCTCTTTCGTTAGCTGCGAAAATATATGCATGGGAGTCTCCTAATGCGTTCAGAACTATATAAAATCTATCGAGATAGTAATATTTCTCTCGCTAGAAGTATTGTTGTAAAATCTGAAGATTCTATTGTCGCTATTAATGATTACTTTAATGCCATGGGCAGGACAGTAGATAGCGATCCGAAGACTTGGAAGTATTACCTAAACCTAGCAGGTGAGTATCATTGGTCGGATACGCCGATGGAAGTAATATCCTCAGATACTCAGCAGCTTATCCCTTTTACTAAGGAAGTACTGGTCGATCACCCCCTTACTCGATTTGAATATCGTAGAGGTGGCTCTGAACGACACCGTATTCTTTCTGCTTATCCTAAGCAAGAGATATTAATAGATAGAATACTTGATCCAGTTGATATCGATAAAGCTATTGCTGCAGACAACATGGACATCCTTTTTTGGGATAGTACGCTAGTAGCCTCTAACGAACTTAACCTTATCCCTGAATTACAAAGATGGATTAAGCGTTTTAATTTACGTTGGAATGTTACCTCTATGTCCGTAACGGATGGCCTATATCCTTCCGTATTTTTAGCTAATCTTTATTTAGCGATGGTGAATGAAATTTCTAACATTCGTATCTCTAATATAAAGACGCCCTATGCCTCTCAATGGCATATATGGACTTACCTATCTGGCCATCTAGGCTTAGATAAGTATCAAGAATATTTAAGTATTGAGCAGTCATTATGGCTATATCGTAATATCGAATATATTCGTCGTAACGCAGGTAAAGAATATACTCTGGACTTGCTAGTTGAGAACCTTATTAAGACAACCGGTTTGTCCGCTAATAAGTTCGACATGATGAAGGCCGATGACTTACTTAAAGATTATAACATCATTAGCATCAAGACAAACAAAAGCGATGTTGACGACGTTAATCCAATAGTCGATCCAGGCTCTTTACTTGATCCATATTTAACTATGGATGCAACTAAGACTAGGGCTTTGGAAAACGACTCGAATAAAGATATTGATGCTGAGATTTTTGAGAAGGCTGCTTTAGCCAACCCAACAACCATTCGTCAAGTACCAATGTACGAGATTACTCAGCAATTAAGTGTACTTAGTCGATTTAACAACCACCTTCAACTGCAATCTGACTACTGGATTTATTTATCTGCTATAGGTAGATACACTGGCTCCTTTACCATCCCTATTCCGGGACAGAATGCAGTAAACCTTTCTCCTAAAGAAGCTTTGATTCTTATGGTTTATTGTAGCAATAAAGCTAACGGATATCTTCTAACGGATATACCTAAGCTTTTTGTAACTGGAGTAATTCCTGAGACTTATCCAGATAAGTCTGTTATACAAGGCATGCTTGATGAAGAACAGGTGAAGGTTACCGAAGTGGTTAATGAGTTAACTACGGACTTAGTTAAGCTAAAAACATTGACTAGTCTGTCTAGCTTAATTCAGTTTGTCGACTCTGTTACGGTTCAGAATCTCAAGCATTATTTTGCCGGAAGGCATGCTCGCGACACTCACGGAAAGAGTATGATCGAATCTGCCAGTCTAGCGCTGCTCGATAAACGAGACTGCCTATTGGCCCCTGAAGGTACAAAATATGTTGACTGGTTTAATTTCTTAGACTTAGATGTATCGACACTCTCAAACGAAGATTTACTAGAGGTTGTGATCAGCTGTCTTAAGACAGTGGGTGGGATAGATGAAACTTCTACTGGTCTTCCTATTCAACAACTGTCGATGTTGGAATTATTAGACTACTTAACCTCTTATGGCTTTATAGTCGTAGAAGGTCGAGCGTTTAATGCTAACTCGACTATAGAATGGTTCTTCTCTCAATATTCTAACTTTGACGTAAGTCTAGAATATTACGGAGCAATTGATCTGGATGCTAATACGCTTGGCAGCTCAGATAATGTTTCTGTTACTATTGAAGATAGCTATTCGGTTGAAATAAATAACAAAGAACTTAAGAACTCGGGTATCCATGACGAATTCAGAGATATTCAAGTGGGTACTAGCCCTACAAGTTCAATGGAATCCTCCGGTACTACATTTGCTGAAATAAGTAAAACGCTTATAACAAATGCGACCGTAACAGTTACTGATTAAAAACAAGGTTTATAAAAATGTCTTTTTCTACAGTTAAAACTATGCATCTAGATATGCTGGAAACCACGCGTTCTATCGAAGGGGCGTTCAGCACAATGCAATATTCGACTTTAAATGAAAAGTTTAATATTGAACAGGATACTGATTTACCACCAGGCGAATATCCTAAGATTCGCTATATTGCAATCGGTAATGGCGGGCACCGTAACGTAAGTGGCGGAAACGGCGGCCTTCAGGATATCCTGCAGCATTCTGTAACAGACGCTGCCTTATTCAACCACTTACCCTTCATCATGCGCGAAACAAATGACGACCTTACTCCGTCTGAGCGTGAGAAATATCGTCTACGTAAAGTAGAAGTGCATGGCGGTAAGGAATACTACGTCTATTACCTTCGTAAAGTAACTCTAAGTACAACTACTCCACAGGTAAGTACTATTGATACTGACAATGGTAGTACGACTACCCAAGAGTTTACACCGTCTAGTTCTATGCTTTCTCCTACTCCAGTAACTATGGAAAATGGTAAAGTAGTAGAGACTACTGGTAAACATATCTCTGTGCAGGTTCCGGTTAAGATCGAACTGACTCAGACTGATATTCAAGAAATCATTAATGCAGCCGAGATCATTCATGGCGATAGTCGTTACGCTATCATTTCCGAGATCTCCATTGTGTCTGCTATTGACTTGACAGTAAACTCTACCCAAGGCGGTAACAATGTAAACTACACTGAGGCCGTCGGGGCACAGTGTTGTAACTTCATTGGTGCAAACACCAACCTTAATGCTAGCAACAAGCTTGTAACCCTAAACTATGACTTAGGTACTACACAGCCTCTATTGCTATAAGGTAAGACTCTATGTCTACTCCAAAGTTCCGGGTCATCTCAATTGACCCGGGATCTAATAATACTGGATTTTCCGTTATTGATTTTGATCCTTCAACCGGATGGAAAGATATAATCTTTTCTGAAACCATTAATCAGAAAGACTCTACCGCTAACCAGAAGGCTCTAATTGAGATTTATGGCGAGAGACCTATTAGAATTAAGCAGGTGACGAAATTCCTAGGCGAACTAATTGACACATATGAGCCCGACGTGGTGGTATCAGAAGCTCCTTTTATGGGACGGTTTCCTGCCGCATTTAGGGCTCTGGCTGAATTAGTTTTTGCATTCAAGGCACTAGTGATTGAGCGTTATTCTCCATTGGAATTTGTAGATGTCGATCCTCCTAGTGTAAAGAAAGCAATGGGAGTGAATGGTAAAAGCAGTGATAAAGACGACATGACCAATGCTTTGATCAGTCGAGACGATTTATCATATGCAGAGGATATTAATGTGACTGCTCTTGATGAGCATGCTGTTGATAGTATCTGTGTAGGTCTATGGTTTATAGGCACTATAAGTAAATAGGTGTAGAAATGGAACGTGGAAGCTTAACGAGCTATGCCATCTATGGCAGTGCCGGAATGGCAGCCGCAGTCAACAAGGGGATTAGGGACGTGAATACCGAAAACACTCCTATAGTCTCCACCGTCGTAGAAGAATCTGCTAAAGAAGCAATTAATCCTAGGATAGCAAGAATCTTGGAAGAGGCCCCATGGTTGTTTAATAACTTCCCTGAGATGGTTGCTGATGGTTCTTTGAATATAAAGAATGGAAGTATTCTTCTCTATGGTGTTGGGCTACTAGATATCTTTTCTTTTATCGTAATTCCTATAACGCTTGGTTTCGCTATTGGTAAGTTTATTATGGATCGTAAGAGCTTCAAACTAACCCAAAGGCGGCTGGCGGAAGGGAAGCGACGTGCGGATAAATGTCCGGATTGTGGTAGTGATATTAGTAATATCTAAATAATAAAAAAATAAAGCTATACTCCCTAGGCATTAGCCTAGGGAGTATGGTCTTTTTATGTCGTTTTACTTAAGAACGTAACTCTTGATTTTCCTCTCTCGCTTTAGTTTTTATTAGTTGCTGTTGACGGAAAGGTAACGATTCTAATTCTTTGGTTTCTTGAAGCTTACCGTCATCATCATAAAAGAAGCCCGTTTCCGTAAGGAATGGTATTGAGACGACGGGTTCATCTATATTTAAAAATTTAGAGCAAGTGGCAGTATCTACAAGATAGAACTTTCTTCCGTTACTCATCTCTATCTTTAAGGTCTTGGTCCACATCTTCAACGTACGTTCATAGTTATAGCTACAGATTACAGGTAAAGCTACGATCTCCTGCATGACAATAAAATCGGTATTAATTTTGATGAACTCGGGAGCCGCTCTATATGTACCCAGTATAACTTCAACTGCAGCGTCACATTCAGCTGGAAGCTCTTCTATAACTAACGGTTTTATTAAAATTAAAGGCATTGGTTGGTTCCCTTTTAATCAAAAAAAAATACCCCTGCGAACAGGGGTTAAAAGCTCCACTATCTTGGGGATAGCAGAATGGATATCCATCAGGATACCGGGGAGAAATCGTTTATCTTACAGCAGACGCTACTAGGACCAGTAGGAACGTCAATTCTAAATAAGGTAAAATCTTTCTAAGTAAAGGTTCATTGTACGTATTTAGCCTTACTGTCGCGCACACCACAACTACTACTAGTAATGCTGCGCTTTCAATGCTATACACTCTGTTCGTGTTATGTACACCCAGTGCTATAATTATTATTAATACGTTAACAATGAATTGGAAGTACGCGATTAGCGCCTTCTGTATTTCTATTTGTTGTGTGTGACCATAACCGTTATTAGTTATGAATATACTGTCTACAACCTCACCCATCGCTTTATAGAGATGTATGAAATTAACCAGTATATATGCAACACCAAGAGCGAGTATTATATTTTGCAAACTCATTGGTGACTCCTGCTAGCTATAGGGCTTGTAGATGACGTTGGTCTAAGCCAACTTCTTGCGACATAATAGATTCTAAGATAGATTCTTTACGTTCATCGTTTTCATCACTTTCCACTAAAGCCTCTGCTCCGAATTTATCAAGCATGATTAAATTCTTGAAGCTTTCTACTAGAGACTGAACGCGTTCCTCACGGATCAAACGCAATTGTCCCGTTGCGATGTGTAGATATGTATCAAGTGTTTCAGATAGAGACATAACTACTTCCAGAGGAAATAACTCTTGCTCTGTCGTCTCATCATTCTCGATGCACTTTTCTACAATGTCGTCAGATGCTTGAAGTAAGCTATCCTTCAAATAACGACAATGTTCCATTTGGTTTCTCCACTCCTGACTTCCCGCCGGTGGTGGATTGCGTTTCACTGCTTTCATAAAGTCCGCAGTCTCTACCACTTGCTCTTTAACGCCTCCTACTTTGGCGCTAAGTCCATCGGCGACATCATAGATGCCGTCCATTATCTTTCCTATTAGAGCATTCATCTCTAGGTTTTCCCCTTAATCCGAAGATAAATATATTGAAGTTGATATTTCCATCTCGCTCTGTTAACTACTCCTGTTAGAGCGAATTTTACCGCTGCCTTCTAGTCTTATTTTTATTAATCGAACAAACGTAAAAGTTCGTCCGTATATGCTCGATGTAGGGCCACATCTTCATCTGCTGTTTCGACACCACTTATACCATGGCGTACTGCAACATATAGATCCGCATAGTTTTCAACTAAAGCCTTATAATCCGTAACGTTACTCTCTCCCAGAGCATTGTTCTTAGTCATAGTGACCGTATTAAGGATTAGTCGAAGTGCTTCTTTCATCAGGTCCGGTGAGCAGAACCTGTCGTTCATGTATTGTTGTTCAGTTAGGATAGCAGCCAACGTTACCAAACTATCTACACGCCCAGAAGCGATTCGTACTCGGGCTTTGAAAACATGGTTAACCTGACGTGGGTCAGTTTCGCGCATTTTTGCAATTGCCGAGTAATCGTCAAAGATTCTGCTCGTAGCGTCTCTTAACTCATACAAGTTAGGATCGTCGTCCAAGACAGCCAGAATCTTCTCCTGTAGTTCACTTTTCATTTTCTTAGTCTCTTGTTCCTCTAATTTCCTTTTAGGTAATCAGACAAGCAAACGATATTAATTATATCGTAGCTATCACCATTAAAGTAATATAGAATTATTTTATCCTTCAGCACGTATGGGCCCACAAGATGCGTTTGCACAATACACTCATAGTTTATTAGGTTTGCTACAAAGTCTTCTTATAGAGCTTTACAGTGCGTTTGAAGGTCTAATACTACACAGGACGGCATAATGTCCCCACCACCTAAGTAGCGGGGACATTAACTCTAAAGCATTTCTGCTTTTACAACGTGGATAATAGGACTCAATGCATCGTCAGAATAAACTACTTCTAAACGCTGAGTCTTAGTCAGCACCACTACCTTGTGGAAACTGTTAACAGGTACGCCAACAATGTCTTTGTACATATCTAGGAAAATACGACGATACTCGTTTTCCCCTAGGAACTTATGAATAGCGCTAAGTGCATCATAAAGTTCTTGCGTTATTTCAGATTTAACACGACCTACTTCATACAAGCCATCTAAATCTAAATTCGCGACCAGCTCAATTTCTTTAAACTCAGGAAGAAGGATGCCTTCAGCATCTTCGTCATCTTCTTCAATCTCAGTTACTTCTAGGCATAGAGCTGAACGATAAGTATCGGTGCAAGAAATATTGAATAGGTCCAAAAGACTTTCGCCCTTTTCTTCCAAATATTTCATCAATGCAGGCCAGTCATCAACAGCACTATCAATGCTAATGTCAATAGATGGTCGGCGATACTTAAGCGTTTCGTTAATCCAGTTTGTTAAACGGGTTTCCAGTTCGCGAATAAGAATTGGATAGCGTTCTTGAAGCAGTTTATTTTTAATAGTTGCTGCTACTGAAACGATCCAGTTTGCAAACGAACTATTATCAAAGCGTAGATGCTCAATATCATCTTGCGTAATTGACTCAGGTAGCTGCTTATGAACAACTCCTAAGGAAACTACGCCTGCTTTTCCGATAGCCGGATTTAGACTACGAAGTACGCCGTATAAACATTCTGCCGAATTGTTAGTGCGTACTTTACTTGAGATCTCAAAACGATACCGGTCAACATCCATCGTAGCATCAGGAATAACCTTAGCTTCAGTGGCAGTACCGTTTGATTCTTTTAGACGAAGAACTATTTCGTCGTCTTGGTCAATGTGTTGATTAATGTCCATAAACTCTTTCCCCACGTAAATTTCTTTAAGCTCTTTGTCTTTCAAGACAGGTACTACCTGACCTAGTTTTCGGTCAAAGCAGATATTGCCTTCAAATCGGAACTTCGGTGCAACGTCAACAGATAAGCTTTTCTTGTTAAAAAGTATCGCCACGCTGTTATTACGATAAAGGGCTTTGCCGATAATCGTTCCGTAGTTAGGTTCTTGCTTAACTGCGGTCTGTTCGACAATTGGTTGGGTTTGGACTTGGGGTTGAGGCTGTGTATTACGACTTGCAAGCAAGCGTTCTTCGTAAACCGTCATGTCTTCGCGAGCAGGGCCTTCGGGTTCATTATACCCATATCCTACAGAAGCGGTCATATTCTGCGGACGGGATTGGGTGATAGGCTGATGCGATGGCTGACTATACATAGGCTGTTGATTCATAGCCTGTGTAGGTCGGGGACGGGGGGCATTTTGATACTGATTCACGGGTTGCTGGTAGGCCGTTGGCTGGTGCGGTCTCATAGCAGGTTGTGAAGCAGCGTGTGCCATAATGGGGTTTCCGTTTTGGTCTACTGGTAACCATATTTCGTTGCCAGCGGCATCTAGGAATCTTCCCATTGGTTGCTGAGGTTGATGCATAAAGTTTTCTCCCGGAACTTAGATGCGGATGTTATTCAGATACGGATATCTTTGAGATACGTACCCAGTATAGAAAGTTGTATTAGGCATACCATATGCTCTACGATAAATATGCAGAACATGGCACGGATCAACATTAAATTTTTCTGGATTATAGATAATGTCTGTTACCATGTCATTTGTATAATCCGAAGGATACAACTGTCTGGTTGTTTCTAGTGCAATACTGCTATAGACGAACTCTATGAAAGTCGGACTAGGGCCCGGCTTACTAAAACTATTAACGGCATGGGAAAATACTTTATTTAGTTCTTCCCGTTCCTCAATAGTCGGTTCGACATAAGTAGCTGGATGACGCACTATTAGATCGACAGGCATAAAGGCCGATTCCTGCTTAGGAATCGGCTTAGATGCTTTTTTGCTGTCGTCAAGCGAAAAGGTTCCAGACTCTTTTGTAGAGGAACTAAACATTCTAGCTACTCTACGTAATCGATTCTTGATACCTACTTCCCGTCCCATTTCTTTCTGGGAATCTTGTTCGTAATCAGACATATCCTTCTCACAACAATGAAAATTTCTCGGAACCTTTGAACCGCTTTTCTTTTACCTTAGAACGTCGATCTAAGGTAAAATTACGCAAAAAGTTTTTCTCGGATTCCAACTTACTCTTTTCTTTGGAAGACCCTCTCCTACCAACGTAGTTGCTAGTATGCTCTTTATACTGATGCACATAACTGGTAGCCTGAAAGCCACCTGCTCGTGATAAATCAGCTCTTAAATCGCCTACTGCACGATCCATAAGTAAGCCAAGTGTAATCATTTTAGAATGATACACAAAACTATGATCGCTAATCGGGAAGTTTCCGATATCAACTAAATAGGAAAGTATGTCTAGGCTATCTCTCACAAGCGCTATAAAGCCAGAATCGTTCGCAGAAATCAATGGAATTTGATCACTATAGATTCCTTCTCTAAACTCATGAAGAGTGCCCAGTACATTGGAAATGCCTTTTATAATACTATCGGCATGTTCCTCAACCGGACCCGGCAAATTCAGATCCGTTGGAGACCTTCCTGTTTCCAAGCAATGAACAAACTTAATAGCGCTAACATAGCTATTATTCATGTGGTGCTAGCTCCGCAAAGTTATCAGCCAGTGGTTTGATAACCTCGTTCTCTCGAACATCGTAGTTTTCCCCTAGCGACGCAAACGGATTTAACCGCCCATGGCCGGAAGGAGCTGACTTCAGAATTGAGAGATACGAGAAGGTATGGAAGTTACTAGGATGCAATTGGAACTTAGGGTTCTTCATTTCATCTGACTTCTGGCTTCCTTTCTTCGTATTACTGGCTTTTTCTTGATCCACAACAGGTAAGGTAACTTTCATTAAAAAGCTATCTGACGCTGTCTCGAGTGTGCTCACTTCCCCATGTTTACTATTTATTTTCATGATGTGATCAGTGGGGAATCGATTCAATACATTATCCAAAGCATGCTCGGTTAAACGGGCACCCTTCAATTCCTGCATTTTATACATCATGTTAAAGATCTGACGTGTGATGTCAAACAAAACGAAACGAGTAGTCTCTAGCTGTTTCCCGATTGTATTCGGTAGATCTTTGGAATTTTCAAGACGTGTGAAGTTCTTGATAAGGTAAGCTAGGAAATCTTCGATACTTTCCAGATGGATGTTCTCAAATCGAAGTTTCTTAAGTACAAGACTATCCATATAGTTTCGTACGCTCTCCATATGCTCATCCATTTTCTCAAGCTTCTGGGATTCTGAATCGATTACTCGATAAATGAAACGCGCTAATACACGACGCCACAAACGCGGTTTATCCATGTATTCCGTAGTTACAAATCCTAGATCTGATATGTGGTCAAGTATATAGAAGAACGAACCTATCATGGAACGCAAACCTGCATCTTCTTCAAACTTATCTTTCGGTACAGCAATACGGAAATGAGTTTTCATCGTCATAGCCAGTTTCTTTGTACGAGTGGTAGGGTTACCATCACTCTCACAAATTACCCACTTATCTGACGGATAGTTCTCTTCTGTAATGTTTTCTATGCCGTAGTGTACTTTGGTGTCGAAGTAACGCTTAAACGTCTCTGTAACACCCATAGAAGCGAATAGGTAGTTTGCTAGAAGGGTATGTCTACGCTTCACACAATCTTTGTCAGGCCAGTTATGTAACTTAGACCAAACAACGTCTTCCTTTACAGAAGTACCATTTGCTAAATAGGATGTTTGTAACTTAGAGAAGTTAATGCGTGTACGAGTCAGCTGCACAAAGATGTTACCATCCTCAATCGAGAATAGATTGTCAATTAGTGCTGGGGAAATATGGAACTTCGCTCCACGGATACTCAATATCCCGCCACGATGAACATTTGGTAACATCAGGTATTTATACCATACCTTCGAACCGTATTCGAAACGATAGCATACCATATAAATGTCCGAGTAACTGGCTTCATACTTGCCTTTTCGCTCTAGCCCTGACAACTGACACAATGCTCGAAATTGTTGCTCAGGCGTGCAGCGCGTAAAGCCTTGATAACGAAATCCCTCTGGGAAGTTTTTCGCAGCAGACTTTATAACGATGTCAATGTATTCTTCCGTTACGGCTGGTCGTAGCTGCTCAGTTGCAAGACCATCACAAATACTCGAATTAAATCGAGGCATTTCGTCTTGTAGCTGTCTGACTAAGTCCATACGTTTTCCTTTTTATTTGGTTGGTTCATAGGAATCATATCAAGTTGTATTAAAATGCAAAGCCAAACATACGACCGAAGAATCCTCCAATCGCTCCAAAGAAGTCAGCTACTTTTCCAAGGAAACCTGTGGAGTCTTTTGCTTTACTCCAACGGGCATCTCGAGCGGCCTTTTCTTTTTCTGCTTTATGTAGACTCTTCAGTTCTTCAAGTTCTTTTTCAAGCTTGACCTTTTCTTTAGCCTGCTCTTCTTTAAACTCTTCAAATTTCTGTTCTAACTTTGCCTTTTCTACCTTGAGGAACTGTTCGTTCTTCTTGATTTGATCCTTGGTATATTGAGTTTCTGGTTTACGGTTATCGATCTTGGCTTCTTGCTCAGTTTCGTATAAACGTATTCCGCCTTTACCTTCACCTTCCAATAAGTCTGTAATACTGCAGACTATTTCTTTTTCATTTGTATCTAGAAAATATTTGTATCTGATACGTACTTCTTCATTTGGTAGGGTGGAGTCTGTGTTTACTTTAATCTTTCTAGTGCTATCCAAGAAGGGCAGATAGAGAGAAGTAAAGCGACGATCATTCGAAGAGATTGTTATCTCAAGTCCGAATGCTTCTAGAGGATCTCGGTTCTCATATTCCTCAGCATAAAAGTGAGGCGTTTCTTCAGCTAGCTCTTTGTCTAGGAAGAACATGAAATGACATCCGCTAAAGCGAAAGCCTCTGTCATGATTAAGAACATTCTCTAGAGTTGTTGTTTTTGAAATGAAGTTTCGAGTGCCGTTTAACTTACGCTCGTTATGAGTATATGGACAATAGTCAGTATGATGGCTTTTATCGTTCTGAGGATAAACTCCAACGCTATAGAATTCTCGTACAGCTAAATCGTATTCATCTCTAGGATTAATACTAATGCTACCGTTTTCTATAATAGACTTGGTCATCATTTTCTCTGGATCATAATACTCCAGAACAGTTAGGACCTTCGCTACATTCTTATCATTCCGAGAATGGATTTCCATGATTCTACCATTTGGATGCTTGGCATAAATAGTTGAACCTAGGTTGTTTTCAATTACACATGCAGTATCTAAAAACTTCAATTGCATGTCGCCCCAAGGACCACTCGCAGCTGAAGGTTTAGTTAATGTATGAAATTGCTGAGGAGTATTGCAGTCTCGTATATCTTCTAATATACGACCGCTGATTTCCTCATGGCCTGCAGTAGTTAACATAGCCATTGCTCCTTTATTTCTAATAATTATTGTTTCTAGTCATTAAGGTAATATAGAATTTCAAATATCTGGAGAACGGCAGAAAAGCTGCTTCACTAGGAAGCAGCAAAAAGAGATTCTTGGACGACCGGGGAGTCGACTAAATCAATTTGGTCTTGGTGGCGGTCTAGAAGTAAGGTAGAATCTAAATAACCTGCCAAATCTGGAATCTCGTGAATGATTTCCAATATTAATTTGCTAGCTACATATTCCTTACCTAGGCTATCCAATAATGACGGATGTCTGCTAACTAACATCTTAAGGTGCTGGCCTGTAAGATTATCGGTAGGTAAGACTGTTGCTATACTTGGATCTTTATTAATCAAGTTTTTAATAGCTTGACTAGACAACCTGTCTAGAGGAAGAAAGGATAGTAGGGTTCTATCCATATCAATAAGCATGCAAATTAAGTCGGAGTTTAAACGGTTACGCACAATTAAATTGCGTAATAAGTTTCTATCTCTGACGATATCAATCGCTAGCGATTTAGTAGGAACCGCCATGTAATCTATCTCGGCCATTTTAGGACCTCCTTCATAAATGTATCTTCCGCTTAATAAACCTTTATTTCTAAACATCGGATAAAGGTCAGGACGAGCTTCTGCTAAACGTTCAGCTTCATTTGTGTTTAATTCTTCGATGGGATAATTCCAATCTAAAATGAAGGGGTGTTGCTTAGCAAGGCGGTAGCGCTGATGCTTGGTTAGAAAACTTAAATCTAGGGTCGGTAGATAGTTGCCGTATCTGCCCAGTAAGATAGCCAAGTTTTTATAGTCGAAGACTGTTTCCTGAAACCATTTATGTCCAAGCCAATCTTTTCTTTTTAAAAGAAGAAGCTGTTTATGCTTAGGACCTAGTCTCATGAAGTCTCTCTGGCTAATAAGCTCTAACTCGGCATGCGGCTCCATGAGTACGGTAAAGAGTTGAACATCGGTGAAGTCGTTTACTTTCATTCCTAACTTCAACGGTGCCATAAGAAGGAACTGGTAGCGGTCAATAGCAGGCACTTTATCGAAGGCTTTAAAGGAAGGGAACCTTGATAGCAATTCAGCTTTCTTGCAAATTGATCTATGTTTATCTAACTCTTCTTTATGTAACTTCTTCAAGGCGTCCAGTAGTATTCTAAAGTCCATGTTGATTCTCCATAATCTTTTCTCTACTAGATTAGAAGGCGGCATAAAAAATAACCCCTCAGCTATTCGCTGAGGGGTTATTTTCAACTAGTTACTTTAAAGCAGCTATTAGCTTACTTTAGGAGTAGCCGTTAGGAACAAGCTTTCTAGGCCAGTTACCGTGATAGCACCTAGTACTGGACATAGTACGTGGTGACGGTTACGAGGCTGAAGCTGGATTTCATTGCTAGTAGCAGAGCCTTTAGAAGTAGCCGCACGGAAGATCAATGAAGTAGTAACACCATGGATACCGAAGTTCAATGGGTCAGCAGCGTCAGCACCTTTACGGCGTAGAGCGATCTTGATTTGACCACGTAGACGTTGGTCATCAGTAGCAGCAACGCGGAAGCTAATGCCGTTACCTAGAGTACGAGCATCGCCAGACTTCATTAGAAGAGAAGCGATTTGTTCGTCGGTACCGATAACAACTTCATATTCGCGAGAACCAGGTACAGTCTTAAGTGCAGCAGTGTAGCCAGACTCAAGAACCATGCGGTGAACGATAGCAGTTACAGAGTTCAAGATTGCTTCGCGTAGGTCGTCATAAGAACCGCTAGAGCGAGCAGAGATTACTTGAGCAGCAACGTCTACAGTTTCAGATGCATACGTAGGAGTTACTAAAGTAGAACCAGCGAATGCAGAAGTACCGGCTAGGCCAGAGTTAGCAGCTAGAGCAGCTTCCATTTCTAGTAGAGTATCTACAGCACGGTTAGCGTTACGGATACGGTTAGTAGCGTTAAGCGCTTCGATAGTTACGCCGTAATGGTCGCCAGATACTGGAGAGATAGTAGAGATTGGGCTCTGTAGCTCAACAGGTAGACGATAGGTAACAGTGCTACCAGATTCTACGCTTAGACCGCGAGAACGCATGTTGCTGTTGCTACGACGAGCAGCAGGCATTGTACCAAGGATAGTGATAACAACGTCATCAAGACCAGTGATGTCCGCGATAGGAGTCATACCATCGTCGCCACCAACGAAACCGGTAACAGTAGCTTTAACAGCGTTAAGCTCGAAAGAACCAGTAGTGGTGTTAGCGTCACCAGAAACTTTAACTTCGAAAGTCATTGCCCAATCAGCAGCTGCGCCAGCACTTACATCGTCAGCCAATTCTAGAGCTGCAATAGAGGCACCAGTGATGTCTTTAGTGTTCTTGCGAACTTGTAACTGACCAGTGAAGTTAACAGTTAGATCAGAGCTGTCGCCTTCAGCAGGACGAGTGAATAAAGAACCTTGCATACCTGCAGTAGATAGCTTAAAGGTCATGTCAACACCAACTGCAGAGTTTGCAGATGGGTTAGAGATGTTGATGTAAAGATCGCCAACAGCTAGGTTAGGATCGATAGTATCAGTTTCGTCTTGTTCGCCAAGGATAATGCCTGGATGAGCAGATAGAGCCAATAGGTCTACTTTCTTGCCCATAGCGATAGGACGAGTGTCAACTTCAGTACCGTTTATAGTTTCTTTGAAAGCAGCTACTTGTGCTGCAGGTACTAAGTAAGCATCGTTTTCGGCTTTAGAAACAGGTACGATTTTAGTGCTGTCGTTTGCTAGGATGCTAGCGTCACGTACGGCAGCTACTAGAGATTTCTTGTTGATGTCAGTTGGAGCACCAGTGTTACCACGAACAGTACGGTTATAAACCTTAGGTACTTTAACTTCAACATCGATACCAGACTTACCGGCCGGGATCATTTTAGTGCGGAAGAAAGCTTCGGCGAAAGCGTCGCCAGATGCATTCAGTGCGTTGAAAACAACAGAAGCGGCAGCGAAGTCAGCGAAAGCGTTTTGGTCATAGCCTTCCATACCAGCAACCATGGTTTCGGCATTGAAGTCACGACCTAATACGTTTTGGCCTTGTTGTGGCTTCATGAAACCTTGAGCGAATTTTGCAGGATCTTGAGCAGCATAGATAGTGGCAACAGCAGCTTCGATACCGGCAGTAATTGCAACTTCGTCTTCGCCATATTCAGCTTTAAGAACTTTCATGAAGCCGTCATCAGAGCGTAGAGAACCTGAAAGAGTTTGCATTTGGTCAGCAAAGCCTTGTTGGGCAGCGATGTCACCTAAAGATTCCATACCGGCTACAACAACATTGGCTGCGCCTTCAGGAGCGATAGCTGCACCTTGGGCTGACATTTGGCTAGATACGAAATCGATCGCTTCATCAACCGTTGATTTTTGAGTAATTTCAAACATGTTTGTTTCCTTCTTACAAAAGAAAAAATTAAAATTTCACTGACCAAAGAAAGGCACGATGGCCAGCATACACCAGTGTCATAACATAATGTGGATAAAAACTACCCAACATTAAAATCTTTCAGTTAAATGGATAACTTAAGGGCGTCTAAGCTTCTTAAAGTTATCATACTCTTTAGAGAGCATCATTTCGCTAATGCCTTTACATTTAGCGAACTGACATAAAACTTGAGTTGCCAACTCAATACTAGCAAAAGCTTGTATTGGAGAATCGGCACATTCACATAAAATTAGATTACCATCTATGGTAATTTCTGCTTTTAATGTGGAGTTGTGATGTTGATAGTTCCAAGGAACAGATCCCTCTTGAACAGGAACGTCAAAGTAGTTCTCAATTCCTAATTTAACTAGCGCCGGATGTTGAGAAAACTTCTCTGCTTCTAATGCCAAGAAGTGTCGATCTTCATAACTAAAATCATCAAGGATTTTAGAAAGTTCAACGGAAGCTAAACTTTCATATCGTTCCTCTAAAGCATTCGCAATAGTGGACGGTAAAAATATAAATTTCATCTTTATCACCTGAAGAAGATAATAGTGGCTTCCACACTATAAGCAAAGATTAAAGTACTATAGAACCTAGGAGTTCTTAATGAACAGCTCATTTCTAGTGATCCTGAAAGGGATTATTGCCGCCTTTCTTAATAGAAGGCTGGAGGACGACAAACTTGACATCAAAGATGAGTTACGGTCCGTTTTAAAGGAAGTTCGTCTACCTACGAACTTAATGGGTACGGGTAGTGATGGCGATATAGGTTCAGGACTTAGAGATACCCTTTCGTGGGTATTAGATTATAAAGAAGATCAAGAGTTAACGCCAGAAGATGTTCTTGCTAGAGTCCAAATCAATCTACACACCGATACTCACTATGCAGATGTTATTCGTACGGCTATATCGAACGAAAATGAAACAAAGGAAAGAACTCGTATTCGTGTCTCTACTAATATGAGTGAAATTCGCAGCGAGTTAGGTAAACAACGACTACAGACAAAAATTCGTGAAGCAAATAAAACTTTGAATAGTTCGGATTCTTATCTGGATAAAGAAGAGTTCTTAGGCAACTTAATAGAAAGTCTAAACGAATTTAAGAGTGAGTTAAAAGAAGGTGGACCTGTTTCCCAATCTTCTCTTAATTCCGATGACCCTGAAAGTATCCGTACTATATTTAAACAAGCGCAAGAAAGTGTTTCGGCAGATGGCGTATTAAAGACGGGACTGGTGGGTCTAAATAAAATGTGTGGAGTGGGCGGTATTGTCCGAGGCCTTTATGTAAATATAGGTGCCCTTACCCACAACTATAAAACTGGTTTGTTACTTGACTTGTTTAGGCAGATCCCAATGCATAATAAACCCTTTATGCTTGACCCGTCTAAAAAGCCTTTAGTATTACGTGTCAGTTTCGAAAACCGCATAGAGCAAGATTTACCTAAGCTCTATAAAGATATTAAAGAACAAGAGACCGGCGAGAAGGTAGATATTAAATCCATTAATGTTGATGATGCAGTTGAATATATCTCCTCTAAACTTAAACGCAATGGCTATCATTTTGCCATGGAATTCTTTTCTCCTAATGACTTTACTGTGGACGATCTAATAACCGTCCTTGAAGAGTATGAGTCTAAGGGTTACGAAATCCATCTTCTTAATCTTGACTATCTAGAATTAATTGCTAAAGCAAAAGGGAATGCTAGACCTGACCAAGTAATTACTGACTCAGCGGAGAAGTTACGTGGTTATTGTTTCCCGAGACGTATTACTGTTATTACAGCTCACCAGCTGTCTACAGAAGCACAAGCTCTGTCTCGTGAAGGAACGTCTAACTTTGCTAAGCGTGTATCCACCGGTGGTTGGTATATGAACTGTAAGTCATTGCACACTAAGCTGGACTTAGAAATCATTTGCCATATCCACAAAACAGAAGAAGAATCTTATCTCACATTTGCCCGTGGTAAACACAGGGGTGGTGAAGAAACGCCTATGAGTCATCGATACTTCGCGTATAAGTTCCATCGCATTGGGACAATACATGACGATATCGATAAGGAAGTACCCGAAGTCATTTATAATGTTTCGGAAGGTATGCAGTCAGTAGAAGGCGCTAAACAAGAATCTAATAATCAATCTCAAATGGGGAATAGTAATGCCAATAGCGATGATGCCGACTGGTAAGAAACTAAGTAGTAAACGACTGGCGTTATGCCCTAACTGTTTATTTCCAGTAAAACGTACCCTTTACATGGGTTTCCAAGATTCCTATCACTGCCAGCGCTGTGGTAGTTTCGAGCCTTGGAGTAGTCGTCTTTCTATTCGTAATCCGAATAACCCTAAGAAGACGGGACGTTTCCCTACTAGCCTTTTGGAAGTATTTGGTAACAATCTTAAGAAGTTAGGTATTCAGGAAAATACTAAATACTTTAACTTGGGCATCGTTGCCAATAAAGACATGACTAAATTTGTCTTTAAGGAATCCGGTATTCTTAAGAAGCTTAATGGCTTTGGCGGTAAGGTATCTCCCGTATCTAACCTTAAGGAAGCTTGTGTGAGTTCTCTTGAGAAAAGTACTGGAGTCACGACTAAGGCTGACGATTGGATCTATATCGATTCTATTGCTCGTCGCGAAGTAGAAGAAGCATTAGGTTACGACTCTCCCTTAGTGGGATTAGTAGGTATGCTGATTCATGCGGATGACGATGTCTTTTGGGACGTTTCTTGTAAAGAAAGAACTCGGGTATTGGATCTAGAAGAGCTAGCTAAATACGAAGATGGTGATCTTGGTATCGACGCCGGTTTAGTAGAACGTATCCTATCTAATTCTTAACAAAAAAATAAAGCTATAACCCCTAGGCACTGTGCCTAGGGGTTATAGTCTTTTACGGTGCGTTATTTGCATATACGCTTAGAGGAGGCATTCCCATTTCTTTTAGATCGTCAATGGCTTCTTCTAGATTCTCTTGATCTTCACTGTAATCTTTTTCTAAAATAAAGCTAACTAGCATTCTAAATGCTAACTGCATAGCTTCCATTGCTGTTTGTTCCCTAGTGAATATTTCTTCAAGAAACTGAATCTTGGAATCCGTCACTGCATTCTGGGGATGCACTGCCGCACAATAAGCTGAACCATAGCACTCATCTAGCTGGAGAAATATCTCCATAGTCTCTTCTTCTGAAGTGGCTAAATCTAAGAGTTCCATTAAACGACTTGCTGGTCCAATTAAAGTAGATATCAGTACTATGACACGGTCTGCATTACGCGCAATTCGTAGCATGTTCGATACCTCAGTCGTAACGTCATCCGCCGATATTAGCCCTTTCCCTATACGAGGATCTTTGGTCTGTAGCTTTTCTATTAAACGCACTAACTCACGTAATGAATCCATGTAAGTCAGTGCAGCCTGAGTTCTCTGAGTTAGCAGAGCCAACTCTTTTACCTTAGCTGAAAAATCCACCTGTTTTCTCCTTAAGAATTAATAGAATATCCTCTGTCATAAATGAGACCAGAAGTATAAAGATTGCTAGTATTAGAAAAACATCAATTGTAATAATCAACGAGGCACTGTATCTAAACAGTGGAAGGGAAGCTGCAATAACAACCAAAAGTCCTACGCCAATATAAACTAGATAAAAGTTTGCGTACTGGCCATTAATATAATATGCCGCTAACCATACTGCCAAAATCCACAAGGTACGCACCGTAGTTCTCAGCCTCAACTCCCTCATCTTAATTCTTCGCATTATCCTTTTGACTTCTTTGGGGTTATTATTACCTCCTACTCCTATCTCCATTAGCTTCTTACCTACAAGTAAATTGTAGACAAAAATATTCAATAAAATAACTGCAAGTAGTAGTACGTATTTCATAGCTACTCTCTTTTTTTGTTTGCCATATTCGCATTAGTAATATAGAATCGTACTAGCCTTAGACACGTTTAAAACAGAAAGAGTATATTTTATGTATTTTATTAAGAGGGATTTAAAATGTTTGAAACATTTGTTTGGATCTACGGATCTATGTTTGTAGTTGGGGCCGTTATAAATATCGTACTTGTTTTCAATGATATTTCTGATGGAGGCATGATGGAATATTATGAAGAAAGTAGTTTGAAGATTTTGCAGCGTAACATCTTTAGTGTTATTCGAATAGGTATGTTAGCTCTGGTAGGCATTTTAATAACTGCCGGAGGCGCTAGACTTTACATGGGACCTGGTCACCATGAAGACATAAAGATACTTATAGGTGACGCATTCTTCTGGACCTATGCCATTATCCCTATCCTTGTTCTTTCAAAGGCGTTGTGGGAAATCCGTTTCCGTAAAGCTAAGCCGGGACAGGCGGCTCTTATGGGGAGGCCTCTATGACAACTGGAGAAATGGTCGTCGTCTATCTATATGGCTATCTATTTCCGCTAACGGTTTTAATTTTCTTACTCGTTTATATTGATGAGCGCCATAAAGATTTTCTGAGTAATGAAAACTATATGGTTCTATCCAATCTAACTAAAGCCATAACTAACTTCCCTCTGTATTCAATCGGCGGCGTAACCAGTATTCTAGTCGGTAGTGACTTAGGGTATGGGTCTTTTGATCCCTTCGATCTTGACACTATTCGTGAAAAGGACGCTCTAACCTATAAGAATGCACTGATGTTTGTAAACGTACTACCTGCCGTTATTCTCATACAGGCGCTATTACGAAACCATAAGTTTCGAGTCGATAATAGTTTTCTTTATAATAAGGGGGAGTTATGAGTGATTTAGAGTTATGGCAAAAAGTAGGTTTAGGTGTATGGGTATTAGGACTTATGTTTAGGTCCTATATATCTACGACATATCCTATACGTCAAGCAGAACTAAGAGGGACCACCTTAGCTAGAATCTCTCTTATTCTAACTATCCTCTTCTTTGCCTATTGCGGCTTAATTCTAGTATGTATAGCCGGAGGGTTAATAGCCATTCTCCTTCTATATCTAACTGATGGTTCTATACAACCTTACCTCTACACATTTGTACAGGCCGTAAAACCATTAGTTCTGGAAGTAACAGCTATTATCGGATTAATCATAGCATGGGACTTTGATATCCGTGAACGTAAGTATAAAGGTTATGACTATTACGACTATCCTTTATAACAAAAAAAGAAGCTACTCTACTCCCTCATGGGAGTAGAGTAGTATTCTGCCGTCTAAGATAAGAAGGCTAGCATACGGCCTATTGTACCACCCGGGTTGGCAGGACTAATAAGCATTGCCTTACCTAAGCCTTTAGTTGGGTTAAAGTCCCCAACCTTCTTAGGTTCTTTCTTTTCTTCTTTGCCTTCGGCTTTCTTTTTAACCACACGACCTTTAGGTTCTTTTACTGGAGCGCCTGTTGTATTTAAAGACATATTTATTTTCCTTTTGTCATTAATGAGAATTGATATGTTCAATCCTAGTCATTAAAGTAATATAGCCTTATACTAATCTAGAACACGGCATAAAGGCACTACTCCAATGGAGTAGTGCCTATTAAGTTATTCAGGTTTAACAAATACCTTAAGGGTACTGTTAGATCTATACTCAGTATCAGTCATACCGGTAGTTGCAGTTGTAATAACCGTCTGTACGCCCGTGAGAGTACCGACTGATTCTTTTACTAACCCATTCTTCATATAAAGAACTTTAACCGGCATACCGGGATACAGAAGACTCTGATTAGAATTCTGCCAGGTAAGCGTTAACTCGTGACCCAGTCCTTCCGTCAGATTACTGATTTCAGGATATGGATTATTCGTTATTCTCCCTTTCGCCCAACGGATATTATTATGTCCGTTTACAGGTTCTGCTATAGAGGTTTCTTTGAGAGTCTTATCCCTTTCTAAAGTTACTTTGTTTTCAGAAGGAACACCCATCAAATCCATTAAAGCAGAAGCCCTAACGTAACGCATACCATTGCCTTTATTCAGCATACTAGAGCGACTAACGTCAGTCATAGTACTAGAGCCTGTAGAAAGGACGAAGATCTTCTTTCCGTCTTTCCTATAAGATCTTTCAATGGCAGGCATTTCATTTTCAGGTACATTAACTATCGTTAGAGTACTAGGCTTTTTATTGAAAAGTGTATAGTCTCTGGTAGGATATACAAACCACTTACCGGCCTGCAAATAAACTCCTAGGCCGGAGCTGTAGATACCATAGTTCTTCTGAATGTAGTCAGGGAGATCTATGATGCGAGTACCTACCGGGATAATCAATGGATCGATCACTCCTGAATTAGCGGGCTCGGATATCTCAACCCCACGAATACCTGTAAAGGTATCTTCCTTTAAAGGACCTATAGAAGTACCTCCATTGAGTCCATAACCCATTCCTACACGAAGTACATCTTTGATGGTAGACTCTCTAAAGATACCACCGAACTCTGCTAAACGAGAAGTGAATAAAGCTTCCTCATTTAACTGGAAGGTAAAGTCTAGTTGATTAGCTGCTTCGTCTTCAGCGGCTCTATCTGATTCCTTTAGTTTAGCTAACTTATCAATGTCTGGGGCCGTTGTTAATGTAGCGGTATAGATTTGATAACTAACATCACCAAAAGACACATCTGAACCAGACTCTCCTTTACGAGAGCGAGTAACTTTAATCTTTAGGTTTTCCCGATGGGGATAGATATCTCTCTTGTAAGTAAAGGCACCTAACGTAAGTGTAATTAAAACCATATCTCCATAAGAGGATACATAGTCACGATTATAGTGAATGCCGTCAACCCGGATTGCTTCAACGTCTTTATCTGGAGTAATAATTTCAGCTTCATATTTCCAGATATCAGCAGGTGCCCTGCTATTAGCCAGGGCAGTGATATCACTATAGATCGCTTCGTTTTCAAAAGCCATCTATTAGTCCTCTTTCATAAAGGCGTATGGATCATACTCCTCTGCTTTAACCATATCTCCCTTACCAAGAACAACTTCCTTGGTGGAGACCTTAACACGGTGACTAGCGGCTGCTCGGTTACCTTCGCTAGCAGGAGTGAAGTTAAAGAACATCTTATCAAACTCAGCATAATCCACATTACCGGCAGTAACTGCTTCAGCCGCACCACGAATCTTATTTCGGAAGTTACGGATTTTAATCACATCTTCTTCTGGAGGCGGTTTGCGGTGAGGATCAATGGACTTAAGATTTTCCAGTTCGAATAGATACCCATTAACAATAGAGAATACTTCAGGAAGTTTCTCCCATTCCTTCATAGTGAAGGTGGCTTCCATATCAGCAATCTCAATCATTTGGTTAATGGTTAATTCATAAGACTCGATGTCTTGAAGAATTTCCATAGCCTCTTCATCGCTTTCACCTAAATGGGGCGTACCCATTAATAGGTCGATATGAGCTTGGTCATCATCATTACAGATGACTTCTATACCTGAGGCAATATGCTCGAAGTAAGCAGGAGCAGGTTCTTCTTCTTCAACTATCTTTGCTTCTTCTTGAATCGAAAGATAATTGATTACTTTAGTCATTACTAAATAGTTAGTATGGAAAAGTTTGTAGACATTAGAGTTGGGATCTAAACCGGCCCCTCTTCCGACTACGACTGGCTCGTCATAATTATTGGACATGACCTGCTCCTTTGCTGGGTTAGTTTACTGCCGACTTAAGTAATAAGAAGTAAACAGGTAATTGATAAAATCTTTCTTCTGGAGTTAGATTTGGTAGATTGTTAACTGGGTCGACAAGACTACTGTAGTCGGGACGAGTACCCATTAAGAAATCATGGACGAACTTATCTAGGACGGTATAGTTAGCTTCATCCGAATCATAGAACGCTTTAGAAAGAACGTAGTAAGGTTCTGCTTCATCAACAGGCGTAAGGCCATCTGTCCGTAAAGTAGGGATGCTCTTAGGATAAGCAACGCTATCAATAGGGCTGGTAGATAAACTATAATGGATACTGTCTGAAGAGAATGCAGAAGTAGCTACATTTTCAGTTTGTCTAGGAATAGAATCCTTTCCGTAACAAGTGGCCGTTAGAAGTAAATCCCAGATAGTTGAGATCTTCTTGCGATACTTACCATTCTTAACAGAGTACAGTTTAGGTTTTGGTTGGCTACCGCGTAATACACGAGGCACTACTTTGGACCAGAACTCTGCAACAAATGGGTCGTAAATTAGCTTACCGTCATCAGGGTAAAGGATCGTCTCACTACGCTCATTAAAGAACTCATCATTGTAATAGGCTACTAATTTACCAATATCCACTGTACGGCCCGCTGAGGACGTTCTAGCGGTAAGACTGAGGTCTTTATTGACATTATCGAAATAACGCTCCTCTACGGTCTTTAAGGCAAGGTTCTCGGCTGATGAGACTGATAGTATTTCATAAAGTTCAAACTCTATACGATGGGCTGTATTAGCCGCATAGCTTAGACGAGTTACTTCTTTAATGATAAACAAACATTTGCCACGGTCAGACAGATCTGCAACAAAATGGTCATTTACGTTTGGTACGATACCCGGATAAAGTAATCCTTCTCCAGTAACCGTAGAATTACCTTGACCATCGTCTGCTTCAAAGGTAAGATCGCCTTGCAGCATAAGCTCATAGTTATGAACCTTAATGTATTGCTGTAGAGTAGGATCAATACCCAAGTCTAGTGGAGAGGAAGAGTCATCGTCTCGCAGTAATTGCAAGAAGAAGTCTGCTCGCCAAACAGTACCTTCAATAGCACTGATAATCTTTAAAGGTTCAGTAGCCGAACCGTATTGCGTACTAGTATCTATTTCAGGCACTTCACGCTGTGTCGGTGTTTCTGTAACGAAAGCCATTTATTACCTTCTCCTCGCTATAACGGAAGCAGACAAAACAGTCCCTCCGCCTTTACGTTTAGCTCGTTTAAATTCTTTATTCGTACCCGGTAGTTTACGAAGAATATCGTTATAACTAGATACAGTAACTTCAGTTCCAAATGGAACATGTAGTTTCCCTTCTTCATAGTCACTGGAAACCTCTAGATTAGGAGCCACTCCATACATTGCATCTAAGGTATCTTCAAAGTTTAATAGGAAGTCTTTGATAACCGCATTTGGTATTCTAGTCTGGTCTGTAATTGCTGATACACGAAGATAATATCTGTGGCGCATATTCATTGGTAAAACGCTACGGATATTTAGATCCGCATCCAGAGTAAAGGTGTGACGAATCTGACCGTCTCCTAAACCAAACAATTCAATAAAGTAAGGGCCGTCTAGGTAAGTGTGAACCGAATCCAAATTGTTCTTAATATAGTTCTTTACTCTGGCAGGTAACAGATCGTCTCCTACCTGTCCTAGTGGACCTACGCTATGTTTGTCAGCAGCCTGTACTTGAACAGGTATCAGAAGAAGCGTTTGGGTATCGGCATATACTTCTCTAGGAAAGAAGTCGTCATAAGAGACCATGCGTTTACCGCCGTCCCCTAAATACTGAGTTCTTCTCTCGATAGGTTTGCCGCCAATAACTCTTCCATCTAATACCTTTTCTTCGCCTACAGAAACAGGCACTATTCTGTTAACCCAGCTATCAATATATTTGGAATCAATGCTGGAGTTATGAACCATAAAAGGAAAGTCTACAGCAATAGCAGAAGCACGTTCGTAATTATACTTAAACGTAATACTAACATCGTGTTTACCTTTATCGGCAGTGGATGAATTATAGAACGTCTCGGTAACGAAATGTCCTTCTATATTACGCTGTAATTCATTTACTACTTTAACTTGATATGAACCGCTTCTATTACTACGAGTAATAGTCGGGGTCTTTACAATGCTATCTACATACTCTTCTAGAGTATCGCCATAGCCGTCGTTCAGTTCACGTAGATCATGCACATGCTTTACAAAGTTCCCTAAGATCTCAGGGAAAGCATAGTTGTACTGGATATCGAACGTATAACTAAGAGGACGAAACTTCTCTGCTATAGCTAAACGGTCTAACCAATTATTCATAGTAGACTTTGATTTAAAACTGAATGTCATTTCTAGTTCAGCTTCAATCGGTAAATAAAGAGTAGAGGCAGCGATACCAATAACCGGATCATGGATCAGTGGAGTATTAAAGCTAACAGAACGTAAGCGTTGTAAGATAGCTTGTTCCGAAATTCTGTCCACTCCTATAGCCCTTACACGGTTACTGTAGCGAGTACGTACATCTTCTTTCTCTGGGGCATCTTCCCCATCACGCTTACGAAGAACTTCATCGGTTTCAACCAAATCAATTTCACCGTCAGACGGGAAACCTGTCTTCCGAATAATCGTGTCGATAATGCTTTTGCGTACATAGTTAGAAACGCTAATTGCATTATCAGGTAAGTTTAATAAAACTCTGGACATTCCAAAGCCTCCTCTATAAGGATAAGTAACAGAAAATCAGACAAGACGGCATAAAAAGCCCTAGGTAGTCCTAGGGCTAATTTGCTTACTTCTCGATGTCTTCATCAGAAAATGCATTGCTGCCTGAAATCTGAGTATTAAGACGAGCAATCTTTCTACGGAAAGTTTCAAGAGGTTTAATCTCAAGAGGCATTAGTTTACCGAAGTGTTCAGCTGCTTTCTTGGCCGATATAATACGTACACGGTGATCACTACTAATGCCATCCATCTTACGAAGAAGATTCATAGCATCGATAGCTTCTTTAAGATTAGTCTTGTTGTCTGTAATATCGTCAGTGATATCACCAAGCTCTTTGATAACTTCATTAAGAATCTTTTCAGATTTCTCTAGAAGACTGATGGCTTTATCTCGGGTACTGGCATCGACCATAATAAGATCTGGTACGGCACTAGTAAGAGTAAAGTTACTAGAACTAAAGATAACAACATTAACGCCTACTTTACTTGCCTTAGCTAAAGACTGCACTCCAAATCCAAACTTCTTATTACCGAATAATAGATCGGCACGGAAATCTGGTTGTGTTTTAGTGATGACGTCTTCTACAGTTGTAGTGGCATTCTCAGCCGCACGTTTGTCGCCAAGCTTAACCTTAGTAAATTCATCTAAGACTTTTAACTGCTGACGATGAGCATCCGGACGAGACTCAACATGCTTAGAAACGAAGCTGTATATATCTTGGGCTTTCGCTAATAGTTCTTTCGAGTTCTTGATGTCACTGAACTGCTTGTCTAGTTTAAGTTTATAAACTGACGGTACATCGGGTAGACCTTTAACTTTAGACATGACTTCATCAAAGATACTAGATGCTTCATAAAGAATCTTATTAGGTTCATCAGACTTATCGGCTTTCTTAGCCATTTCAAAAAGATCGTCTTTTGCTTTTACAACAATCTTTAATAATTCAGAATCTTTCTTAGTCGCTTCCAATTTGGAAACAGTCTCTAGCTTATACGCTAGGAAAGAAATCTTGCCAGAGGCTTCTTGTGAAGTCTGGTCTTTAGATAGACCTAACCATATCTTAATACGGTTGAAGATCTGAGTAATGGTTCGCACAATGGCTTCCCATATCTTTTTAGCAGTATCACGGATACTTGATTCAGTACCTGCTACTAACTCTTCTTCTAGTTCCCCATATAAAGGACCAGAGATAACTTTAAGAGCAGCTGAGAACATCTGGGACTGTTCAGACGGACCTAGATCGGCAACGGCCTCTAGTCCAGAATGGATAGCGTAAAGATTATCCAAGGCAAGTACAAGAGGTTTAATCTCCTCATTGAGAAGCTCATGCTCTCTTTCAAAATTAGTAATATCCATTTTTATTCTCACGACAAAAAAATAAAAGAAAAAATAAAGGAGGCCGAAGCCTCCTTTATTCGGATAAAGAATCAGTCAAGATTCAGGTAAAGATTACTCTTCGCCTTCTTTCTTGTCGTCTTTCTTAGCTTCAGGCTTCTTGTAGTTGTCTTTAGACTGGATACCGAAGTTGGTAGCAGCATTAGCAACAGAAGTAGCGTGACCAGCAACAGCAACTACTGGCTGGTGAGCTTTAGAAGCAAGACCACGGATAAGCATCATGCCGAACTTAGCAACGCCTTTGGCAACAACAGATTCTTCTTTGTCGTCCATAACGCCTTTAAGGTCGTCACCAACTTTAAGAAGGTCTTTACCCATTTTGTCAAGGGCTTTGTCTTCTTCTTTAAGAGCGATAACTTTATCACATAGCTTAATTACAGCTTCAGCTAGAGAAACGATACCAGCTTTATCTAAAGCTTTGATAGTTTCTTTACCAGTGAACTTAGGCGCTTTATCTTCCGCATCCATAAGAGCTAGCTTCTCAAGCTTAGCTTTGTTACCACCTTTAGTTTTGGTGATAGCTAGGAAAACAGACTTGCCACCTAGGTATTCTTCGCCTTTAGAAACTTCAACTTTATCGTCGTTGAAACGGTCATCACCAGTTACAGCTTTAAGGCCGTAAGCAGCAGCTACGTCTTTGTAGAAAGTAGCAGCAGCACCGTTAGTGATTTCTAAAGATTTAGCGTCGCTATCTTCTTTAGTAGCAGCTACGAAAGATTCAGCATACTTAACTGCAGCAGAACCTACTTTGTCAGAACCAGACATGTCTTCAACAAGTTTCAACATTTCTTCAACGTTCTTAACAACATCGTCCTGAACCTTACCGCCTTTAGCGAAGAACTTAACAGCACCGCCAAGTTTTAGTTCAGCTTCTTTCTGCTCTAGAGAGTCAGAGATTTCGCCAGCAGCTTCTTTAAGCTTCTCGGCGCGACCTTTTAGACGGCCAACAAGAGCAACGTTCTTAACGAAGAACATTTGGATTTTCTTCGCCATGTCTTTGATGAACTTAACGATAGTATCCCATACTTTCTTAGCAGTTTCGCCAAGAGCTTCACAAGCAGCAACAGTAGCTTCGTGACGACCGCCGTCTTCGCTGTAGTTTTCTTGTGCAGGAACAAGTAGGACGTTTTCAGCACCGCCGAATGGAGTCAAAGTGGCGTCAGCAGCGATTGCAAATAAAGCAGCTTCTGCTTCGTTCATACCGCCGTTTTCAGCAGCAGCTTCTGCTTGAGCTAGAAGAGTTTCTAGGCCGCCAGCAACTTGTTCAGCTTGGTCGATCATTTCAACTTGTAGGTCAAGATCAGCTTTAGCTTCGAAATATTCGTTAGTAGTGTCTTGCTCAAGTGCAAGGTGTTCTACGCCAGCAATTGGTGTAGTTTTCTCGGCAGCCAAAGCGCCGGCCATCATAGATTGAATTTTAGACATTTTTAAGTTTCCTTAAACATTTTCATTTAACGCGTTAAAAAGAAGGCTACACAACCTAGGCTTGTGAAGTAAGCCTTCTCACCACATGATAAGACTCTGATTAAAGACCTAGAAACACTGGTAAACTCCGGTCTTTAAACACTGGGTCAAATATGTTCTAAAAAGACTATTTTAAATAGTCGCGATGCACCTTGGTAATTTCATTGTAGTTACACAAGAAAAGTACGTCCAGTGCGTATTGTGCTTCAACTAATTCTTTCAACGAAAAGAATTCAATTGCCGACACAGAACTAGGCATCTCATGACCTAAGTCGTTGAGAAGTCCAGTAAGTTCTTTGTAGTATTTCATCTGCTCATCACGAGTAAAGACGTCATACTCTTTATACAAAGGATAAGAGTTACCTTCAACCGTACTAGGCTCATCTTTAGGCCCGTTGAAGTCACGGTAATAAGAAACTAGTTCCAATGGCTCTGTAGAGCGAATCCCAGTGCGAGCATCTTTTAATACGGCACGGGATACTTCTAGCTGAATACGGTCATTCAGTTTAGCCTGTACTTTAGCGTTAGCCAAAGCATGCGTAACCTTAAGAACATCTTCAGCATCCATTACGCCACCTTCCGCATATACTTTACGGATAGTTGGCATAAGGAGATCACGATCTCTAGGATGAAGTTTAAACATTATTCTGCCTCTTCTTCATAGTCCTGAATTTTGGCTTGTAGTTTCGTATGGTGTTTGGTCAAGTACTTAATCTGTTTCTCAACCTTTGCGATCTTATCCGCAGGAGCGCCATCGATCTCGTCCTGTAGAGACATAAGTTCTAGCTGAGTACGTTCAGCTTCGATCTTAGCGGACTCGTAGCAAGCAGCTTTCCAATCGTTCCACGCCAGACCTACATAATAGGCAGGGTTTAATGATACTGGGAGGAAACCTAACTTAAGTGGATCAGTTGCACCTTGACGTAGGCCCATAGACTTTTCAGGGACGTCTGCATTCACAGTAATACCACGAAGCTTCTCAAGCGTCTTAACGATATCCTTGGCTGGTGTTTGTAGTGCCGAGTAGCACGTTAAGAACGTCTCCAAGTTGCGGCTATCCATTACGAAGGCGTTTGCCATCTTTTGCGGTCCTTTAATCTCTTTACCAGCCAAGAGTCGTTCTCCGCCAACTATGGCTTGAACATAACTCCGCATATAGCGGTTAACGAAAGCGACTGCATTTGTATAATGAAGAATATTCAACTTCTGATAATCAAGTGCTTCTTTTAGCACGTAATTATTGAACGTCTTGTCAATGGCTTCGACAATTCGATCTTCGTCATTGATCATCTTCTTGGCTAACTCAAGCATTGCTTCATTAGCAGAAATACCTTTAAAACCTTTAGAGATTAAGCGCTTGCTTAGTTCTTTAAAGGCAGGGTTAGCTCCACCAGTTTCTGGCAGAAGGTGGGACAAGGCACGAATAGTACCGTCACGCATTTCTTTGATAGTACCTTTGTACTCATCAACAATACGTTTCTTCTCGAAAGAAGGAGTAAGCTTACGGAAGAAGCTCATGATGTTTTTAATCATTTCCACAACACAATTCCTTATATTGGTTTTATAAAGAGAACCGACCTATTAAAGGCCGGGACTATTACCTAAACGGTATGCTTTTAGTACATCGTTGATATCAACACCATTTGCATTAGTGCTGTTCTTTTCGATGTCGTCAAAGGTGTAGATTGCTCCATCTTCAATACCGCGTTGGTATAGAGTGAAGGTTTCCATGTTTGGATCTACAACCGCTAGAATCATGCTGTTAGTTTCTTCGAAGAATTTACGAACATCACGACCACGAGAGAATTTACCACGCATAGCAACTTCAAGTTGTTTGGCAGTATTCTTGGTAATAACTGTAATTGCAGAAGCAATATTGTTAGAGCCTTTACCGCTTAAAACAGTGGCTAGGAAACCACGTCGCTTAGAGCGTTTAGCCCTTTTATGTATGCCATTCTTATCGTTTAGAAGTACTTTCTTATCGTTTTCGATAAGGTCTAGGCAAAGAGCATAGTCTGCAAAAGACAGCTCGCCTGAGCGCCAGCGGCGGAAACGTCCGGCCACAGAGTTATCTTTAGAGCCAGCAGATAAGAAAGTCAACATTGATTTCTGATCAAGACGTTGTGGCAGTAAACGAACAGTGGTCATTACATTCATCTTAGTCTCGCCTACTTGGATAGGTACATTCAGTACTTTACCGACAGCTAGGTTAGATGGACCAGTAACGTCTTTGTTTTCCAAACCTGCAACAGTAGCAGATAAAGAATGTAAAGACTCGATACCAAATGCTTTACTGGAACGTTCTAAAATGTTGTCCTGTCCAGCGTTGATATACGGATCACGATCAGTAGCAAAACGATCAATGATATTAACAGCCTTAACATTACCAACCTGCGCGATTAAAGAAACCGCTTGTAAGTAATGGGCAGAATAAATAGATAGAAGGGTTTGCATTACTGCGCTCTGGGTATCCTGAGGGATAGCCGAGAATCCTTCATCAATAAAAGCTAAAGGCTCTACACGAGTTCCCTTAGTAAATTCAGTTAAGGAGGTGCTCTTTAACTCGTGAGTTAATGAAGCTACATTCCCTACTGTTTGCAATAGAGTAGCTGTTTCGTTTGACATTTTTATTTCCCTTAAGGTAAAAACAAGATGACTATCATCCAAGAACCCGATAGCAAGAATAACACTACCCTTGTTAACGAAGCCTCTAGACAGTCTGGTCGAGGGGCGCGCAATGCCTCAACCTATAATATTTTACACGGCATTAATCATAGATTCTCCGGAGTAAGTCCGGCTCCTGCAAATCAGGATTCTGTTGGATTCACCTTCTTTACGAAGCCGGTATTGAATCTAGCATACAATAACATAAGTGGCATACGAAAACTGGAGTTTTTAGGTGATAATGACCCTAAGTCAATGGGTTGTGCAATCAAATCTATGCTTAGTCCATATGTTGTTCGTAACGTACCTTATTGGGACTCTACTGATAATATCCGTTCTGCGATTGTAGACGACCACTACCCGTTCATTCCACTTCTTTCTAATACTCTTTTAAACATTTCCGGCTGGCCAGATATGAGTCCTGAGACTTATACAACCGATGAAGGTATTGCAAAGGAATCTACAAGCTGGATCGATGGTCGTGGTGATATTTATAATACCTTTGACCTTACGGCTAACTTTAGAAACCTAGATGGTGATCCTGTCACTGCCCTTATGGATGCTTGGGTTTACTATTCCAGTAAAGTAGCCGAAGGCGCTATCGTTCCTTATGCCGAAATGATGGTTGAAAACGAGATCGATTACATGACTCGTATCTATCGCTTAGTCATGAATAAAGAGCAGACGCATGTCACTAAGATAGCGTGTACAGGAGCAGCGTTTCCTTTTGCCGTTCCGAACGGAGCATCTTTTAACTTCGAGACTACGGCGGTAGTTAGTAAAGAGAATGAACAGATCTCTATTCCATTCAGATGTATTGGGGCTATCTACAATGACCCGATCATCATCAGAGAGTTTAATGATACTGTTGAAATGTTCCAGCCTTTCATGAGAGAAGAAAATCGTGATAAGGAAATGACGAAACTTAAGCGATCTGAATTACCTCTATTTAACTTTAAAGGTTATCCTAGAATAGAGAGTGACAATGAACTTACTTGGTGGGTAACGAACGCTACCTACAAATCTATGTTTACGGAAGGATAAACTATGTCCACTACTGATGTTTTAAAAAATAAAATGGCGCAGCTTAAAATCTCTCCAGCTAATATCCAGCAAGTAGCTTTGGATATGCTAGAAGAAATAAGTGATGGTGCCAAGTTAGTAGTTGATCCTACTAACCCATTCGTATTCAGTCTTGAAACGGCCGCTACTGCTTCGGCAGTAAGCATCGATAGAACCGAAGCCTTATTACGAAAAGCATATCCTCGTATTGCTCAGGACAAGACTGACCTATATAGTCATATGTCAGACGAAGATTACAAAGATCGTTTCTCCACTCCTTCTGAAAGTGTAACGATGTCTATCTGGCTTGACTTAGAAGAAGTAAAGGCTAAAGCAGTTACTGATATTTCAACCGGGCTACGTAAGTTAGTTATCCCTGAGAATACAGCATGGATGGTTAAGGACTATCATTTCTATAGTCATTTTCCTGTTATCATTAATGTTCTTCCCAATGATTCTATTCAGATTGTATTTGATCTAGAGACCACTTCTCCATTAAAGACTCTGGAATCGAACATTATTGATTTCACTACGACTTTATTTGATGGTCGTAAGATGCTTAACGTCAATATACCTGTTAGCCAGGTTCGTCTATATAACGAAGAGTATTCCATTACTCGCGCTACAGGTTTCAACGTTAATATTCCATTTCATGATCAATTCTATTTCTGCCGTGCTTACATGAGTGACGACGATGAGAATTGGGAAGAGATTGTAACAACGCATTCGTCGCAGGTTTATGATCCAAATGTCCCTACTCTCGTATTAGCAGTAGGGGAAGGCTTTTTAAATGCCTCTATCCCTGAAATTTATCTTACTAAGAATAGATTCAAAAGTTCTATTCGAATTGAAGTATATACAACCAAAGGTATGGTAAGTGAAGACTTGTCTGTACTTGGACCTGACGCCTATAGTGCTACGTGGAATAACTTCAATGGACGGTATAGCGAATTCGTTGCTCCGGTTAATACGCTAAGTACTATCCTTATCTTTAGTGATAGTGTCTTAGAGGGCGGTACTAACGAAATAAGCTTTGATGAACTTAGAGAGAAGGTCATCTATAACAAGTTTGGTAAAGACGTCCCTATGCTCTTTATAGAGCTTGAGAAACAGCTTAGCGATCTTGGATATCGATTGACCAGACTTCGAGACCATATCCTTGGAAGAATGTATTTAGCCAGCCGCTTTCTAGAGCCTGCTACCAACTCTATCTTCTCGGGTATTTCGGCAATGACTGCTTATTTCCAAGTAGACCCTAGTCTGAACGACAACCCTAGTTGGATGAGTGATAACGGTAATCGAATTACTCTTCATCCTGAACTACTATATAAACGCGTAGGTTTCGGTACGACAATTGTTCCTGACGCCACTCGTTCAGTGATTGTTGGGTTAGATAGCGATGGCATCACCGACGAGCTAAATGAGAATAACTATTTCTATTCTCCGTTTTTCACTATTATTGATGGTGACAGTGTAGCGACTAATATCCGTAGCTACTACTTAGACTCTCCATCAGTTAAAGCTCGTTCTTTTGTTGACAATAATTCTAACTTAGGCTATATCGTTAACACGAAGTCTACCTTAGTGACTCGAGTAAGTAATGGTTTCCAAATCGAAATCATAGCTGAAATTCCAGAAGGACTAACCGGCCTTAATCTTCAGGTTATTCTGAATAGTCGGGACACGGGTGAACGTTGGCTATGTGAAGCTATCTCTAGTGAAGTTATTGGCACAGAAGCTAAGTTTGTTTTCTCTATCGAAACTAGTTTTGATATTGATTCAGATAACCGCATTGAGCTAACTAACCTATCAGAGCTTGCCAGTGGGCCGAATAATATCTTTATGGCTATTGATGCTCCTATTGATATCATCTATTCGGTAGACAGTACTGTGGTTACTTCAACTACGTTCGATAACAAATTCGTTCGTGACATCTTTACCGAACCTCAGTCGGGCGTTACTTATGAAGCAGGCATATTGAGCTTTGGTGAACTTCTCGAACACTATTATTCGGAAGTAAAAGCAAATCTTAAGCCCGAAGTATTCGATACCTATTCTGCTGACGTACCTCTTCTACACACTAAAGACGTTTATGAGTCCGATGCTAACGGGCCTATATATACTCCTGACGGCAATGGCGGTATTACTATGAATAAACTTCATGCTATTGGAGATCCTGTTCTAGATGAATTTGATCAACCTATCATGAAGTATCGTGCAGGCGATATTCGTCTGGATAATGATGGTAATCCTGTTGTCCTCAATCCTCGTTCAGTAGTACATGAAGTTAAGATCCCTGTATTGGATGCTCGCTACATCTTTGCTAACACGTCTGACATTAAAGACTATGTAGTAGAGATTCCTAAGGTTATCTCTAAGTACCTTAAGGAAGACATTGCTCCAGTCTCAGATACACTCCTAGAGCGTACTGAGTTGCCTTTTGCTCCTGCTAGTACCAATAGCAATGCAGAAGTTCGTATGTCAAATGGCGCAACTACCTATATGGATACAGCACTTAGCTTTACGATTCAATTCACTATGACTCAGCGTGGTTATCGTGAAGACGATATTCGTAATGAAACTCGAACGTCTGCTCTTAAGGCAATTGCTTCTGAACTTACTAAACGAGAGATCTCCATGAGTTCTATCTTAAGTGCAGTTAAGCAAGCAGTATCCGATGAAGTTATCGGTATTGACATAAGTAACATTCTGCCGGAAGGTGGATATGCTAAGTTAATCAATGACTATGATGCATTCTCTTTGAAATCTAGATTGACCATTCTAAGTAATGGTAGTTTGGATATCACTGATGATGTTGTAGTTGACTATGCAGTAACGGCATAATTACTATACTCCCAGACTGATGTCTGGGAGTATAGCTTTTTCTGCTTACTAGAAATCTATCATTTCTAGAACTGGAGCACTATCGTTTTCCACTTCAGACTTGTCGTCTTTAGGGAAAGCGTCTTCGTCCAAAGTATCAGGTGTCTGTTCTTCAACTTCGTCTTCTAAAGAACCAGATAGCATTGCGCTAATGAACGCCTTTTTAGTTTCTTCGGTGGTTACCAAACTATCTAGTAAGTAATCCATTAGGATTTCAAATACTACTTCAGAATGAATAAAGGTACGATTAACAGTTCCTTTTACGCCAGCTAAATAACGAGCTACTTGGTGTAAGATAGACGAAGAACCAGAAACTAACTTCATTACTTCTTCAATCTCATGGAACTCTAACTTATCCCAGTAGCCGGAATCTGCGTTTTCACGGATAGCTTCTTCAAACTTCTCACGTAATTCATATTCAGAATTAGATGGGACGTCAGTAAGATTTACCGTCTTCTCAAATACTTGAATAATTGGATAGTAAAGAGAACGAAACTCTTCTAACGTCATTCCGTATAAAGACTCTTCTTTTGCATCCTTAATTCGATTATAGATCTTTTCTGCGAACGTCGGGATAAAGAAACCATTTAAGATTTCATTTAACATTCGGTTGCGGACTACGGACACTTGACGAGATAGTTCGATTGTAGAATCTAAACTAAATGCAGCCTTACCTTTAATGGATAATAGCTGACGACGAGTTTCAAAGCGACTATCTGTAGTCCAACGAGCAGAAAGATTGTTGTCTGACTCACGACCTAATAGACGGAAGTTACTGAAACTTAAATAGATAGCTAGCATCAAAGAGATACTAGAATAGCCACGGCCCGTTCCATAAGAACGAACAAGAGATGATGCACCAATTGCAGAGTTAATGTTCTTAAACATTGTTAAAATTCCTTATGCTTCTAAACGAGCGGCAAGCTCATGTAAACGGTTGTTGCCAACTTTCTCAAGTTGCTTTTGAATCTGTGCAAGCTTTAGTTTCTTGCGGTTCCATGGGGCCAGCTTCCAGATCACTCGACCTAGAGGTTCCCACTCCACGCTTTTCTCCCAAACCTTTTCAAGTTCATCGATATCGTCTAGGATACGCCTCACTTCTTCTTTAGGTAGACCTTCATTCTTCAATGACTTAGACATCTGCTGACGAATAACGTTAGCGCGAGTTTTATGACTATCGTAAAGATCTTTGCCATCATCAAAGATTAGAATTAAAGGAGCAGCCAATAAGTTTGCTGGGAGAAATAGAGTTACTTCTAGCACGTTAACGAACCAGCGTATGCCACGACTACGTTCTGGGGTATAATCTAGTAGTTTAGCCAGACCTGTACCTAATGCCTTACCATAGCCCATACGGATAGCAAAGTTATCTGCTAGAGCTTCGTAACCACGAGTATCATAAATATTCTCGCCTAGAGAACTACGACACTCTTCATATTCGGCTTGAGCCACAAGCACTACGGCAGCTTCTTTACTTTCTACTTTGGCTACTTCTTCTGGATCTTTAATATTAAACCCAGCCTTACGGTAATCACGCAAGATCTTAACGCGCTCTTCAGAACTATTGATATTCAATACACGTTCTGTAAGGTCAGTAAGAAGATAGTTCGTTGTAGTATTGCGATACAACAATTCAAAATAACAGAAAATATGTCCTAACTCATGCAGGATAATGGCTGTGGTTTCAGCTAAAGTAAATTCGCTATTACTTGTTAAGTGTGAAGTACCTACGCCAACCATACAAGTAATGTCACGGAAATCACCGGTAACGATACCTTTCTTAAGGTCTACTCCACCTTTAATGAAGTCTTTACGGTTAATCACCTCAATAGACTGACTGCTGTCCTGTAGCCATCCCGGGAAATGATTGATAAGCACATTGTTCTTGGTTAGCTTAGGAGGATAAACATAAGCATTGCCGCCAAAGGTAAGCTCAAAGTTTACTGAGATGCCTGTGATGGTTTTAATTGCGTCTACGATCCCATTAAGAGAGGAAGCTTTTATCTCTTTCTTAGAAGCTCGTATGATACGCAGCTCCTTCTCGATAGCGATACCTAACTTCTTATCTTTCTGGAAATCTATGGCTTCTAGACCGGCACGTAACATGCCTGTGATCTCACTCATTTGTGACTCCGTAAAAATTTAAATAAGTTTCAGATTGTATATGAATTATTGGGAGAAATATTAATGGAAACTCAACGCAATTGTATTTGGGTAACCCATCATCGCTCTAAACATACTAAACAAGATGACTTGTTAGTCATTAAAGAACGAGTTAAAGAACCGAACAAAGAAGAATACTCTAATGTTCGATACGTAAAGAATTTTAAACGACCATACTGGATAACTAAGAAAGCTCACCAAAGCACCCATGAGCAAAAGAAAGACTGGGAGCATATGGGTAACCTAGACCGCTATGAATGCACGCAAGCTGAGCTAGCTACGCACTCTGCTAAAAATCTAGGTATGTATCTGCATAATGGTTTTGCAAAACAATCTGATGTTAACCGGTCTCCATACGTCTATGGTACAGACGTTACCTCTCCTGTTATCGTTAAGAACAGTTACAGAGATAAATGGCCAGATTATGCCCCTGCTGCCTCTGTAGCAGTACTCGATTACGAGACAGACGTTATTAACGATCCAGACGATAAGCGAGTGGTATCTGGAGCACTAACCTTTAGAAACAAATGTTACTTAGCAATCAGCCAGGACTTTGTTGGGACGTTACCAAATCCAGAAGAAAAGATTCGGGCTTGCATAGAAAAGCATCTATCTAAATATATCCATGATCGTGATATAGAATTGTTCATTAAGATCGTTCCGGACTCAATGGCGGTTATTCGTTCTTGTATGAAAGCCGCCCATATGACTCAGCCAGACTACGTAGCAATATGGAACATGGTGTTCGATATTAACGTAATGATTGATGAATGTGAACGCTGCGGCATTGATCCTGCTGATATCTTCTGTGCTCCTGAAATCCCTAAAGAATTTAGAACCTTTAGATGGGTAGAGCAACCTAAGATCAAGCGTAAAGCTAATGGCGATACGATGAGTAAAGACCCATCGGAACTATGGCACCGCGTAGAAGCTCCTGCTAGTTTCTATTTCATAGATGCTATGTGTTTCTATCGAATCTCTCGAGTAATGCAAGGTAAGATTAACTCTTATTCTCTTGACGCCATTCTAGATCGTGAGTTGAAATTAGGTAAACTTCGTTTTGATGGCGCTAACGGTTTAACAGGCTTAGACTGGCACATTAAAATGCAGATGCAGTACAAACCTGAATATCTCGCATATAACTTATTTGACTGTATCTCAATGGAACTGTTGGATGAGAAGACTCAAGACTTATCTGTTGCCTTGGGTTCGTATGTGGGTATTAGTGAGTTGAAGTCTGTACCTAGTAACCCTAAGCGATTGGCGGATGCTTGTCACTTCTTCTTATTAGAACGCAATAAGGTTATCTGTAGTACGTCTGACGACATGACTCAAGAATTAGATAAACATCTACTTAGTCTTCGTAACTGGATCATTACACTAGCCTCTGAGCTTGTGGAAAATACTGGACGAAGTATTGTAGAAGGTATACCTGATTCTGAAAGTCGTTTCTCTGGACACTGCGGAGATATCGATATTGCATCGGGTTATCCATCTGCCGGTACCGCTATGAATATATCTGGCGGCACTACTCTATTTGAAGTAGTGGGCATTGAAGGTAAGTCTGAAGATACTCAGCGTCGTAATGGCGTAGACTTAAATGCTTGTAAGACTAACTGCGGTCAGTTAGGACGAGAGTTATTTGATCTACCTAGCTACACAGATGCCCTACAATATTTTTAAACAAAAAAAATAAAGATACCCTACTAGCCTGAGCTAGTAGGGTATTCTTTTATGCCTTTAGTGCAGCATCAAACTCCTTAAGGAACGGATCATCGGAAAATAACTTCTCTCCAATCTTTCGATTGTAAGCAATTATCCTTTCGACATCTCTATCTGAAGGATCTCCTTTACGAGCAAGTTCTGCCTCATAGCGTAGATCATAATAAAACTTCTCTCTAGTCATACCGGAGCCACTGGATTCGACATAGTCGTATTCAGCATTATAGGCCTCGATTTCATGGGGAGAAGAGAAATATTCTTCTAAGCTAGATTTTAGATTACCTTTGATATCGGCTACTTCCTTAATAGGTTTGCCTTTCCACAGTAATACCGAATCAGACTCACGGACTAAATCTCCACGCTGCATTTGTTTGATATGAGTAAGTTCATGTACAAACATGCGACGGACAAAGAAACGGGCACCGAAGGCACCGTACGCAAGAATGATCCTATCTAAAAACGTCATAGATATCTGTATAATGGGTTCGAAAACTCCTACGCTAAAGCTAGCGTAGCCAGCAACCGCAGACTCTTGTTTAGAAAGAATGCAGCCCACCGAGCGCTCTAGATCTTTAACTTGATCATTAAGCCACTCCAAACCAGTCAAAGCTACTAAGACATCTGCTTCAGTAGTATTAATCGGTACCATATCATAAAGATCGTGGTGTAGCGTAATGTTCTTAAGTTCATTCATTATATTTGTATTCTCCTAGTTATAATGAAAAGGCTAAGAGATATATTCTCTTAACTCATATAAGTAATATAGTACTATTTAGGTCTAGAACACGTTCGGCGGCATAAAGACCTATATACCCCGAAGAGTATATAGGTACTGAATCAAACTGTAAACGGGAAATTTTCCACAGCGATATGTAGACTATTAATGTAGTCATTCATATCTTTGTACATGCGACTATGAATACGACAAGTATCATGCATACGACGGAAGAAGAAAAGTAGACCTTTTAGATTGGCTTCTGCCGCATCTTCCTTCTCTTCTGCTTGACGAATAGCTTCACGAAGACTCTCTTCAAATGACATTAAGCCATTACTACCAGTAGGGCCGTGTGATGCAATTTCTTCCACCGCACTCTCAAATAATTGAGTAGTAAGTGAAAGTATGCCGCGAAGATGATGAATTTGGTTGGCAGTAGCTTCAACAAATTCATTATAGTCAGTTTGGCGCAAGGCAGGGATCGCTATAGGCTTGCGTAACTTTTTAGTTACTTCAAACTTAAATGTCGTATAGCTCTTAAGATCGCCATGAGTAATGGGTACTATATTCTTCACGAAAGTAATGTTACTACCCTTGGAATTTAATACTTTCCATTTAGCATTGTCGATACTTACGTTACTGCTATTAATCCACGCGAAGAACTTATGTCCTGCCCGAACCCAGCTATCGTAATCTTTAGCGGCAAATATATTAGCAACTAGCGTACGTAGACTGGTGGTATATTTTTCAATGGAGTTAACCATATCCGTAATTTCTTCGACTAGCAAAGTAATATCGGAATCGGTTTTGGAGCCACCAAATAGATAGAGATTTTCGGTTGATCTAGAACGAGCAATTTCCATTTCGTTATAGGCTTCTATCTGTTCTTCGGTGCCTAACCCAATATACATAGCCAGTAATTCGCGCGCTTCTCGAATGAGAGGAATGGCGTCTTGAGGGTCAGTCGCTTTCTTGATCGCAGCATCCATCGATCTCGTCTTGCTTTCAGCATCATCTTGATCTTCTTTAGGGAGGGTCTTAATGACGTCATTAGCTTTACGAGTATTTTCTTTGGCAATTGTTTTCGCCTTTGCTACGTCGGCTTCTTCTTTCAAACCGAAGTACTCAGAAATTTTGTCTACAATTTTCATAAAGAAACTATAGATTCGTTTCCAAATATTCTTTAGGGATTTACCTACTTCCGCTAGACCTTCATTACCAGCAGTAACTTCAATCTCTAGCATATCGCCGAATTGTTCACTCAAGGCTTCAGGTCTAATCACAGAGACATCAGAAGCTTCTAGATTCTGGTCTCGGATAGCCTCTAGTTGCCGTACACTCTCAGCGATACGACATACTTGAGATAACGAGCGCTCTAGTCCAGCCAGAGCAGCTCTTGATTCAGCAACAGATTCTTCTAACGCCAGAACTGATACCATTTCTTTTCTTCCTTCTTTTGATTCTTTTTAGCAGCATCGGAATTCAGCTTCCGTGCTTCTTCGAGCTGAGCATTACACTTCTCAATAGACTCGGCTTCTTTTACTCCCCACTTAAGGACTTCTTTATAGCCGAAGCCCTTAGCGAGAGGTTGCTCACAATCTTTCAGATATTTATCAGGTATCTGGACATAGGTGACTTTCTGCGAGCCTGAGCCCACACAAGACGTCACGAGCAATGCTGCTAGGAGAATCAGAAGGGTTTTCTGAAGGGGTGCTAACTTCATCTTCCACTACCTGTTCATTATCTGTTAAATTGTTGTAGATTTCTTCTAGAGACTCAGGTACTTCAATAGCGCCTAAGATTGGACTTTCGGATTCCAATTGCTTAAGTTTTTCGTATGCTTCGTCGTACTTGTCTTCTATTGCCTTGTGCTTTTGTTCCAAGCGTGCGGCTGACCTACGTTCTTCTTCCAAGCGATCAGTTAAGTCTTTTACGTCCTGCTGAGAATTTGCTAATTTAGTCTCAGTTTCGGCTAAAGAAACTTCTAAACTAATCACTCTAAGAATACCAAGGATAAGAAGGACAAATATCCCGATGGTAATCTTTCTTGAGTCAATTATCTTTGTTAGGAAGTCCATAGCTATACCTTAAGATATTTCTTACGCCAGTTATCGTCAAGTACAGCGCCGAAGATCCAGCTGATTAACAGATAAGTTGTACCACCAATTAAAGTGGCTACAGTTTGTTCGTGGATAGGCAAAACCTTCTCCACAAAGAAGCTTACTTTAAGAGTATAAACTAAGGTAACGATTGAGAATAGAACAATCGCTAATCGACGTAAACGCCAAGCATGTTTAACAGACAAGCCGTTAATGGTTCGTTCTTCTGCCACAACTGGCACTGCTTCATTAGTATTAGTTGAGTTGACTTCTGGTCTTAAATCGGATGCATTACTCATCTCGAGTCTCCTTACCTGTAAAAGTGAAAACAGTTTCGTTACTATTTGTATTTAGAAACAGCCAGATGAAAATGGCCAAGATCAAGAAAAGGTTTCTTACCCTGCTTGCGTTTTCGAGCAACATAGTTATCAACCGCAGACTTAATACAAGTAATGGTTCTAAGGTCTTTCCAACAACCGCCCCAAACGACCGGAATGTCATTTTTAACAGCTGATATCCGCATGGCCTCGGCAAATGCATAAAAGTACTCCGCTTTCCAAGTTTTGTTTCCATTCTCGTCAAACATGATAAAGTCTTGAGCATGACTCAGTTTAACTTTACCTAGTAGACGCTCCTTACGACTCTCTGCCATGTTAGTACGGATAACCTTAACTAACTTAGGGATATGGCTAGAAGCCATTGTCTGAGACGCACCGGTACGTACAAGCTCGGCCTGCTCTGCTTTAGTACGAACAGAACAAATAATGCCTGCATCAAATACAGTATATTTCGTTAAAGCGTCTGTAGATACCTTAACGAAATCTGGATGTGTTTGAGCATTGTGTTTCTTAGAGCCTGCGCCCCAAGAGAAATTTTGTGCCTTTACTAACATCGTTTATCTCCCTCGAGAAAAAAAGAAAAGTACCCTAACAATTAAGTTAGGGTACGCCGAATCTATTAAAGCTTACAAATACGACGGATACGACTTAGCGCAACTTCACCATCTTTCGCTGGTAGAGTCTTAACCAAGTTTGGTAGGTCGGTTTCTTTCGCTAACGCATGTCGAGTTTTAGGGTCGGCAATGCGAGTGAAGAATACAGTCAAGAAGGTTAGCGCAATACGCTGAGACTTCTGTAGCAGACCGGCTTCATCAATATAGCGACAAGCTAGACGCTCGGTAAAGCAGTTGTCTTTATGTTCAAGATAGATTTCAAGAACTTTCTCAAGGCGCTTAACACCTTCTGCATCATCGCCTTTAGTAAGAACTGCTACTAGAGCATTGAACAAGCTAAATTGGTTAGCGATGATTTCGTCTTTAGAGATCACTACATTCTTACCCATCTTCTGGGTATAAAGAGCGATGTTACGAAGTTCGCGATCAGAACCTTCAATAGCTACAGCTGTAGGAGAAACCGCTTCAGCTTCTTCTTGCTCTTCTACAATAGGAGCAGGGTCAGGTACGAATGGAGGCTCATCCTGAATTTCAGCAGGAGCTTCTGGTTCGTCTTCTTGGGTTTCTTCGCCATCGCCAGAATCGCCTTCGGCTACAGCTTCAGACGCTACTTCATCAGTACCTTCAACAACAGAGGTATCGTCCTGTACTTCTACAGAGCCTTCTTCTTGAACAGACTCGGCAACAACTGGAGTGTCCGTTTCTTTTACTTCTTCTTGAGAAGCTACTTCTTGTTGTACTTCTTTGGGCGCTTTTTCAGCTGCGCCCTTACTACGTTTCTTAGCCATTTTCTTTTCCTTTACTCGAGTTTAGGAGATTGAACTTAAGTGGTCATATTCTTCTGTTCTTAGTTGCTTACCATGGAATGCACTAAGAGAGATTGATAAGAACACACTACCAACAGCAGAGAGTTGAGGCCCCAACCCAATGCCTGATTTAGCAACGGTATCGCCAATACATTTTTCGCAATAGTTGCCAGACTTCACACGACACCCAATCGGGCTTCGTATAATGACTTCTTTTCCAATCAAACCTTTTAGGTCTGATTCCGATAAAGGTTTGCTAGGAGCACTTACTTTGTAGTGTCCTACAAATTCTTTATAGTTTTCTTTGGTGATGTTAATGGGGAGACCTACTTTACTTCCACAATCTGCTTCAGTAATTTTGGTATTCTGATACATACGACCAGACATCTTAGCAGCCTCACCACCTAACGCCGTATCCTTACCGCGGTCATAAGAACCACTTCGAAGGTTATTGGCAATGGCAGGTAAATCTTCTGCTCTCCACCCTTCCTCTAGAGAACGAGGGATAGTTTCTACCTTCGTCTCATCATCAAGTCTAGGTACGCCACCTATCATACCGTGAGTCATCTTACGTACAGTATTTATCGACTTATCTTTAATAAAGAAACCTTCGGCCTCATCCCCTTCTAGTTCTTCCTTCAACGCTTTGGTTATCTCAGCATCAATCTTAGAAACTACAACAGGATCATGAAGGTTATCGATATTTTCCTTTATCAGCCTGTCTTTAAGTTCAGCTACCTTCTTAGAAGGAGCCAATACTTTAGGGCTGGCTGTAGGAACACAGAAATCTGTAAAGAGAGTAATGAAACCCATCGACTTCATGAACTTACGATATTCATCGATCGTAATGAGTTCTTCTCTCAAGTTACGTTCAATTATGCCGTTCAGTATTTTACCATTAAGTTCACCAGCCATAAAGGTAACTTTGTTACCAAAAGGTTCAGCGAAGATAATGGCATTTAACAATATTTTACGATAGGTTGTTTTAATCGGTTCAGGAATATTTGGTAACATCTCAGTCTGGGCAGTTACTGCCTCATCAATGCCAAAGAAAGGCTTATCTAAAGCTGCCCCTTCAACTTGGATTGGTTCGCCACCCAAAAGAAATATTACTTTACCATTTACCACTGAAGGATCTTCATCAGCTTCTTCTCGCTGACGAATAATCCCTAAGGTTCGTATAAGCCATGTTTTAGACTTATACTTCTTTTCCCGTAGACACTCAGTTAAGTAATCTACTTTCTTAATTATCTTCATCGTCAGCTAACCATTTCTTTAGAAGTTTGCCTACCATACCAGAGACATTACCGATGAAGAACAATTCTACATCTAGGTCATCTAGTAATTCACCAATCTTCTCTTGGATTAAAACTTGGTCTTCATTCGACGCTAAAGCAAGTAAAGTTAATTCGCTACTTACCCGCTCAATGTCTTTTGTTTCAATGAAGTACTCTAAGTCTTTGAAGATTGCTCTTACAGCCACTTCGAAATTAAAACCAAAGGCGAAGGAAACAGGTCGCATTTTAATGTGTTCTCTTGCAAGAAGCACTTTGTCGTTTGTTTCCATTTTAGTCAAAGCTTTCTTAGTCCGTAATCTAGATTTATGGATGATTTCTTTTTCATCTTCATCTAGTTCAACATCGAACTTAACTTTAACATTCATAATTACTTCGTTATAGAACTCACCGATAATTGGATATAGTTCGCCCATCCCAATATTCGTTAGTTCATTAACTAGATTAATGAAAGATTCTTCAGGACTTAGTTCTTCATCAGAGAAGTGTTTGTCAACTAAATCCCTGTTGGTAGTATCAGCAATGTCTTCCATTGCATCTAACAATGCGGCTAAAAGCTGTAGACTAATATCTTCATCGTTAGTTAAAACTAAACCAATTTCTTTAAGTACTTTCTTAGTATGTACTTTATAGACATCTTCGATTTCAGATGCTTTATCAGACTCGGTTGCTTCTGGGTGTGAAAGAGCCTGAGTAACTTCTGATTCATGATCACTATAATCGAATTTATCGAAAATAGAATCAATGGATTCCAGATATCCTAATACGTCGGGTTTCATGATAGGGAGCAGGGTTTCCCTTTCGTTTTGAATGATCATTCGGCATTCTCCTGTATACAATAGATTCGCCGAATTAAAATAAAAAGGAAGGGGATATAATAAGGTAAGAAATGCCCTTTTCTAATAATATTTTTAAGTAAGGATTCATAAAATGGCAAGCACTGAAAAGTCGGCTTCTGAAGTCGCATCCATGGAACGCTATCGTAAAGAAAAAGCACAGAAAGCGGAAAAGAAAAAGCAGCGTGAAGAAGAGCAGCTAACTGAAGAAGCTGCTCTACAATCTTGGGATGATGTTCATTCCATTATTGGTGATGTCCGTAATATGATCGGACAAATCACAATCTCTATTCAACAAGCGATTACTCTTGCCGCATCCATCGACCTAGACTACTCAACGAACATCGAAAATCTAAAGTTACATTCAGCAGATCTGGCTAAGGCCTCTATCGAATTCAATAATGACGTCAAGCAATATGACGACAAGAAAGGTCCAGTTGCTCCTGAAGACTATATGACCTTCCTAAGTGCCATGAGCAAAATGATGTCTGGTTACATCGAATCGTTCCATCAAAAGATTGTTGCTATCGGCGATATCATCGAAGCCGTTAAGAAAGAAGCGAAGGATAAACAGTAATGTCTTACGAAGAAACAGTACAACAAAACGAAGATGTTAGTATTGATACTAGCGACTTCGCAAATGCAGTTAGTCCTACTGGAGAGTATGGGGATGACTTCCCTCTCTCCGCTCTAACTGAAAACCTTTCTAATGAAGCATTTCTTGCTATCCAGAAAATCTTTAAAGAAAACACTAATATCGATAAAGAGACTCGGGAATTAATTCTTGAGTCTTTCCGTAGTGCTCTGTCTTCTCAGTTCTTTGATGATACTTATCAACGTTTAGTAGATGCTGCTAATCGCGACTGGAAACAAGTCGTTGAAGTAGACGGCAATAAGCTTCGTATAATGAAGCGTTCAGCCGCTAAGCCTACTGGCGGTAAGAAGTTACAAGGTCAAGCCGCTATCGACTTCATGAACAGCCAGATTAATGGTACTGGCTCTGTTAAGGTTCCTTTATGGAACAGTGGCATCACTGTCCTTTTGGGTAACTTTAAAGAACTCGAGTATATGGAAGTAATCGCTAAGATTGCTTTAAGCCGTATGGAGCTAGGTGCTTCTACTCGCGGTGCTCTATTCAGCGGTGATGATGTTTACATTACCATGGAAGTTGTAGACTTTATTTTAAGTAAAGTTATGGCTTCTACTCTGAAAGATTCTTCTAAGTCTAACTTAAAAGAACACATTTTAGTTTCTGATATCCCTACTCTTCTTGCAGGTGCGTTATCTGCCCTTAACCCTAAAGGCTATCCTATTAACCATACGTGTGTTAATGTGGCTAAAGGCGAATGTACATACGGCACTAAGATTGAAGAGAAAGACGGTAAGTATAAACAATACGGGATGGTTGACTTTAAGAAGCTTCTATGGGTTGACCGTGGTCGTGTTTCTAAAGAACTAGGCCGTTTAGTAAATGCTAGCTGGGAATCAGTTTCAAATGAAGAAGTTAAGAAGATGCAAGCTTCTCTTCTTCCAGATCAAATCATTGGTCCTCTTGAATCTGATGCGGGCCTATTTAAGATTGTAGGTCAACATCCTAATCTAGCAGACTACCAACGTCTTTCTACTGAATGGATTAATGAAGTTATCAATGCTGTTAACCGTGTTATGGTTACTGCCGATGATGCTACTGAACGTGAGCGTATTGAAACTCGTGTTCGTGAAATTGAAACATTCCAAGAAACGATTGGACGTCGTCGTAACATTGCATGGATTAAAGAAATCATCATGGAAATTCCAGATGAAGATGAGTCTATTGTGATGGAAGGTGAAGAAGCTATTGCAGGTATTCTTGATCAGCAGCTTGGTACTTTATACGCCGAAGAAATTGATGAAGGTATTCGTGACTATAAAGACGCTTGTACAATCTCTGTAGTAGGCTTGCCTAACTTTGAATGTCCTGTATGTCATAGTTCTCAAACTGACTCTAGTCGCTATCCTAGTCTGATTCCTTTGAATCTGATTACCTATTTTTTCAATATAGGGGAATGGAAGCGTATGACGACGCAACAGAGAGCGGGAATCTACCGATAACATCTAGGTTCTTTGAACCGCCCAAAGATGCTTTCAGTAATACCATGAACGAATTGATAAGGCTACCTCCTAAGTTAACGGGGGTAGCCTTTGATATGGCCGCTACAGAAATCTACGAACGGAACTTTGGTATCTATTCCCATTCCCCGGAAACCGATCCGAATAATCCAGTTCCCTTATCTACTTATAACTCTAAGATAGATGCTCGTAGAACTAACCCGTTACGAAATGAAGTTAAGCGACTTCTTTCCATGCAAGCTCCAAAAAAATTAGGTATGGGTATTATGGATATCCTTAATCTAGATCCTCATACTTATGCAAGTCTTATTGAAGGCCTAGAATCTTATAATAAAACTGAACTAGCTATGAGAGAGCAACAGGAAGAAGAACTTAAAGAAATGACAGGTCAGGATTAAACAAAAAAATAAAGCTACTACTCCCATGAGGGAGTAGTAGCTATTATGCCGTTAGATTAGGTGAAGGCTATGGATAGTTACTTCACGACCTACTACATCTTCAGAGATACAGTCAGCTAGGTTAAGGCCTTCCTTACCAATCTCTTCTAGAGTACGATCGAATCTTATTGCAGCGAATTCGTCATCAAAGTTTATCTCTGCTGCATCCAGAGTACCTTTAGTTATCGCCGATGTAAGATTAGTAATCTCATAGAAAGATAGTACACGAGTAGGAGAAGAGTCTTTGATTCCAGCCAGTAAGATAGGACGTCCATTTGACTTAGTAGCAATTGCTATATAGTCAACTAACGTACTAGGGCCATCACCAATTGAGACGCTGAAGTCAGGACAGTTCTCCATCATATCAAGTACAGTTTGTACAGAGAATGTTTTATCGCCAACAGCTTCAGACTCACCAAATTCCATAGCTAGAGCGTCTAAAGCAGATAACTTAGAAAGTTGCTTAAACTTCGGACTAAAGTCTTCAGTTCTCTCTAATTTTTTATCTCCTTTAAACTCTGACACCAAGCGGCTGATTGCAGGCTTCAAACCTTTCAATAAAGGTAGAAGAGCTTTAACGCCACCTAGGAACTCATCCATTTCTTTACATGCAAAGAAGTTAACAAGAGCCATCCATTGATTAGCCGGAACATCAATCTCCATTATTGACCGTACTCCTGTCTCGGTATAGATAAAGGCAATGCGATTGCCTTTATCGTCCGTCTCATCGAAGTTAGTACGAGAATGCATAATCGTCATCAGGTCATCTAACTCTTTAGAGTCGATGAAGTTTTTAGTAACGTTTACAAAAGCTGCAAGATAGCCATTCATTTCTTCGTTGGTAAGAGTAGTAGTTAGTGCAAATTTCATTATTTGTTTTCTCCATTTATAATGAATTATTGTTATTTGACAGGAGATTAATTATCTCTAGTCATTAAAGTAATATAGTACCTTTTTAGTCTAGAACACGGTTTAACGGCATAATACCCCATACCCTTAGCTGGGTATGGGGTATTATTATATCGAAACTAGAAGTAACGAGCCATCCTGTATCTTGAGATCAGCTACTTATTCAGTAGTCGCTTCTATTGATTTAGCCAATGCTTCGGTCTTTTCGATTACTTCAGGAGTCGCTGCCGCAAGAGCCGCTTCTAGAGATTCGTACTTAAGGTTAGCTCGTTCGTTTAGATCTATGATATAAATAATGTGGTGAGTAGCTTCTACTACATTATCTTTACCCGTAGTACCCAATAGAACTTCTTCATAGCGAGCTTCTAGAGCTGCACGGATCTGATCAACAACATCGGTAGCTTCGGTATCGATCTTCGCCAGTTCTTCTTTAAGAACTTCGTTATCTTCTTTACCAAACCACTGTTTGATATAAGTACCTTGTTTGTAACCGGCGTCTTGACGGAATACGTTAAGTACGTTCTTCGCCACATACAGTTCGTATAACTTATCCCAAGACAATTCTACTTCATCTAGGACATGTTGCCAATGGCGACCTAGAGGAAGAGTCTGAGCGTAGTTATGTAAACAGAACTCAAGGGTAGTCATCTTAAGGGATGGCGCTGGATGAACATCAATAAGCTGGAAGTTAATGTGTTTAGCAGCACGTTCGTGATCACCACTAAGCTCTTTAATTTGACGAGAGACATAGAAGTGGAATGCATCCACTACTTCTAACTGGGCTTGTTCAAGATTAGGAACAACCTTCTTCCACCATTTGTAAGCACCCATATGTTCAATTGCTTCCGCAATTTCAAGAGCACCTGCGGTTTCCCAGTTCCAAGGCATGGTAACCCAATTAGGATTTACCTTGGAGTTAATTCCGTCTTGTAGACGAACGATTGTTGATAGCTGAGCTAAGGTTAACATTTCTGTTCCTTTTTTGGTTGGTTTAAAATAAGAAATGGTTTCGGATATACTTAATGAGTTTATCCACCTCATGACCGAGGTCTTCTTCTGGACCGTTATTATCCAGAATATAATCGGCACTTGATTTGGAGATATTGAAGCTGGTTGCTGGTTCCAGTTCTTTACGCTCACAAGCATCTACCCAAACAGAGAAGTCAAAGATACCTGCTTCTTCAGAAGGTTCAAATTCTTCAAAGTTTCGGTTCCCACAATAAATATCTTCATTGTGTTCAACAAGGATAAGTTCGAACAATGCTTTCTTATTATGGTAGCAAAACAAACGAATACCTTGATGCCATAGGGGACGGTGGTTGTCGCGATCCTCGAAGCACTCCTTGACTGTTTTATAGCCATAGGTGTCTTTCATTAGATCGAACATGAACGCCTCAGCACAGATCTCTGAGGAGCTTCCGAAGGTAAGTCCTAGTCGGTCTCTGATCATCTCAGCTACCGTATCCTTACCGTGACGCTTATGACCAATAATAGCGATCTTTGGACGACGTACTAAGCGGAAATCAATAGCCTTTGCCCACTCAGGAATCTCAGTGCTAGGGATTTCTGTAATACGTACAAACTCCGGAATGGCGTCTTCTTCTCGAAACCGTCTCCCTAAGGTGTATTCATATGCACCATGTAAGTACTTGCCGATCTTGATATAATACCCGTTCCGAATATTTGCATCGGAAGATCGGACTTGATAGATAGTTAGCATTTGCGGTTTCCCATTGTCCTATAAGTACTCAATCAGCTTAGACAGTAAAAAAAAAATAGTCTCCTCATCCCGAAGAATGAGGAGACTAGAATTAAGCTCGAGGATAAACCCCAAGTATAGTTTGATAGCTATGTAAAATCTTAGCGATATCGCCCATGTCACCAAGTATGGTTTCTTCGATGTCATCATCATACATATTAAAGAATCCTATCCGCTGTACCGAAGTCAATTACTTCTTCGGCAGTTAAGAACATTTCTAATTTAGTAGCTTCTTGTACGCTTTCTGGATTACGTCCGGAATTACGTCCAATTACTTCTTCTTGGAAGCGTTTCATCTGCTTACCAAAATCAGATGAAGCACTATCGTTAGGGAAACAACCACGAGGCATATGGAACATTACTTCAGAATGTTTACTCACTACCCGCTTGCCTTTGGTTCCATTAGAAGCTATTGTAGCAGCAGCACTAGAAGCCTCTCCTACAACGATGGTCCAAATGTCATTTGGAATTTCATCCATCGTACTTACAATCCCGAAACAAGCGTTAAGATCCCCACCACAGCTAGCAATATACATAAAGATGTCATCGGAATTCTCCTTGGATATCTCTACCAATTTACGGATAATGGCCTTGCCTGACGCAGAGGTCAACGTACCTTCAAGTACAACTATATTACTCATAGCTTAGTCCTCAATAACATTGCCAGCAACCATATCTTCTTTATAAAGATACTTACCTTCAGAAATCCATTCACGGATCTCTTCTAGAGAGAAATCGGTTAGGTCTTCAATAATAGCCAAAGAACGTTTCTCGATGCGTTCTGCTGAATCTGCACTCAGAGAAATCTCGTCTACAGAACCAGACATTAATCCAACTTCTTTACTGAAGTGGATATTAGAATAAGGACTAAACTTACGACTAGCTTTATCGGCAGCTAGCATTACAATTAAGCCGTACTGGTTTGTACCGCCGATTAATTCAAAGTTAAATTTATAACCGGCTTTCTTGTATTGAAGAACTAAGTCGTGCATGCCCAATGCCTTTAAGCGGGTAGGATAGAAGCAGCTAGAACGGAAGGTTACTTCCACTTCTTCTTTCTCATCTACGCCAGCTAGTTCGGCAAAAGAGTGTAGACTTAATTCATCTAAATAAACTTTCTTCATTTTCTATTCCTCAGAAAACAGCAAAAAAAAAATAAGAGCGACGAGTGCCGCTCTTATTTTGTTATACCCAGTGAACACTATCGAGTACCTCAACAGACTTTGACTTATCGACAAAATCTTTAAGGTGTCCTATGTCATACTCAACATGCTTCGGAATGTTCATGCATGATAAGTAATAGAACTTAGGATCGATATCGGGATACAGTTTTATAGGACGAGTACGACCGAGTATTTGTTGACTCAACTGCTTAGATGCAATGGCCGGTGTCATTATAGACATATACAAGTTCGGGATATCCTTACCTGTACCACAACTCTTAGGAGTCGTAACAATTATCTCGAAGTCCTCTAAAACTGTCTCGGGTTCTGCTGCTGTAAATATAGAGACGGACATATCATCACTTAACTTTTCCTTTAAGTAATCAGCTATGATGACACAACTATCAACCATACTTGCAAAGACCAGCATCTTCATGCCTTCTTTACGATTTGCAAGATACTCTTCTTCAATAATATTGTAAATCATACTGAGGTAGTTCTCAGTCATCTCTCTATTCTTGAAGATGGACTTCTCAAACTCATTATGACTATAGCCCATCGCACCAATACATTTAATCTTGTTAGGATCATGAGCATGATAGCGATACGACTTAACGTCAATATGTGCATTATTCTTAAAGTCTCTAAACCGATCTTTCAGAGGGAAAACAATTTCATAAAGTCTTTTGATCATCATACGACTAGGGTCCAGAGTAGCAGACAAATAAATCTGCAGCGGGACATTCGTCATGATCGCGCGGCGAACAACTTGATGTAACGCTTCGTGGCATTCGTCGGTTACGGATACGCCCGCACCAATCGTACTGAAGAATTTATCAGGAGTCACGTCGTACTCTCGATCTTCTTCCATAGCGCCATGAAGAAATGTTTTCAAGTAATTATTAAAGGTAGTTGAAGATATTAAAATTATCTTCTCCCGAATATTACCGCTTAGACCTAAGTTGATTAAAGCATGCATGGATTTAGACCCACTAATAACTAGAATATCTTTCTTAGTTAAATTAGTATTCTCCATTATACTTTTAACCCAAGTAGGTATATGGACTGCTTGACCGAAAATCACTGTACGTTCTTTTCGTTGTGCCAGATATAGTAACGTAGTAAGAGTCTTACCCTGTCCCGTAGGTAGAGGCAGTACCCGAATCCGCTTACCCGGCTCGTCCATAAACTTTAATGCAGAAACCTGTCCTTCTCGCGGTGTAATTCCCGGTAACTCAAAGTCTATCGGTACGCCCGCATCAGGATGGTTTTCCCGTATCTCGTAATCGTGCTCTTTATAGCCAGCCATTTGTAGCTGACGTAAGAACTTTGGAAACTCCCCCAATACAAAACCGAAGGTGTCCTTATTTGGATTGGCACAAGCATAAGTCTTTTTAGGGACCTCTATCTTTCGACGGGCACGCTTATTCCAAACCTTTTCATATTCTGTCAGCTCTCGACAAAAATTAAAGACAACTTGTCGGTCCGATGCATAGGGAACGAAAACATGAAACCCATGAGAAAACTTCTCTATAATGAATTTCTTCACGGCAATTCCCCAACTAAAAATAAATAGATATAGAGGGACCGAAGTCCCCCTATACTATCAATCGCTACTGCGGAGGCGGAGTCGAGTTACCCAACATCATATCCAACGGATGATCTGGTCGATCTTTATAGATATAGGTTGCAGGGTTAGTCAGAATCTCAGCATGGAATCCAAATGCCATAGCGCCGCCCATAGAACGGTTCTTAATAACATTATGCATTCCCACAAACTGGAAGTCGCCATCTCCAATCGGCATACGGTAATTACCGTTATCCGGATCAATACACATTAATGAACGTATAAAGACTTCTACTTCAGAGAAGTTTACGTTAATACGCGTTGCCCGTTCATTGCCGGGGATATCAGGAGGCGTCAAAATATCTAGGAAAGTTTCCATTGCTTCTTCGGCACTGGCGCAGTCTAGAACAGTTTGCATTTCAGCAGCTTTTGTATCGGTCTTCTTCTCAGGACTACCTAGAAGGAAGGTCATGATGGTGTTTAGGAAACTCATCATATCTTCGTTTTTACGCGGAGACATTAAGAATGGTTTCGAGAAATCCCATCCTTTCAAATCAAACGTTACGCTGTTCTCATCAAAAGTCCAACCTCGCTTCTTAGCGAATACTAGGAAGTCTGTAGTTAATGCAGACCCTGTACCGGAAATTTCTGTATCGAACTTAACGCTACGAACTACCTTGTTGTTTTTATCCAACAATTCTAGCTCAACGTTACGAACGTGAGAAATACGGCTAGGCGTTAGAGTACGGGCATCTTTCGCTTCAGATAAGTTACCGATGTTTGAAACTTGTAGGCTAGGAATACGCATTACGTAGCGCAGTTCATCTTTGCCCATTAGTTTATCAACCACCTTACCAACTTTCTCTTTGGCTTTCTCGATAATGCCTTTCGGCTTATGAGAAGGATCGTTCAATGATACGAGCCATTTCTTTTCTTTGTTCAGGTGCACAAACGCCAATGCTGACTTAGGCAGATCTAGATACAAAGATTCCATACTTACTTCCAAGTGCTTTGTAGATAACAAGCGCTGGGAAATCTGGGAGCAGGGCCCAATAGATAGGAAATGGCCAACGTGTACTTTCGGCGGAATGATCAATGCATTGTGACCTAGACAGGTACGACATACATTTTGACCAGTGCCATTTGCACACTTTAATATAGAACGTACTTTGATGGTTTCTCCAATCAAGTAGTCCATTGAACTTTCGAACTTCGTAAGCTTCTTGTGTTTCTTGCTTATGAAGTATTTGCCCTGTAGAATCTTCAGGTCGTCTTTACGTACCGTCCAATTCAAGAACTCTCTCGTTCCACAATCGTCTTCGGCTACATGACCAATCGACCCAACTAAAAGCTGCACTCGACGGTTAAAGTATTCTGACGTTTGTAGCGGAGCATCTTGCATATACAAGGCTCGCTTAGCAGAACAACTTTCTGTAGCAGAATCATAAAGGGTAGACAGGCCTTCACCATAACTCACTTCGATTGGTAACGGGAATGTCTCACCATTAATATCTTTCGTGTAACCACGGAAGTCGGTAGTCTGCGCAATAGAACGACGATCCAAAGTACCTGACGAAATACCTTTACGGATTTCATTGGTTGCTAATAAAGGATCATTAGATTGCATCAGAGCCAGCGAACTATCGTAAACGTTTTCGATACGTTCACCGTTAGACAGATCCATGTTATTGGCTTCTGCGTGATAGTTTTGTTTCGCTGCAACTACCTCTGGGTGAGTGATTGCCTCAAACAAATCTTTAAGGGATAACGTATTTACATACGCCCCCAACAAATCCCCAACGTCATTAAACAGATCGTTAGTTGCTTCGTAGATTGCTTTAGCTAGTTTATATACAGTATCGTATTCCGGATTCGGCATACTGTTATAAACATTCCAAAATACCGTTGACGCGATATTTAAATGGTGTCCGCCTGTATAAGCACCGCCTTCCAATACATCTTCACATAAAGGATTTGCACGATTGCTAAACAAGGCATAAAGACGCCAATAATACCACGTCAAGATAATACGACGGGAGGTAGTTTCCACCTCGCCGTCTTTGCAAGAAATGGTATACTTACCTTTCTGCATATTCCAGACATCGTCTTTAGACATTCTGACAATTTCTTTTGCCTGAATATAAAGCATGTATACTCCCCTTTATACATTCTCGATTCCGACACCCTGAGAATTCAGGAGGTGATTAACAAAGGCACATGCTCGTTCATTCCCTAGGGGGAACTTCTCACGATCAACAACCATTGGAATATCCGACGGGTTCTCTGCCATTAATATGTTCTTCACCACTTCACGGTGTACGGCTGGGTTGGTAGTTAGGCCAATTAAATGCGCGGTGGCTGTGCTACCGATTGAACCACTTAATGCTCTACCCTCAGACTCACCGTATACACGAGGGGCCTGTTCTTTGGTTGGAGTAGAATAACGAGTAGCTCGGCTGCTAGATGCTGGTAAGCCGTGGTGTTGTAAACGAGGACCAGTACAAGCCATAGACTTGGATTCTGATTTCTCAAGAACAATCATGTACTTACCGCCGATTAATACTTCGGACTTGGTACGTACTCGGTTACCTGCGCTGTTGGTGTAGGTTACTGGCGAAATGTTAACTGGACGGAATTCTTCCATTTTCCTATACAAGTCAATGGTTGTCCAATCATTATCTGCCGGGATGTGCAAATAGATTCCATCTCGATAGACAGTTTCTAAATGGGCATTACGCTTATTACCCTTAAGCTTTCTGAATAAGTCTGCCATTGGCGGACTTGCAATTTCATAGTACTTAAGTAGATGAATAGCTGCACCATCCATATCGCCTTTATCCATCATTGCTTTAACATCAAGCGTGATGTCACGACTAGCTGCATTAATGTACTGTTCATACAACTGACCCGGGTTTAGACGGGCTATTGCAGAACGACCATAAACACAGACATCTGCCACGTTACCGAAATCATCGGTAGGCATTTGATCGTCAGGCAAAATTACGCACTCTACACCTTTACCGCCATGAAGATCCGAAAGTTTAGCAGATTCCATTAAATCGAAATCGTATTCATACTTAACTTCTACGCGGAACTCATTTAGCTCAGCAGCACGATAGGTTCGCTTAATGGACTTAGAAGCATGATTAAGCTTTGCTCGGTTTTCTGCATTAGGCTCGTAGGCATATGCCCGGGCGAACAACGACAAAAGTTTCGGCTGAATCTTACTGTCGTTACCAGACATTTGAATTGACTTACGAATATCCAGTAGCTTATCAAAATATGCTTTCTGCAAATCGTTATATCGCAAAGCCTGTCCGGCCAGCTCGTCTGGTACCGTCCGGTAACGAGTCTTTGAGTTGGTACAGTTAAGTACATCGACATCATATATCAAGGCACCCGGCTTACCGAATATCAAATCATCGAAAACCAAATCTGGTTCCATTAAAGCTTCTGGCGTTAAGGCTATTGCATCAACTGCACTGCCTTTCTTACGACGCCCAAAAACAATCCCATGGTCTGGGACTCGATCCCCCACGTCTGGATGGATCTTAGGATTTTCCGGAGTACCATAAAGGTTCAACGGTACCCAATCTCCTCCAAACTCAATCACTCGGCTGGAGACGCCTTTACTTTTACAGCGTTCGTTAAACGATTCCGATACTACAAAACCGTCCTCTATTACACCGGGTACGCCTAGATAACATACGTTAGCCATTACGCCCGGAGAATAATATCCGTTCTTGATATTATTACTGTAGGATAGCATGGTACCTTTCTCAATGAAATCGCCACGCTGAAGATGCTGATAAGCTGGATTGATCTGGCTCTTAAAACCAAATGTATCATGATTCTTATGGTACATCTCGATATCCATAGTATCGAAGTTTCCAAATTCATCTTGATAGATAATAGTTGTAAGAGGGTTAGTTTTAATCGCATATTCCCCATACTGTGCCGAGTATTTAGGAATAACATCTACGATCGTTAAATCACACGGTGCCTTTGTACCGAAAACATATTCGGACATTTGGGTTTCGAATCCATGAAGACAACGTGAAGGTTCGGCTCCTGCAACTTGAATTGCTTGTGCTAACTGACTAGTTACCATAGCTAGACGAGATGAGGAATCTTTCGTAACAAATGAAGTATACGTGGATGCAGCGCCCATTGCTTGAACGTCATTATGCATCTTTGTGGGTTGGTTCATTTAATACTCCGTATTGTTTGTTAACCCTTAAAAGTAATATAGTTTTGAAAAACTCTCGAACAGGAAAAGTCATGACTCAACCAATTCATAGCCTTCAGCAGAATAAAGGCAATCCAGAGTACTATAGTACTGAGTTTAAGCAACTACTTGAGGACCATTTACCAAATATTAAAACCCGTTACATGCGTACATTTGTTCCTACTGAAGAACAGAATATGCGTGCAGAAGGAGACTTCTATGGCCTGTTGACTGAACATAATATTCCAATGGATCTACATTGGGTAACTATGCGAATCAACGGTTTGACCTCTCCTACGGACTATGAAGGTAATTTGGCAACGGTCTTCATACCAGATGCGTCGGTAATCTCTGGTTTACTTCAGAAATTTAGGGCCAAAAAGTCATTGGCTTAAGAAAGAAAAATATAGACGGGAGGGCTTACGCCCCCTGTCTATATTTATGCCGTCATTAGAACGTAGTTCCAATTGGCTGTTGCGGCATACGACCGATAGGTTGCCCTTGAGCATTATAGACAGTGCCATACTGATCTACACTACTTCCCGGAGGAAATTGAGGCTGCTGCATAGGCTGACCATATTGCTGTGGCGGTACCATCTGAGGCTGTGCCGCATACTGAACAGGTTGCTGGACTGGTTGCTGATATACCGGCTGCTGTTGAGGAACTGCCATAGGCTGTTGCGGAGCGTTAGGATTCCAACCCCCACGCTGTGGCGCTTGATAACCTACAGGCTGCCCGCCATAAGGCATTTGCTGCATTTGGTCTTGCTGACTAATGCGAGCCATACGCTGCTCACGGCTTTCTTCTACAGGTTGCTGGACTGGTTGTTGGACTGGTTGCTGATATACCGGCTGTTGCTGCGGAGCAACTTGGGCCATAGCAGGAGCCTGAGTTTGGGCTACAGGAGCAGTCTGAACTGGAGCTGCTTCTGGAGCTGGTGCCATTACTGGCGCAGGCTCATTTAATGCTTTCTTGGCAGCAGCAACGTTGAAAATAGAACTCGACATTGTAGGTTCATCTTCCTTGTATGGACTTTCAGGTTTAGGGGCTTCGGCTGGCACAGTTTTAACAGGTACTTCAGTTGTCTCTTGTTTAACGGAAGGATCTTCATTCTTACCGCCACCCAAGTTACCCTCGAAGTTCATATTAAGTTCTGCGTCATGCATCTTTTCCAGATTTGGAATAACGCGCTTCCAACTAAGATCGGTCATAAAATCTTCCACGTCATGGGCAGACTTCAGAGCGGTCAAATAGTCATTAAATGTCGTCATGATAGCAACGTATGCTTTCAGCAGTGATTCAAAATACGGATGGCTGCGACTAGCACTACCTTCCTTAACTGTTTGATTAAGGACTGTAGAATATGCAACTCGTAGATTGTTCAATGCACGACGACTTGGAGGCTTAATTCCAAACGGCTGCTCTTCTTCTAAAGTCTTTAGAATGCGCGGACTAATAATTGTAATCCGGCTAAACTCTTTAGATTCAGATGCAGAAGTTCTAATGGAGCGATGCTGAGTCAACTTTTCTTTCGACTTAGCAATCGCCTCATTAATAGACGCCCAGTATTTCACGTCCCGGTCGTTAATCGGAGTTTCAAAATCACTGATCAATTCAAAGGCATCTTCAGGCAGGTGCTTCTGATAGTCAGTGTGTCGAGCAGTTTCATAAACCATGCTGGCGACAAGTAATGCGATCTTGTCAACCTTGGCTTTCGTAAATCTCGCTAAGAAGTTAAATACTTCAGAACGTCCACGGAAACAATTTTCGGATGTTGGGTGGAATTTCAACATGGTGTGATCTTCCGGCATAGACAAAACCTTCTCTGTAGGAAGGAATAGTCGACCATCAGTCTTACCATGAATGGAATGGTTGTATGGCACAACAATTTGTTCGCCATTATAAAGAAGTTCATCGTTTTCACCGATAGTGATATCAAGTGAAGCAAGGTACTTCTTATAGAACGTAATGAGTTTCATACTGTTCCCTAGTTACATTTGGAATTGTCCAGCCAAGTGGATTGCAGGCTGAAATGTAGAGTCAATTGCTAGACGTAAGTCAGATGCAACGTTGTTTAGTTGGTCTTGGCTAACGCCTACTACCGGAGTAGTGATTGAGTTGCAGAAAGCTGGAGCACTAAATACGCACCATTCTTTACCGTCGATACTTAGATTAATATCAACGTTACCCATCAAGTTACACGACACGTTGATAGTAAACAGCGTGCAATTTGGAACAACACAGGCGGCCATGATTTCATCAATCAATACTCGCTCAAGTGCCATCATTTTCATTGGGTTAATTGGAACTTCTGAAAACATGGAAATCGGATCGCTCGTAGGAGCCAGGGCCGGAGAATTTGTCATGTTTTGATTACTCATCTCGAAGCTAAAGCCGGAGATAAAGAAGTCGCCAAGAATGGTTGGTACTAAGTGAGTCAGGGTATAAGCAATCTTAGTTTCGATTGTACTCATGCCCCAGTCCATTGAATGCTGAGCCATATCAACGATTTCACCATTACCCAAGAATTGGATTGCATAGGTGCCATCGTTGTAGTCTGGCCAAAGCTGCTGAACGTCACCAAGCGTTACTGTACGAGTTGTAGCGTATCCACAACGACGATCCATTTCAGTTAAGAACTGGGAGTTGGTGTGAGTCGCTTCACGTAAGTTTTCTGCTGCGTGATTACAAGTAAAGTCTTCTGAGCCATAACCGCAGTCGTCGTCATTCATAGCCATGTTATAGCTGTTCAACACCCCACTCAGGAATTGACCAGAACGAACATTGCCTGTTTTAGACATACAAACTTTGTTATTCAAAGAAGTACGAGAATCCACCACATTGGCATCATACATTGTCAAAGAACCCTGACCCATGGTGAGTAGAGTATCCTGGGGACGCATACCTACGCCATCTACTTGGCCATGTCCTGCCAAAGCAATTGGATTCAATACTTGTGATAACTTACGATCACTAGTCGCATGGTTTTCAATGCCCATTGCGGTCTGGGTCGCCATGATTTCATAAGGCATGAAACCATTAAACCAGATGAACATGCCCGGATCTAGAAATCCGTTATGGGAGGCGTCTACTTTATCCGTAAAGCCAGTTAGCATTTCATATGCCTTACCAGTTGGACGCGAAACTTCAATAAGCATGTAAACTGCAAACCGGCGTTCTTGCCAACCATTAGCAATGTCCAGTTGTCCGGAGGATTGTACTCTAGGCGTGAATAATTTATTCGCTACGCCGTTTAAAGCAGGAGCAGATAAACTACCAGAGCCGTCCATTACACGGGAACTAATATTTTGCAATTCTAGCTCGATCTCTGAATTGAACGTAGTGTCAAAAGGACGGTAGTGCTGTTGTCCTTGAGCAGCCTGCTCAACAAAGAACATACGCTTTAGTGTTAACGTAGGCTGGTAAAAGTGATTCATAATGGGTTTTTCCTGTTTCAATTAAAGCAAAAGGAATTTAGCATAACTGTTTCGAATATCAGTCAAGTAGAATTGATCGATATCCCAGTCGTAAGTATTCAGGAATTTCACTAGGGCTTGGATAGCTTTCAAGCCTTCGTTTTCTGCTTTACTTGACTTAGAACGTTTAGAGATATAGAAATACTTTTCCTTCAGCGCTAATTCATGAGGCTTCTGCAATGCGTTCATTGAGAATCCACCAATCTTCATGGCATTGGGATCTTTATCGATACGTTCGGCAATGATCAGCTCAGCTAAGTCTTGGAAACCTAATTGAATTAGTTTCACGTAGGCTACAGCTATAGCAGATTGCATTGACGGTAAGTCAAGATGCTGGGTCGTATGCAGATGCATTTGACGGTGCAGTACCTTGGTTACAATTGGGTGGTGGAAATCGGATATAAAGAACGAAGGAATCTTCTCCATCTTCTCTCGAGCTTTAAGAACCATTTGCCACTGTTCATCGGTCATATCTTCGATTGCGTCTTTGGCTAAACGCGGGGTATCGGTGATATAAGTTTTAGCACACTCTATGACATAGTCCGGCACAGCTTGAGCAATACGGAATTGTTCCGCCTGTGAGTCACGATCTTGTTCCTCAGAGTTATTTACTCGACGCATATTCGGACCTTTCATAAGGTCTACTTTTTCATCCTTTAGGAAATTGAAAATTCCCGTAATCAGATTTTTACTTTCTACTTGGAATCGATGCGGAGGAATCCGCTTAACGATTGCGCCCGCTAAGAAATAAAACGGAATTTGTGTTTCCGGCATTTGCAGTGTAATTGAAGCATTAGACTTGTCTTTTATTTTCTCTGCACTAACAGTACAGTAACGCTTTAACTTCATTAAGGCTTCAGTCTTCATAAACTGAGAATCATTAATGAGTAGTAGAGCGTACAACTCCTTTTTCTTCGTACCTACTTCATTCATCATTTCATAGGTAAATTCTCCCCAGATGGGAGTAAGTGCTTTCACTACAGTTGAAAATGCCACTAATTTAAAGTAGTCACGTTTCAGATACGTTTGATCTTTATCATGGCTACCATAATCGTCAAGGAATGAAGAATCCATATTGATATACTCGCCCTTCATAAGTTCTTCAACTTCGTCTAGGTTATGTAAGTCAACAAGTTCACAACAGATTCTTGACAGTTCAGGGTCTCTTGGTCCGATAGCTTGGTCAGAACTTAATAAGTCATGAGCAGCTAGATAGAGTTCAGAAACTTTGTTTTGGAATGCCTCCCCCTTGGAATCCCAATACAAGAATAGAAGTCCGAAAACATCGCCATCGTTTTCGTGCTTAATTCTGCTCCACGTATGACTGGTCCACTCTAGCTCAATGCCATTATGTTCCGTCAAAATTCCGTGGCGTTTCCGTTCACTTTTGAGTAATATTCTCATAGTGTAACCTTTGTTTCTCCCGTTTATTATTAAGGCTCATGTAGGTAATATAGAATTGAAAATTCTTACAGCACATAACCTATCCGTATACTATATATTTATCTTTTATTTTTTGTTTTAATATAATAAGGTGAAAAGAAATGCCCCCTACCGACGAAAGCCGGTAGGGGGTATTAGTCTGCTTTAACCTACTAGAGTTTCTGGTAGTCCAGAACTTCCAAAGGTTTCAGTATTAGCATCGGCTTGTTGGGCCTTCTTACGATTCATGAATTCTTCACGCTCTTTACGAAGGATTCGTTCATCAACATGATTCGTTACTAACACTTGGTTTGCTACTGCATCGATTACATTTAACCATGACTTAGCTACAATCGTTGAGCACAATGTACGAGTCATTGGCTCGCCATTATAAGTTAGGTTATACCACTGACTATTAAGTAGCGGGAATCGAGGAGTCGGTCGACCGGGTACGTCCAGTTCAATATAGATAACGCCAGTTTCTGTACGGACAATCTTTACTTCAGATTGCTTGATTCGTGAGCCCGGAGCTTCCGGAGAAACCGTATTATTAACTACTGAATAAGAACAAGGGGTTTCGGTGCGAATAACTTTACCTAGTAGTTCTTTGAAGGTCTCAAAGATTACCGGGTCCATATTTGCACTAATTGCTTTCTTGCTCTTTACTGGGTCGGTTGCTTCTTCTGGGTGGTTTAACCAACTTTCCAAGCGTACGTTATTGTTAATAATCCGTACGCCTAGAATAGGAGACTTTTTACTGTCTCCCCATGGGTATCCCCAGATTTTTAACTTCTGCTTATCTAGAGCAGAATTGAAACGATTTTCTAGGTTTGACATAATGGGTTTCCTGTTAAGGTAAACTAGATCGTGATATATGTAAAAACAAATCTTTATTGGCGGTTCCGTATTTGTTTATATCACTTTTTATTTTTGTCATCGAAGTAAGCGGTGTCCACTTACCTGAGGCGGCAATATCTAGCAACTCATTCTTAACAGAAGGTTTGGCTGCATAGAAGTTAGCGCTCCTGTCTCCTAATACTTGGAGAGTAAGAGTATTAAACGGTAGATGGAAATACTTAGGATCTTTGTTTAGCTTCTTGATCCATTCGTATCTACCTTTCGTTTCGCCTGTATGACTTTCGAGTAGGATCAATTTCCCAAATTCATAGTGGGAAAGTAAGTCTACTGGATAGCTGGTTAGAATGTGTGTAAATTTCGACCTATCTCCATTTAATCGAACTACAAATTCCTTTAAGAGACTATCGGGTATGGAACGTTTAGCCATATCGATCGCCATCTCTTCTATATCAGCTAGGAAGGCCTGTTTTGGAGTTTTAGGTATCTTTACCTTAGCCCATCTAAAGATACGCTCCAGACGCCTAGGAGGAGCCGTAGTATAGTAAACAACTTCTACGTTTTGCTGTTCCAGTAGCGAAAGGATATCTTGTATTTCACTAATGAAGTTTTCCAGTAAATCCTGACGACTATAGCGCTCTGGGTTCTCTATGGAATTAACAAAGTTACGTACTAACGTTCTTACATTAACCCATAGAGTTTCTACCTTGCTATTCTCAGTAAAGATAGCTGACTCCAATGGCATTGCCGTACCGATACTAAAAGCTAGGCTCTCACCTAACTCCCGTTCAATTACTTTAGCCATTGACAATCTCCGCTAGTTCATCAAGAACCGGTAGTTTAATTTCTTCATCATATTCAGAATCGTCGAGACGTTTGCTGATTAGAGAAGCGATGTTTCTTTCGTTAATAGGAACTGCTTCAGTAAGAACATTAATTCTCTTCTGATTAAGTTCGTCTCCGTCCACTTTAACCGGATTGGTTTTCCAATGGATATTCGGGAAACGATCTCTAAGAGAATCATACAGCGCTAAGAAAGAGGCCATCTTAACAAAAGTTAACCTTACCCAAGAGCCATCTGGAAGTTTCTTAACACATTCTACAATATGCTTTTCTGCTTCCTCTAGAGTAAACTTAGTAATATCGATTGTATCGAAACGACAAGCTCCTTCATTTACTACAAAGGTAACCTTATCCAACTCCGGATTCTCAATATCACATTCTACTCTATAATGCCCTTTGTCCTCTTCTTCACCAAAGCAAAGTCTATCAAAAGAACCTTGTGCCAAAATTCTTTTGTAGCGAGAAGGGTTATGGACATGCCCTATAAAGATATACCTTTCGGTAATACTTAGGTATCGTTCTTCCTTATGACAAGGAAGAGATAATCCATTTGGCAATTGGTATTCAAACATACCATGCATGATGCTGAAGTCTACTTTCTCAAGTCCTTCTACACGCATTACTTCTTTTACTTGTTCCCAAGTATCGTCATTGTCAGAAGACCATTCGTCTGGTATATAGAGAATAGTAATGCCGATATCCTCCATCTTTTCAATAGAAAGAGTATCTACGTATTTACAATCTACTACATTGCCCATTGCCGCATTAGCAATATCGAATTCTTTTGACTGACGTCTATCGTGACTAGGAGTACCTTCAAGTACCCTTAGCTTAATATTCCATTGCTTGCAAATATTAAGTAGTCGGTTAATCCATCGTTGTGCTTGTCGTACTTCACTATCGGAGAACTCTCTAATGCGATCGAATATATCGCCCGGTAGGAATATAATATCTAAAGCGCCAGTCTCCGGAGTATTAGGGAAGGCGCTATTGAGATTCTCTATAATAAATGAAGTCGGAACTCGCTTATGAAAAAGATGGATATCTGAAGCGCTTGCTACATTAAGCGTCTTACCATTCTTCGTATTCATCATTACTGTCCGGAAGATTATTTGGTCTGTTATCCGATCCAGTCAATTTGTTTTTATTTAAAACATATTTATCATGAATCATCTTCCATTGAGCACGGTCTTCGTCGGTCATAGATGCTTTACCTACAAAACCTTTTAAATGGTAATTAGCATAGACTTCTCCCTTAATAGGATTCGCTCTACGACGAAGTTCTACTTCCCTTAATACTTCACCCATGTTTCTATTATGAGTGTTTAGAACGGGCTTCTGTTCGATTGGAGGTACCCAGAATAAAACCCCTCCTTGTTCATCGATTACATTAACTCGAATGAATGGATTGCCGCCGGTAGCTTTCTCTACCCAGATATCACGCTTTTCTTTGCTATCCATATTAAAAAGAATATCAACAAAGTATTCACGAAATACATATTCAGGTACTTCAGGATTGTCTCCCATAATAGCATCTAAGAAATCTGTATCTGACATGGATTACTCCTTGGCATTCAGTCTACGAATCTCCATGTGGATATTGGAGATATCTCTGGTACTAATTGTGGAACCTAGGCTTGTAGAAATACCGCCATCGGTAGTAGCGACAATGTCAATATCAATCTTGCGCGATTGAATATATTCATCATCGGAAGAATCTGCAATTTGTACATCTACTTCTGCGAAATAACGCAGTAGATATTTATTGAAAGCTGTAGTTAGCTCTCTACGGATTGTTTCTATATCATTCGGATTGTCAGAGATGATGGCCTGAACAGAAATAACTTCACCATGGTAAAGATTACTCTGACTGCGATCAGAAACAAATGCTTGTTCGTATAACTTAGAAAGGGATTGAGCAGGATCACTAATCCATGCTTCGGCACCCAATACAGGAACTTCGTTCATTGCAATTACCTGCGAAAACAAAAAAAATAAAGAAACAGAAAAGCCGACGAGCGGCTTTTCTGTTTTTATGCTAAAGAATCAAATCATTCCACTCTGAGGTTGGATCGACTGGACTGTTCTCAAGAGAACTATCAATCATATCCCACGTACGGAGGATTGATACCTTTTCAGGAGTCAGTAGAGGTTTGTCATCTTCTACGATTTTCTCGTAGTAGTTAACTACCTGATATTGATCTTCATGCTTAACGACCATACCGTCAGTTGCCCGACGATAATCATAATGGTCTTTGCCAATAGCACCGGGGTGCATATCGGCATAACGATCACCGTAACCCTCGATCGAGTTGTCGTGATAAAGCTGTCTTAGAGTTGGTTGTGCCATTACCCATCTCACCATCTGCTGCGGCGCGTTCTGGATTTCCCCTGTCCGCTGCAAATAACGAATGGCGTCCGGCTGGCCGACAGCACTCACCTTATTGATGATTGCTTCCGCCTTGCGATAAATATCATAAAAGCCAGACGACTTTACCCTCTCTTGGAACTGCTGTAGCTGACCAGAAGCACTATCAAGCACTTGACTATAGTCGGCCATACGACCTCGAACATATTCCGAAACGGCTGCTGTGGCTCGTCCGCCAATTGCTGCCATTGCGATGTTAGGGTTACCATAATTAACGGTAGCCATATACTCTCCGGTTATGCCGCTAGGTTAGAACCACGACCTTCAATCTCGTAGTCTTCCTCTTCGATCCAGTTATGTATAGTACCTACCGTAGCATCAGGCAACTGAATATTTTTATTCAACTTACCTGGGGATGCTGGGTTGTGGATACCATAGTGTGGTCTTAGATTCTCTACCATCTCCCGTTCTACTCCAGAAGGGATTAGGCAGCCAGACATTTGGTCACCATCGAACTAATATCTTCGACAAGTATCGCTACTACTTGCCCGTTCTCTTATGAACTGCTTCAGGTTTTCCCTGAATGTAGAGACTATATCTTCATCCTCATGTACTCCATTTGTACGTAAAGGAGACCCCCATTCGATCCGCATTCGGACCACTTAGTCGTTGAACCTATCTCATATTCTCGAAAGAACTTAGAGACTTCGCTGCGCCGGTTCTCCATCTATCCGTAAGGGTTTTTACCATGCCTAACGCTTCCATTACTGGGTTAGGTATTACACTCTATTTCTAGGTGTAAGTGGTACCTTACGGCTTTAGTGAGTTCCCGCAATTAGAGGGTTTGTTTTCTAGTAAATTACTTTACTAGGCAGACTTTTTAAACATAAAGCCTTGATAAGGCTCCATTGTCTTTATGCAGCGAGCAATGCGTTTTGAATTTATACCTGTAACTTTCTCCGCATGACGGATAGAGTTATACGTTTCTTCATTATCTCCATTAATGGAAACTACTTTGAAACGCGGAGGCATTTTATTCCTAGAGTAATTCACCAAGTTTCCATCTATATCAACTAGATGGACTTGGTATCCGCAGTACTCCATTCCATTCCCATTCTTATCAAGAGCTTCAGAGAAGCTTGCAGGATTTCGGTCAAGGAATGTTGCTGCGTCAGCTTGGCTGACATGGCTAAACTTTTTACCTGTTTTCATGCATGTAAGTACAACAAAATTGTTATCCTTACGAAGTCCATGTTTAAAGGCATGTTTAGAATTCTCTGCATAGCTAACCCATTCAAGATTAGCAGGTTTGTTATTTCGCTTGTCTCCATCAATATGGTTGATGAGAGGCTTGTCTTTTAGATTTGGTATAAAGGCTAATGCAACTAGTCTATGATGTAACTCATTCTTTCCATTTACTCTAACAGTAGAGTATCCGGCGGATTGAGTTTCTGACGTAGCTACTTTACCTCTAGGACCAAATACTTCTAGAGTTTCTTTCGAAATAACATATCCATCAAACCCCGGTATAAAGTAAAGGTTATCTTTACAAACCAATGGTTTAGTGAAATACAGAGAGCCGTCAACAAATACCACAAAGCGATGAAGCCCTGTTGGCAGTTCAGGCATATGTTCCATACAAAGATCTTGGAAACACTTATCGTTGGAATCACTACTATTTTCCACGACTTAGTTCCATATGTTATTGGTTTATCTGCGTTGGGCGCTGCAATAGCTAGAACGCTAATTTCGGAAGAGTTTCGACTAAACCCTGTAATACGGAACAACTGAGTTGAACCATATGCTAGTGTAGGATAACGAGTGAACGTTACCCAGAAGCCTTCTCCATTTGGAGTCTCTTTCACAAGCTGATGCAGTTCGTCCCATAGGAATGAGTCGATTTTCGCACTATGCTTTATGATGTAGTCGTAGGCATCTTTTTCACTATAGCCATGCTTGTTCATAAGTCTATTTATTAAATGGACTCGGAACAGTACACAGCCTTCTGAGTAGGGAATAGTTAGTTCTTCATAATGATGGCGATCAGTACGAGAAGTAATTGTGGTACGGAAGCTGAAAGCTACACGGCTACCATAAATGGAGCTTCGGAACCAACCTGATTTAGATGCCAATATCTCTTTGAGAATATGGGTATAGTAGTCTGCTAAGTTAACAGATACTTGGGTCAGTTTGTTTCCTATGCGCCGCAGGTCACTTTCATCTCGCAATTCAATCACTTTAAAGATTGCTTCACGAGCATGTCGCAAGGAGCTATCTGAATAGTCTCCCATAGCGGTCTTCTCGATTACAAAAGCGATCTTATTTGGAATCGGCAAATACTTGCACGTAAGCTCGTTTCTGTAACGATGAAAGAACGTAATATACTCTTTATGAGTATTACGCCCTCGTAGACGTTTATCGATTAAATCAATCACACGATCGAAATCTTCGATGGTTTCATTGAGCCCCCGCCTTAAACCCATGTCATCAATTTGATTCTTGAGTCGAATGGCTTGGGAATTGGTTGGTTCTGGTGCTCGATAGTTCGTATTACAAAGATACTCAATACCGGACCAAGAGCCTTGCTGCTTAACCGTTAAGGCTGACGATAACATCTCCCAAACAATGGGAGTGAACATGCCGTGGATGCCCTCTGGCGCACGTATCCAGAGATTACTCTCAATAGGTCGAGTGTAATCGTAATCTACCGTCTGATTGCATTTAGGGCATGTCATACCAACAAAGGTACTGTTTGCCAAATAGCCGCAACCGCAGGTAGGAACACTGTTCAGCGTTACCTCATCCTTACCATAAGTAGTAAGGATTAAATTTTCAAGGGTCTCTTGATTTAATTTAGTAGATAAGTCGAAGTCATTAAGTATGACTGGCTTAAATGGTAAAGCTTGAAAGAGTCTGTCTGGGTTTACTAAGGATAGCGTTTTTGCCATTTCCTACCTCTAACTGGCTTAAGAAAAAAATAGAAAGAAACCCAGCCTAGACCGGGTTTCTTTTTTCAGTCGTCTTTCTTCTTTAAGCTAGTGCTTAGTAGAAGTAAGTACGGCTGTTATCTTGCCAGTTAGTGTTATTGCTAACATATAGGCCAGCAGGAGCATGGATGTTAGCCATGTCAGGCGCGGCATTCCAGTGGCTAGCAACTAACTGAGGCACAAGGTTAGTGAACCCTTCGGTACGCATAGTCATGCCCGCAGCGTGGATAGCTTGAAGCATTGCGTTGATTAGGTTCGGGTGGAACGTTAGACGGAAGATGATACCGCGCTGTTCGAAACCACCTGCTAGTAACTGCTTAAGGTTCTCACGGTAGTCGTGACAAGTCTTGTCGTTAGCAGTAGTAGGCTGAGAAGCCTGCTGGTAGATTTCCATTAGCTGCGCATCGCCTTTAGAAAGCTCAAGAGTTTTCAAGTAGTCGATGTCACGGATATCACGAGTTACGCCGTCTTCGTCAACGTAAGTACCGTCAACACGCTTAGTGGCACCTTGAAGCATGATTGGGTTTTGACCCCAAATGCCTTTGAACTTACCGTTGGTGAAACGATCGATTTCATTGATGATCATTTCGTTCGCACGAGCTTGCGCTTGTGGATCACGATTTAACCCGGCAGCATCCATGAAGAAACGCTGTACCCAGTGTAGTCGAGAACCAACCTGGAAGTCTAGAGAAACAACTACACCTTCACGGAACAAGTTCGGAGAGATGGTGTATGGAGTTACTGCACCTTGTGCTACAGGAGCACCAATGTGCTGCGGAGTCAACTGGAAAGGCTTAGCGTCTTTCTTAGCTGGGATACCGCCGCTTGCTAGAGCTGTGTAGTCAAATTCGTAACCAAGGTTAGCTAGAGAGGCTTTACGGCTAGAGGCAGTGTTGTAAACTGACAATAGGTGATCGCCCTGTACTAAGTTAGCAATAGATACTAAGCTTAGAAGCTGACCAGATAGACCTTCACGAGTCACTTCCGCGCCCATGTTAGACATATCGGTTAGGACAACATGCTTCATGTAAGGAGGAGCAACTTTGTTCATGGCTGGGTTTTGGCCAACGCTGGTACGAATGATGTCAACGAAACCAGAAGCTTTTGCTAACTGCATGTTTACATCTTTCTTGTGCGGATCGTTAGACTTCTTGGCAGCTTCAGTAGTTAGCTGTAGAGTTGCAGTGAAGTCAGTGCTGATTGGTAGCCCGGCATTGTTAACATCGCCAGCACCCGGATTAACTTCTAGCTTGTTTACTAGAGTTAGTGGTACAGATGCAGATTGGATATCGCCAATAGTTGGAGAGCTTAGTTCCAATACGTTTTCAGCACAAGCTAGTACCGCAGATTCAACTGTGCTGCGTGCAATACGCTCATCAGTGAAGTCAACAGTTTTAGGAACCATGCAGAAGCCGATAGTACGAACTTTAAGGCCGTCTTTATCAACTACTTTAGAAACCGCAGAAGCCACTTTGTCTTTTAGAGTGTCAGAGAACAACTCAGTAACTAGCGGATCGATTTCAATCTGGGTGCCCATGTTTTCAACGAACTTAGATTCTAGAGTATTGTCGCGCAGGAACTTCTCTAGAAGTAAGCAGAAAGTGAACGCCGTGTCACCTTTAATTAAATAAACAGCGAGAGTAGGTATGGCCAATTCATCGCTAATTAGTGCCAAGCCGCCGGAAACCTGAGAGTTCTTCGCACAGAAGTCTTGAAGTAAAACTTCAGCCTGCTCATTGAAAATTTTCAAAGAGTCGGCTAGACCTTGACTTGAAGAAACAGTGCGCATTAGCATGTCTTCAATAGAACCGCCAAATGGAGACGCTGGAGTCTCGATTGGGTTGGCTTGTGGCTGCTGGGTATCGTTACCAGTATGGATCATAGTACTATAAACCTTTTATTCGAATGGTTGGTTAACGAGATGTGATAGATAGTATCACTCTCAATATAATGATATAGAATCGTATTTTCTTGAAACACGGATTTTCAAGGGCAGAACGACATAGACCCTTAAGGGCAATTTGCATTGCTCTCTATAGAATATAAGGTGATATTATTTTTTTGCACGGTTGATCATATAGAGACTGAATCTATATAAAGGAATTTGGTAATGTACAATATTTTTAAATATGCTGCGAGTAGTAGTCGCGGCAGTAAAGTTAATAATGATCTAAATAGATTGTTATGGCAGCAGAATGAATCATGTGAAAAATTAATTGCGTATGAGCAAAAGAAAGGTTCTATAGTAGATGGTAGGCATCCACTCATTCGAGTCTTTCATACTCTTCCTGTTTTAGAACCAAAGGTAGATGCCTCTACTTACTACAACTCTGTAAGGAATGAAGAGATTGAGATCGGTAATTCAATTGATATTACTAATAGCCATAATGAAGGCAAGATCTTTGATGATTTATTCTTCATGGGTAAAACAATCTTTCTTCAGGATAGAGAAGTTATTCCATTTACCGAATTACTGAATATCGATGAGACTAACTGGAAGACTCGTATTGTTCCTTTGAAGTGTTTACGTCTTTCTTCTTTTGTTAATCAAATTAATGATGCTAAACCTGAATCTAGTCAGATGGGTCTAGAAGACTATTCTGTGGTTAGTCTTAATATCCCTAAATTAGGTTTGATGTACTACTACTGGAAACAAGAAAATGCTAAGCGTCCAAGTGATGAGCGTGAGACTCCTGCTATCTTTATTTCCCGTTATGTAATTCCTAACATGTATAAGAGTCAAATGCAAGCAGGGCTTGTAAATGATCTTTATACTCTACTATCTGGTTTTAGTATCATTAAAGAAAAGCCTGAGACTAGCTTCTGGGTTATTGACCGTAACGAAGAAATGCTAAAAGAATATGAGGAGATGATTGAAGGCCTCCCCCTTAAGTCTTATGAGTTTGATGAGATACTTTTTGTCATGCCTAGTTATGAAGATAAAGTTATCTTAAGTCATATTCCAAATTTAATGGATCAAGAAACCCTTAATAACAAATGGGCTATTCTAGCAGCTTCTATTGATATGATTTCTTTAGCAGCTTTATTAGTTAGCAATAGTTCTTCTGGGTTAAGCGAGTTAAGAACTCGATTCAAAGTACTTAATCGTCATATTAAGAATAACGGTATTCTTCGTAAGATTGATGATAAAGATATTCGAGAGACTTTGTCTTCTCGTTTAGATGAGATTGCGGATTTATTTTAGCGGCATAAAACCCTACCTCCAGTTAGGAGGTAGGGTTATTCTGTTTACCCGAAATGTTTGTCAAAGTCTATTATAAGATTGTCTTTGGCTGTCTGCATATCAATATCATGATATGCGAAACGAGTCTTGTGTTTATTCTTATAATAGATACCTAGACATTCCAGCATGTAGTAGAACGATTCAGTTAGGTCTGTTAACAGTTTACCAATATCCACTGCTTCCCAGATCTCATCCGGAATAGTATTGTTTTCTAGATGCTCTTGACTTACTAACAGCATAGTGAAGTTAGTTCGTCCAGATTTCTCTAGCCAGCCACGCATTCTACCAGCTACAGCGGGATCAATTCTATCCAGCCATGCCGCCAAAGCAGTCTTGTTTGGTAAGTCTACAGGAATCTTTTTGCATTCCACAGTTGGGTCCGGCATCGCTCCGTATTTAGGCGCAAATACTTCCTGCCATAGATCATAGTAGACTAAGATACTCGATTCAGGATTCTTATAAGCACTCGCATCTTTAATACGAACGTTATAAAGAGATTCCGAATTACCATTCCGCAAGTCTTCTTGGATTTTGTGTTCCAAATAGGCTGGTACAGATATAGCTTGTGCTGGAGTAATCTTTTCACCTTTCTTAAAAGTCTCTACGATAGCGGTTACGTAATCATTAAAGATTTCGATAATCCAACGAGGTACTTTACTAGACTTAAGGGCTACCCCTTTTGTCTCGAGTTCTTCTTCCGGATATACGTTTCCTTCACAAGCTGAGATGGTTGCTATGTAATGTTTAGAACGGTTAGTCACACCCATTACCGGCATAGCAAATTCTGGCTTCATCTTCAGAGTAAACATATGTTCTTCTGGAGTGCCGATGTTTGCTGACATCTTCGCTAGGAAATGTGTTACCAACTGAGAGTTTAAGTAAGTCATTAACTCACGTGCACAGTCAGCTTGGAAGTCAAACTTAAGTTCGCCTAAATACCACTCAATAATACTTTGCGTTGTAAACAAGGTACTATCTGTATCGGATGCTATTACGCATTCACGGACAGAAGTTGGGAAGTGGTGAATAGAACTTGGAGTCAAGTCAGTACACATAAATGCTTCAAAGAAAAGATTGTATCTTCCTGTGATCGCTTCTGTGATATATTTAACTCGATAAGCAAAGCGCTTATAGACCTTCGGATCTTCCTCAACCAAATCTCCAATGGATCTACCTGCTAAATCCTGAGCAGACAAAGAAGCTACTAACGAATCAATATAGTCGTCAGCTCCTTTAATCCATTTCTTAGCCTCATCTATTTCCATCTCTGGGAAGTCTTCAAAACCAAACAAAGTTAGTTCGTCAAACATCTTACGGACAAAGTCTGGATTAATATCCATCCAAGTCTTTAAGTCTGAAACGCCTATTACAACCATCAGTTGTACTGGATTAAGTTTACGCAAGAAAGCTTCTAACTTATTCCACTCTGGAGTACTCATCCAATAGCGATCACAAGCATTCTTAAAACGCTCTAGGACGTATTCAATTGAAGGTAGTTTGAAACCATAAGTCTCAATAGCTTTCTTCACTAACTCCATATCCACTAACTGAATAGCTGCTACTGCATTCTCCAGTGCAATGCTAGGCATATAGTAGTGACGGTTACCCATCATAAAACGTTCTGTGGAGCTATTAGAATTGGTTGTAGCTACACGACACGTAGAAGTTAATGAAGTATGTGCACTTCCGGCATAGTTTGGATTGTGAGGGCTACAGTGAGCCCCAGAGAACGAGTTATTCAATATCTTGATATTAACCTGTTCTTTATCCCAGTAGCCTGCCATGTCTTCGTCGCCGGCCATCTTAGCTTCGAACTTTTTATTCTTTACTTTCTTACGGCGACTTAGACCCTCATCAATAAAGTCCCCTTGATAGCAACGTTCTTTTTTTGGATCTTCATAGGCAATTAAACTTGGGCTTAGTACCAGATTCTTTTGCTGAACCGTACGTAAGAATTCGGATAGTTTAATTTTACCTTTCTCTCTATCCGCATGCGCATGCTTGCGGAAGATAACCTTTAATTCTGGATCTTTAGGTTCCAGAGGACCGCCGGGTTTCGAAAGCTCTACTGCTTTCTGTAACGCTTCTTCATATGGAATATCTTTCATAATAGAAGCATAGCATGCTAGATGCTCACGATAGTTTCGAACAACGTTTAAGTCACGCTCATAGTCATTCGGCCCCTTTAAGAAAAGACTCATAATTTAATTTCTCCACTCTCTCTAATATAGAATAAAAAAGAAATGTAAATTAGGCAGCAGAATTACTCTACCTGCCCTAAGACAAGTAGAGTAATCAAAAAAAATTATTCGGACACCGAAAGTACTTCATATCCATTCAACGTTAACAACGACTTGATACGAACATAATCCGCCTCTTTGAAGTTGTTAAGCTGAATAGTTACCAATCGATTTGAGACCGATGCTAAACTATTAGCATTGATCCACGGAATGCCAATGTACACAATGGTAGTTGAATCCGTAGCCAATGCTAGATAGTTGTAAGAGGTAAAGTCATTACTAATTAATGCTTGGTCTTCTGCTGGGATAGAAGGCCAAATATTAGTATGATTTACCTGTGCATTTGAATCGGCTGGCAAGGCTCTAGGATTTACTACGCCTAGAACCTTACCTGTGAACGACTGAACGCCGCCAATCAAACCGTGAGTTGTAAACTGAATTTCGTCATCAAGGATCAAGCTTGTTTGTGAGAGCATGAGGGATCTCCAATAGAATACTGGTTCCGCCAATTAGCTTTAGACTATCTACATCTGGCGATGTAGACAAAGAAGCTTCTTTGCGGATGTCATTTAAAATTTCCATTATAAGATCAGTCGGCTCTTCTTCAATAAGTTCACCATAAACAATGGCAACCTCAAGAAGTTCTTCTGCTTTCGCATAGAGTTGTTTCCGAACTTCCTTACAAGAAGGAGTATCCGGTAAGCTTTGATTATGAAGTAGGTTAATCAGTTTTAAAACCGCGTTTGACTGACAGAGTAGTACTACGGGCTTATCCATGTACCTTACCTATTTATAGTTGACTATACCGAAACTGGCCGACCATTGATCGATGGTGACGAGTTCAGCTTCTAAGTATTCGATACCATCTACGTTTAAATTTTTCTCGGCGAATGAGACAAGGCGATAAAATATCTCCTTAAAGTAAACGTAGAAAGTGTCTTCTTCAACATGTCCTATTGATAGACGGATACCATTAATTATGTCATCCGAAAAAGAATGCTCTGCAACTGCGATATGTTGCAGCATATCTATAAAATTATCTTCTACGTTATCAGGCATGTAGCCACGACTAAGTAGACGCCGTTTAGCATCGATAATTATATCTTTAATATCAATTATAAGGATCAAGGGCTGGTGTTCAGACAAGCCTGTTCGGGAGAGTACTTCTCCCTGCGGTGCTTTGAACGGGAATGGCATTTTGCATTGCGCCTCGATTAACGTTCTGAATGAAGTCTATTGTAAAAGACGTACCTCCTACATACTTCGCCATAATGCTTAAATTGGGGCGATGAATATGGTAAATAGGTGGCAGCGCAGAAAACTCAGTTTGCATATACGCGCCCACATCCATTATCAAAGTATACGCATGACTTTGCTGATTGGCCAGAAGGTTGCAATCTCCGCAAATATAACTTACGTCACACTGACAAGTTTTAGGTGGTGAGTACAAGTCTAGATAGTCAGTAGAGACCATATCGTCAATGATATTTTCTAGAGTCTGGAACTGGAACACTGCTTCTATACAATGGCAAGCTAAGGTAACGTTGTCAATAGTAGCCAACTTACCCTGCAAGATTGGAACATCGATAATGAGTCGACTGGGTAGTACGTCCATATCTATTTCCTTATAGGTTTTCTTTGAGAAGAACCCCTTCGTTGGGACCAATCCATTGAAACTTAATTCTTTCCAATGGCCATCCTGCCGGAAGAAATACTAGTAAAGCTCTCAGCTTATCTTTAATCATTTCGCTGGCTAGATTAAAGGTTGACTCGGCATGATAGGTAGGCATACCTAACGTGACGAACATGTCGAAGTTATGCGGAGTTTTCATTAACCTCTGATAGAGATCTCTGACTCCTTCCCCATAAAGAATGCAACTGACTTCTGCGTCCAAAAACCCTCGTATATCAAAGAAGCTTATTCCTAGATTCGAGTGGTTCTCAAGCGATTGTCGGATGTGTTCTTTGACATCAACAAAACTGATAACTTCTATTTCATTATTTTCGTTTAGGATCGGTGAATATATTTCCCGTCCCGGTCGGTATTGAGTCGCTCCCATTCTAAAACCCTATAATCTCCAAGTGGTTCGGCTACTACGGTAGTATTCATGCATGTAACATGAAATACCTCGAACATGTTTTCTGGGCAATAAGGTGTGACTTCCCGTAGAATGAATAGATTGATAGGGTCGTAGTAACGAACACCGTAAACCAACTCATTAACGTCTTGGTCAGTAAACGTAATAGTACTCTTCAAGGCAAACATTCTAGAGATGATATCTCGACGTACACCATGTAGTTTGTCTCCCACATTACCGCCACCCAAATACTGGTTTAAGTCATGATGCAACGAATCTGCCACAGCAGCCGTTATTAACTCTAAACCAAATAGTTCCCAGATCTGGTGAAAGGGACTACCCTTACCATGAGACGACTCTAGAAACTCTAGAGTAGACCGCGTTATCCCCCCAATATCTATCAGGATAGTTTTATTTTGCATATTCTTTCTCCAAAGCTGCAAAACTGGTTCCGCCCAAATATCGAATTTCAAAGTTCTCTGGTAGGTGATGGCTAGTTGGAATACTCTCTCGTATTTCAGCAGACATTTCCGCAAGGATCTTTCGATCTAATGCTTCCAGAGGTTCGAAATCAAAAGCGGTACTTTTTGTTCCACTTAAATCACAAACTAAATACATCCCTTCTATAACCCGTCCGATCCAGAAGACGACAATATCGATAGGCTCATTACCTAACGAGTCTACAGGATGTGCATTTGGGTTGTTTGGATTTTTAATTTCAGATTTAACAATGGAAATAGCATCATAAAAACTTTCCGGTACTGCAAAGATAGTTCCTTTAAGTCCATTAACCATTTTTAATAAACCCTATATTAAGAAAAAAATATCGGGAGAATTAACTCCCGATATTTTAAGTTTTGCCTTTAGAAAACGAAACCGTCTTCTTCTTCACCGGCTACTTCAGTAGTCTTAGAAGCTTCTTCTACCAATGCAGATGCCGCACGAGTAAAGTCTGCTACTTTTTCTTTTAGCTTGGCGATACGAGGCTCACGCTGAACCGCTGTAGTCGCGAAGTGTAGAGATAGCTTTTCATCTGGCATACTGTCCAGAATCTCTTTAGGGTAGTAACCTACAGTTGAGTACAACTGGCTACCAGAGATTTGCTCAGAATCTGCATTAGGAATAACCGATGCAGTACTGATCATCTTGCCCTTTAGAGTGTCTAGACGACTGACGTCAGACGTAATAACGACATCCACTAGTTGTGGAGGTACGCTAGTTACTTTGTTATAGCAGATGAAGTTAGCAATGTCTGCACGGTCTAGCTCAAGGTGTTGTTCACCCATCAATAGAGCCATGCGAGTTGCATCGTCAAGAACGCGAGCATCAACCTTTGTACGAGTATTGATGTTACGACTACCTTCTTCGCCATTAGTGATGTTCTCATAATAGCTAATAAGGATTGGGTTCTTGGCGGTCTTTGAAGCTAGGTTCTGAAGAGTAGCTAGAGTCTTCAAAGTGTTGTCAGTTTCTTTTGCAGAGATAGTGCTACCCACTACTAAGCAAATTGCTGGTACCTGACGACGCGCTAGTTCTGCAGCTACTAATGGGCCAATAACAGAACCAGAACCACCAGAGGTGCTGAACAGTACAAGGTTAGTAGTACCCGGTTTGAAAGTTTTCAACATTTCAACCACTTGGTCATATGCAGCTTGGTGAGCCACTGCACGATTCTTGCCTGCTCCAGACATACCTGCTACCACGAAGGTATTGGCATTGTCTTCTTCGGTTACGTTTGAATGGCTGGTATCCAAGAAAGTCTTTTCAACTGCTGGATAACCTACAGCGTTAGGGACAGTCAATTGCTTGGCCAAGTTAATGCCACAACCACCACAACCGTAAATACGAAGTTTTGCTTTTTCCATAGTTCTCCCCTTTAGGAAATAAGATTAATGTATTTGGGTTTTCTTACTACCATGAGAGTTTTATTATCTCATGCCACTAAAGTAATATAGAATTGAAATTCCCTAGAACTCCCATGAAATCAAGGGTCTAGGTATTTTTAGTTAATCCTCTGTAAAGCAATGAGGATATAAAAATGAACGCTATTGACTATGCTTTGAATAATCTTTTTCAACGTATACCTTCTGAACTAATCACTCAGGCTTTTGGTACTTCTCCTGTCTATGGTTATATTGATAATCGTAGCTTAGAGCAGCGAGTTCGTGAAACCGTAATTGATTCTTTTGTTTCTATAGACTGCAATTTAGTAGGTGGACAACAGGTAATGCTTCCGATGAGTACTTTGCCAGGCAAGCCTGTGGAAACTGGATGGATTTATGAAATACCTTTAGCCATGACTCAAGGAAGAAAGATTACTTCTGTATTGGGAGTAGAGTATTCGTCTGGCAATGGGAACCTTTCTAATCCTGATATGAATGCAATGGGTAGAAGTTTAATGGATATGGTAAACTTCGCTACAGGGCCTTCCGGAGGCGTCGCTAGCGGTAACGTCATGCTGGTGGGACCTAATACTGTTTTCGTTGGATCGAATATGGGAACCGGTAGCTTGTACCTGCGGTGCATGATTGCGAATGATTCACAGATGGCTAATCTGAATCCACGTGCACTTCCTATCTTTGCTCAGTTATGTGAGTATGCTTGTAAAGGAATGATTTACAATGCATTACGAATTAAGCTTGGTGAAGGTTCGATTACGGGTGGTTCTTTAAATAGCTACTTGAATCAGATACTGGATGAATACTCTGATTCTTTTACGTTGTACAATGAACTACGTGACGGTAAGTGGAAGAAGGTTTCTATTCTTGCTGATGACTTCACTCGACGTGAGTTGACTAGAATGTCATTACCTAGAAGCTAAAAGCATATTTACTCTATACCCAGCATAGCTGGGTATAGAGCTTTATTCTGTTTTAAATTTTCTAAATGTAAATCATATAGATATTAATAATTAATTATAATATTAATTTAATATTTATTTTTATTCTTTAAAATTACTTAAAAAATTTATTCCCTTATATTATAGACAGTAATATATTTGACGAGGAACGAGGCAAATATATATACATTTAGTAGTCAATATCAGAACTACTAAAAATAGACCTATTTTAAGCTACTTTCTATCTTAGGATAGGAGGTAGTTATTATGCTGTTTAAAAATACAAATAGGTATTAGGGTATGAATTAAACATAAACCAACCAAAAGGAATTTAGATATGAACTTCTTTAAGTTATTATGGAAACGGATAGTAATATCCATTCTAGTGGATAGACCTTTCTTTGCTTTCTCAAATGAGATAGTGGAAAGTTTCTATCGGGGTTATAAGTCAATAGGTCGTACTAGGTTTACCCAAGAGCTGGATAGGCTCTTCGTGGCAAAGAGAGCTAAGATTGATCCTAAGTACACAAGTCCTAAAGCTTTAGGTTCTTATTCAGCCTTAGAAAGATTGAAAACTTTAAACTACTGGGCTGCTTATCACACTAACCTATTTGCAGACGCATGGGCGCTTATGTCTAAAGAGCCATTGTTTTTCTCTATCTTACCTCTAAGCAAGACTCGATACGAAGACGAAGATAGTCTACAGGACTATCTAGAAGACTCTAGAGATCTTTTTACGTTTTTGGATATAGAAGATCTATGGAGCAGTAGTCCTAGACTAGATTTATATAACCGCCTAGTCGCTTACAAGGAAGTCTATGAAGAACGTGGTCAGTTAGAATACTGGCAACGAATCTATGATATGCTAAAACCAAGATTGATTGAGGTGGGTTATGACCTATAAGAATTGGTTCAAACGAAAGATCCTAAGTTTCTTTCTTGATATTCCTATGGACTATGTTCCGATGCGTTATGCAGACGCAGCATTTGCACATCTGACTAATGGTCCTTGGGAAACCAGAAAGTATCGTGCTCGGATGTATTTAGCTCAGTGTAGAAGTATTCCGTGCAAAGACTCTACCCCGGATGTACTTTATTTATATCCGTTCCATGAGGTACTTACCTATCTTGCCGATAATCAATACGACATGGAGAAGGCCAAGTTCTTATGGAAAGATAAGAACATGGCCAAACACTGGATGGAAGTCTTTAGGGTATATAAGCTAGCGGATGGTACATATTCCAATAGTAATTTTATTTCGAATTACTATCTTAAGTTGGCAGGCTATATCGATATGGGTACTCCCGGGTTTTTAGAAGCGCTGGATGACTTTATTATGAATTTGAATGTAGTAGCCTACTCTGTCCAGGATGCCGATAAACACGTTGCTCTAGTTCAGGAGATTGAAGTTTATAAGAAGCTACAATCTAAGCTTAGGGGCGAATCATGATCAGACTAAAGCGCTATATACTAGAGGTCGTCCTACAACGGCCTCTAGAGTCGCTCACGGATAAAAACATCCTTGAGATATGGCATTACCTTCCTGATGGCGTAAAAGGTCTTATGGGGGTTTACAGCGCCCCTAAGGAATGGATTAGGAATCTTTATTTCCTAGGACTTCTCCCTATAACGGAATTTACGATCTCTGAGATTCATGATTTCTTTATAAATCCAATGTGTGATATCCATCCAGATATTCCGGGCGAACCTATACTTCCATATTACTTATCTGAAGCAGCGAAGCATAAACGCAAAGTAGAGATCTTTAAAGACTTCTGGGAAACCTGTCCTCCAAAGACTTTATTTGCATTCTTTATGAGTCCTCATCAAAGTACTCATAAGCTGCTGTTAGAAAATGTAATAAGGGAGACGGGTAATGGCCGCTACGATTATCAGAAGTGGCTACTGAAGTATGGGAAAGATTATAGTCATATTTTCCATCAGTTACCGATGCCTTTTATACATGTCGATTTAATAACTAAGTTGGAGTTTGATTTAAGACGTAAATAGGTTGTTAATCCTATGTATTAGCTTGTTCATTAATTAACCTGAAAAAGGAGAAAAGGTTATGAGCTTTAAAATCTCAATGAAAACTTTGTTTATAAAGTTTTTACCATTAGCGTTGTTGTCTGGGTTGTCTCGACGCTTAACTGCTGCGTTGTTTATTGGTCCTCGCGGTTTTAAATTAGATAACGAAGGTCTTGATATGGCAATCGCTGCTATCAAGAAAACGCCTCTGTCAATCTTTCTGCGTCCATTTGAATTACTAGAGAAGCTTTATCTAGCTAATAAGCTAGAGGCTTCTCAATTGTTCAATGAAGAGATTGCAAACTTTACTGAAGAATCCTACATCGCCATTATTAACCGCTACCTGACTCTGAATCCAGAGCGGGCTAGAATGATATGGAACTGGACCTCTTTAGATCGTCAATTACATATTCTTTTGAATAGCCATTTCTTGTCTGCTAAGATCAGCAACCTTGGCGATGTAATTGCAAACGAGCCGTTGATTAAAACTGTTTGGGATGCAAACACCCCATTCAAGAAAGGTGAGCGTCAGCGTGCTAAGAACTTAATCCGCAGAATGTATCCGCATCTGGATTTGACTTAAAATAAACAGATGACCTTATACTTTGTAATTACTATTGATCCAGTCGTTAACTTGTTTGGTAGTGGTTCTTTAAAAATTCGATTTTAAATCAAATTTTAAATTAGCCCTTAGGAACAATATTGATAGTTCCGTGCCTTTTATGGTGGGCAATAAGACTAACAGTAAAGAGACTCCTGTTAACTGGTCCTCGTTTTCCCGGGTTACACTGACCGTTAGTCTTCTCCAAATTTACGTCTTCTTGTCGGATCTGCTGGGTGTCCGACATTTAGGTTGGAAAGGTATGAAGGCCGCTATAAGCTTTAGCGTTTTTTTGCGGCTTCTCCCACTCGTGCTGCTTTGTTACTTACGCTCGTTATTGGCAACGTCCTTTTGGTTGGTTCGTCGTGCCAGAATAAGCTATTCCGGATATTTTTCTAATGGGTTTATATCCGTGCGACTCACAGCGGCCTTTATACCGATCCTTCTCCACTTCTCCCTTACCCGCACAGACTTTGTCCTCACTGCAGTCTTCGGATTGCAGTGGGGCGTTTTCTGCCGTTAAAAAAAAATAAAGAGGCTCCTGAGTTATTGTAATCAACCCAGCCAAGAGAAAAACTTCGATGTTAAAATTACATAAACTCCCCTACTCTCGATTTCAAGAACTTGTCGATGAAGATATCTTCCCTGCCGCTATCGGTGATGAGCTACTTGCTTTCCAAATCCAGAAGAAAGAAGGTAACTTGTTTATCGCTTATTTCGATATGGATAAATTCGGTACCGTTAATACTGAAACTAACGTTACCTATCGTGAGTTACAACTACCGGTAGAAGTTGAAACTATCGGTAGATTGCGCCTAGAATGTAGTAATGCATTCGCGGTCCCAGTAACATATAAAGACCCCCAAACTAAAAAGATCGTCAATCAGCTACTGCATGTCAAAGATTATCTGCCGGGTCAAGAAACTCTAATCACTTTTGATAATCTTAATCTGACAGATCACTATGAGCTTGAGATTAATGAGAAAAGTTTTAAGGTAACTCCGGCAACTGGTACTGTACTGAAGATTTCAGATTCCGATAAACTTGGTGAAATTTGTGATAGTGCTGTTGAAGCGATCAATAAAAACCCTGAAATCCATCTACAGTTTGCTTTTGAATTGCAGATGCCGTTCAGTATTCTAGGCGGTATTGATAATCTGTTCTTCGCATATATGGATTTAGCAAAAGGACATCGCACGGCATTTGTAATCGATAGAAATACTGGCGAAGCTAAGTTGTTGTCTCAGTTATTTGCACCTCTTAATCTAGAACGCAAGTCAATAGCGATTTGCGGACATAACTCCGACGGCTTCTTTGTGCTCTTCGGCCATCAAGATGGCGAGCGTAGTGGTTCGATTATGTTCGTTACTTATGACGAACTACGTAACTGGAAGATCACAGATGGCTCTTTAACTACTGAAGCGATTGTGTTCCGAGACGAAATCTATCTTCTTGGTGAAGATGGTTACTTCATTAATGATGCCACTGGTGATATCGTTGGTCGTCTTAATGAAGACGAACTACTTGTTGCAGTATCTCCAAATCTACCTTTCATTTTGATTGGTTAAAAAAGAAAAAAAGACTACTCCCTAGGCTAATGCCTAGGGAGTAGTTAGTCTGCCTTAAAGAGTAGATTCTGGGAATATCTTCTTTATGGTAATGTTGACTAGTGGAATCACATCTAGGTATGGAACTAAGATATCTAGGACCGCTTGACGATCGTAGTTATCCACCCACCTACTATCTAGAGTTAGGAAACCAGCATTGCGTACTTTATCTCGAGCAGGATGAGAATACGTTATCACTGTTTGGAATAGGATATCGTAGTAATAGTTCTCGGCATACTTGATAGCAGCTTCTGCGATCTCTTCTGGATTGAAATTCTCGCCTACACGACCACTAAATAGAAGATAGCCAAAATGATCCTTGGCGACCCTATGGGCTCCGTACAGAGCCATTGTTTCCGACCGGTCAATGAAGTTATGTACTTCATCGATAAGTGCTAGCGAAAGGGGCAAAGTTTCATATTGCATATCCAATCTCCTTATTGACATTCTGCTAAACTCGAAAAATAATCTTCCAGCATTTTACGTACAAATTCTTTGCACTCGCTGCGACTATTATATTTCTTAAAGTTTTCCAGTCTTTTCCAAGGACTTCTACGATCCACTGCCATATAAAAGTTTCCAATTCGAATGGAAGGAACACCTTCTCTAGAAGTACCTAGAGAAATAACTCCCGTTCCAGTATGGTTTTCTTCTATGGCCGGATAGTAGACATCGACAAATGGACCATTATACCCCCTATGATAGAGAACTCCATAGCTATCTTGCTTCTGACTAATCTCTATAATCCTTGGGAATAAAGAGTATATAGTCTCCACTGCCTTTTCTTGCTCAGCATTTAAAGCCAGAGTAATAAAAGACCGTTTGACAGTTTCCTTGCCTCGATTAAGGCTAATATACATAGGAGAATATTTAGTACGTAGGTTGTACGTTTTATCGAAACAAAAGAACTGACGTTCAAGAATGAGCCTGGCTCGTTGAAATAAAACAAGAAGTGCTACATCCTCGAAACTTACATTTAAGTTACTAAGATATAACTTAGTAGTTACGCTAAGCCCAAAGAAATCTTTGTCAGGCTCAGGCCTGCTTGGCTTTAGTAGTTTATGCATCGATTCAGCTAGCATCTCTTTCTGTTCACATTCCACGTCTTTTTCAAAACGCCCGTGACGAAAGTAATCATAGATGTTTTTATAGATCGGAAAATACTTTCTAAGTGCAAGTATTTTTTTAATTTTCTCTTGGTCTTCTCCGCCATGTCGTAGAGTATTTCCTGAGTCGCTATACATCCACCACCAGTCGTAATGGTCAAGTAGTAAGAAAAAATCTTCTGGGGTATAGTCCTCTGGATTAACCAGCGTTCTTTTTCGTATCATCAAATCCCCAATTAATTTACCGTGCTCTTGGGTATCCTTTATAAACTGCTTTTCTTCTGTTGTTAAAAATCGCATTTGTGTTGCTCTCCTTTAAATGGATTATTTTATAGGAGACTTAGATTATATATCACAGCCTCACTTAAGTAATATAGAATTCAAATATTCTAAAAATACATATCCTACTTAGCGTATGAAGTAGTAACCAACCAAATTAAAAAAACCTACGGAGAAGGAAAATGATTACATATGTTGAAGGCGATGTCTTCGATAAGAAACTCCTTAAAGAAAATGACTTCTTTTTACATCTAGCCAATTGCCATAAAACAATGGGTGCGGGTGTAGCTCTGGGAGTGAAGCATTTTATGCCGGAGCTATATCAGGCTGACCTAAATGATTCTCGAACCCCAAAACAGAGGCTGGGTTCTTATAGTACCGCCAGCGTTACTCTGACTGAAAGTATCCCTAGTATGAGAATTCCTGCCGAAAAAATAACGGGTGTCAATATTTATGGCCAGTTTTATTACGGTAGAGAACAAACCTACGTACGGTATAAAGACTTAGAGGCAGCACTTTTAGCTTTCCATAAATCTTTCGAGTTGAAAGAAACCTCTAGAATCATCATGCCTATGATGGGTTCCGGTCTAGCTGGCGGTAGTTGGAAACGTGTTGAAGAAATCATCGGACGCACTTTCCCATTGCAAAAAGTAACAGTAGTTATTAAGAAGGATCAGTAATGGAAAACATGACTCAGTCCCCTAACTGGGATCTACCTACGTCTTTAGCGGAATTAATTGAATACAATGAAGATTGCCTTCTTTCCGAAAAGCCGGACCGCATGGCAATTCTTCTATCTGACCCTAATGACCCGGGTAAATTGGTTATATTGGAATATGGTGATGATGGCTGGCAGAACCGTCCGGGTTCTCGTGAGTGGGTTTGTGACATGCCTATCCTGGATCTTCAGGAAGGTATTAACGCCGTACTAGAACGTCATACTTTCGATAATGAAAAAGGATAGATTTGGGATAGAGCAGTATCCCGATGAAATTGCTTACCAATCAGTGCCTTGTCCCGGACACGAGGCCTATCTGAGGGAAATGTATATGCCCAGTTATAAATCTAACGTAGTTATAGAACGAGCCGCTATTTCAGCTAGACAAACTGGCAAGACTTTAGCTAATAAGTATGCGTTTGATATTCTGGCAGAACGTTTACGAGATAGTCATGGGGATAACTTTTCTTTTAGTTCGATAAGTCCTTTTGGGACTGCTTCACATATTTCCGAACTCTATCCTCGGATTAACTTAGACTATATGTATGAAAACAGTGCGGCTATTCGTAACCATATATCTAATGCTAGGTTCTCTTTGAAGATGTTTAAAAACTCTTCAGTATTTCAGACGATGTTGAAGTGTTGGCTACGCTATACTATCGATATGAATCGCTTTGTCGATTCTCTTATAGCTAAAGAGGAGGTAAGCCGGTATAATGAAAGTCTTTCTCCGATAGGAAACTTCATTAACCAAGCTAAGGCTAAGTTCGGATTTAGGGATGACTATTATACCCCTATTAACGTAGGTACACTTTCCAGCTATGATGAATCCAAATACGAATTTGTCTATGGCATACCACAACCTAGAAATACTTTCCCGTTCGAGATTTTTGATTACTATTTAGATAACCGTAATACTGGTCTTGATACTCTGAATGTCTTTTCGGAAGAGTTCTATTGGTTAATTATCTACCCTAGCTAAAAAAAGAAAAAGCTATACACCAGAGCTAGTGCTCTGGTGTATAGCTTGATCTGCGTTTAGGTAAACGTACAGGAACTACCTCGTCAGCTAACCTACTTTTTTCATTTGAATGACGTTGTCATATTTGCCCATGACTTTACAACCTTTAAAGTGAAGATCCTTTTCAAAGTTAAAGCAAGCTACTCGAGCTAGATTGTTTTCAATCAAGTTCTTAAGTAACTTAACGTTATCAGGATCTTCAATGGGGTTAGTATTGAACAATTCAAACATATGCTTTTGTATTTCAACAACAAGATAGGTGTTATCTACATCTTCTTTGTACATTCCAAATTGCACTCGAAACTCTTGACACTTTTTAACATAAAGACCTAGCTCATCTAGACGAGGTTTAGTCATTAAGTTAAGCGCATCCAAACGAACTGCGTCTTCAATGTCTTCCGTAAATGCTCGTACAGAATATTGAAGGTTAAGATCACGACGCGGAATGTTTTCCCCAAGTACTTTTAATTTGGAGAGTACAAACTCCTTTATTTCTTTGTTCATTGCTCGTCTACCCACTTAGGGTCGTTATAGCACGAAGAACAGTGATCCTGATATTCACGATTACCGTCTTCGTCTACTCCAGTTAAAACGATCTGTGCTCCGCAGCAGTCAGAAACTTTATCGTCCATATCTGTAGTTGTTTGCATTTTTTTATTTCTCCTCTCTACCAGATTTATTGTCCGTCACTCTAACCGGCCTCATATCCCAACTACATTTACTGCAGTGATCAGAATAGTAATGCCAGCCATTTTTAAATTTGCCGTAATAATCAACAGGCACATTGCAGCAGGGAGAAATAAAATCACCCTTCTTCTTAGTCCTCATCTAGCAACCCTTTTATTATCTCATGTCAATATAGTAATATAGAATTGAAATGTTTTCCACAACGGCAAAAAACTCCATGCCCCAACTACGGACATGGAGTGAAAGGCCTTAGCCGTTATAGTAACGGATACTAAGAATACGTAAAGAAATGTAAACTAAGACAGCTACTTTAGTTGCAGATAGAGTTGCTTCATGGCGAGCGCTTATAGAACGCTTCACAATGTCCTCTACCTTCTCTTTTATGTCTAGCACTGCTTTGTTATTAGTTCGATGCGATCGGAAGCCTGAGCGCAATCTAGAGACGATCTCGGGGATGTTCTTTTCATCTATCTCAGAACTTTTCATGAACTGGTGAATATAGACTACTAGAGCCCCTACTTCTTTAGTGATATCGAATCGCTTCTTACCGTCAATGTTATCTGAGATAAAGTCTAGAGCTTTAACTAGATTACTCTCAGTAGCAGATTCTACTAAGTTAAGAGTTGCTTGAATTAACTCTTCCTTAATGAAGTCATTTCGATACTGAAGAATGTCATGCATCTTCTTGGCATTATCTTCGATATTGTTAGTAAACTCACGAAGTACTTGCTCGCCTTCTAGGTTTGTAATGAAAGCTTGCTGACTAAGAATACGAGCTTCTGAATCTCGTAATTCATAGAAGGTACTAGTCAGCTTATTATAGCTCTTACGAACCCTATCCTGAACATCATTTACTAAAGCAACTTGCTCTTCGTTATCATCCATCTTATTTAAAGCTTTTTGATGGATACTCTTCTTACTCAAGAAGCCGTCTGTACGATATTCAATTAATGCTTTCCAATTACCAGTCAGCTTAAGTAGGCTCTTTCTGCTAAGCTGTTCATATACTGCCTGTGCCAATGCTTCATCTGCACGATATGGAAAACGCTTAGCGTCCACACTGGTTAGGAATTTAATCTGCAGCATGTTCATTGCTGCATGAGCACCCATCTCCTTATATTTGGAAGGAAGATCTGCTGTAAGGCATTTATGAATAATCCAAGTAAAGATATAGTTTACTGGGTTACCAGAAACCGCAAACTCTTTGTTGATCTCTGGTAGTTCGTGTAATTCTTCTTTGAAAGATTCTATATCTAGAACCTCGGCTACATCTTCGACCCAGTAGTCACGATCTTCAGACTTAAAGCGGATAGGATAAACTCCTATTAAGTTTCCGCCAAAGAACTGGATATGGTCATCGTTCTTATGAATAAAGTTATTATAACCGCGAACGATCATTTCCATCTTAGCGCGGTCAAATTTTGCCTCGCTATATTTTTCAATTAAATCTTTGATTGTTTTCTTCATCGTAAATACTCAGTTTGCCATGGAAGGCTTCTCGGAAGTCTGGATGTTTCTTTGCTAATAACTTAGCATATTTAACAGAGTACGAAATGCGGTCTACATCTCGCTGTAACCCTACGGAGTCAGTACCAATATCAACAAGCTTTTCATGTACCTTATCTTTACTAGGAACTGTCTCTTCTATGGTAGTATCAATAAAGTCAGCGATCATTGCAACGGAACGCATAAAGACTTTACCCGCATACTTATTCAGATACTTAGTATCCTTATAGGAGCTATGGTCGGTCAAGAAAAAATGTAGGAATTGATCCTTCGTTTTCAAGTCCTTCTCGACTATTTTAGTTAGACAGTAATCCATCATATTCCATTCCATCTCGCCGATCGGAAAGAAACCCCAGATTATGCTATTTAATTCATGACGTAATTTATCATTCATTTGTGCTTCTAACATGGCAAGCTCCCCCTTCTTATTTTTGGGCTTACATTTGATTCGGCAATTTAAAATAAAAAGGTAGGATTATATACATAATCGAAAAGTAGCCTATAAAATTTCAGTGTCGTTTTTACAGAGCTGCTTTGTTGTCAAAAACTTTCTAAAGGAAAAAAGAGATGAGTGGTAACTTTCAACCCAAGCCTCGTCCAGTGATCGAAGAACCCGGTCATGACTTAAACCCAATGGCAGAATACATGATTGCCAGTAAAAAAGATTTGAAGCCTCATGCCACTCCGGGTGGTCAGGTTTCTGGTAACACCATGCCTGTAAATGGCCAGATGGTTAAGGTGGGCACTTTCGCAGTTATTGCTAAGTACCAAATAGGTATCCCTGCCGACCATCCTAACTTCCCAGAAGTAGCTAAGTTCGCTACTACTTTCCCAGAGAACGAATACTTCGTTGCTTGGGGTAAGTCCGGCCCTGTACCTTGGGAGAAAGATGAGTCTTTCCGTTACATCCCAACCTTCTCTCGTTATGTAGTAAACGAAGCAGGTACCGTTAAAAATGCGCATACCGGCGCTGTTGTATATGAAGACGTATTCGACAAGCGTGCTCAGTTAGTAGCTGACGGTTTCATGAATGGCCTATCTTGGGTTATGGGTAACATGATCAAGATCCTAGCATTCAGCAAACTACCTGAAACATTCACTGACTATACTTTCCAGAACTATAGCCATTCTATTGGTGTAGTGGACGGTCAATTAGGCTGGGAACCAAAACCGGTAATCTCTGCTCGTAGTAATGTTGATGGTCAGATTGTTAAATCTCGTACTGTACAAGATTTCATTACTTGCCGCATTAAAGACTTCACTCAGAAAGGTGAGGCGCGTAAACAGATCCGTAACCTATCTTCTACCGCTGCCGTGCGCATGGGTGAGTTTAGTGTTCTTAAAGGTGACGTTGACGACGTGACTAAGTTTGGTCCTGCTCAAGAGTCTGCTCCTGTCCCACAAGGCAATGCAAGCTTTGACAATGATCTAAGCTTCTAGACAAAAAAATAAAGCTACTCCTAGCCTAATGGCTAGGAGTAGTCTTTTATGTCCTAATCGGAAATAGACTCTACCATGAGGTTGATATCAGGAAACATACCAAAGCCTCCATAATCTTCATCTGGATCGTAGATAGTTTCTATTGTGTCCGGTTCCTCTACAGCTAAGTAGGTAAGTATACCTATGGCCGGTTTTACATCCTCAAAGTAGAATACTCCAGAATGCTCCATTAAAGAACCTAGTACAATCTCGATAGCATGACGTATTAGATATTTTCTATAGTCAGTATAGCTAAGGTAGTCATACGGACCCTTTACTATATCTTCAGCAAGTGCGTGATCAGGGACTTTGTTATTCATTAATAAAATCGAGTTCATATAGCTAACCGATTTATGTAACGAACGTGCCTGAGTTCCTTTCCAATTTCCATTTACAAAGATTAGCGATGGAGAGGTTAGTGCTCTCCCTTCTATCTTTTTCTCCATTTCCATAATCGCTAACAGAAGTTTTTCTCTAGACATTTCTGCCATAGGTTTCTCCAGTTATGGTTGGTAATGCATTTAAGTAATATAGAATTACAAAATTCTCGACAACAGAAAAACCTATCCTACCCCAATAAAGGAGTAGGATAGATAAATACCTTATTCTTGAACTTCGTCTGGTAGACTTGCAAAGCCGTTGTCGGCTGCTGCAACGTCTGCAGAGATCTCTTCAATGAAAGTAGGTAAGGCGTCAGGATTCAAACCTAATTTGTTTAGGTTATCCAAGTAGTCCTGTGCCATGGCGCGTACAGAATTACCACGTTCGGTAATAGCTGTAAACTCGATGTCGGTCTGAGGAGACTCTAGAGCCTCACCCATAACACGACTACCAGTATTCTCACCACCAGTCTTAGGCATCATGTTGCTACACAACCAAGCGTTTACAACGCCATCTAGAGATGGGTTAGGCTCGATGAATAGAACAGTGAAGCTAACTTGAGATTCCAATAGAGGAAGCTTGTTAGGATCGTTCTGGTACGCTTCAGTACTAATAATACCTGCACGTCCTAAGTCAGGGTCATGCAATAATGCTTTACCCAACTGTTCCCAGAAACGGTTAACTTGCTTACCATAGATCTCAGGCCATGAAAATGCCGGAACACTACGTTCAATTGTGGCATTGGTAACAGTCTCACGCATCTCACCAGAGTTGCCTTCAACAGTCTCACCAAATTCCCAAGTGATAGTAGAGTTAAGTCCAGTAATGGAAATCGCACGATCTTCGATTAGGCTCTTAAGAACCGCAACACGCTTTTCGTAGTCATCCATATAACGCATGGCTGGAGGAGCTTCAACTAGAACAGGAATGATACGTTGTTTAACGTAGCGAGCTGAACTTTCGAAGCTGGATGGATCGCGCATCGCGCCTTGTTGGCCACGCGCAGAAGCATCAATACCCGGAGCATAGCCGCCATTCAGACTTGTTTTTTCGTCTAATAGAACACCCATTGTTTAATCTCCTATGCTTCTAAGTCAGCACGACGCTTAGCGATAACGTTAAACGTACCTACAGTCTTCATTGGGTCACCGTAAACAGCAACGTCCATAGTCCAGCTATAGCCGCGTGCATCATCAGCAGTGGTGAAGTAAGTTGTAGGAACGATAGTAACGCGGTCATCGTAACGACCTTCTACTAAGTCATTCATTAACTGGTTAGATTTCTCAATGAACTGAGCTTTAGTCAAACGAGTTTGACCACTTAGTTCACGCCATACCACGTCACAAAGTTTTGTAACGTCGACCATGATGGTCATTAGCATCTCTGAGTTCAGGATACTAGTGTCATCTTTGTACACTGTCTGGAATGCAGGATAGAAAAGAGTCTGACGGTCATTATACTGAACGTAGTTAAGACCCGCTTCCCAATCCGCTTCACGGATAGACAGTTTCTTGTAGGTACAGTTAACGTCAGAGAAACCAGCAACACGGTTAAGTGGAGCTTCATCGTAACGCTTGTTAGGACGCATCTTACCATCGCCAGAGCCAGCATATTCTGCACGCTTCATTGCTAGGTCGTGTACAAAGCTAACCAAACCTTTATAAGGAGAGTTAGGTTGATAACCAGCATGGCCAACGATAACAGCACGACAAACAGAAGTACCGTACAATTGAGATTCTGGGAAAAGACCAATCTTGGCGTTAAGAACACCAGTGATTGAACTTTCTTCAGCGATAGTATTTTGAACGCCGCCGTTAGTCACTAAGTCGTGAGTAGAGAAGGCAACGTGAACGTCAGGACGATAGCCCATGGCTAACATCAAAGCGTCTTTAACCGCTGATGGGAAACCGGTATCGTACATCGCAGAGAAAGGATAACGAGCTACGTCTTTAAGCGCGTAGTCTGGGTTTTCCCAGTTGTAGTTCATCTCGTCGATAATACGGTTACCCAGTTCTTCAACACTTACTGTACCGTCGTTGCCGCCTGTAGCAAAATGAGTAGTGATCTCATCAAGGCTGATACTATCAGCACTATAAATGAAGCTCTCGTACTCAACGCCAGACATGTCCTTACCAGTCAAGAAGTTGATAAGGTGGGCATCAGCAAAAGTGTTAGAAGAAATTAATTCTTCTTGGGTTTTCAATAGACCAAGAACTGTTGCGATGTTATCTGAATAAACATGCATGTCTTGGAATGGGCCATACGTTGGAACACGGCCAGAAGTAGGATCGTTATCTTCGTACGCTTTCACGATACGGTCAGAACCTAAATCTAAGTTGGTAGCGCGATCGAAAACACCTTCTTTAAAGGCGAAGTCAATGTAGCGTTCAGAATTAATAGTTTCTTGAACTACCGCAGTGCCAGTTTCGCTTAGCTCAACTAACTGAGCGCGATATAGCATTGCATTCTGATCCAGAACGATTCCGGCATCAGCAGGATCGTTAGTACCATCAACAGGAGCACTTAGACGAATGCCCATGTTGTTGCCATAGTCACCAATATAGGTTTCTAAACCTAAGATTGGATAGATAGTCGAAGTCTCACCAGTCTTACCGGTAAGAGTACCACCAACCTGAGTTGCTACTGTTTTAATGTCAGTTGCATCATCAACAGGCAATAAGCTCCAGCGTAACTTGTAACCTTCAACTACGTTTGAGCCGTCTTGTTGCTTCTCACCGCTACCGGCATCTACAAGAACTTTACCGTCAGCACCACGAAGGTAGACTGGAACAGCATCGTCAAGTACGATTTCTAGAGCAAGAACAAAACGAGCAGACTTAGCATCAGCAGCTACTACACGCTTAATGAAACACTGGTTACCCGCACCAATTATAGATTGGGCTAGATAAGTGTGGTGGTTATAGAACTTACCACGAACATCAAAGGTTTTAGAACCGAAGATTTTTTGTAGGGGAGCACCTACAACCATCTGAGGATCTAAAGGACCACGTTCAGTTTGCAAATAAAAGAACGGTAGATGTTGGGGTAACTGTTCAACTTCGGATTGTAGAGTTCCGCCTGACTCGTCCTTAATGCCGGGACGAATAGAACGCGGAGCGGCATTTTTAATCGACGCCATTTTTTACTCCTAAAGTTTCGTTGTTAACAAACAAATTTGACTACAGAAAAAGTCACCTAATAAAGGGTAATAGATTCCGTAATCTTGTGGGCGCTAGCATCACACATTATTATGTATTAAAGTGTGCATAAATAGTGCTAACTTTTATTTTTTTACTTGCAATGTAACTTAACTAATTGAGGGAACCATGAACATTTATGAAACCTATTATGGCAAAAACCTTCGCGCACTTGCCGGTGAAGTAACAAAGCAGCTTAAAACTTACATTGCGATGAACGATGAAAATCTAAAACAGTCAGAAGTAGGCAATGTTTACTATCTTTCTATTGAAGACGAAAACGTCATTCAATGGAATTTCCCAATCGTTATTGATGGGAAGGCTTATGTAGATCTTCGTCCCTATCTAACTAAACAAGGTACGGTTCGTAATCCTCAAGATGTCTCAGCTGCTATTCGTCGTGCCCAACTAGAACTTCTATGGTTAGAAGATCGAGACGACTTCGAAAACATTATGATTGGTACCGCAACAATCTTCGGTACTTGGATAGCTTCTTTATTGGCGTTTAGTCACAGCCTTTCTGGTCGTGATAAAGTAGTTATTGAAATAGCATTAACTGCTTACTATGCTGTTCTGTTTATGGACGAAGAAAAGCTAGACGATCGTGATGTCGAAAAGATCTTTGTACAGTTAGCTCGTAGTTCTAATGTTGGACGTCAAATCTTAGATGACGTTTTTGAAACAAAAGGTAGTGGTAGCTATACTTTAACCGAGGCTTTATTGGATAGAAGTATTGAACCTCTTGGTCCTGTACTGAACTGGATCAATAATGTAATCGATGTAGAAATTGAAGGTCTTTCTCCTAAGCTACTTTTCAATAAAGTAGTGAATGGTAGCTGGGTAGGTGCATTAGCGCCTGAACTAGCCTCTGCTTCATTGTACCATCCACCAATCTTTATTAGCTTACTAGATCGTGCTATGACATATAGCTTCTTTGAGCGTACTGCTATTGGCCGTTCGGTTAAGAACAATAGTCGTAATCGCGCTGTACGTAATCTAGAGCCTTGGTTAAAACGGGCTCTTGAATATCAGGAGTAACCAATGTTAGATCAACTTGTCGATCGTGCAGTCCAAGAAGTTTGGGCTGCACCGGATATCGATAGACAGTTCCTTATTGAACCTGTAGCACTTTCTGATAAGAATGGTGATATAGGTAAAGTCTATCTTCCGTATGAACAAATCATCTTGCCCGACAACAGTGAACGCTTCATGGTCTATCAAGTAGGTCAATGGGCTCCTGACAGATTGGGTATTGATGACCGTCTTTGGAACTGGGTTAAATTAAGCGACCTAAGTAATGACGATGGTCTACTAGTGCAGTTTATGATTAATCATAAGTTGTTACCTCTCCATGAAGGCTATATCCGCAGAACTAAGAATCGTGCTTTAATCTTTGCTTTCCCATTAAGGGTAGCCGAAGAAGATATTAAGGCAGTCTATAGCCCCATGGTTCGTGTCTATACAAACCACTGGTATAGTACCCCTGAAGGAACTGCGGACCCACGTCCTTCATATATGGGTTCTACTTACAGCCAGCTTACTGGCGACCCTGCGTTCTTTACGCACTGGGCAGGCATTAAAACTAATCCTGGTTCTTTCCTATATAAGAATGGTATTCTCGTAAATGATCTTACTCCGTCTGAAATAGTGACTGGAGATAAATTATCGTTATACGAAGACCATTCTGTTGAAGGTTATTTTGATATAGCTTTGGATGACTTACTCTTCTATACCTCTGATGTAGATTCTAAGAATAGATACATCATTCAAGTACCAGAAGAACTAACCAGTAACCTCCATTACATAGATGACCTTGAAGTTTATATAATGGGTCATATCGAACAGAATGGGATTACTCGAGATGCAGGTATCTACGTTCCTCGTATTACGAAGGGAACGATTAAGATGCTTACTCACTGTGACTTCGCCCTAGAAGTTAACTATGTGACTAATGCGATTAACCAGAACGATCATTTAATTGATTTTGCTAACACCCGCATTCGAGTTTATTACCGTAAGAATAATAAACTTCGTCCAGATGTTGCTAACTCTTCGTTCCTACGTCAGTTCTACCAGCTTCCTAAAACTACTCGTCTTCTCTTGATGACAGGTACTAACTCTAACGTTGCTGTATGGCAAGCTAAGAATCTAGAGCAAGGGGCCTTTACGACATTTATGTCCATGACTCCTCTTGAGTTAACTAATGCCTTACAGATTCCTGCTGCAGGTATTAATGACGTTTATAACTATTTCGGTTTAATGGAAATCTTTGAGACTTCCACTATTTCGAACGGTAAGATCCAGTGGTGTAGAGCAGATAAAGAGAATGGTTGCTTAATCAAGTCTTTTGATGCCGATGGGAATATGATTGATTATCGATTTGTTGACGATATCTATACGTCAATGGAGAGAGACATCTTCCCGGGTACGACCTACATTGAAACTATCCCGGGTAAACAGACTTCAACTGCCGAGATAAATGGCTATGATGAAACAAATGACTTTGTTGGTAAATATAACGAGGTTCGTTATTTGCTAAAAGAGTCCGGGGAAGTTAAAGCCGTCTTAGATAATGACTTTACAGTCAATAGCATAACTGGGAAGGTTACATGGGACGGGAAGAACGCAGGTATCCCCAAGCGTCTTATTCGTTCTACCGATATTATCATGAGTGAGTATACTCTAGCCGCTACCGACGTAACAGAGTCTTTGCCTCTGTTAGGTCCTGAAACTCCATTAACGTTTACTCCGGGTATTCCGGGAGTAGAAGTTTATATTGATGGTAAGCGTGCTAACTTAGGTCTGGACTATATTCTGGAATATCCTAACTTCAGAATCTTTAAGCAGATTACTCATGACAATCCAATTGATGTTAAGGTTATCCTTCACGGCATTCCTTTAGTCGATGATAAGATCTACCCTGCTCCTAAAACAGGCTGGATTTTAGATGGTGAGATTAGTCGCAACAATGTCTTTGAGTTTTACAAGGATACCTACTCTGAGATCTATATCGATGGTAGATATGTTTCACAAGACCAAATCAAGCTCGCTGAAACTGGTTTAGGTTCAATGCCTAACTGGGTGACGAACGGCATGCCTTACGCAATCTATCCTCGCGTACAGCACATCCCTACAGACTTTGTAGATAGTGTTACTGCCGGACGATTCTGGGCATACGAGACGCTCGATAATGCAGCAGGTGCTGTTGATAACATTCTTACTCAGGGTGCAGATCAGATACCTAGTGTGATCATTGGACAGTATGAATTAGTCAGTCCACTTCTTAAAAAGGTTATTGACGAGATTCGTAATGGTTCTATTCAGATTGATTCTAATCTTTCGGATGCTGCAGTAGGTGTTAAGATAACGCCATACTCTAACCTAGTTGAAATTGATCCTGCTTCTGTACGGACAGATATCGAATATTTAGATTTTGTCCCTCATAGTGAGACAACCCCAATATCAGTAACTCTTTTGGAATACAATTTCCTAGAGAGAGTTAACGCAATTTATCTGAATAATAATTGCACCCTTTCATCGTACATACTTATAGGTTCTTAAAATGCCCATAGTTCAACATGACGGTAAAAAGTCAACTGTTATAAATATGGATGAGTTGTACCAAGGAGTCGATCCTGCCGAAGGTGAAACTCTCCATATTCCTGCTATAGGAGATCTGGTTGTTGATTTCAATCGTGGTTTCTTTAAGGTAGACGCGGTTGACCCAATTACCAAAATCCCGACCCTATCTCCATGGAAACCTGAGACATTAGGCGACTCTGGAAATAGTGATGACATTAACGCGGGTCTAACTCGCAACTTTACTTCTGGCGCTAACCGCGCCTTTGTAAATTACAATGTTTCTCCACCGACAATCAACATCGATCGTCGAGTACTTATTATGGATGCGGCAGCTACGACTGTTAAAATCTTTAAAGGTACTGATACTAGTTCCGCTACCGGGACGGTCATTAGTCGTGTATATGACAATAACCAAAACTTCATTAGCGAGAACGTAGAACTTGAACGCGTCTTCCCTGAGAACGACGTTATCAAATATGTTCCAGAGACTCACATTGATACCGGCCTTAATCAGGGCGAAATTGTTACTGTAGTTGCTTACTCCGCAAATAGCGGCGTAGTACATGAAGAACATTTCACGACTCGACTAACGGACGCCATTGGTACTCCAGATCTTAATAATAAGTATCTGGTTGGTATCAGTCTGGTATCTGACTTAGTGTCTGCTGAAGATCCCGAGATGATCCTGAATGACCTTAACGTTCCTTTCAATACTACATTAATGCAATGTCGTTTACATTATAACGACGGCTCCCATGTAGACATCGGTATCGATGGTATGAAAGCTAAGTTAATGGGTATTGATAATTTCAATGAATCTACTCTAGGTCCTGCCAATGATATTCTATTGGTATACTACCCTTCTGCAGATGAACCAGCGATAAATGTAGTTGATGGCGAGAATCCTGTTCTCACTAAGAGCTATAAGCTTTCTAATCAGCGTGGTGAGGCGACCTTCGGATTCAAGTTATATGTCATTCCGAAATATCAAGATATTAGTCTTGGCTATACTTTAGAATATCGTCTAACTAACTTTGACTACGACATCGATGTGGACGTTACCGCAAATGTAACAACTACTCTTCGTTCAGACGGTTCTGCATGGTCTCCGACTAACTACGGTAATCGTCAAGAGCTGTTGGCAGTACTTCGCTTAGAAGATGTAATGCCGGGCATCTATGATGGCTGGATTCATACTCAGAACTTTAATATCACTCTTGACGTTCCTACTGACGGCGCTGGTAATAGCTGGGTTATTGATTACGCGGCTGATAACTCTCGTCTATTGGGTTACGATGTGGATATCGAAGCATCTAATATTAATAGTCGTGTGTTGATTCAGAACGGACACGTTAATCAAGCTGACTGGCTTGATAAGCTTTACTATGAAGCTGTGCCGTTGTTCGACCAAGATCTTATTTCCGCTCCTCCTCGTCCGACACATTTCCGATTCACCTATGGCGAACCGGCAATCTCTAAAGTGTTTGGCATTGACGAATGGGATAAGTATCTTTCTCGCGATACTGCTGATCCGTATACTGCACATGAAACAGCCACAATTACGTGGTTATTGGAAGATGGACCAAGTACCTTTACTTTGGGTCATACTCCACTACTAGTTCGTATTGTAGACTAATAATGAATGCTAGGTCTTCGGGCCTAGCATTCTTATCTTACCCGGGAGTCTATTGTGATTTTATTTAGAAAAGATTGGGCCAAATATCCCGGCGCAATCATACATGCTAATACTAAGAATAAATCATTCTTACGCTATAGCTATATCTTAAGGGAAATGGGAATAAAGAATAACTTCTTTCATCTAGCTTTATTGCAACCAGAGTTAGCTAACGTTGATCCCTTTGATCCTGACTTAGATAATGAAACTAAGTTCAAAATTATCCGAGAATGTAAATACAACATTTGGTACTTCTTAAGAGAAGTTGCACGATTCCCTCCAAAGGGCGGTAACGAAGCAATACCATATGCAGCCAACCGCGGTAACATGGCCCTTACTTGGTCATTCATGAACCATATCGACTTTGCGCTTATCATGATCCGTCAGGCTGGTAAGTCGGGTTCAACTGACCAAATACATTCTTATATAACCCATGTAGCTGGGGAAGGTAATGCTACACAGATTCTAACTAAGGATAACAAACTTAGAAAGGCAAACATCGAACGTATTAAAGCGATTCGAGATCAATTGCCTAGTTATTTGCATACATGGACTCGTGACGATGCCGACAATACCGTTGAGGTCACCTGTAAGGCCCTAGGGAACGAGATTCAGACTGGAGTGGCCCAGAAGTCGGAAGACGGTGCAGATAATCTTGGAAGGGGTCTGACGGCGCAGGTGCAGCATATAGACGAAGCGCCATACATTGCAAACATCCATATCTCTCTTCCGGTAGCACTTGCATCCGGTACAGCAGCACGTGACCTTGCTAAAGCAGCAGGTGGTTTCTATGGAAACATCTTCACTACAACGGCTGGTAAGAAAGATACAAAAGAGGGTCGTTATATTTATGATCTAATTCATGAAGGCATGTATTGGAATGAAGCAATCTTAGATTGTGCTGATATTAATGAAGCTATTGAAATGATTGATAAGAACTCAGTGGGAGATTCTATCATTATCAATGGTACATTCAGTCATTCTCAGATTGGTAAGTCAGATGAATGGTTACGTAAGGCAATCCTTAATACGAAAGCCACTGAAGATATCGCTGACCGAGACTTCTTCAATGTATGGACTTCCGGTTCTGAAAGTTCTCCTCTATCTCAGAAACTAAGTACGGTAATTCGTGCTTCTGAAACTAGCCCTATTTATACCAACATTACTCCAGAGAAATATCAGATACGTTGGCAGATCCCTAGAGAAGATATCTTTAGACGAATGCAGAATGGACAATTCGTAATGGGTCTCGATACGTCGAATGCGGTAGGTCGAGATGGTAACGGTATAGTACTTATAGATGTGAAGACTCTAGAAGTAGTTATGCTTGCCAGAATAAGTGAAGCGAATATTCTTAAGTTTGCTAAGTGGATTTCTAGCTTTATGGTTATGTTCCCGTCAGTTACTTTGGTTCCAGAGAACAAGTCTTCGGGTCAGTCTATTATGGATATTATATCCACAGACTTAATGGCCGCTGGATACCATCCATTTAAACGAATCTTTAATAGATTGGTAGGCGGTAGCGAAGGGAAAGCTGAGAGAGGCTGGTTGGAGATTAAGAAGAACTTACCTTGTACTGAAGAGTTCTATGTTTCCTATAAAGGTTACTTAGGGTTTATGACCACAGGTAATACTCGTGCTCAACTATATGACTCTGTATTTCAACAAGCTGCTGGTTCTGCGGGCCACTTAGTTAAAGATAAGATTTTGATTGACGAGATCTTAGCTCTTGTAACTAAGAATGGACGTGTTGATCACCCTTCCGATGGACACGATGATACGACTATTGCGTGGCTATTAGGTAACTGGTTCTTACGTCAAGCATCACACCTTGATAACTATGGGCTATCTAGATTGAATGTATTGGCTGAAGTATCCGATGAAGGTGCAACAGTTGATCCAGAAGAACTAGAACGTGTACGTGAACGAAACCTTGTTCGTAAAGAAATAGAAGAATTGAAACTTGCTCTTGAAGGCACTAATGACATTATTGCCAAGACTAAGATTGAAGCTCGTCTATCTATCTTAACAAACAAATCTCAAGTAGACGGCGGTGAACCTGTAAGCCTAGATGCTGTATTAGGTGAAGCTCGTGAGAAGAAGAAGTCTAAGACTACTATTCTTGAGAAGATGAAGCGTATACAGCAATACCGTAATGCGACATAGTAAGCTACTCCTCCAGCCTGGGCTGGAGGAGTAGTCTTTATGCAAATCCAAAATCAGCAGCAGTCTTTTCGCCAATACCTATATCTTTAAGTAATGGATTCAGCTCACTAATCAAATCTTTATGGAAAGTTAAAATCGAATTAGAGCTATTGAAAGTTAATTGATCATTAGTCTTATTAGCAATAAAGATAACAGGACGAATTTCGCCTAACTCAGTTCTAACGAAGTCATCCCACCCAGGAGCATTAAGGATTTCAGGAACCTTACAAATATACTCCATAAACTTTAAATAATTAGGGTGACTACTATTCTTATTATAATAGTTCTTAAAGTCATTCAGATAAGCGCCAAATGTTGGATCATTCATTAAGTTGGATTTAACTACAAAATTAACACTGGAAGTATTCATCTTGTCATAACCACCTAAGGCAGCGACGATTTGCGGAATGTCTGACGGGAATACTGAGATCAAAGCAAGCATAAGTAAGTTACGGTTAGTATCTTCCATACCACTTGTATCAGTATGAGCTACATCCCCCGCTTCAAATAGCTGGACTTTAGTATCTCTTCCAGATCCTAAACTCTCCCATTTAGCTCGTATAGCAGGCCCATCTAAACGAGCTGGATTTAGAGCAGTCATAGAAATGAATGCTTCATATGCATCCACAATCATAACTGCATACTTATGAAAGATACATTCTTCTACTACTGGAGTAGGCTGTACTTTGTTATATGCAGGATAGTCTCCGGTTGCAGGGACTTCTACCGTAGGATAGTCGGTATACTCCCTGTAGTGTGGAGGACGTCGAAACATCCCCTCTAAATACTTAAGCGCTTCTGGCTGTTCCATCTGGTTTTCCTATATAGTCTTGTGTGCCAGCGATAAGAACTTTAGCTTCAAAACGAGCATCGTCAAGAGCATGATGCTTTCTTCCTTCAAAAGGAATTTTGTGAGTAAGCTTTTCGCCGTGTTTGTATACATACAATCTATTGACTGTTCTTAAGGATTCTTGATTCCAGAAGAACCATGGAATAGGCATACCGACATGAGTATAAGCATTGTTTAAGATACTACAATCAAACTCTGGACCATTCCCATATACAACAACACGACTAGCGTCTCCAAAATGCTTCATTAGAAAATCAGAGAACTCTCTAAGAGTATCTTTCAGTGTCAACCTTTCTTTTTCGCGGGTAAAGACCTCATCATAAGCTTCAGGAGAATCTTTCTTCTGCCTTCCCCAGAAACGTAATGTATCTTCGCAAGTATCACGCTCACGATTGTGCAGACATTGATGCGCTACTCGTCGATAGAACGTCCCTACCTCTTCCCCTGTTATAGGGTTAACAATTACACAGCCTACGTTAGTAATAACTGCATTCTCTTTCTTAGAGAAAGTTTCGATATCGGCTACCGCCGCTAATTGATTCATTTTAAAATCCAACAAAAAATAAACCCACTAGACACCTAAGTGCCTAGTAGAGTTGTAACATAAGTAGTTAGGAGGATGATCGGAATAGCTACTTTCAGATAGCGCTTTCTAAAACTCCGTTCATCTTCAAGAGTTCTCCGGTCCAGACCATAACTACCGATACAGGCCATGAATAAACAAAGGATTCCTAAATGCCCTAGAAGTATTATGCCCGGCATGTTTCTTAGTACGTCGGTAATATACTCTAGACTATTGGGCCCCGTAACAATCTTTATAATGAACACAGACATTGATAGTTGAAAGAGAGCGTGGAGTAACAGGAAGCCAAATACTCTTTTACGGTGACCAAATCCTATTCCAAGCATAAGTTGGAATAGGATTATCGTGGAAAGGTAAGCTACCATTAAACTTGCATCACTGCGATAAGAACGACGATAATAACGCGGATAGCCAAAGTCTCAATAAGCGGAATTATAAAATCTTTGTACTCGCGTAGATCATCTTTCATGTTGCGCGCTTTGATTAATATGGAATAGACAACGTCAAGTAGAACACTAATAATTAAAAGTGCGGCTACTTCGCCCAGCGCACTAGTCGCACTAAGATTAGCTAAAGCGGTAATCGCACCGCCGATCAATAACGTATAGCCGTGATCACGAATATTTGAATAGCCTAAGCGACGGACGAAGTTTTCATTTTTTGTATCAACAACTTGATCGACATACGCTTTCGTATAAGCACGATAAAGGCTAGAACGCGTCTTAGTAAAAGTCCAGACCATAACCGCTAGTAGAAATAGCGAAATAGCGAAATTAGTTTCCATGATTATTTTCCTTTTGGTTGGGATAATTGAGTTATACAGGCTATAAGAAAAATAAATAAAAAAAGAAAGAGGGTACTCTCTCCCACAGGGGGAGAGAGCTGGGTGCATTGACAGGGCTAGGCTAACTCTTCTTCCGTGAGAGTCATGTCTGCTGCCATACGACGAATAGTATCGAAGTTAGGCATCGCTGTTACCAACGAAGTCTTAACATCGATATTGTCGCCGTCTTTTGAAGCGTAGATGTCACTGGTAACGTGATCAGTGAAACGCACAGTAGTAACTACTTCATGCATATCACTATTGATTACGCCAGCACCTACTTCAGCTGTTGCGAGGGTCGCAGCTTCAGTAAAGTTCTGAGTGAACTCCATTGCTTCGTTATATTGTTCAGGTGTCAGCGTTGCAGGTAACATACCTTGTACAACATCTTGTCCGATGTTGGCAATGCCGTTCTGATCAAAATTAATTTCGTCTTTAATTTGAGCGCTAAGTGCAGTCAAACTAGTTGGTAGTGTAGACATTATTTCTCCTTAATGTCAATGGGTTTTACACTCGACTAAATGCCGAGATGTTCTTTTGCCTTTTCTTCAATAAAGCTTTCGAAAGCATTACGAAGATCAGGCTTAAGTCTTATGCCATATACAAAACGACAGATGGTAAAACGAATACATAGCCCAATGTCATCGGGCCCATGTTACCGCCTAGCGAATTACGAATACTGACTCGAGACTTCTTATTTGTATAAAGCACGAAAGCTAAAACATGAAGAAAGATCTCGATGAACAAGACAGAGAAGATGGTTTCCAAATGCTCAGTGATCGGTTCTTGGCTAATGCTAATTAAGAACAAAACAATTAAAGAGCCCGAGGCAAATCCGAAAATTCGACGAACTTTATTTATGCGCCTTTGTTCTGCAGGTGTATAGGGTTTGGAAATAGCCCCTACTTCTGTCTTATAAATTAGATACTGCATAATAAATATAAGTGCATAAGCAGTACCGATTAGTAAAAAAAGTTCCATAGTTTTATCCCCCAAAACTTATAGTAGTTTAATAGAGATTATATATCTCTACTCATTAAAATAATATAGAATTGTAATTTCCTAGACAACGGCATAGTAAGGACTACTACCAAACGGTAGTAGTCCTTTAAAATCTCTAAAAATAAGAGAGAATAAATCCTAGAAGAAATGTTAATGCAAATGTAAGCAAGAAAATATAAGATTTATACTTCTTAGCTTTCTTTGAAATATATTCCATAGAAACGTTTCTACGTTCACTAACGGAATAGAATACAAGACCGTATGAAACGTTCAGGCTAATATTTATCCGATTAAAGATAATCACCAGCTTTCTAGTCCAGCCTTTACTTGTAAACTTATTAGACACAAACTTAGCTATTAGTAATGATAGTAAGAACCACACTATAATAGCTATTCCCATAGCAGCGCTATATAAGAGCCTCTCTTCAACCATTTCCCCTTTTACTCCCTCTTTTATTTATTCTTAAAGATTACCAATCCATAGAACTTGGCTTAATAAGCTGGGTCTTAGACCAGCCTAAATCATCACGAATCATCGTGGTGGTTACCAATGGATTACTTTCCAGACCAGCGCCATCAATCAATACAGCTTGCTCGGCCATATTTAAAAGCTCTGGAGTTACTTCAAAGCTATAAGCAGATTCCAAACCAGCAGAGTCGTATTTGTTAGCGATTAGAATACCGCCATCATTAACATTATCCCAAGTAATTAATTCACGTACCTCGCGAACCAGACGGCCATTTACTGGACGCTCGCCACAGATAGTACGAACAGAGAAGCAAACGTTCTCTTCTTTATTACTTAGTTGATCAAGAAGTACATCACGCTTAACGCCTGATGGACGAACACTTGCTTCAACTAGAATAATATCACGACCTTCATGGTCTTTAGCTGCAGTAGCAGTAACGTCTTTAAAGTGGCAGATGGTATTGCGACCATCGATCATACGAAGACGGTTAAAGTACTGAGCCATATTTTGACCCGGGGTCATTTGGGGATGCTCAACTTCTCCACGAAGACGTCCAGCGCTAATGCGCTGTTGTAAGAGAGAGCCCTGAGAGAACATATTCTTCAAATAGTTATTGAAGGTATAGAAAGTCCCGTGAGCATTATAGGCTTCAAAAGCACCTAAGTTAACTCGGTAGTAACCGTCAGCATCCGCTTTCAGTTTACCTACCTTATTAGTGCCATTTAAAACCGTTCTTTCGAATTTCATTTTTTGATCGGCCATAATTATTTCCTTAATAGCTCTTCAATTTCTTCGGTTTGTTTGGCAGGGTTAAGCAGCGAGGAATTAATACCCTCACTTAAATACGCGCCAGTAAGGCGAGCCGTGGTGTTGGTTGCACCATATGACACAGAGCGCAATGGGATAACGTCTGTTGGCATATTTATCAAATCATCTTGAGTCTTATATACTTCACGAGCATAACGAGACCGGTCACCCGGAATACGAACGCGAGAAGCAGTAAAGATCTGAAGAATGGCAGGAGCAGAATGTAAGTTCGCGCCAGCATGTTTAACGGAACTATCAAACAACGTACCTAGATCGACAGGTGTTAGATACCACGGAGTTTTCCCTTTAGCTACGATTTCATCGTAAACAGCGTATGCCATTTTATCATTAACCACCAAGTTCCGGTTTGGGCATACTACCGATCCAGCTTCCCAAGATAGTTCAGCATACGGAGTTCCGTCGATAGTAACAACATTGGTTTCGTCAGGAGTAAATGGCATGACGGCTAAGGCAGATGAAACGCCATAACTATCACCCATCACTACCGCAAAGATGGCGATGGTATTAAAGCGTTCATCAACACTACCTAACTGTGAGTCTAGGTAGTGTTTAGGGAAAAGTACCTTACAAGGAACCTTAGTGACAATCTGCCCGCCTTTCTGATTAACCCAGTTGCGGTGAATGACGTCGGGTGCTCGCTTCAAATTTGAGATATCCACGAAAGGTTCCTCCTAAAGATTAAAATGCTTCGCAAGAAAGCTGATCAGCAATCCAATTAGCAACTAGATCACATACTGCTAAACAAGCAGCATCGCTAGGAGATAGTTCAGGATTGTCGGCTAGCTCGGAATCAATCTGAACAAGAATAGCTTTAGCGTCAGTACCTTCAGCCAATACATCACAAACTAGGTTGCGAATAAAGGCATGTAGGTCTTCGCCGATAACAAACTTGTTAGTAGCCATCAGCTTGTTAAGCTTCAAGTTAAATTCGGCTTTAACGTCATCCTCAAAATCAAATTCGCTGATCTTTTCGGAAAGACCACGAACAAGATATTTGTTGATAGCGACATTAGCTTCAGCTTTGCGCTTAATAAGCTTCATTGCTTCACGGCTCTTCCAGAAAGCAACTAGACCATCGATGTCTTCAGTCAATGCAGAAATTGGACGCTTAGATTCTAAGAACGCTAGGTAAACTTCAGCAGAAGCGCCATCGTTGTCCTTGATCCACTTACGGTAAGGCTTAGAGCGAACGGCTTGTTCATATTCAGTACTTAGAGTTGGAATGCCGAAACCTTCCATGTTCTCAAGCAGAGAAAGATGCGTACGCTGAGTCTCAAGGATATAAGCGAAGTGATTACGTAGCTGAGCTAAACGACCACGAATATCGTGAGATTGCTCATCGATATTAACACCTTCAGCACGGCCATTTAAAACGCCGTTTAGGAACAAGAAGATTAGAAGCGGACCATATTCAGTATAGGGGTTCGATTTAGAACCAATACCAAACTTATATTCTCCGTTAAGTACAGAGAAAGCAGAATCTGCTAAATAACTAAAAGTGCTTGACTCTTCAACCATTTCTAGAATTTGCTTATCAATAGCAGGTAAGCCTGTAGAAAGAACAGACTTAAGTTCATCAATAGAAAGAGTACTGAAGATATCCAAGCCATTCATGTTTGGACGACTTGCCTTCACCTGAGAATAGTTGCTTACCAACGTATCAAAGATGTTACCTTCAAAGAAAGCAGGAACTTCATATAGACGAACCATGTTATCTGCGAAGTCAGAACCAATTGCCTTTTCACGAATGATAGAGGCTTCTTTATTAAGTTCACGAATAACGGGATTGATTTCTTTACGAGCGAAAAGGATATTGGCAGAAGCCATTTGGATAAGCTTTTCTGTTAATGCATTCATCTCGCTATTGTGAATCTCAACGCCGCCAGCATTTTTAGCAAAGCCTAGCTTTTGCATGGCTGCTTCTTCGGCAGTTAGAGCACCATCTACCGGAGTTGGAGAATCAATATACATATCTGCTGGTAATGCGGTATAACCAACTAAAGCAGATAATGGACTTTCTGGCTTAACGGATACTTCCTTACCAGAATAAGTTAGGTCGTCAACAAGAGGACGTACTGCGATTAATGCGTCACGATTAAGCATTACGTTTCTCCTCTAGGTAACCACTTACTTTTGTAGAAATGATCTCAGAAAGATCTAAAGAGGCAGACTTACCCAACTCTTTTCCTACCATACCCTGCACAGTACGAACGCCGACTGTAACGGCGTTCGCTAGCGCATTACGGGTTTGCTTAGCGGCGTCCCGCTTAGCTACTTCCGATGCTGTTTTCATTGTTTACTCCTTAAAGTACTTTTCAGAGGCTTGTCGTGAAATCTCCATAAGTACCGCATTAACAATACCCATTATTTCAGCCGACAAAACGATACGATCCATGACGGATCGCCAACCAAAGATCATATCTATACTATCACCTTCTAGAGTCTCGTTGGTACCAGTAAGGATGCCGCCAAACACAGTTTTTAACTGACTTGCCAAAACACCCTTATCCCCAATACCTACCCCTAGGTCTTGATCGATAAATATTTCAATTGCTACTTGACCCGGCTCCACTTTGTTGCCGGATACATAAACATTTTTATCTACATAACCACTAGTGGCCATGCCGCTACTCGTCGCTTTAACGTGTTGTGCGCGACGGCGGTCTCCCGCTTCTACAATCTTCTTAACTGACTCAGACATGTTCTCTTTCTTAGAGCGATAAAGAACTTGTATGTCGGATACCTTACCCACAATTTTAGCTTTAGGGGCATGGTTAGAAAACTTACTTAACGCAGCTAATGCTTGTTCGTCAATAGAGTCTAAAGAAACACTACCGTCTTGGATAATACATAAAGGACTATCTAGATCAGTCTCGTCCCCAATCTTGACCATATTTAGAACATGGTCATCTTCATCAACAACAATAACTTTGCGTTTAGTATAAGCAGAACCTAGTTTCTCAGCTAAAGCAGCACTAATCAAAGAACTATCTTCTAAGGTTCCATTACCTTCCATGAAAGCAACATTGGCAATCGCCCCAACCTTAAATGTAACGTTCTTTGGATTTAACCAATCACGTTCGAAGTAGTCCTTGTTCCATGCAACGATATCGCCTTCTTTAACTTTGTCTCCAACTTTAAAGTCGGTAATAATTTCCTGAGGAATAGTTAAACCGCCTTGGATACCATGGTTAGTCCCAATCTTAACACCGGATGTTGAACCGTCTTTATTTTTGATGTAGACATATTCGTCAGTAATCTTTTCAATTACCCCATCCATCTTAGCAGTATATGCAAACTCATCTGCTGTACGCGCACCAATCACCTGTTCATAACCAGTACGAAGAGGCATGGATTGATAACCCTTAGCATGAACCATAGCAGACATCTGTACGTTCAATAAATTGGCTCTTTTTCCTGTTGGTATTAACTAGGTGTCGTTAGTACCTAGCCAGCAGTAATCTGCTGCTGCATGTCGCCATGCAGACTAGACCATATCTTCACCTCCAGCTTTACCTGCTGAGGTGCTCTCCGTTTCGAGTCCACTTGGACCCTACACCGTGATAAGCGGTTGGTCGTTGAACCTTGATCTTAGTCTTTCTAGACCTTAGACCCTTGGCTGCTGATTGTCTCTCACTTTACTTTTTCAAACATTCACGCTCACCGTTTCCAGTCACGTTGTAGTAGTAAGCTTCTGAGTAGACCGGGTATGCAATTTATTAAAAATACCCGGCCCAGTTAAGCCATAACAACTTAACAGTTTCCAGCAATTAGAAGAGATTCTGACTAATCATTTCTGAATTAGCAGGACAGAATCAGTTTTAATTTCTTTGTAAATATCAGAATAGTTGTAGAACTTAAAGCCCTTCTTACGAGTTTTACCGGGACATTTGTTTATCCAGTAAGACATGGTTGTTTTACCAACCTCGAAGCTTCTAGCCGCATCAGCTAGTCTGATATAAATCCTCTCTTCACCAGTCTCATCATTCTTGCAATAGATAGCACTATAGCCAGAACTCTTTTCGTAGTTAAGAACTGGATCATCCACAGTCTCCCATGGAGTTCCATCATCCATCTTCAGCAAGTACAGGTTACCTTTAACAGCGAAGACTTCGAATGGATTATTTTTAATCCTAGTTGTAATGTTACTTTCCGGTAAGTCAATGGCACGTGCCGCTTCCCGGAAAGAACCATAACGCTCTATAGACCCCTTACAGTAGTCTTTTACCAGTATGGGTATCGATCTACCATAATTCTGCATTTCAAGCCGTAGTGCTTCATTAGAGGCCTTTTTCCATGGCGTTGTCGAAGTCCCGGACTTGTATAGCTTCCCTTCAGGAAAGATTTTCTGTCCGTCGCTACCTATGCGCTTCAGTAACTCGCCGCTACTCAATCCAAGTGTCTCCATTGCAATGGAGCGAAGAGGAAACTCTTCTATTTCTCCAGTGAATGGATCATAACTTATTAGAGGTGAGCGTGTACGCTTAAGTCCTGTGTCGACTGAATGTCTTACGTTCTCTTTAGCTGTACACCATTCAAGATTCTCTGCCGAATTGTCCTTAGGTAAACCATTTTTATGATTTACTTGTAAAGACTCCTTATTTGGAGTTTCTGGATAAAAGGCGGCTGCTGCTAATCGATGAAGAGCTACATGTACCTTCTTTCCGCTATCGTCAATAAAGCGGGTAGTAATGTAGCCTCTATCGTTAGGACTGACTTCCAGTAGACGACCGGTTTCTTTTACCTTAAATCTACCTTTGGCATTTACGCAATAACGGCTAAAGTTAGGGATTTCGAAGAAGGTCTCGTCGCCCTCAACTGGTTTTGGATTAAAAATATTTCTCATTGTAATATACCTAATACTGATACATACAATAAGATGACCTAAAATACTAACTGTACAAATTATAGATTAGGTCGCCAAAGAAATTATGAAACTAATTTTAGTTTATCATCGTGGTTAGTGCCCGGCATTAATAGGCCAGTGGTGGATAGCACACTACTAGAACCTTGTCCTTCTTTATAACGACTACTCACACCACGAACAGTGTCAATATTAGCGTTAGGAGAAAGAATAGAACGAATACCTACTTTAGCACTATCTGGCGTACCTTCTGAGATAAGACCTAAGTCATTCTTATGGAAGATACGAGAACGCTTAACAAGAGTCTCTGCTGAACGACCACCCGCACCACCTAGGTTAACAGTTTCCTGTTCCTTTAAGCTGCTGATTGGATTCAGAGAACTTGCAGGAATAGTTGTTTGGTCGTTCTGGATATCACCCATTACTGCCATTGGATTTACATCAATAGTAGCTGTCTTAGTAAACTGATTGTTCCTATGGCCACGCACACCTTCAACAAGTCTACGATACAAGGTACCAGAGAAACGCTCAATGCCACGGATACGCATGAACTCAGGATCAGTCTCATCAGGATGACGGTCGTCTTGAAGTAACTCAACCGCATAAAGCAATAGCTCTTTATAGACAGTTGGTTGGTCTTTAGACTTTAGGATTTCTTCAGTGATTGGATCAATGAACATATCTTCCAAAAGTTCTAATTCATTTAAGTGGTAGTTACTACCGCCTAGGAATGTCATTAGAGGACCATAGCCTTCTTTACGGTTTAGCTGATCCATACGCAAAGTATGAATGGCTTTTCGTACAGGACGGAAGCCAGCATAAAGCATTGAGATCTCAGAGCGGCTAGCGTCGATAATAACCGTTTCGTCTTTAAACTTAACAGCAATTTCGTTGGCTTCAATAGGCTCACGAGAACCAGTGGCGACTATTCGGTAATTTACTTTGAGATACTTAAGTAGTTTCTCAAAACCTAGCAGATAAGAAAGAACCATAACAATAGGTACTTGCTTATTGAAGACAGACATTACAATATGGTCACGAGGAGCAGTTCCTGCTTCAGGTAGAATGAAAGACTCTAGACGACCTTTAGACTCTGAATTACCCTTAGAATGAAGAGTCAGTGCATTGTCCATATTGATAGTTAAGAACTCACCAGAGGAATTAGTAGCACAAACGACTACGCCATCTTTCTCTAGTTTCTTAAGTACGTCTTTACCGTACAATTCTTCACGTTTATCATAAGCAAAGTTGAATACAAACTTATTCGAAGTAAAGCCTTCTAACTTACTACCAATTGAGGAATAAGCTAGAGGTACCTTAGCTTCGATCTTCGTCATGTCGCCATAGCGAAGAGCCGTGATTGCTTTATTAGAAACGTCTAGACCAGCAGCATTGATATGCTTTAATAGCCAACGACCATAGTTATCTACAGCTTTAGGGGAACGCTTAATAAACGTCTTACCATAATAACTAGTCAGAGCAACCTTATCTGGTCCACTCTTACGAATTGGCATATCTACACGCTGAGAGTCAAACGTGTATTTAACACCACCCTTAAAGAAACGACCTTGGTCATCTAGTTTGGGGATTTGGAATTTAATAGTAGAACTCTTACCGGTAATAGGTTGAACTTTCACCGTGTATTCTAGCTGAGAATCCAGAGCATCTACAATCTCTTCCATCTGAACGTCGCGAACAATAACACCGGCATCCTTAAGTTTAAGGAACATGTTATTTATATCACGGAACATGATGTTGTCCTGATAGTGCTTATCGAAATTACTTACTGAACTTTCCTTAATGGTAGGATCAATAATCTTATCGATAGCAGTAGGGATAGTACGAGAAACTACAGTCTCTTTAAATTCCACTTTAGAGGCTTCGCCGATAGGCTTACCAGTAATCGGGTCAGGAATAGATTCCGTAGCTTTGGCAAGTTCTATAATCTTAGCTTGCTCACGAGAAGACAATTGTCCTTCAGAACCTAGCTCAGAAACCATTTTAAGGATCTTAGGGCTAACCGCACCGTCAGCAGCCTGTTCAGTTTCTTTCTCAACTTCTAACGCAGCTGTCTCTACAAGACTCTTCTGCTCAACAAACTTCTCAAGTACTTGATAGAAATGTTTCTGTCTAGTCTCTACTGAATCTTTATCGTCTTCATTAAAGCGGAATTGCAGAGCAGGAATCACGCTAACAAAACCAGCACCCATGAAAACAAAGTTAAGTTGCTTTAGCTGTTCCTCAGAAAGAGTAGAAAGACTACCTTTCCCTTCAATGAACAACCATAGGTCACGAAGTCCTAATGCTTCAAATGTATGCCACTTAGTCGCATGCGTATTACTTAGCTCCTCAGTGATCATTTTAAAATCAGCAAAAGCAGGCAATACGTTTGGAAGACGATACAAAGAAAACGTCTCACGTTCTTCCGTGGTAATCTTAATGCCCTTCAAGAACATATCGTTAATGTTACTCCATTCATAGTACGGAGTAAGGATATGGTCAGAGTAGTCGATACCATGAGTTAGGAAACTATAATCATAAACAACTAAGTTACGACGACTATCTAAAGCTTTACCGATGTCGCGAGCACGACGTACACGTCCTTGACTACGGAAGTAGACGGATTCCATCTTCTTGTAGTTTTGCTTCTTGCGGATGGCCTTACCTTTGGTAATTGGTAATTCAGTTTCATGAAAGACACGAACGTCTTTAGGGAAATTAACAATCATTGGATGGGAGCCCCGAATACCTAGTTCAGGACTGTCCATATCGATATAGTGCAAAGCAGAGTCTAAAGGTAGCTGGAAGTCTTTAGCTGGATGAACCTTAAGTAGGTTCAAGGCTTTGCCCGGAAGTATAGAAAACTTCTTTAAAAAGGGAGCATAAAGCATAATACTTGCCTTCTTGTTTTAATGGGTTTATTTGAAGTTCTTGAGTACCCAAGAGCTTACGTCGGTGGTTGTGTCATACATCAAACCACCAGAAGCCTGTAGGTACATTTCCTTCCCGTTTAAAATCTTACGCATTTCTTTAACAGATTCGTCCGAGTAGACTAAAGTCAAGGAGACAGTATCTCCATCGAAATCAGCTCCCAGAGGCTTAAGCATAGCGCTATGCGGAATCGTCGTATCAACGAAACTCTGTGAACCTTTATCTGCGTCTGGCATCTCAGGGAATACGCTTCCACTTGAAGTCCAGTCGTCAGCCAATTCAGTTAAAGAGATAGCAGGGTTGGTAGATTTACAATATAGCTTAGTAGGATAGATCGAACCTAAGCCAGTAACAGGATAGCGAGTAACGAAACCATACACACGGTCGCTAACAGAGTGCGCAGCATAATAAAATAACTCCGCCCAAGTCAATGGATAAACATTCTCTTTCTCTAGGTGAGGAGGAAGCTCTTCCATATTCTTAAAGATACGAAAAGACTTCTCATCTTTATAGATAAGAGCTAGAAAATGACCATCAACCATAACAGGCTTGTGTCTACGTTCAAGTAGATCAAAACCATTCATGGTATCGTTAAGGCCATCTATAGTTGTCCATTTGTCCCGAGTCTTTTGTTTTAATTTTACAGGAACTAATTTAAGTGTTTTAGGATCGATTAAAGGAACCTCTCCATCTGGGTTACTGACAATATCAACTAACAAAGTTGTATTCAGCTTATGCTGAATCAAAGGAGAACAACCTTTAATAAACTGATGGATACCAACTTGAGTTGTATTGATATCGGCAAGACGTGGACTATCCATGTCCTCTGCTGTCATGTCCATGGCACTGATAACATTCCGTGTACTACCAAATACCCGACGTGCAGCCCACTTGCCTTGTATGAACCCTGATTTACCTGAGATCATATTCTCAAGGTATGCGTAAACTTCCAGTACTGCTCGTTGTACTTTCCATCGAGTCAAGTCTAGATCTGCAGTTTCCTTATTCTGCATTACAGGACTGATTGTTGCAGCTGAAGTTAGAACGGAGCGATAAAGTTTACTTAACTCGTGTTCGATTGGACGGCCACCTTCTGTCATCTCGATATCTCGAAGACCGGCAGGTAGGACAACCAATTTATCCATTAGAGCAACCTTACGATATTTCTCTATTAGATCGATATTAAGATCACGTCGCTTTGATTCGTTCCGTGCAAACTTAATATCATTAAAATGTTTAACGAAGAAATGGAATCCAGTATCTCCGTCTAGTGCATCACTTCGAACAAAGTCTTTTAACTTCTTATCGAAGATTGCATATCCTTTACCTTCAAGAATATCTTTATAAAGACCTTTCAATCTAAAGATTTCCATAAGTAGTTTAGGATGAAAAACGGTTGTATTCAGTTTGATGAGTGCGTGTTGTTGATTACGCTTTTGTTCGCCAGCCAAACCGAATATAAGAGTGGAGTATAAACCTGCTGGATGATACTCTCCGCTGGACGTATCCCAAATGTCCGATGCAGTGATCTCAGCTAGATGACCTACCTTCTGTTTGGTTGGTTCAAGTATAGAGATATTAAAGGGTAGGCGCTTCTGTTGCATGATAACTCCACATTTAAAAATCTAATAATTTATAAGGACTAGAAATTTTGGCCTTATCTAATTTATAGTGTTAACAAGAGGTCACTGTTATGTCTGATGACATTAATTTAGATGACATCGATATGGACGGACTGGATCTGGATTTCGATTCGGACTTAGATCCATTTGATGTCAAAGATGACCGTAAGCCTGCTACTAAGGTAATGGATGGTGCTCTGGGTTCGCTTAGAGACAAAGACAACCTTGCGCATGCGGCTAAGACTATAGCGGATAATTCTTTACCGCCGGGTTTTAAAGCTGCAAGAGGACAGGCTGATAAAGTTCTGTCTGAGGCTCGCAGTATATACGATAAAACAGCCAAAGAGCTAAAGGGTCCAATGGAGGACCTGAAAAGGGCTGTTCATAACAATATTGATGGTTTATCTTTCTTACCAAACAGCATTAAAGATAAAATCAAAAGCATGACCAAGGAAGAGAAGAAGTATGGTTTAGAGTCTCAGCGCGAGATTGATGAAGCTAATATTTCTTCTGCTGCCAACGAAATCTTTGGTCGCCAACTTAATCTTCAGATGGCTACTGAAGAGAAGAATGCTAAGGCCGAAGGTGCTAGAGACAAACGTGACCAAAAACGCTTTGAGGCCAGTAGTGCATTACTAGGTCAAATTTCTAATGCCGTAACTCGTTTGGCTGCGTATACAGAACAGATTGAAAGTCCATACCAACGTAAGATGTTGGAGCTGGGTCATCGTCAGTTCTTTATGCTTCGAGATATTGCTGAAACGAATAGAGCGTTCTCTTCTGACGCTATTTCTAATCTACGCAGCATCTCTAAGAACACAGGTCTTCCTGAGTTTGTTAAGTTACGTGGAACAGAAAGTTATATCCAACTTACCCGTGAACGGTTAATGGGTCGTCTTAACGACACTGCTGCTCAAGGGATATCTAAGTTTGGTAGTCGCTTTGCTTCTAACGTTAAGAGTCGAGTATCTGAATTCACATCTCAAGTCTCTGAAGGCTTGTCGATGGGTGCGGATATGATCGATACTGTTGGCGGAATGGCTGGCGATGATATGCCGGGTATGGATGCTCATGAGATGGCTGGTGAAAACATCGGCTCTATCGGAATGAGCATAGCCTCTAAAGCGGCCGGTAAACGTCTCGGCGCATTCCTCGCTAAGAACCCTACTATGTCACGATGGAGTAACCAACTACTCTATCTTTCCGAAAACGCCCCAGAGGCTCTTGTAGAGCTTTCTAAGATGGGTGATACGGAACGTTTCAGTATGCTTAGGGAACTTATCCCGGGCATAGGCGGAGATAATGAATCTGTTGTCCATAGTCTAGCCGAAACGATGACGGACGCTTCTCTTTTCGATGAGATGACTCGTCGTAGTATTGTTGAAATTATACCGGGTTATTTATCCCGTATTTTAAAGACAACTACGGATATAGCAACAGGCCAAGATAACGAACGATTAACTTACTCTGTAGATAAGGAAGAGTTTGTTACGATTGGTTCTGAAGTCAAGTCTCTTCGTAAACGTATTTATGACGAACGAAATGTAAGTCGTTCTGTTTCTGCTGGCTTTGATATCATCGATAAGATTGATCCTGAAGGTAAGCTTTCCAAGGAACAGAAGAATGCGTTAATGCGTATGTTAGTTGACAATGCTAATGGGGGTCAACTATTCAGTTTGGGTAACCTTTCTAAACTAACCGATAAAGACGTTGAAGGCGGCGATCTATTTGCCAGTCTGATTCGTGATACTTATATTGGTGAAGGTAAGGAAGGTAGACTGGCGGAAGGTAATCTAGGCCTCTCTCGTATCTACAAAGATATGAAAGATGGATTTGGTAATATCAATCCAGAACTAGGTAAGCTTAATGCTAGCGGCAATAAAGAAATTGCTAGACGTCTTGGCATCATCGGTAAAGTCGGTGAGAAAGATATGGTGGATCATACCAATAAGAGAACAATGTTCTTTGAAGAGGCAATGAATGATCCTGAACTAGCGGCTCGCCTAACGGGCGTTAAAGGTGTTGATCTAGATCTAGGATCTGGCGAAGCGGCCAAGAAGAAAGGTTTCTTTAAGCAGCGTAGAAAACAGCAGTTCTATAACGGCCCTACTAAAGGGTTTGAAGAGGAAGAATATGGGGAAGTGCTTTCCCTTAAATCTTTCATGGGTGCTGATGGCGGTCTTAAGTTGGATATCTCTGGTATCCAAGAAGTTGCTAACGGAATGCCGGGCAGCCTCAAGGAAGAGTTCTTCGAAGAAATCGAAAATAAACTTGGCATCCCTGTTCATGTTCTTACTATGCCGGGAGGCTCTGTACGAATGGATGATGGGGCTGGACCAGAGGGTTCGGGTCCGGAAGGTCCATTATTTGGAATGCTTAAGGGTCAGTTGGATGAAGTTAATGTCCAGCTACGCGCTATCTTTGAAGCAACTATGTCTAGCGGTAACACTACCTATTCTTTCGGTGCTGGCGATCTAGCTAAGTTCGCTAAAGAGAAGTTAGGTAAAGCAACAGGTTTTATTACTGGCTACTATTCTAACTTAGGCAAGGCATTTACTACTGCTAAAGATACCGTTATGGGTGGTGCTACATCCATGTACGAGAAGATCAAGAAAAAGACTAAGGACTTTAAACAGTTACCTTTTGATCTTTATATTCCGGGTAAGCCTGATCCAGTCTTGATTTATCAAAAACTTCGTGATGGCGAATACTTTGATGCAGTAAGTGGTAAAATACTAACCAGCTTTAATGAAATCACTGGTCCTGTAGTAGACGCAGATGGGAACATCGTATTGTCCTTTGAAGATCTTAAACAAGGTCTTGTCGATCGCTTCGGTAAGAAGATTGATATAGAGGCAATGAAATCAACTATAAGTGATCTATTCACTAAAGCGAAAGAAGGTCTAGGTAATATCTACGGCATGCAGTTTGGTCTAGCGAAGACTGCTTTAAATGCAGTTAAGCCTTTATTGGGTCAAGCTAAGAAGTTGTTAAGTGCTCCGATGGATGTCTATGTAGCTGGTGAGCGATCGCCTCGACTACTAGCTCGTATTATGGAGAACGGCGGATACGTAGATGCCGATGGTAAGATAGTTTCATCTTTACGAGATGTTAAAGGTGATATCTATGACCTTAAAGGAAACGTAGTATTAAGTTTAGATGATATCCGAAACGGTATCTTTGATAAGTTTGGTGTTCAAATTAAGAGCAGTGAATTATTATCTCGCTTAACTATGGCTCCTAAGCTTGCTATTAAGAAAGCAAAAGAAATGTTTACTATGGCTAAGAACTTCGGTCTTGGTGCCATGGGACACGCGAAAGATTTATTTAAATCTCTCTTCTCTGGTTTTGGTGGGCCGGAAGGAATCGCTATTGGCGGTTTCAATTCTGACATACTAGAACGAATCTATCGCCACATGGAAATGCGCTGGCCAGTTCAAAAGGCTGCTCTAGCGGGTGACATGCAGACCGTTTACAAGAACGAGGCGGAAGCTAAGGTTAACCTCACCGAAGCTATGAATAACTTTGTAGCCCAAGCTAAAGAAGCGAAGGATAAGTTTTCTGCAGATTCAAAAGAGAAAGTTGATAAGCACATCAAACCGCATCTAGATCGATTGATGAAAGAAGTCAAAAACTATAATCCGTTTATGGATGATGAAGTTGATGCGGAAGTGGACGTTACTAGTAAACGCAAAGTAAACTCTGCTAGTCTTAAAGATCTAATGGCAACATTGATTAATAAGATTGATGGAGATGAAGTACGCGGTGACGGTAACGGGGATGGTCTTCGAGACGGTGGTTGGAGAGCCCAACTGAAGCGTCGTAAAGATCAACTTAAAGAGAAGATGAACCTTAAGCCTAAGGATCGCGCAAAAGCCGAGAAGGATGCAGAGAAATCTGGAGACTCTACTGGCTTAATTGCAATGGTACTTGGCGGAATCTCGGACAAGATTACAGGGGCCCTTGGAGGGTTCTCTGGCGTTCTAGATGGGTTAAAGAGCTTAATAGCGGGCAAGGCTTTAGGAGGAATGCTTCCTGACGGTACTCCTGATTTGGGTAAAGGAGGGAAGAAAGGTCTCTTGCGTAGAGTTGGAGGAAAACTTGGAGGTCTAGCTAAGGGCGCTGGCCGTCTTGCATTGGGCGCTGGTAGCACCTTAGGGCGAGTAGCCTTAACTGCTGGTGCCGGTTTAGGTAAGATGGCTTTAGGCGGCTTAGCAGTTGCCGGTAAGGGCTTACTTGCCGCAGGCGCTGCTGTCATCAGTAGTCCTGTACTTATAGCTGCCGCTGTGGGTGGATTGGCCTATGGCGGCTATAAAGCTTATAAGTATTTCTCGGATAGATCTGAGCCTGAGGGTGTTGAGAAAATGCGTTTTCTTCAGTACGGCGTAGACCTTACTGATAAGAGTGCAATCGCAAACATCCGACAGCTTGAAGCTGAGGTGATGGATGAAATAAGCTGGCAGGGTAATCGCCCAATACTTAAGAAGCCTGTAAAAGAGTTTGCTCAAGAATTTGCTGAAGACTTTGGTGTGGACATGAACCGTCCAGAACAAATCCAAGCATGGGCAATCTGGTTTGCTAAGCGCTTCATTCCTATTTTCCTTACTCACTTAAGTGCAGCTAAGAAGATGGGGATTGGTGATGACATTGAAGATATCGAAAGTGATATCAAAGAAGACCAACGTCAGGCATTTATCAAGGCAGCAGTAGCTCCTAGGTTCTATGGTGAACATAGTCCATTGGATGTATCTGCTAATCCTTGGCCAATGTCTCAGCCTACTAATACTGAGTCTGAACTAAACAGCATGTTAAGTACTGCTCTTAGTACTGCTCCAGTAACTGCTATTGCTTCCAAGGCTAAAGCAGATAAAGCTGAGAAGGTAGGTCGCCGTCGCACCAGAAACAAAACTAAAGACGTTGCTGAAACGAAACTTGACACAAAAGAAATAAAAGAACAGGATGGCTCTAAAGCCGCCGATGTAGTGAAAGCTACAACTTCTGTTGTTTCTTCTATGAAAGCAGCTAAGCCTGCTGAAACGACAAGTGACAAGTCAGTAGTAGATAAAGGTATGGAAGCTATGGCTTCTAACCAACATCTAAGTAACGAAACCATGTCTCGAATCGAAATGGAGCACAATAAAGCATTTGCTCAACGTGAACGTAGTATCCAACAACAGGTTATTACGAACTCCAAACTTGATGAATTAATTGAGATTATGGCCGCTGGTCGTCAAAGATCTGCGAGTGCTACTAAAGCGAAAGCTAAGAGCCAAAACGTTTCAGTTCCTGTGGATCTTCGCAGGAGTGAGGCGAGCTAATCGAGTGGGCATGAGAGATCATGCCCACTTATCTTTTTTAAAAGCCATTAGGAAGACGTCATGGAAAATCGAGAAAAGTTTACAGGCGAAATAGATGACACTAGCTGGATTCGCCAAGCTATGTTCGTACCACGAACCGTATCCGAACAATCCCGTCACGTCAATCGTACTTATTCCAGTGCCGGAGAAAAGTTCTTCGACACGACTCTTGGGGGTAATCTAAGCATTAACCCTAAGCCGCAATTTACTCGTACCGCAGATTTAAAGATGCCATCTCTTTCCCCTAGCTCTAAAGGGATGGGTCGTTACTACTCAGAAGCATTGGACGATAATGCATTCCGTGTTTCTTTACAGTTCGGTGTTCCCGAATTCAATTCCCTAAGTCAGTTCTTAGGGAACTTCTATAACCCTCAGTTAGCCACGCTAGTAAATCGTGGTGAGAACCAAGGGTTTAGTTATAAGCTAGGCTATGCCGTAGGCTTTATCATGACTCTGCCTCTACAGGCGTTCTTTGGTATAAGCTACTTAGTTACTCGTTTGAGTTCTTTTGCCGCTGGTACGCCTTACAGTAAGTTCTATTACATGAAGCCCACTATGCCTCTGTATTGGAATACTGTAACCAGTTTAGTAAACCATCTGTCCGTTAGCATGGGTATTACTCAGGGTGCATTTAAGAAAGGTTCCGAAAAAGATCCTTTAACTGACAGCGAGATTGCTTTGTTAAACAAATCTCTTCCGGATATCTTTAAGCGCGATACGGATTCAGATAAGAACTTAAACGGTATTGATGTATATGCTGTAGCGACTCGTGCACAACGTTTAGCAGATGAGCACTATGCTCGCTTAGACGGGATTGCTAAGAGTGCAGGTACGACTGAAGAATATGTTAAGCAGGTTAAAGCGGAACTAAGTCAACAGAAATCTAAGAAAGGAGATCTTCGAATGAAGTACCCTTCTTATGGTGAATATATGGATAGTTTCCTTAGCGGTAAGTTAATGGAACCTAAACCTGCCCCTGCTGAAGGTGAAGAACTATCTGAGAATCACGAATACGTTCGTGCAGATGAGCCTAGTTGGACAGACCACTTCAAAGCAGAGATTCGAGATGGTTCCCACTTTGTTTCTTTCATTACTGATTTGTCTAACCCTACTGAGTCATTCAGTAACAGCGTTAAGACCTCTGCTGTAGCTGAGAAATTAAACGGAGCTAACAATGCTGCTCGTGATATGCGTTTCAGTTTTGCTGAAGGTAACTTAATTGGCGATACTCAGAAATCTATTACTGACGCTATCGGTAACTTCGCAACAGGCGCTTTAGATTCCGTTGGTCTTGCAGGACTATCTGCTTTCTCTGGTAATGCTTATGTTGATATTCCTAAGACTTGGGATAGTTCTTCTGCTGAACTAGGAAAGACCTCTTACAAAATTCGACTGCAAAGTCCTTATGGTAATAAGTTCTCTTTATTGACGAACATCTATATTCCTCTTTGTATGTTATTGGCAGGTGCTCTACCTAGAAGTACCGGTAAAGCTTCCTACTCTTCTCCTTTCCTTTGTCGTGTATTTAGTCAGGGCGTAACGGATATTAAGTTGGGTATGATTGATAGCTTAACGATTACTCGTGGTGTAGGTGGGATAGGTTGGACTGAAGACCGATTGCCGAATGCTATCGAAGTAGATATCGGTATTGTTAACTTAGATGAGATTATGCATGTCCCTGTAATGGAGTCATTCGGAGACGGCGGGATCTTTTCTGCATTCGATGAAGATACGGCAATTGGTGATTACTTAAATACTCTTTCGGGATTATCTTTGTATGACCAATACTATATCTCTCCTCGTATTAAGTTAGCGTGGGCTAAGACAGTACAGAACTTTGAGAGCTGGACAAGTAAGTCTCATATGGCTAACTGGGCAGCTGGTACTATACCGGGTCAAGCTTTGTCTGCGATTGCTCGTGGTTCGGAAGTTTTATAAAAAAAAAGAATAAACTATACTCCTAGGCTAATGCCTAGGAGTATAGTATTTATGTTGTCTTATTTTCCAAGAGGAACGACTTCAATAGATTCAAACTTACCAGACTCGTCATGGATAAGATTGTAGCGAAGAGAAAGGTCGACATCCATGACTTTCTTTATCTTTTCTACATACTTCAGTTTATCTCCAGAGTAGCCCATTACCATGCCTCGGAATGGTGAGCCATCGGGAGCAACTTGATCCATTGAACGCATTAGGCCGTTTTGAACAACGTAGATCTTTTCTCCTAATACAGGATGAAACAATTGGAGAGTCATATTGTCATAGTCTGCCGTGCCCGTGCATGCGAATGCAGAGTAGGTAGTGTTCGTTTCAATCTCATGCACTTCTATAGGATAGCGAAGGTCGTTTTCATACTTATACGTACGGCCATGAACTCCACTATACGGAAGGTATCGACGAATGGCTGTTAAGCGACCTAAGTAATCTACCTCAGTCTCGACAAAGAACTCATTAAAAGTATCTGTCTGCTTAAATAACTTCCCATCTTTATCGAACCAGTATTTGATTCCATCTATTCGTTTAAGAAGAATGTTTCCGCCTTCCAATTCTTCAATAGAAGAAATCTCTCGGATTTCATGGCAGAATTCATAGTCTAAAAGAACTACGCGCATTTCAGGGAGAGTCAAATCTAAAAGACCCGACTTCTCTATCATAGCGATAGTTTCCCAAGACCAATCCATGCACTCCATCATCAATCGGTTGAGCCGCATACTACTCATAACTATAATCCCCAGACGTATGAAGATAGTCCTCAGTAACGTCTGTACAATTCCCTTCATCATCATAGCTAAACTTCAGCTTAACTGAGTCAAGAGTACGTACGACGTATTCGATTTTCACTTCATCCAACTTCCCGTCTTTATGATAAGTCAGATGCGCTTCAAAGTGTTCGTCATAATCATCAAAGCGAGATAGACGCCATTGATTAATATCGCAGGGTTCGAATGCACAGCGAGCATCAAGGAATCGAGCGTCAATCCCAGCCTTGAATTCCTCGCCCTTATCTTTACCGTAGTAATCAATATCGAAGCCATTGAAGTCCTCATCGTTCTCGTTGATAACAAGTACGTGTCCATACGGATCGTATTTGAAAGAGGCAAACTGATGTTCTTCAGAGCCCTCTTTGGCAAAGATAAGCTTCTCTGGACGATTATCGGGACGAAAGGTACCGGAGATTTGGAATACCTCGTCTCCGTTATCTACTTCCCAGATAATGCCTTCTTTGTCACACTTAAGTGTAACGCCATCATCTAGCTCTATATCAACACCATCTTTAACTTCTTTGATGGACTTAATGTCATCTAGCGTATCGAAACCCGGAGTATAATCTATTAGTTCTTTCGCTAGTTCAATATTTTTGAATAAGCGACTGCGGCGTAAGATGGTTTGCTCGAACACATTCATGCCCATCATATCCATCGTTATTTGCTTAAGTTCCATGTGAACTCCTATGTGCGTTTAATTATAAATTTAGAAAAGAAGGTTAGAGTCTTAAGCCAAAGATAAAAAGATAAACTTCTTTCACCCTTAAGTCCGAGTAGGATATAAAGACTGGTCCGACGCATTAACTTTAATACAGTAATACTACGCGTCTTTCTTTTCCAAACGGATTCATGAAGAGACTTATCATAATGAGTTAAAGGGATGGCTCTGCGTTCCGCGATAAGCATTGTTATTTGCGCATCAAGGTTATGTTTGAATTTATATAATTCCATCTGGTAGTCCCCATTTTGGAATACGTCAATAAATTTCATAAGCCATTGTTGCTCAGTTTTAGAATCACGTACTACGGCAAGTGCGTCACTAACCGGTCTAAGATAACTAACCATTAGCAGACTTCCTTTAAGTCTAGAGTAACTACATCACGATATTCGTCCCATTTAAGCGGGTCGGTATTTTTCATCGTTTTCATTACTACTGCAAGTTTATTCCAAGCGTTGCGAGATAATCTAACCATGTCAACATTGATAATAGACTTAGCGTCTTCAATTAAGTCTTTAGCAGTTAACATATCTTTTTCATCTAGGCCGTAAATGGTTTGTATACAGGCCATATCAGTTGCAGTGTATTTACATACAAGTGGGTTCTCAAACGCATCAATTGATTCAACGGATATTCCATTAGCTTCCGCTAGAGAGTACTTACCGTATTTAAGTAGAGTACGCTTTACACGTAAGAAGTGAGCGATGTCTACATATTCGTTTTGAAACTGTTCCATTTTTATATTCTCCTGTAATGGACAAGTGCTCCGTGTTACCGGAGCTTTATTTTATTTATTACTTTGTAAAGAGGTGAATGAAGAACGCGCCTACAGTAATCATTAAGATGCCGATACGCGCCCCTTTCTCTACTTCCGTTTCGCCAGATGACAATCCAAATGTTAAAGCAAAGAATCCAAATAACACTAAGTTAAATATAAATTCTGATTTAGCTAGAATTGGATCTACGTTAAGCATGGCTGTTGCAACACGTATGGATACTACTATAAATGCTGCAGTAAATGCGCCAGAAAAGAAGACGGCATAAAACCAACGCCCCTTCTTAAATTCGTCAATCATATCGCTGACACCTAGAAGACCCCAAGCTCCTTCGGTACCATTCTTTATGAGTAGTATGCCTACTCCAATGATTGCCATTATTAATATTAAACTTATCATAATCGTTTCTCCCGATTTTATTTATAATGTCCCCCTCTATGTAAGCAGGGGGACGTGGTCTCTTTAACCTACACTACGTAGGCGGCGAGGTGAGACCATCGCACGGTGGCGACCTAACCATTCAATGATACCAGTTTCTAGTTTTTCTCGATGGTATTCATATCCTTCAGGATTCAACTTAGGTAAAGTTAAAGCCTGTAGTACATTGTAAGCGATAGAGCAGGAAACGAAGTCACGATCGGATGATTTCATCGCGTCGAATTCTTCATGTCCACCTAAGGCCCAAGCCATTGTACCAGTAGTGATGTCGTCTTTTAATTTATTTTTATAGTCCAAGACTAGCTCAGATAAATTTTCGCTATCGAGCTTAGAAGCAATCTCGCGTAGAGTCTTGCTGTGTTCCCTTCCTTCTGCTAGTTTAGGCAGTTCAATAAGAGCGGCGTCAACTAATGCATCAATGCGTTTCATTGTTTTCTCTCCAGTTAAAATTTGAGGCTGCAGAAAAGGACCTTGCCCACTAGGAGCAAGGCCTTCGTACTACAGGTTAAGCAGCTAACATTTCTTGAATCAACTTGCCAGAAGACAGACGCTGAAACAATTCAAATGACACTCTGGTAAAACCAGAAGGCCACTCACCAACCAAGACTTCCTCCTCAAGGGTGTTGAAGAAAGCAGCATGACCGACAAGTCGATCCGTGCGCAAGATAATCTTACTCACGTCCATTGCATGCTCGATGGTAAAAGAACCATCCTCTTCGAACAACTTCGCCCTAAGTTCAAGCCATGTACTAAAAAGCAGCATTTCATTTATAGATGAACCCTCCTTAACAATGTTGTTAACGAGATGCATGGGTACATCGTCAATATCCTGACATGCGACATAGGCCGCACATAGAACATTGTGATACTCTGCTTTAGAGACAGATTCCTCACGATACGCCCCAGCAATTTGGTTAAGCCATACAGCATGACTTAAGTAAGGATTGCCAGAAGCTCTCCCTAGACGTTCGCAAGTGTCCTTCGCCTTTAAGATCTCAGTCGCCCACTTTCGTGAGGGATTGTATCTCATCTCAGAAGCAATTAAGCTTTCTTCGATTTTGGCTAGTCCTTTCTCTATTTTAGTATCCATAGATTTTCCTTTGTAAGGTAGTCAAGAGACGCAGAATCATTTCTACAGCCTCACCTATGTAATATAGTACTATTTTACTCTGGAACACGCCCAGGGATAGTTTCGGCTTCTGCCTGAGTTACCATATTCAATTCTAGGTAATATGCACCATAGATAGCATAAAGGAAAGGACAGCCATTGCAGGAACGTCTACGTTCACGATCATTCATAGAACGCTTAGGGTCTTTAAAGGGAAGGTACTTACTTCTTACTTCAGGAATAATATTGTGTTTATCGTCGCGTTTGTCCAGAAAGAAGTTCCCGTCTCTTTTAATATAAAGAATGCCTTGAAGTAGGTCATCGTTTTCTTCAGGTACTTCCGGAGAAACATGCCAACCTTCCGCTTCTAAAATTGTCCTTACTTCTTCTACTCGGTTAATAAGAACCATAAGGTCAAATCCTAATAGTCCTGCAAACTCATACAGCTTAGAGAGGGACGGTTTACCCTGCCCTACCTCATAACGACCAAGACTGTTCTCAGTTAAACATAAACGCTTAGCGGCTTTAGTTAAACCATATCCTAAAATCTCCCTAGCTTCTCTTAGAGCTAGTCCGGTAATAGTTGCAATAGAGGTTATCATAACAAATCCCTTATTTAAGTTTTTTATATAAAAAATAAGTTAAGGGCATAAAAAACTACCCTACCGAAAAAGGTAGGGTAGTTAGTACTATAGATAGATTCTACGGTATTGTTTTCTAGCTAAACGCTTCCAGTCGGTAGGGCGATACTTTCTGGTTTTCCAAGTAACAAAGGAAACCTTGGTACGAGGGTCATAGGCTAGTGCAGTCTGAGCATCTCTAGAAGCATAACGATAATTATCCATCTTGGAGATAGTCGTACCATTGCGAATAGCTTTATTCCAGTTAGGGTCTACTTTATTTAAAGCATCTATTAAAGCAGCGCCTTGCTGAGCTTTTGTAGGATAAGATTTCTCTTCCGTTAAACCTTCTGCCGTTTCACCAATTAAATTGGCAAAAGCAGAACTGGCCCCAAAGAACTCAGCAGTATCTGTAATCAGACTTTTCTCGCTAGTACTAAGAGAAGTAATCACAGGCTTATCGCTATATTTAAAGCCCTTAAGTAATTCTTTTGCAGTCTGAGTACGCTTCTCGTTTGTCATCCTGTCTCCGATAACATCTATCAGAGAAGAAACAACATCTTCTAATCCATATTCGGCAGCTAGATCCATAATAGAATCCATTGCAGCATTCTGGAGAAGAGAAGGAAGTTTCGTACCGGCTATCATTCCAAGTAAGTCTTCACGACCTTCGCTTGTCATAGCTTTCTTAACTACATAGACGCCTACTGCAGCAGTCACTGCATAATCAAATCCGGAGGCATCTTTTAAATTATCTAAGGTAAGTTTGCCGTCTCGAATAATAACACTATTCGTTAACTTACCTGTTTCCTTTATAAGGAAGTCTACATCATCTCCTGCCAGACTACCTATTAAAGAAGGGTCCATTGTCTCAGTAAGACGTTTAGTGGTAGCGATAACATCACTTAAGCTATTGCTCTTAAGGACATCGTCTAGAGAAGCATTTGGAGGTAGATCATTCTTAACATTTCGAATAGCGTCTGCAAGAGTAAGGTTGTCTCGCTGCAATGCGGCAGTTAAGTCTCCATCCAAAAGAGTTTCACTGATCTTACCCGGCGGTAGACCGGGGATGGAAAAACCACCCCCACCTAAACTACTGGAAAGATCGACATTAAAACCGAATACAGAACCGGGGTCGTATGCATCGGCTACTTTGGGGGAATCGCTCGGACCATTAGAAAACGTAGTCGGCTTAATAGTAGATTCAGTCATACGGACTCCTGTTTATTTGTATCTACTTCTTCTCAAACGGTATTAACATTAACTCTTTGTTAACAACCGGAAGAAGATCTTTAAATTCGGCAGCAAAATAGCAGAAAGCTTGTAGATTACAAACAGCATCTTCAGGGAAACTGACCATAATCTCTTCAGGCTTATTAGTTAGATTTCCTAATACCGCTTCTTTAAAACGTACGGTATGTAAAACAGGCTTACCTTCACCGAAGTCACTTTCTGCCATTTCTACACCACTGTGGGTATCGGCAACAAAGTGGGTATCGGTAATATCGATATTAATAGCAGGTTCGTCGAAATAGTTAGGGAGTGCTGGTGAAGAAGCATGTAAGGAAATCCACAAATAATCAGATTTCTTAGTACCTACCCTTAGCCATGCGCCACTAGGCTGCACAACAATCATAGTAGTCGCGTCTATCTTTATGGATGATAAGCCTCGCTTGTCTCCATTGCAAGATCTATGGACGCCATCTTTATATCTATCTAGATAGACTAAATCGCCACCTAGATTAAGTATTAAAGTTTTAGCTTTCATTTCCTTTTCTCCATCGTTAGTGGCAAGGAGCCACATATTCTTTTTCTAATTCTTTTGTTAATGGAGGACAGTAAGGCTTGTTAAACCAAAGACTACCGTCCGCTTCCGATACAGATAAAACCATACCTTCATGTAAAGCAATACCTACATAGGCAAGTAGACTAAAAATAGACTCGCCCACTTCATAAAGATCTTCAATTACGTTATAATCAAGGTATGCAGGTATCCAATGAGTAAAGTCTTCTTCATTTACCGTACTTACATGGTCCGGTATCATACGAAGGTAATGTCTATGGCATGACTTTTCAGCCTGCCCAGCCTTCATTAGTTTTATTTTTGTTATCTCAATTAACATAATTCCCCCCAAAAAAATAAGGGCCGAAGCCCTTACTTATACTTCTACGCTACCTTAACTGGTAGAATAGAAGCGCTACGTGGATCAACTACGAATTCGCAGTATCCATTTAAATCTGGCTTTTCAGTCATAGGTACAAAGGTTTTAATGTCTTCTTCAAAGACGTAGTGAGATTCTTGTTTTGAATCATCCCAAGATTGTTTCGATAATATAAGTTTTTCTTTGCCCACCATAAGCGAGACCAGATCATCTTCTATCGGTACCGGTACGCCAACATCTTCCTGATGATAAACATCAGTGATCTTTAGCTTACCGTTACAAATATGAAAAGCATGGATTCCTGTTGGTTGTGCGATCGTTAGAGATTTACTAAAATCAATATCGCCATTAATATGCTTAGTCATATGTTTCTCCCGTTTTGTTTTTATATACCTTAGGGCTATAGATTAGCCCTAAGATTTAATTGCAAGCAGCGTGTGCCGCCTAGGACTAATGTTAGCTCGATATAGTCAAGCTCACATATTTCCAATCCCTCTACGAAGGACTTCCACATTATAGTTGGAGTTTTCAGTTTCTTCTTAATAGAAGATCTGACTGCTGAAGCTGAGCGTTCTTCGCCTTCACGTTCAACCGATACTTTAGACTTTTGTTCGGAGTATTTGACTAATGCATTTTGCCAATCCTCTTCATTTCCTATATAGGTATCGAAGATATCGTTCAATACATTCTTCAAGTTAATCCGACTCTCTTCCATATGTTCTAGTTCGAATACTTCATTCGCTCTGGTACATGTGGCAACCGTCTTAATAACAATTGTTCGCTCCAGTTCTACTTCGCCCTTGACGGCACGGAAAGTTAATTTTGTTATAGGGCGGTTTAGAATAACCATCCCTTTAACAAAGTTAGCCCACGTCATGTCGTCAGCTTTAAGGGCATCATCAAGATTACCCTTAATATTTTGGGCTCGCTTAACTCCATATATCCTTTCCATAATGGCTACATAGTTTCCTACGTTTGATTCCCATTTAGGATAGCTGAGTTGCAGTTTCCAAAGTGTTAGTCTCCATAGTCGAGAGAGGATACCCGTACTGGAATTAATAAACTCCAGATCTGGGTTCAGTAGGTCTTCGGTTTCAACCGACATGTTTCTCTCCAACTTTACAAATCTTAACTCCGTTAACAGACAGTGAGGACTTGATTGCCTCAATGATATTGTCAGGGATAAGACCAGACTCAGAATTTAATACAACGGGTGTTGCATTAAGAGCTTTGTAAAATGGCATACGTTCTTCCATCTTTAAACGTTTAAGATCAATGCTGGATTTTGTTCCAAGCAAATGATTAATCGCAAACCGCTCGCCGTCAACTTCAATAAGCATGTCAGGCATTAGCAGTTCAAAGATTTCAGTAGTATGCGCAATATCGAAGTAAGTGGCTTCTGGCCCTCGATACTTTGCTTCAACCAAACTTTCAAATATGTCACGTATAGACTCTTCAGCCAACTGGATAGTGTCTTCTCTATTTAAATCAACTTCATATTTACGAAGGGATTCGAATGAGTTAGCCTCTAGTTCCAGATCGGTGCTAAGTCGACAGTCGACGATTCCATCACTAATGACGGATTGTTCGATGTAAGTGCAAATGTTCTCAGGTAAGAGTCCACTAGCAGAACGCAATACTACCGGAATTGCATTCAGTGCTTTATAAAACTCCAGACGCGAACGCATCTTAGAGCGCTTGATCTTAACAGTGGCGCGAGTACCGATTGTTAAATCGATAGCATAGCGCTGACCATTAAATTCAATAAGGTAGTCTATTCCGAATAAATCTAATAGACAAAAGTAGTCTGGATCTTCGTGACGAATTTGTTCTTCAGTCAATCCAGACTTCTCGAGGATAACCTCGAATACTTCAGGGATATAGCATTTGGCTTTGTCGATAATCTCGTTATGGTCAATGCTAACTGTCTTATCCCAAAAGGGCTTCATCGCATTAAGCTCGAGATTTATTGCCCGCTTTACTTTGTTCATCTTTAGCCTCTACTAGAGTAAAGCTCGATAGTAAAGTAAACAAGGATATCAGATCACCGTTCACCGACTTTAATAGTCGGCCTACGGCTGTCCTATCACTATCGGCTTCTGTGGCGTTTAAAATCCGTTCTAAATATTCGCTTAACATACCTAATTGTTGGTTTATAAAGGAAGGAGTTATATCAATCTCCTCCAACCATTCGGTAACTGCTTGTTGAGAGCGTTCGTCTTTCAACATCCCGGGGTTGGTATTAGGATATTTTTGAAGGGATCGTTTTAAGTCACTAAGACGGATATAGCGAGTCTCTAAACTATACTCTGCTAAGTCCTCTGTAATCAAAGTAACCTTCATTCTTTTAAGCAATTCGGATATTTCTTTTAGGAAATAAAACTGCTTCATTGGACTGTCTTGAGGTAGTACCTCAAACTCATCCAGTAGATCGAGGAGCCGTTTTCTGACTCGTACCGAGGAAAAGTATCCCCTGATCGCTTGGAAAGGCATATGGCCTCCTATAATTTCTTTCTGTCGTTAATGTAATATAGATTTGTACTGATCTAGAACACGGAGGATTCAACTGTGACTGATATAAAAGAATTAGATACAAGTCCAGATAACGTAGTAGAGTTGGTTCAAGCTAAACGACTTGAAATGTTACTGGATGATACATCAGACATCGATAAGACTAGACTAGAGCTTATGCGAGATCTGGCTAAAACCGCAACTGATACTAACCGCATTCAAGCAGATAAGACTGCCGCAGATTCTAATGCAGAATTGGCGCGCGCCCTTATTGCTGGAATTAATAGTTCCAAAAAGGATGATCCTTTTGCTATTGACGTTGACTATGAAGTTATCGCTGATGAAGCAAACATCCCTACTCTCTCTCAAGAGGACCTACCTGAGTTTGAGTTAAATGATAATGAGACTTCTACTGAACAAAGTAGTATGACTTATAAAGAAATGTTTGCTGCCACTGACGAAGAATAGGACAGCATTATACCACCTAGACCATTCGGTCTAGGTGGTATGGTTTTATGCCGTCGTCCCGATGAGTTTAGCCAACTCAATATCAAAGCTGAAATCTTTAAGAGGCAAAAGGTTTAATTCCAGGTGTTCGGCTAAGAACATCTTAGAACCCGTTACTGCGTCTCGAAGATCTATCTCTTCTTCTGCTCTGGGCTTAATGGCCTTTATAGGACCAGACAGCATAAACCTAGGCATTTTGTTTTCTTTCAGCTCTTCCCCATGCATACTTAACCATTCGTCTACTTCATAAGTTATATACTGAGTATACTGAGAAACAGATTTTGGATTAAGAAACTGCTGAGGAATACTAACGATGTTAACAGACTCCGCGCCCTTAAAAGAATCCTGCATGGCAGAAAGAATAACTTCCTTTTCTGCATCGGAGAACTTATAGGGATATAGATTAACCGTTATATTTACGTATTGTTTTACAGGAGACTTATCTCGAGTAGATACGCAACTATAAATGTGGTCTTGGATTTGAACAAGCATGTTAGTAGGTAAAACCTGCCCCTTAATATCTTCAACTGTTCTTTCCATATAAGCTTTAAGGAAAGAACTGTTATCAAAGTCAGGGACAAGATCAGAGAATAAATCCGAAATCCGGGTATGGTAAGTATTCTCTTTAAGAATAGTATCGGACGACTGACGATCAATTCGATTTAAAATAGGGATACGAGTATCCCAGATACAATCTAAATCAACCAGTAAGTTATCGTTATAGCTATTCACTAACCACCTCTATCTGCTCAAGAAGAGCAATCATAATAATGACCGGTCGCTTCATTATAACCTGATAGTGAGCTTTGTAGCTTTGCTCGTTATAAGCGTCGTCATTTACGAACGAACCCATAGAGATAGCTAAAGACTCGACTATATTACCAAGGTCAACATTATTCAGATTGCCACGAATACATAGCTGACTAAAAAGCTTCTTTAGTAAAGCTAACTTAACTTTAGGAATGTTCTTGATGAACTTATCAACTTCCCCGTTAGCCAAGATCTCAGATACACAAATATCTTGTAACCCTTTCCAGCTACCCAGTCCTAATATAGCCCCTGCTTCTTCTTTACTGAGCTTCTGTAAAAGTTCAGCTAGAATATCAGTTGCATATTTAACAGTTGTCGTTTCGACTACTTTCATTTTTATCACGCTAATAAATCATTATCGAGATGCATGGCAAATAAGATAGCGGCAAATGTTTCATTCGCTTTCGTGTTAGTGCCAGCTTCTTCGATGGGTTTTAGACTATAGCTACCTTGCTCAACCATCGACTTGTTCATATGGCGGAATGCTGCCGCGTCACCGCCACGAACTTTAATCATTTCAACGAGACTGTTTTCAAAACCTTTAGAGTTAAGAACCAAAAGCTCTGGCATAGAAATGGATGAACCTTTACTATCGCCAGTAGCCTGGCCAGACAAGTGGTCAACAACTCGATCATCAGGCGGAAGAGACTTCTTCTTAATAAGGTGCTGTTCTTGACGACGAACAGGCATAGGTAGAACCAGATATTTAAGTGGAGTAGTAAACTCCTCTCCGGTCTGTGGGTCGGTTAACTTAAGATGATGGAAAAGATCCAAACCTAGTTCTTCAGCTACCTTTAATGCCTGTCCTTTAAAGACTTCGTTTTCACTTAAGTTAGGAGCATATAAAGGAACGGCCCATTCGCCATCCCTCGCTTTCTCCATATATGCCTTGAAGTCTTTCTCGGATAAAGAGTTCAAATGGTCAGCAACCATCTTAATGCCGTCGTTTTTAGGCGCTAGTTTTTCAAGTTGTTTTACAATGAACTCTATTGTTTTTGCTTTGTTGGACACAGGGAAATCCTCTTTACATAGGGCCCTGAATTACAACACTGCGCGAGATAATTTCAGGGTGCCTTTCAATTGCACTACATATGATTTCCTCAGTTTCTTTAATGAACGAAATCACATCCTGATAGTTTCTTTCTCGACAAGTCTTAACAAATAAACTAGTATCTAAACCGGCAGCTTCAAACTGTCTAGCCCAATACTCAGTCATCCAATAGACTTGCCCGGCGGGAGGAACCATATTAATGCTGTCCAGTATACCCGGCAGTTGTTCAGTAAGGTGCTGTAGGAATTCATCGCCTGCAAAACTATCGCTTCCTAGAGAAAGGCTGCGGTACATTTCCATGATGATATCCTTGGACGCGTAATTCGCGCCCGGGATTGTGGAGATAGAGACAGAAGTCATTTTATTCTTTTCCCTTTTGTGCAGGCAGCCAGAATGGATGGTATTCGCCTGTACGCATTTTAAGTAAATCCATAGTTGATAGGTAAGGAAGTTCTAACGGAGCGTCTTCCTCAAAACACCACCAACCGCGTGTGTTCAATAATACATCCCAATCATAACCTTTAGACTTAAGATCGTCATAAAGGTCTTTAGGAGAACAGATGTATTTCTCATCCAAGTTCCAGTGACGCTGCATCTGTGCCATCTGAGCAGTAATCTCAATAGCGCGTGCTAATCTAGCATCTTCTAGAACTTTATGGGCTACAGTAGTACGACCCAATTTAACACCCGGATAGATATCCATTTCATAACTTACGTTATTACCACTGATACCGAAACGGTCTGCTGTTTCTTTTAAATAATGGAACTCAGTAAGTGTAGGCTGGAAACCACGAGTCTGAGAAACGATCAAGTTAAATTGGAAACCAGAAGGACCATTCTTGTTACGAGTATTAACCATACGCACTAACATTAAGTCGATAGTACCTTCCTGACGATCGGATTCGCCAAATGGATATTTAGCTGTACGGTCACTAGAAGAATTGATCAATGGTTTGGCATCGAAGATTTCGAATAGGTTATTGTTAATGAATTCGAATTTCTCAGTAGCGCCTTTAACAGTTGCGCCTTTACGGGAGTGAGCTAACTTAGCTGCTTTAGGTGCATATTGATCCATCTCAATCTTGTTGCCTGTATGAGCAACCATACCAAATAACATATTGTTTTTAGTAGTCATGTTTGGCAACTGAGTAATAAGCTGAGCCTTAGCCGCACCTTCTTTCATGAACTGGGTATTGGCACCAGATTCACCTACAGCATTCTTATCTACAATTTTACCTTCAACAGAACTTATCTTGAACTGAGATAATGAATCAACAACCAGCATTACCGGAGGCATCATCTTAAGGTTTTTATCGCCGAAGTCTTTAAACGGAGTCGTCTTAAGTAATTTATCTTCAACTTTCTTACGTTCATCTAAAGACTTCTTAATTTCTTCAAACCACTTATCGCCTAAGATATCTCCGCTAGAAACAAGCTGGATAATTTCAGCTGACGTAGGGTCGTCTAAGTCAATATGTTTTAATCGAGCAAAATTTTCAAGGATAGATTTAAGGCGCTCATATGTGAAACTACCTTCGGTGTCATATACACCCATAAAGCTACCTTTATAGCGACTAAGTACAGTTAAGAAAACATACATAGTCAAAGCAGTTTTAAAGCTATTCTGTGGACCAATAATAGAATTGATAGATGATAGTCCAGACGAAAGAATAGATTCTCCATTCTTACCGGTAAGATAGTTGCCAGTCGGAATGTCTAAAAGTCCCCCTAAACTGAACTGAGGTTTAATCTTTGAAGCAGTGGGTAATCGGTTAAAGAACATGTAATTAAATCCTTATGCACTTGATGGTATGTTGAGGCACGTTTGCCTTATATACGAAAAAGCTTTTATGTATTTTATTCTTAAGAAAGAAGGCCTGTAAAATGAACGAACATTTTATGAAAATGCGCCAAGCTTTGGAAGTTGAGACGTCAACTACTGTAGCTGGTAATGAAGGCCTTGGTGATATCATCTCACGCGTGATGGGTGATTTCAAACAAGGTTTCGCAGGAAGTGGATTTGTCGAAGATATCGACTCAGCTAAAGAGGATTTTAGTCGTAATCTACTATCCGAAAAATTAATAGCCGACTTGGAAGAAGTTGGTTTCAATAAAGTTAAAGATATTCCGGTATATCGTCCTGAGCGCCTTAAAGTAAATATGCAGCGCGCCGCTAATACTTTAACGGAAGCTATCGACGAAACTAAAGGTATCGCAGAATCTTTGTTGTTGCCTGTAGCCCAATGGTTCGAAAAAGCTGTTACAGAGAAAGACTTCCGCGAGAAGATCTGGACGGCTAAAGAAGTGAAGCCTGCTGACATTGACGGTATTACTGACAAGGTAGCTAAGCTTTATGATAAGAAGCGTAATGGTGAAGCAGACACTGCTAAATTCCGTGAGCTTTATCCTTCCGTTAAAGTGTTCAAGGAATGTGGAAACATTCTATTTGAACTTCGTAAGAAGGTAGAAGAGATTGATCTAGACGAAGTATCTCGTTTGGAAGATCGCTTAACCGAAGCAGTTCGTCTTTATCAAAAAGAGAACCTAGTTTCTGAAATTCCTAAAGATACTTCTCGTCGTCTTGCTGTTATGTTCCGTCACATTGGTGATGAGATGGAATTGCTAACCAGCGTAATTGTTCAGGCTAAGAAACTTATCGTTGCATATAGCGATACCTTAGAAGGACTGGAAGAAGACCTCAAAGAACTGGAGGGCTAATAAATGAATGTATTTATTAAAGGCTTTGGTCGATTAAATGCATATCTAGATACAGTAGATGGAGGCATCTCTCCTGTAGGTGAACTATCTACTCAATCTAAAACGTTCAGTATCGACAAAGACGTCCTTCGTGACCCAACGAAAGATGCTGGCGAAGCAGTAATCTTCCACTCAAAAGGTGAAGATAAATCTGACTATGCAATCCCCACTTCTTTCAAAGATGAGATCTTAGATATCATCGAAACGGTAAATGGGTTTGATGACCAGTCTACCGCCGAAGCTCAGTTCAATGCGGTATTCAATGCCAAGCCATGGACAGATGTAGTAATCGGTCCTTCTGTACTGGGTAATGCTCAAAATATTCCTGCCTACGTTTTATTCAAAACTGTTATCGGTCTAGATACAATTGAATTTAAACTATGGTTTGCTGACAGTACATTCCAGACTGAATATGACGAATGGAGCATCTTGCTGGTTCCGCCTGTAGACGATCTAAACTCTCTATGGGGAACGTATGCTGATGTTTCCAATGCATTAGTAAATGTTAAGTTAACTGATCGCCTAAGTAAAGTTGAGCCTCTTAAGGCCGGTAATCCAGAAACCAAACTAATGGGTTCTACGATCACTTGGCAAGACCGCGCAGATAACTCTCGTCTACTTCAGACCGAATGGACCGTAATCGGTTATGGCCCTAAGTCCTCTGCCCAAGAAAACATCATGGAAGCTGTCCGTGAGTACTTGGTCGATAACTCGTCATATACCATTGAACAATGGGTAGAGCATTTCCCTGAGATTGTAGCCCTAGATAGCTATACGTTTATTCCTTTATGGGACCAGCCAGCTATCTCTGTAGCCGGACAATCTGAGTCTGTATTCAATCCTAGTATTGCTTATGCAGATGTTGTGCCTAGAACTCAATTAGTTATCCCCGCTCTTTCTGAAACTGAAATTCAGAACCGTGCCGATATAACCAGTATTCTTTATAAGAGCATTGGTTTCATTGTTATGGGTGAAGCAGCAAATGCCGTTGATGCTATTCGTTTCACGGATCGCTTTACTGATTATGCAGTATTGGCAACTAATGACGCGAACATCAACCGTCTATCTGAAACAACCAAACAGGTTATTCAGGGACTGGAGCGTTTGGCTCGTCAGTGTGAAGTGGATGACGGCATCTCAGCGCTACCTGCTGATATGAACCGTATTACGACTGGTCAATTAACTCTAGTTACTTTGACTATCGGTACAGCTCAACTTAAGATGGGTACAAAGAACAGCTATATGGCTGTTGTTAATGCTGTCTAATAGGAGGTAGTTATGCCACTTAATAATACGCCCCCTATTAACGCCACAGGGGAGTATAGTTTATCTGCTCCCTTTTCTACTCCTTCTGGTGCCATTTACCGCTGTGAGGCCATACAGGGCTTTGAGGCGCTGGATCAGAAGAATGTAGATATCTTTGCTACGTACTACGAACCTCATGGCTTGACTAGTCAAGACTATGAGAACGATAGAACAAATGCAATAAATATCATTACGTTGATATCCGATGTAGAACCTACGATCTATGTGCCTAGTTCATATATCGCTGGCTTCCCTACAACTACTAATATTCCG